ACTCCCTCCTACTACCTATTACGGGTAGTAGGAGGGGTTAGTATGTTTTATTTTTCTCTACTTTAAATATTTATAAAAACCTATTATTAAGCGTCCGCTGGACCTTCATTTAAATCATCAGGATTATCATCAGGTTTACCTTCTTCGTCTGGGTTATCGTTATCCCCAGTACCACCTAAATCAAAGTCATCCATACCGCCATCCAGACCATCGCCTCCCATACCAAAATCATCACCCTCTGGTGAACCATTATCGTCACTAGAAGATTCAGTATTACTGTAATCGCCACCGCCTAAATCACCATCTTGCTCATTAGACTGCATGTATTGGTCACCAGTACGTTTCAAGTCTTTGACTTTATCAATAAAGAGAGCCAAGGCTTTCGCTTTACTTTCACTATACTGAGCATTCAGTTCCCACAGATTGTAAATCGGTTCACCCTTCTCATCTGTGGCTAACAAATCTAGAAGTTCTGTCATATAGTCGTTCTTCATCATCCACTCACGGGCAAAGTGACTACGTGCTACAGCTACTGCCATATCTACTGCCTGATTTAATTCACCTACTACACCTTCCGGTAATACATCGGTAGAGAGTACATACTCCATCGCTTTATCAACTGAGGTCATGTACTCTTCAAATGCCTCTTGCTTAGTCTTCAAGGGCAGACTATTCGGTTTAGGTAAAGTGACTTCTAGCTTATTGACAAAAGTAGCCAATAGCTTTTCACAAAGCTTCCATTTAGCTTGTGGACTAATCTTACTAAAGTCAGTCTTCTCATCAGACGCTATGTACGTCATGATTTCATTAAAGTCATTCATCAAGATGTTCATCAAGTCTTTCTTGATAGAAGGAGAGGCTAATGTATGCTTACGAATATGCGCGCTTATTTGGGGATTATACGCTTCTTGGTATTGCCCCACTCGACGAGTCAATAGTAGGTTGTTATGGGTAATCGTAGTCGCAAAATCCGCTCCTTTAGAACTATCCACGACTTCAGGGGTCAAACCGATACCCAATACACCTATCTTATCCATCTGGTCACGTAAATCCGTATCCGGCTGGGGTACGGATGACGCATACTCACTAATGTCTACTTCCATATCAGGAATATCAGGGTGACCACTCCAACTGAACTCTACGCCCGCTTGGTTTGCCCATTGCTCTATCACTGCTGGATTCGTCGTACCCATAGGCATACCATTATTACCGCTACTGCGTAAGTTACGATACTCGTGTACGAATTGGTCACGGCGTTTAATGGGATTAGGGTCATTTGGGTCTAGTTTGACATTCACTTTTGTACGTGGGATACTGTTCATAACAGAAGAGCGAACCCCGGCGAGCATTAATGCCACCCGTAGCGAGTTAATGATTTTAAGATTATCTAACAAAGATACCCCTACCCCATTATCGTCATAACGAAATGCCATATAGGTCATCATCTCGGCAGGGATAAAGAGTATCTGTGTATGCTGCTGCGCTAATGAGCGACTAAACATAATGCGGAAGACTTCAGTAGTGTTTCCTATCTTCACAGAACGACCATAGATACCATTACGTAAACGAGAAAGTAAGTCTTTTTCTACCATATCTGCATAGGCTTTAACAGAGGCTTCTAATCGTCTCGCTTTATTATAGTCTCTATAGTCACGTCCTTCAAACATACGGTGTACACGTTGTGAGATAATACCCGCCATACTCCGTTTACCAGAGGCGGTCATATCCCCTAACTCCTGATAGTGGTCAACATTACTCTCCTTAGAGATAGGATAACCATTATCATCCAGCAATACGTAATACCCTACATGCTGCGATGGAGAACCAGGTATGAATACCGGAATCACTGATTCAGAAGGAATGTGTAATATAAGAGGCTCGCCTACTGATTCACGATAAGCTTGTTCCCCTGTTTTCAATGCGACGATAGGAGCTGTTTGGTATTGGACTTTCTGATAAATCATGTTTTCTAATTCATTATCATTAAAGTCTACATTGCTCTCCATACCGAAGATGGTCTGATTAACGGTCTGTGCTCTTAACTGCTCTTTTAAAGAGGAAATAGAGAGTACCGCAGGATTATCCGTCACGGTGATACACGGGTCAAATAGCTCTAGTTCTTTTTTACGGGTCGGTTTATGTTTCTTATCGACATTGGTATATTCAGGCTCGTATTTCTCCATAGCGATATACATATGCCCATCTTCAGCCTTGATATCTGATACCTTATCATATTGCTCTAATGAGATACCTAAGCCCTTAGGTCCTTTATTACGAATGACTTTACCTGTATTTAAGTCTACTACATCTGCTTTACCCAATAGCCCAATAGGCTGCATATTAGAGCCTTCAGCATCATAAACGGAAGCCAATGACTCCATACTCACTCGAGCGCCTCGGGTAATCAATTCATCCAAGCTATTTTCAGGGATAACCGCAATCGGATAACTGCCTTTTTCAAACAGAATCGCACGCAGCCATTCCTGTAGCTTAGGCTCAATTTTGTAGTTTTCCTTAAAGTAATCCTTGATTATATTTGTCAATGAAGCTGCTGTCTTACTCGGTAAGACGTCAGTAGGAGGATTATACGTGAGTGTGGTTTCACCCATGTCTTTAGGAGACAGAATAGACGATACTAAAATCTGAGCACAAATCTCGGTATCGGGTAATAACTGCATAACCGTATCGGCATGGTTAATGTCTTCTATTTTGTCATAGGAGATTTCCGATAAGGCACCTAAGTCAGGTGCATAATCCTGACGGTTACCTTGTATATCTCGAATAGGTCGATTACTGTCAGGTATGAGTTTACTTAAGGTCGCTGATACATTCAAGTTACGTGCTAAGTCCATAGCAGGAACACTGTCTCCTTTACGCTTAGCCTGTATAATGCGTAAGAATGTACTTTGGTTATTGATAGCCATTACGGTCATCCTTCTTCTTTAAAAGCATAAATAAAATACGGAATACTTAAAATTATCCATCATTGCATTAGATGGTTGATTAATTTTAAGCATTTCATTATGAAATGTGTTACTTTTTACTAATCTTAATTCTTCAATAATCTTTACTCTAGGTGTTGTCCATGTTAAACCAAATTGATCCCCACTATGGGGTGTATTTGGGGAAGGTATTCCAGCTAGCCAAGACTTTGGTCATCAAATCCGAAACCGTGATACAGCAGATTAATGCTCATGACACTTCGGTAAAAGGACATATCTTCTCCCAAGACCCACGCACGTGGCGTTACTACATGAACGTGTGTGGGTTGTATCACCCTATAGACTTAATGAAGCTCGGTGGTAAAATCAAAATCGTCTCCATGGATACCTTGGAGGAAATTGAATTTACGACTGAGAATTTAAGAAAGCACAAAACGACTCGTAAAGAGTACCAATACGGTACTCGTAAGTACGAAGAGTTAATTACGAACTATCCTGAATTTGAAACCTTAATATTAGGTATACTTTATCCTGCTAATATGGATAAAGCGATTAATAGTCCTGATGGCACTATTCTAAGCTATAAACCTGACTTAGTCGAGTTTAACGAATACAGCTTTATCGAAGACTTACAAAGATGGATAGATGGCTATAAGGTCAGATGGACCAATAGTGCGTATGAGAACAGCGATGTCTATTATCCCATCGCTAACTTAGGTGTGTTGTACATGAACTTGGTTCCTGCTATCTTAATGATTAGGAAACGCAAGTGTAAAACAAATGAAGCCCATTCGTATCACGTACGTCAATACTTAGCCTCGCATGGTTTCCTCGATGACTATTTAGACAGCTTAATGACGAGACAAGCATTACGCTTTTATAAGAACATTAACTATATCGAAAGAAATACAGGTAAAGTCAGTACCTTCAAGTGGTTGACCCGTGAAGTGATGACGGAACGTAGGATGCCTTTGGCCGAGTACAATATGTACCACGACAATAAAGACCAAATTGAGGATATCTACGCGAAACCCGTATTTAAGAAAAAGAGTCTGAATAAACTAGAGTTTATTACTAAAGAAGACGATATTACGACGGCTCAGTTATTAGACAAAGAAGAACCTTTAGCTTCCTATAACCATCAGTATCGCGTTGATAATGAGCACCATATTCAGAGGAAGTTACAAAACAGCCAATCGGATAAATTAAAGACGAAAGTATTAGAAAGTAGGGTCACTGATTATAGCGATGCTCAAGTCTATCGTATAAGTGATACTTTACTCAATCTTTGGTTGGATTGGGCGGATAAACGTATATATAGAGCAGTCGTCAACTTCAATAACTTTAAAACAGGTGAAAGGATATCCCTTTATCCTAAAGATGCCTTTTACGTATACTTTTACTGTTATTGGAGATGGATGGGGATACGATTAGAATATGTACCTGAATTGTTAGCAGAGCGCGTACCTATCTTACCTATTCCGAACAAAGACTATTTGTTTAAAGTCGTCCCTATTGATGGCTCTTTAGGTTTAAATGAGAAGTACGCCGTAGAAGACCAATTCGCAGAAGACATTATTAGTTTAATGCCTGAGCGTCCGGTGGATATTATCTCGCATGAAGACTTCTTTATTAAAGCGGAAGAATATAATACAGCTGCCAACTTACAGTATAATTTAACAGCGTATGAAGAGGAAGCGCATAGGCGTGTCTATAAAGAAGCCATGACACATCGCATGTATGCTGACCGTATTATCAGCCCTGCTAGCCGTACGATTGGCTATGATGGTAAGAGCCCATTGCTTTATGAGGATTACTTAAACAAGCTTTCATTGATGTTTAAGAACATGACCAAAGAGGATTGGAAGAAAGCAGCTTTTGCCATCCTCAATGAAGCCACTGGTAGAGATACGCAAAATAAGATTAACTTACGTGGCTTACATGCAGCTATGGTACGTTTGATGGTACAACTATCTTCTTATAGTGTACAATACATCAAAGACGTCAATGAGGCGAATATCTTAATATCTGGCTATGCGACTCTTCGTTTAACCTCTCCTAAAGAGACAGAAACCGGTTTCTATCCTGTACCACATGGCTTAGATATCTTAACCCAACATGATACTGAAGGGTCTCACTTAGGTAATCTCTTAGATAGAGAGAACTTCCCTGACCCCAAACTCTCTCATTGGGAAGGTAGCGCAGGTAAACTAGACCCTACTGTACAAGTATGGTACGAATCGACTCCTACTACGTACTTACATGTACCGACAGGTATCGATGTATATTATACGCCCCCTAATTTGAAAGAGAATGAAAGAGGTAATATCGCTATTCCTGGTATGGAAGATATTGCTAATCTACCTTACTATAAGCAGCGTCAGTTAAAAGACGTCTGGGGCCATGATTATTATTACAAAGGTATTTGTAGTGATGAATTGAGTACGAAAGACCCACTGGAGTGGTCTTTACGTAGAGACTGGAATGGTTTTGAGTATTTTGAAGAGTATGAAAGACTCATACTCAATAAACCGCTACACGGTTTTGATTACGATGATAAAGCGCCTTTACGTCTAGACCATGACTTAAATGGCTTCGATTACTTCGATAAAGAACTATTCACGTTAGATAAACCGTTAATAGGCTTTGAGTATGATGAAGCAGTTAAATTACTTTTAGAGAAAGATTTAAATGGTTTTGAGTACGATACTCAAAAAACCTATTTAGACTTAAGCCATAATCTAAATGGTTTTGAATATGAGAATGCGCCTGGCTTATCTTTAAATCGACCGTTAGATGGATTTGAATATGGTCATGGATATACTCTTATCTTGGATAAACGACTAAATGGATTTGGGTATACTGATAACGGATAAGTCTAGTTTGAATATAAAACAGGGTCTAGAGGGATTTCATTATCCTCCCTAAATAGTGTTTATCAATAGTATCCATTTCACTTCCCCTATACTGCTCTGTTTTGGAGTGGTATAGGGGAGTATGGGTATGCCTCTTCTTTTTTACCTTACAGAGTGAGTCTCTAATATGAAATCTTTAATCCGTACGCCTTATGGTATCTATTTACAAAACGTCTTGTACAGTGGTTTACCTTTCTCCATGATTCCATTTACGACGTTAAATGAGAAACTCAATATTCTTAAAAATATTGCTCCTCCTGCGAACTCTTATCCTCAGTTAAAATACTTCTGTATTGGTAATGGGGGACATGAGATGAGTATGGGTGCCAATAACATCCCTAAAGTCATCCCGACGCAGCACTTATCGACCGATGCGTCTTTGTTTAAACCGATGCCTTTTGTACTACGTGAACCGCAAAATGATTTAACGCCTCAAGAGCGAGCTTTATACTCTTTACGTCGTGAAGAAACCTATAATGGTAAAAAGTTCATCGCTTACTACCTGCGCCGTATCGATTACTCATTAGCGCGTACTGAAATGAAGCTTTTCCAAGTCGATGAGAAAGGTAATCGCTTACAAGAATCTCCTTTTGTACCTGATTCTCGTAATTTGAATCCTACCCCTCAAAAACTCAGTAGCAGTGGTTTGAATGTCATTAAAGGACAGTATATTTCCGTAGAGACTAATATTGACTTAATCTTTACCGCTGAACAAGCACAAGAGTTGCGTAACGTAGCGAACATCATGTACGCGGATGAGGAATTGGCTATTGTATCAGAAGTAGGATTAGTCTCTGGTATGGACCGTACGATTAACCTCACTAATGGCAGCCAATTTAAAGAAGTCATCGCGGCTCAAGTATGCCATATTGCCCATACTGCTCATAGTGCGTACACGAATGACTTAGGATTCAAAATGGCACTGGCCGTGGCTGCGGCTGAGCCTTTATTCAAACTGGATAAAGACGCGGTCAATGGTATTACTGGTGTACCTAATAATCCTTAAATAAAGAGCGTATGGAATACCCTCCTTTACAGGCAGGCGTATATCGAATCATTGGTATAGACCCCGGTACGGAAACGTTAGGGGTCTGTATCTTAGATATCAGTATGCAAACAGGTGAGATAGACTCGACTCAAGCATTTACATTAGTCGCTTCTAAGTCCATCTACTTTGATAAAGAGTTAAGTAATATACAAGACCATAAAACGGCTCGCTTGAAAGCTCACCTGTTTAACCTGCAAAATCTCTTCCTTCATACCCAACCCTCATTAGTGGCGTCAGAAGCTCCTTTTTACAACCGAATGAGGCCGAGTGCATATGCACCCTTAGTCGAGACCATGATGGTCATTAGAGAGGCTTTATTGACCTTTAATCGCTATAGTCGATTAATGGTACTTGACCCTCCTCGTGTGAAAAAAGCCGTAGGAGCCAAAGGCAATGCCAAAAAGGAAGAAGTCGAGGCAGCATTACGTAAATACCAGTCTATATTGAAGTTGAGTAAAAAAGCAATGGATGAGATGGACGAGCATAGTGTCGATGCTACTTGTGTCGCTTATGCACATTACCTACTCATCAAAGACCATTTATTTAAATAGGAGTATCTGTACCATGTTGTTGAGTACGATTTTTAAAACGGTAGAGAGCTACCGTAAATACCTTTACTTAATATTGGCGGCGCTTGTATTAGGACTAATGGTAACGGTTAAATTACAAAGTAATCGGTTACAGACCATTACTTTAGAGAAAGAAGATGCTGTTAAAGAAGCAAGTCAATTAAAAACACAATTAGAGCGTGAAAAACAGCTAAACGATGACTTGATGAAAGTACATTCTGCTTTTGTACAAGAAAGTGCCAAAGTCAACAGTGAAATGATTGCTTTACTCAAAAGCAGTGAAAAAGAAGAAGAATCGGTATTAAAAGAGTACGATGTGAAACCTTCTGATTACACTGCTCAAGAGAAACCTTGGGAAAAACGAATCAGTCAGTCTCGTATTAGCAGTATTTGGCAAAACTATTGCTTACAGCATCCTAATCATGAGAAGTGTAAACCAACAGAAGGAGAGAAAAAATGAAGCAATACTGGATAGCTCTTTCTTTATCTGCCTTTTTAGTGGCTTGTACGAGTATTCAGCAGCCAACAGTAAAGGTAGATTATAAACCCATTCCTAATGAGTTACTACAGCCAATAGAAGCGCCTATTCCTATTGATGAAGAAGAATATGTAAAACTCTCTTGGAATGATAAAGAGAAAGTATTACACAGGAGTGTATTGGCTTTATATCATGCTTTGAGTCAGGCCAATGTACAGATTAAGGCCATAGCCGATTGGGATAGCACATTACGAAATACTCATAATAACGATACCCCGTCCAATACCCATAGTGGTAAGGATAAACCAGATAAAACAAGAAGGGAATAAAACATGACCAATTACCAAGAACATCCTAATGACGATGAAGCATTAGACATTCTAGAAGAGCATTATACGAAAAAGAAACTCAATACGGATAGCGCTCCTAAGCGTACTAAATCTAAAAAGACATTAAAAGATATCCCAGCTAATCAAAATCAAGAGTTAGATAACGGGGAGAGTCAAAATAAAGATTTAGTCAAAGACCTTACTGAAGGGAAGGGTGATGAACCTATTATTAAAGAGGATACTTCAGTAGACAAAATAGACGTTTCTGATAAAGTATTAGTAAAAAAAGATATGGCTAGCAGTAAAGAGACAAAAGAAATTTGTCAAGAGTCAACGGAAGTATCTTCTGTCTTAAAAGAGATACCTGACACATTGACTTGTGGTAAAGTGAAACCTAAGGACAAAGCATTAAACGCTATGCTCGATAAAGTGAGGGATTACTTATCGACTCGTAGTCACTTAGATGACTTAACGGATGAAACCACCATGGGTGAGGTTAAAGCTTTACTCAATGGCATGGCTAAGGATGATAGGTTACGTATCCTAAACGTTTATACGGATATTCGCTATGGCGATATGGACGAAGTCGGTAGTACGAAACGCGTATTATCCGCTATGCAAGAACATCCTAAAGTCGTCATGATTATAGGTGGTTTTATACTGCTGGCTATCTTCGTTACTTTAGATGGAATTACAGGTAAAGGTAATGAGACTATATTCTCCTCTCTATTGAAAATACTCGGTGATTTAACCGGTATAGGAGGAGGGGGTAATGAGGATTTGAAGATTTGAAAAAGAGTAAATAATCGTGTCGTATGTATTATCAGTACTCTTTAGTGTGGCTATAGGCAGTATATTAGTCTACGGACTAGATAAGCTACGCTAAAGAGTATTGCGTTTTTATTATTTCCCTTTTATTAATAAAGGATACTATTTATGTCGATGAATGAATTAAATCGTCTATTTGGTTTAGTGGCGGGTTTGGAGGATGCGCAAGAGAACAATGTCCCCGAATCCAATACTACTGAATCCACTCCTGCTGATGAACCTACGGATAATGAGGAAGCCTCTGCTCCTAAAAATCAGGTAGAAGAACCTAAGGATGAATCCGTACAACAGACAGTCGGCGCTCCTACTAATCAGCCTGATGAAGTAGAGAATGGTAAAACCGCGGTAGAAAAAGAATTAGACTATTGGGCACGTATTCTAGACTTTTCTCAATTTAAAGAAGCCGTTAAAGTAGAAAAGATTAAAGATTACGTATCCATACAAGAAGTAGATGATACCCACCCTGTTAAATCTAAAACACGGGTACGTCGTATTGAATCGAAAGAAGGGGTAAAATTTGAATTGACCATTAAAGTCGGTAATGACGTAACACAGCGTATGGAAAACACGACTGAGATTACTGAAGATACCTTTAACATTATGGCCGTGGCCAATAGCCAATACATTACTGCTAAACACCGTTATCATTACCAAAATGAAGATGGTGATTGGGTAGTAGACTTATTCCCCAATGGTAAAGGTGGCTATTATGAATGGGCGCATGTAGAGGTAGAGGTAAAAGAACTACCCGAGAAAGCGCCATCTATTCCTATTAAAGCGGAAGAGGTCATTTATCCGAAAGGACATAATACCAAACTGACGGATGAAGAAGCGCAAGCGAAGGTTAAAGAGATTACTGCGACGATTGACACTTTAGATACACCTATCTACGAAGAGACCCCTACTGAGGGGGAGGTCCCTCAAGAACCAGGGGACTCCGACCCGCCTGTAGAAGATACTAATACGAAAGAGACTTCTACCGAAGAAACAGAAGAAACCCCTAAAGAAGAAAAAGAACCTCTTACTGCGGATGATATCTCACGTAAGCCCGAACAAGTAGAAGAGAATGAAGAAACATTGAAAGAGCAAGGTCTATCCGAAGCGGAAGGCGACAGTACTGAAGATACTACTGATACACCCACTGAAGAAGGCGAGACCAATACAGAAGGTAATACTGAAGAAAGTAATGGAAATGAAACCGATAAAGATGCCGCAAGTAGCGAGACTGATAGTGAAAGCACAGGTGAATCTACTACTGATGAAACTGGAAGTGAAATACCAGATGAGACAAATGATGAAAAAGATAAGACTAATGTAAAAGAAGCTACTGAGGCTTTTGAGTCTTTGTTATCCGGATTGGAATCTTTAATTGACTTACGTCAAGGAGTACAAGAAGATATCGCTAATGGCATATATTTTAATAGCCGTATGCGGCATCGTATTCATCAAGCCGTCCACCAAGCGATTCCTGCTTCATTATTGAGCGAAGTGCATTACGTCACTCGTATGGAATTGTTTAATGATACCAATACAGGTGGTTTTACTGAAGAGACCTTAGACGTGATTGAAAATGGTATCGCTACTTTACTGGGTCAAATCACCCAGCAAGTCAATGCAGCCGTTAATAGTATTGATAGTGCTGCTGTAGCAGATACGATTAATATGAGGCCTACTCTGATGCGTCTACAGAGACGTACTCAAACGGATACAGGTACGGTAGATACTGATGTTACGGTATTGGCTAAAGATACATTAGAAAAAGCGAATGAGTTTAGTCAAGGTAATCGTATTGCTGTCTACCAATCCCTACTGAAAGGAGTATTGGTACTGATGAATCACTATCATAGTGATACTGGTTTTACTGATGAGTTAAAACAAGCATTACGACAGTTTACTCAATCCGCTAAAGCTATTTTGATTCCTAAGCTAGCGGTGAGAGAAGACGAAAGTTATCGTGAGTTTGAGGTATATAAAGTGTCCGTACCAGGACATGTGCTCACTTACGTCGTATACGATACCGATGAAGAGTTATTGGTGAAGGTGAGTAATGGACAAGTCGCTCCAGCCACCCCTGAAGTAGCTACTACCCTACCTGCTAATGAAGACATTGTTCCGCATACGGATAACGTACCTGACCCTGGTGTGGGTAAAGCTATGTCCATTAAAGAGATGACTGATGCCATTAATCAGTCAGTAGACGCGAAACTCGCTTTAGGTCAATACATGACTAATCTAAGCAATACTATTCCTGCCTTGGCAATGGAAGTCAAAAACAAAATCGCACAAGCAGGGTATCTTAACAAAGACACTATAGGAGCAGGTGAATTACATTTACTCACCACCATCACTAGCGTGCTTAATTTGATTCGAGAAGAGGTACAATTTATCGTACACTTATCTCAAATCGATGGTACTCTGAAAGAGTATGCTAATAAACTGTTATTTGAAGTGGATGGTGGCGTATGAGTAAGCCTACTTTTTATACGGAGAGAGACAATATGCCTACATTAGAAATGAAGCGACGGACATTGAGTCATGGTTTAAGTGAACGCATTAATGGATTGCTTTTACTGACACAGACTTTAAAAGACAGTAAATCAGCTAATGCAAATAGTGCAGCGATGCGTAGCATCATACGTAAAGATATTCATAGTGCTCTAGAGTCTTTAGGTGAAGGGCACCGTAGCCAATATGTGAAAATGGCTTTGGATACGGATGCAGTATTGAGTCTAGAAGATATCTCGTTTGATTTGAAACGAAATAGAAAAGAAGTATTAGAGGACTTGCGGCAATTAGCACGTGACGTAGGACCTATTGCTAATTTCTCTTATCAGTTAGCTGAATTTAATCGGAATATCAATTTAGCTAAATTATTACAGTTTGATATTTTACTGACTGATTTAGAAGCCCTAGCCAAAGGTAATCAAGGTAAGAAATGTATTATCTCTTATCCTGAATACCTATTAGACATGGGCTCTAATAGTAAAGCGAATGGAATCGGCGAAACCGTTAAACGCTGGTTACTTAATTTGAAGGAGTTCTCCAGTGGCCATTACAGCATGGTTTTTGCTACTCTGGCCCTCGAAATCACTTATCCTTTCATTTTAATCGACAGCGCCAAACGGCACATAAATGAAAGTGGGGTACCTGAGCATCGTATCTTAGAAAATATCAAGTACGCTGTCAATGACGTTAACAGAAAAGCCGAGGAGACATTGGTCACTAATCCTCTACCAGGTATCGATGCGTATAGTGCGCATAGTGGTTTAGTGATGACAGCTGCCCGCACACCTATTCGTGCCCTTCCTTTGGCGAAATCTTACGTAGGCTTTGGTGTACGTAGTAGAGAGACTCCTCATGGATTAGAGGTATTTATTCCTGGTTTAGGTATGGGTAGAAAAGGGTCTTATTCTGATGCCTTAGTAAAAGAAGAAGTCTCTATTGAAGACATCATTGAGTTAGTGAAGCTGGCGCAAACACATTTAGCTAGTCTAGATTCCCTATGGCCTACGGAAGATGAGGATTTTCATAATGAACTTGACCGTATGGTAAGGGAGTTGACTCAAGATAGGGATGGTTGGGCAGTTAATAACATCATGGTTAAATTCCCTCAGGCAGTACCATATATCGTACCATGTCTCTTAGGGGCTATTGTAGGTAGTGATGGTAATACCCCCTCTCGTATGTCTAAACTCTTGGATGATTTGGATTTGAGTGTTTATAGCGAAGATGTACAAGATAGTCTGTTAGCCTTAGCTTGGTATACCTTATACTTAGTAGAGGAAATTCAAACTTACTTGAAAGTAATGGTGGGTTTGAAAGAGATGCGAGTAATCGCCAAAATCGCTAACTCTGTTAAAGAAGCCGTATAGTAGATTAATATAAACCATATTACTCCTCCCTTACCTGTAATAGGGTAAGGGAGGGTATATGACGTAATCATTATGGTTTCATTTTTAAATTTCCTATTTCCTTTGTTTGTTTATTATGACGACAGTACGCTTTACTGTAAATACATTCAGAAATATATTACATTCTTGAATATAGATTATCTAAATTAACCAATATAGGAGTAACAAACCATGGCTAAATACCTCTTTATCGTAGAGTCGCCTAGTAAGGCTAAGACGATTAATAAGTACCTAGGTAGCGACTTTAAAGTATTATCCTCCTACGGACACATGTTTGAATTAGCCGGTAAAGGGAAAGGGGTGAATAAGGAGGATAACTTCTCTTTAAATAAAGTGCTCTCCCCTGAAAAGAAAGCACAGATGAAATTAATCTTAGATGCGGCTAAAGCCGCTGAGTGCATATACTTGGCGAGTGACCCTGACCGTGAAGGCGAAGGGATAGCCAATGACTTATTACAGTACCTAAGAGCCAATAAGATTAAACAACCTATTAAACGAGCTACTTATCATGAAGTCACTCAAAAGGCTGTATTGGAAGCCGTGAAAAACGCATCAGGGGTCAATTTGAATATGGCCGAAGCGCAAAATGCCAGACGCGGACTAGACTACTTAGTAGGCTTTACCATATCCCCTTTGCTATGGAGACGCGTAGCGCAGAATGCTTCAGCTGGTCGGGTACAGTCCCCTGCTTTGCGATTGGTGTGTGAAAGGGCTAAGGAGATACAGGAGTTTATTCCTATCCAGTATAGCCAGTTTGATGCAGTAATCCAATCAGCTAACAAAGGGATAAATCGATTAAAGGCTCAATTTCATCGATATCAAGATAAAGTAGGCTATAAGCTACTACCCGATTCTCCTATTTTTAAAGCTTATGGCGGTGACTTAAATAAGCTAGAGCAGGATTTAAAGGGCATCACTCACGTTACGGTACGAGAGGTCAAAGAGAAGCCTAATAGCCGTAAACCACAAGCGCCTTTTATTACGAGTAGCTTACAGCAAGCAGCCCACTCTCGTTTAGGTTTTTCAGTAGACGCGACCATGAGTGCGGCGCAGAAGCTATTTGAAAACGGCTACATCACGTACCATCGTACAGATTCTCCTATTTTGTCACGTGAGTTTATTGATAACTTAAAAGGTTATATTAAAAACACCTTTGGTAGTCAATATTTAGCTGAAGTGGAAAGGGTATATAAGAGTAAGAATGCAAACGCACAAGAGGCGCATGAAGCGATACACCCTACTGATTTGAAACTTAATCCTAAAGAAGCTAAAGGAGTGATTGAAGATGAGCGTCAGTATAAGCTATATTGCCTTATCTATAATCGATGCGTAGCTTCCCAAATGGCTGATATGAAGACTTTGGTCACAACAGTACACTTCAGTGACGATAGTCAAGTATACGGCTTTAAGGTTAGTGGTAGTGTCGTCACGTTCGATGGCTTTAGCTTAATCTATAAAGCTGATAAGAAAGAAGGTGAAGAATATGAATTACCTTTATTCAAGGTAGGTGATAGATTAGAAATCGGTAAGATTATTCGTGAAGATAAAGCGACTGAACCTCCTCCTCGTTATAATGATGCCTCTTTAGTAAAAGCATTGGAGGAAAGAGGGATAGGACGTCCTTCTACTTATGCGACGATTATTAAGACGCTTAAGGACAGGGAGTATATTGAAAAAGAAGGTAATGCTTTTACCGTCACGGATAAGGGCAAAGTCGTTAATCAGTTTCTACTGAAGCATCTACCCCGTTATGTAGATATTGACTTTACGGCCAATATGGAAAGTATCCTAGACCAAATAGCCCATGGCAAAGCTTCGTATTTACAGACCATGTCTAGCTATTGGAAGGATTTACACCAAGATACAGAAAAGGTCAAACAAGAAGTCAAAGAACAGAAAAGTAATGGTAATGTAACTAACTCAGATAAGATATTAGAAGTAATACCTGATAAGCAGTGTCCTACCTGTGGTAAAGGTATCGTGAAACGACTAGGTCGCTTTGGTAGCTTTTTGGCTTGTATAGATTATCCTGTCTGTAAGACTATTCTGAAAGAAGGCCCTCATGCAGAATTAGTCACTGATAGAGATTGTCCTAAGTGTCATGGACCACTTTATAAGAAAGTCACCCGTAAAGGCAATCCGTACATAGGGTGTGGCAACTATCCTAAATGTGACTATGTAGAGTGGATAGACGACACGCCTTTGGAAAATAGAGTGACCTGTCCTTACTGTAAAGTCGGTTACCTAAGGGAGAGGAAATCTAAATTTGGTACGGCTTATACCTGTAATCGTTATCCTGAATGCAATAGTGGTTTTATTAAACCTAAGGATTATAAAATCCTGAAAAATGGCGGTAGTATTGAATTGACCACGCCTGAGGAGCGCGCCGCGCGTAAAGCCGCTTGGAAAGCACGTCAGAAAGAAATGAAAGGAAAAAAGAAAGGTAAGTAAAAAAGACTAGACTCTGGTCTTTCCTATGCGGCTAGTACAGCGTATTCAGAGTAACATGAAAGTGGGTGGGACAGATAGTGAAATATACTATCTGGCTCCGCCCTTTGTTTAGTATAGTGGGTTGGTCATGCGTAAGCATATTAAACCCCATATTGGAGTGTATAGACTATGTCTTATCGTGATAAAGAAAAGCGTCCGTATAAAGGTCCCCGTAATACCGCTATGTCAGAAGCGCTGACGAAAATTCAAGACGTATTGAAGATTCGCAGTGCCGATAACAGTACCGTTAATATCCCACAGGGCGCTAAAGAAGTCCGTCAGTTGTTCACCCGTAGTGTATTTGATATTGTACAAGACGTACAAGCGCCTGCTACGGCTTTTGTGATTGCGACGGAGAAAGACGTCAACAGCTTCTGGTATGAGAATCTGTACGAGGACCCTAAAGCGTCCCGCACTGACCTCATGCGTAATCTCTATAACCTCGTCCGTCATGTAGAAGATACTACAGTAGGTAGCAAAGCTTACTTCGGTATCGCTTCTATTGCTTCTGTAGATGAGCTGCGCCGTAATGCAGCACGCAATCGCCTGAAACGTGACCGTGTCATCCTGGAGTATATTCAAGCGACAGGTATGTTTATTGAGCTGGAGAACGTAGGTACGGCCGTAGCGACTTTCCGTAATCGTAAAGGGGATTGGGTCAAAGGAGTACAGACTTATGTTCTAGACCGTACTTTGTCTGTCGAAGAAGCCGTAGCTGCTATTACTGCCCGTATCGACGAGAAAGATGAGCGCTTGACCGTAGAGGAAAGACAAGCGGCACACTTAGCTGAACTGCGTCGCCAAGACCGTATTGAAAAAGAGTTTAACCAACCTTTGCGTACTGTTATTACGGAAGATGGTAAAGTATTACCGAAAAACATCATCAGCAATGTGCGCCGTTTGCTCAAACAAGAGAAAGTGAACCATTACGACGTACCGACTTTCATTAATCGCTTGACGAGTTATCTGCTTAGTTTGAATACAGAACTGCCTGGGGTAAATATCTCGGTAGAAGATATGGCCAACAATGCCGCTGAAGGTAACATGGTTGATGTGACGTTCCCTGTACAAGGTTTGAATGTTCGCTTCTATTTCTCCTTTAATCAGGAGAAAGGCCATGTAGAGCACCGTATTTCGACTCGTCGTATTAAACCGGCAAAAGAAGTCACTGTAGAGCGTATGGTAGAAGAGGTATCTGAAGAAGTTAAAGAGGTTTTGGAAGGTACATTGAAACTGCGTATCGCACAGGCATTGGCATCTATCAATGCGACTGGTGATGAAGATGCTCCTGTTCTGGCTTTGGAAGACCGGCCTGCGGAAGTCGCTCGTTTGGTGCGTGACGCTTACTTAGCCGATGAGACTGTCGGTGAAGGTAATGTGGGCTTTATTACGCCTGAAGGTCCCGATGCGCCTTCTCCTACGGATTTGTTCATTATTCAACATGACTTATCCGCTGTCGTAGAAGTATCGCTGTTTGTTAATGAGCTAGAAGGTATCGTTGATTACAGTACCGTCATTCGTCCTTTGATGGTTAGCTCTATGCCAGAGGCAGAGGCAGAAGAAGTAGAGACTGAAACCACAGAGGGAGGTGACGATGAACCTGAAGAAGTACCGGCCAAAGCCGAAGAAACAGTCGATGCTTTGGTTGAGCAATTTGTCGTAGAAAAACCTATTGAACAATCTGAAAAGGAAAGTGCTGATGAACCAGAAAGAGATGCAGCGGTACCTGAATCAACTGGAGAATGAATGTAAGCGAATCGAAGAGGAAATTATTCCTACTTTGACTCGTAAACAGAAAGTAGAGTTATCGTCTAGTGTGAAAAAGATGCGCTCTTTACACGAGCGTATTCATAAAGCATTAGTGGCAGAGACCTCTACTAATCAGTAGGTAAACCTTTACGCTTTAAATAGTTTCAATGATATATCACTAACGTGAATCAGCGAAACGATAGTAGATTCATTCTTCCATTTTAATCATTCCCTCCTACTCCTTTCATTAGGGGTAGGAGGGTTTGTTTATGTCGTTAACTATATACTTAAAGGAATAACAGTATGTCTCAATTTAAATACCATATTGTCAAACAAGAACTCAAACGTACCATCAGCAGCGCTTGGGCGTCATACATCATCCACTGCAATGAACATAATGCAGAAATGAAAGCCAAACGACCTTCATGGAGTGCGGATGGTACATACCCACGTGAACTCAACTCTGTCTATATTCCTTATTTCCTCAAAATCTTTACTCTCAAAGGGGAGACTAGTCTAGGGCCTGCTACTCCTCAGCCCCCTGAAGTTAAAGTCATCTTTGACGAAGAAAGTGATGAGGAAGCGGTAATTAAGTATTTCACTAATGGAGTATTGGAGTATGATAAACTCATGGCGTTTCTGAAACAAGAAGTCGATGAGTATTTAGCTACGTATGGAGATATGTACGATATTAGTAAGATGCATATCATCATTACTACGTATCACAGTAAGAAACTCAACAAAACATTCAAAGAGACTTACTCTTTTGATGTAGAATAGTGATTAGAGGCTCATAGAGCCATTTCTAGAGCCTTTATACCATTTAGGTATACCTTTGTATACCTTTGAGGCTAAACGCTCTGTAAGAGCAATTTAGAGGCCTTTATGAAAGGGTCTCGATTTCAGTAGTAAAAACGTTTATTTAAACTCTTTAACCTATTTAGGAAAGGTCATTTAAGCATGAAACAATCCAAACGCTTCCAATTAGCCAAATCGATTTTGAAAAGTGAAATCGGGTTACTGACTTGTCAGTTCATGGGACTGATGAACAATGACATGTATAGTGAAAGTGATTGGGATGGCTTTAAGAGCCGTACTTTCACATTTAACAATAATAAGTTTCAGTTACAAATGAAACATACAGAAGGAGAAGGAGAAGCCTCTCTATCTTTGATTAAAGTAGGTGATACCAGCAAAGCTGGCGACGTAGTCGTTACCAGTCAGTATAAAAAGAATACTGTTCATTTCCCGATTAATGGATACATGGATAGATATCTGATATCCAAGGAGTTGGCTAATCTAGCCGGCATATCGGAATACATCCACATTCCTGATGATAAAGATAATGCTGGTAGGCATACGTTTCTGGAGCGCTTCTCGCGTATCGTCAATGTAGAGGAATACGTCCCTTATGTAGCAGAGGAAATAGAAAAACATTTGCCTCGCTTGATTAGGGACGTGTTACCTGATGGTGTTTGGCGTAATGAATTACCTACTTTTCAAATTGCTTTTTATAAAGGAAATAAACTCTATTACTACGATTTGCTAACTGGCTACGCGGTAGATACATTAATGCGTCGGGATAAGATTAACCAGTTCGCCAGTCTAAAAGACTTTAGTCAATGGTTAGCAGTCAAGCTGACTGACTTTAGTAATAGTATTTTCTATCAAGAAGTCAAAGACTATCAAGGGGAGATGGAATTAAGAGTGTGCTTTAATGACAATATGGAGGTACTGTACGTAAGGACAGTATAGTTGAATGGTGTACGTAACAGATTACGTTTTAAAATAAAATAAAGCTTTATTACTTTAACGTAGTGGAGTGTATACTCGTATATACTTTTCGAGTCGTTTAAACACTGTAGTCTATTTAGACTGCGACTTTATTAAAAGGAATATTTATCATGAATAAAACAGTAGACGCCGTAGCAGGAATCGTGCGGAAAAATGGAGAAAAGAGATTGCTTAAACACAAGAATAACCTCTCTCAAGAAGCTACCGAGTATAGTACTCGGGATATGTTTCAACATTACATTGACAATCTAGTAAAGAAACTGCTGGACCGTTACCTGCATAGTTTAAACAGTATTCGTATATCTGGCTATCGTCGTGATTTGACCGTTAATGGTAAGGGGATTTTATCTTTGAATGACGCTCACCATTACTTTGTCTTTAATGGTATTGGTTATGACTTTAGCCTGATACAGGATTTAAGCTATCGTAATCGAGATAAAGACAGTTTAGGTAAGTGGAGAATACACTTAGGTGTACGTACATTTAAAGCGGACAGCTTGGCCTTCAATGTGCCTATTGATAACATATCCACTGTAAAGATAGATGGGTTAAAATATACGGATGATTTAAATATCAAAGGCGTTATTATGCTGGAGATGGTAAATAATCCATATCGTGACTTGTTTCTCAAAAAGACATTTGACGATAAAAGTATACGGGCCGTATACAATGCCATCATTGATTTGTGGATAAAAAGCAATATGGGTAATGAGTGACATAGACTCTTAGATATAGCTTTAAACACACTGGTATTCTACCATAATGAATGCCAGTGTGATAATCCAACACGTTATACATTCTCAATCTTAAAGGAAATCATCATGATTAATCAAAACCAATTCTTCCAATCGAACCAAAATGTGCCTACTCCGGGTTACGTACAAGGTCAATTTGCTACTGTGCCTAATCCATTATCTTTCCCTTCCCCTCAACCTAACGCCAGCTACTTTACACGTACACTTACAGTAGGTGGGGTAAACGTTACATTGAACTTGGCCTCTAATAATGATGTCGTTTGTGATGATAAAGAGTTGGATATTAGTAGCATTATTACTCGTGTAAATGAGTTTATGGGCACCTTGCAAAAAGACCTGGAAGCTAAAGCTAAAATGCCCAGTCAAGATGAAACTTTTGCATCGCATCATCTATGGCAGCCATTCGGACCACTACAAGAGCGTTCACTGGCTTCTCGCAATGCTTTCTTGAAAGATATGGTTTTGAATGTACTCTGTAAGGGAATTACCCTACAGGACCCCAATGGGTATGTTAATCGAGCTGGCATTGACACACTGTCTAATATACTAGATGGTTTGGTGTTGATTAAAGATGATGGCGATTATGAATACATCAGTAGCCATGTTAAAGATGACGGTATCTTTGATTTGGTAATTACTGATGAAGTAAATGGTGAACAAATCACCCGCCCAGATTACTCGTGGGTAGATGACTTACGTGGACTGTTTGAAGCCAAAGTAGGGAATGAATTTAATTCTAATTCGCCTTTATGCGCTACACTAGGTATAGACGCATCTACTGATAATAAGGTAGTCATCGTACCGATAGTCACTTTCAAACTGTTTAATTACTTTAAAGAAGTAGGTGATTATGAAGCCGCTATTACACACTATTACGCACAGAAAAGGTATTGATATCTAATACCTAGTATATACACTGCGCTAATCTAACAATAATGGATTGGCGCCGTGTTTTTTTTTTATTTAAAATAGGAGCAATGTGATATGAAAAATATTAATATAAAAGGGTTCACCTTTAGATATGGTTATGGCGATTATCACTTACGTGATAAAGAAGGTAATAAAGTAAAACATCATGTCTTTATCGGTGAGACTACTGGTGATTTTACACCTGAATGTGTACATAACTTATTCTATTACGGTATTGTAAGTCGGTTATTCCGTTCTATCCAACCTTACGTGATGGAACAGTTAGAAGACAAACCTGTAGTTTATACGGGTAACATAGCGGTATATGTTTTACACAAAGATAATTTATATTTACTAAATGGCCTTTATATTAACGCCGCTTGTAACGAAGAATCATGTTTGGTAGAAAAAGTCTGTCCTTATAGATTTATTTTCATTAAAGTACCTAATGCGTTAAAAGCTAACATTCTGGCTCTGGCTTTAGAGCAAGAATATATTCCTTCTTACACACAAGTACATGGCGGATGTATTTTGAAAGCAGCTAAAGAAAATACATATCTGGCTGTATTGGAACAGGCTAATTACAATGATGGTATATATTCACCTACGGATTTTCCTAATTGGGTAAATACTGATAAACAAATCAAAAGAAGTCATCTAGATAAATTAGCGGGGCACATTACTAGGTATTGCGCTACTGAAGATGAATTTTTATCTTTTATTAAGGATACACTGAAATAAATAACTTAGTAGTGTTTCTTCGATGTAATAGTCACTCTACGTTTCTTAATTCATAATGGTAAAGGACAATGAAAAATGGAAGATATATATATATATATATCGCCCCTTAAGGATTAAATTCAAACTGAAAGACCTGATGAAGGTACCAAGTACCTCTATGGTGCATACGGAACACCCTTATTTTGATAATAAGGGTAAACTGGCGTTTACTTCTGAAAAATGGCATATGAGTTTCGGTAATAATCCTGCTATAAGGGACAGGATTAATGAAGCATATGCGATACCTCATAATGCATCGGGCATTGACTTTTACCGTGCCCCTGGTCCTTTGGATAGTGAATCTGTACTGGTAGTGGAAATCATGGATTACTATGTTTACCGGGCGCATGCAGTAGAAGCATTGCTGTATCACTATCCTGAATTACCGATTGTTGAAGTAGAAGGTTTAGATGAATTTGAATGGACGAATTACTCTGTTGGTTTGAAAAAGAGACTGGAGGCTAGATTACAACATGCTACCGGATGCTACCGGTAGCGATAAACCTTACTCATTAGTACATTCTCATCTTAAATCCGTAGAAGCAAGAGCCTCACAACTGAAAGAGGCGATTGAAAATAACTTCAGTACCACTTACTCTTTAGATAAAGCTTTATGGGCCGCGACTATTCAGTATGAAGAGAAAGAGGGTAAAAAGGGGCCACGTGAATCGGTTTATTCCGACGAAGAGCAGTATAAATTAGAAAACGGTATACTGATTATTACGAATAGGTGGCTGGATTTTGCACACAGTATCGATGAGTATATCGATAGTTTGAAAGTCAATAAGACAAGCGATAATCAATTCTGCCTGTATTTAGAAGGTAGTGAAGGTGAGCCGATTACATTAAACTTTAATTTAAACACTTATTACTATTGAGTAACAAAGTAAAGGTGTTGCTGTAAGTATACTAGGGAGGAGAGTGTATTAGTAGTATAAATATACTCTCTTTCCAGTATCGTGTACCAAAGGTCTTGGTATGCGTCATGTGGTTATTAGGGATGACTATACTAATGATATGCTATTTGACGCTAATGACTAGCCGTAGCATCTGTATAGCCTAATATCCTTTATTTTAATAAATGTTATTTAAAGGACTTAAAACATGGAAACTAAAGTAGCAAATCCGATTCGTTCGTTCAATGAGGCGATGAGTGACGCCCGCTGCATGCTCGAAGGACAGATTAGTATTTTAACACAATCCTTGCAGGACCTGCTCATCCGTGATGACGGCATACTGTCGTCACCTATCAGAGTTTATACTGAGCATTATCAGCACTTCACCTTTAATGGTGAAAAGTACCGCCTCGCTTTGACCATCGGTAAAAATGTGTTAGATGGTAAATATCTGACTATTCGTTTGGAGCAACGTAATGCCGATAAAAAAAAATCGTTAAACTCAGCGAAGCACATGTCCCTTATGCTGTATGGGGTAATAAATTGATGGTACAGGATAACACTGGTCCATTTAGGGCAGGTTTACGTAACATCCCTATTACTTCCGATATCCAAGACATCGGTCGTTTCGAGAAGGATATCTCCTTGAAACTGGTAAAAGGTAAGGTTTACGATTTAAGAGATACCTCTGCATCTACAGGGTCTTTAGAGTCTGATTTGGGTGCATGTTACTACGACTTACTGAAGGAGGAATTGTTACCGAAGGAGTTCTTAGAAAATGTCGCCATCACTGCCCGAATGGCTGTCAATTATGATAGTCTAGATGAGAATGAACGTAACTTTATACATCATGATTTGGAGTATAAAGTAAACGAAAATAAAGTTTATCTTATTGGGTATGCTGAAAATAAGTGTAATGGTTGGGAAAAGAAAGGACCTGGTGCTTTGAATTTCCTATCCAAATCGGTAGAAAAATTTATCCGCGACAGTGTACTGGAATTGATAGAAAATGAGCGGCTGCCTGGACATGGTGAAGGATTTGTTCGTCTGAATATGATTAAAGGGTATTCGGATGAGATGTCTTTCTCTCAGGCTCGCCTCGTAGCGAATAATGTAACCGTTACCTTCTTAGTAAAATGGTAAAATAGAGTCTCTTTTATCAATCTAATCACTCCTGCCTGTAAAAGGGTGGGAGTGTTTTTTTTTGTCTCAAAAGGAAAAAGAAATGAATTCATTAACCACGGATAAAAAAGTAATAGTGGAAATGTTAAAGATTACCGAATCGGTATTAAAAGACTTGGGACTACCAGGCGCTACCATTAAGACGAAACCGTTATACCCTAACTTACCTAACGATGGTATCCGTCCTGTCTATTGTGTATCGGTACCTAATAATAGTGACCATAAAGTGGTTATCCCTCGTATCGCTCAATACTTTACTGATTTGATTGCGGTTAGTTATCATACCGACTATTGTCCTGTTGCTTTGGAATTGGATATTGGAACGGAGCGTATCGTTTATTTGAATCAACTGGATGCCTCATGTGTCCATATAGGAGATACAGTAACGGTATGTTCCATTGTGAGTCTCCTAGACTCAGTCGTACCTCTAAATGCTAATGAGTACATTGAGCGACTAGAAAGTGCTAATCATAATGATAAATTGTTAAAGATAATGTACCAAGCTTATATTAAAGAGAAACATTCGTTTGAACTCACTAAAGCCATGAATATAGGTGGGTATTATGATGGTTTTATTACAGAAGCCGTATTTTCACAATACCCAATAACAATAGATTAACATCATAACACCATATCGACTACGTCGTGGCGTTTAGCGCCATAACCCTCCCTCTACCCTAGTATTAAGGGTAGAGGGAGGAGTATATGTTTTAATCTTTCACTATTAGTAAGGTGTAAGTAGTTTACCTTACGTTTAAAATATTTACAGTGATATATTACTAAACTGATAAAGACCCACCAGTTTTTATCGTTTTATTAACCTAATAATAGGAGTAATTTATCATGTATACTTTTAAACATTATTCTAACCTTCAACTCATGTTTATGACTGTACCGAACAATATACCTGTACATCAGCAAAGCATCTGGTTTGACAAATGGTACCGTGAGTGTAAACGACGCCGATTACTCATCCCAGACATATGTTACCAATAAGGTAATACAGATATAGTAAAGTAACCCACTTACAAATAATAGTGTAATCCGAATAATACTAGCCACTCATGTACGAGTGGTGTATCAAACAGAATATTTTTTTTTACTAATTAAGCGCTTTTAGCCAGTATCTGGAACATACGGCCATGGATGTTCAATACTTTATTCACATCACTGGTCATCTGTGCTTGTACCATCATAATGCGGTATGCGGCATTGAAAAGATACAAGCTACTACGCAAGTAACCAATTCCTTTATAAGTGCTACGGACACTACCTTCACTACGCCCATACTGAATGTCTTTCACTTCTTTTTCCACTTCTGCCAAGCTTTTTTCAGCAAAGTCTTTCATGCGAGTTAATTCGTGCATGGTGCGCTTAGCATTACCGACATAACCGCTTCGTGTTACCACTTTAGCAAAGTCACGAGCTTGCGATAAAGTATCGCTAGAAGCAAGGTCAATATAGTATTCACGATTAATGAATTCACCGACCATTTTACCAAATACCAAAGACAGAGATTGGAATCCGTCAAATACGCCAGTATCTTTATTAATATCCATTTTCAAGCGAGTTGATAATCCATTCATGGATACATCGTAATAGATTTGACCATTTTGTTCTTTACGAGTGATTTTACCATTTAAACCTTCAATCAAAGCTTTCTCAATGATTTTATCGGAGTGACGGAAAGCCGCTTTATCATTACCCGTATTTATCCACTCGATAGCTTGGCTAATCATTCTTAGGTAAGACCGACAAGCATCCATGTTCGGTGTATTACCGAGTTCTTTATAGAAGGGCAGCACTTTAGCGTAATTGACAGTGACCTTACCAGTCGAATTATCCTGCTCCATGAATATAGAAGCCTGTACAGCGTTAAGTTTATTGATTTTAACCACAGCGACCATAGCTGCTACAGCGCGCATTTCCTCTAATGTAATATCAGGGGAACCAGAGAGGACCCGCTCAACTGCGTCGCCAGACATAGAGAAATTTTCCAAAGCGGCAAAGCCGTACTTAGTCATAAAGGAATCATACTCTTCCATAGAGGGAGTAGTACCATCATTATTTATGAGTTTGCCCAAGTCAGAGAAGTCTTTAACGGAATCGGGGTTAACGACTTTCTTACGGCGATTCTTATTGACGTTAGCGGCTTTACCCAAGTTACCATTCTTAGATTCGGATGGATTTTCTTTTGCCTTTTGCACGGCTTTTTTCAGTTTCTCCTCAATCTCTTCGGTATTCTCTTTTACTTTCTCCATATTAGAAGCAAGGGTTTGAGCATTGGTTTTGAGTTCTTGCTCTTTAGCAGGGTCTACTTCTATATTAGAAATAGCCTGTGCAAAGCCCATCATCCCTTTTACCCAATTATAAAAGCGGGCTACTTTTTCACCTAACCATTTAAAGAAACCTAAAATAGCGTTTTTGATTTTAGCGTATGTCTCACCTATGACCTCAGCTAAAGATTCTGCGGCGTATATAGGTTTTGCTTCGCCATAGAGCGTCTCTGTAACCGATTCCACACCTACTTTAAGGGCGAGATATTCTTTCTCATTTGCGGTGCCTTCTTTTGCAATCTCGTGCAAAGTAAGCAGGTGTTCTAATGCATTAATACCTTTGTCAAAAGTATCGAAGCTCTCTTGTACGTAAGTGTACTCGGTATCAAAAGTAATGTTATATTGCGACATGGTTAAATCCGTCCTTATTAAGGGTAAAGAAAGTAAGTTTAAGTCAATTCCCGTACTGCTGCTTTAATTAAGACGAGTAGTATAGGGGTAAAATAGAAACGCTCTAATAATGTCCAATTAGTCATATCGAAGATAATTTTCAATATCACTTTAGCATTTAACGCTTCACGTTCAAAGTAATTTATCAACTGTATCTCTAAGTGAGATAAATTATCCGTCTCTTGGTTATAAAAGTCAGAAGAAAGGATATAACTGTCATTTAAGGAGAGAGTAGGGGTGAGAGGAATGCCGTCTAAAAGAGTCGTCTCACGTATATTATCACTTTCCTCTATTACGCCTGAAGACGAACAGCAACCTTGCTGGCATACTAATATACGTGGATGCTTACGGGTACGTCTCTCTTCTTCTTTTACCTTATAACTTGCATTTAAAGGTAAAACTACCTGTTGTATACCAGAGTAGCGTAAAGACTGTGTACGAGGGTTTTGATGGAACTCTCGTGTAGACGCTACAAATACTTCAGTAAAGCATTTACGAATACTCCTCAAGTCTCTTTCCTCTATCGCATCAAAGATACTAAATGCTGATAAATGGGGGTCATCTGCTGTATTATAGACCTTCAAATACATTAAGTCAGGATGTATATTAGAGGATAACCAATGGCTAATGGCTTTGGTAATGAAATGCTCATACGTAGAAGCGGTTTGATTAGGAAGAATAAAAGTCTTCCATTTCTTCGAGAAAAAGGTCTCTACGTAGTCTTGAGTCAAATAGCGATACTCTTTATTTAAATCCCGTACTAATCCCCATTCTTCTTCCGATAGAAAAGGATTTTGTCCATGCTCAAGAAAGTCCATTAAGAAGTAGACTTTCTTCACTACTTTCTTATTTAAGTCATGTAGTCTATCACCTGTAGCATAATCAACCAACGCATAGTTAATCTCATATACACTCTCTTTGAAGATAGATTTCTTCTCGGATAGGGTGACTTGGAAGATACCACTTCTACCATCACCAATGTCCGCAACGAACATATCCCCTACATTCGGGACTAAAGGGGGATAACAGGTGGCTGTACCGGTGACTTGCATCACCTTGGTTTCTTCATCTTGCGAAGTAGATAAAGGAGAGGATACTTTTAATATATACTCTTGTATATAAGTGTATTGCTGATAAGGTGCTTCCTTAGTAGGATTGTGCCCTGTTACGGTATTATCACGATTTAATACTTGAGCATAATAATTGACTTTCCACTGTGCTCCCTCTACATGGGTAATGAGATTAGAGAGAGGCGTATACTTCGTATCGACGACGACTGATTTATGCTCTTTAGGTTCTACTGTCGGGGTATAAACCTTAGGCGTCGTCTCTATAGGGGTATTGGATTTTACGATAGGCATAATGTATTTGTCCTTTTCTCTTTTAATACCGGTTCTCTTCTGGTTTTAACTGATAACCACCCTGATTAAGGAGTTCTTTATAATAAAGAGGGTCATTTGGGTCATCCCTATAGGTAAGAATACTGTACATCTGTACCGTACGCATACGTGGGTCTTCATAGGGAGGTATATCCGCCATTTTACCAATAATATCATCAATTAAACCATCACGTCCTTTATAGTAGTTATCAAACCCACCATGCTCATTTATCCATTTGACTAAATCATGATAACCTAAGTGTTTTAATAATAACTCTACGACACGAGGGTGCTTAAATAAGCGGTCTAATGCTTGAGGATGTATGTCACCCCACTTCTCATGTAGAGACAACCGTACGTGGTAATAGTTACGGGGATTCAAAGGTTCTGTTGCTTGTAAGGTAGTGCTACCATCATCTAGCATCTTAATATACTTATGATGTAATTGACTATACTGATTATAAAGCGATACATTAAAGACGGAGGCTAATGGCAATGTAATCCATTTAGCTTCTGACGCAAGAAAATCCATGACTATCCCTTCCATGGTGTACTCTAGATTCTCATAATCGTCTAAACGAAATAGCTCTGTATAATCCTCTTCATTGAGCATCGCCAGTACCTGTAATAGGCGGCATGTACGCGGTATAGCCGTAGGTGCTACCCACTCATCAAAACGGGGAGTAGTCACGCCACGTCTAAAGTGCGCTCTTTCATGCTGTCTGTCAGGTATAAGATGTTCAAATAGGTATCCTGTTAAGGAGAAACTCCTATCAGTACCAAAAGCCATATTACGATCCCTATCATGAGTAGGACGTAAATCAGTAGGGAGTAATTGATTATGTATCATTAGAGGATAAACTAATGTGATATTAGTAGGTCTCTCATAACGAAACTTATAAGTGCAGGTGATGGTCCAGGTTTCGTTGTTATTTTCTTTACTGCCTTTTTCAGGAGACATTTCAAAGTCCCAATGACCAAATACCCGCATTTGCTTTTCAGATACCGCTAAATTAGTCTTCTCACCGGACTGATTGGATATCGTAGTAAACCGTACGGTACCACATCGCTTATACCACTGACCTAATGTTTCATTAAGAGGGTGATTACTTTCTCTTAGTTTATGGATTTCCTGTATTAAGTAAACTTGTACCCTCGGTATCAGGTAGTGGTACTCGAGTAGGTGATGATTCAAATCCTGATAATTATTCATACGAGCGCGCATTTGATTGCGCCATCTTTCAGCTTGTGTTCTATCAGTAGCTTTATAACGAAAATTAATCGATACTTCACAAGCAGTATGTGTAGGCTTTAGCCATACGCGTAATTCATCATCCGCGAATATAAAGGGTTCTTCCTCTTTATAGGTCTCATTTTGGAAGAAAGCGTCTTCCGAATATTCATCATCGACTTCGACCCAAAGTTGTTCAGTACCTGGCATTCGGCTACTAAACTTATTCTTATCTTCTAACTGTGTATTATGCTGATACACAGTACCTGATTCGTCAGGATAAAATACATTAATTTCATTTCTATTCCATCCCAATATATCAAATAACTCATTAATGATACTCGATACGACCGGACGTGTAATACTATCTTTCGTATCAGGTACTGGTAATGTCACTATGGGCATAAACCCTCCTATAAACCTGCGTATAATAACCAAACAATCGCAATCGAGTGTATCGTAAATAAGATTTGCTCTATGTATAATAAAAAAAATAAATATATATTACACAAATGTAATAAGGTTATAGCCTTTATATTACATTTTTGAGTATTAGTTATTAAGCTAACTTTTTATAAACAAAGTAACTTATTAAAAGGATAAAATCATGATGACTGAACAAGAACGATTAGAGACGACATTAAAGGTATTTATCGATCTTTTAAAGAATGGAAAACAAGGTCCATTGAACGCCCAATATTTAGAATGTGCTTATAATTTACAAGATTGTAAAGAGAAAAATGAATCTTGGAAATATGAAGTGCGCGTATTAATCGATGATTTCAGACGCGTGATTGCAATAGCCAGTATGGGAGGATGAGTATAATGGAAAGTATTAGAGATATATCGGGATATAATTCTGACGAGATTATTGATTATGTCAATAATAAATGTATTCCGATTGATAAGGTGGATAAAGGTGAAGTAAATGGATAAAGGAATTGAATTATGACTTCAGTTATGCTAAACAACAAAGACAATAAACCTATCTTAGGTGAGGGTAAAAAGAAGGATGGCGTGTATACCAGTAAAATTAACTTATACGGGCCGCATGCCAATCGACCGTTTTATTTCGGGTATAGCCAAACGTCTTTGCTTGACTTAGTCTATTTCCATATCTGGAATCGGGTTAAGGAAGCAATAAATAACTTTGAAATGATTAATGTAACCTATCTTTCACGTGGTATTAGGACCAGTATTAATTTAGGTCTCTTTAATGGTTTGAAAGAAGCTTATTCCCTTATCCACGTAGGTGATAAAATATATCTCTTTATCATCTCTGCTAATGAAGGTGAAACCAAAGATTATGTTGATACCCTTAAATTGAAATGCCGTATGGTAGAAGTAGAGTGGGTGATAAATGAACTACTGGTTGACCCTCTGACTTTGAGCGGAATATTAAAATCCGTGCGTGTAATAGAAGACGGGTATAAACGGGAACGTATATTCACATTGAAAGGCGAATATACTAGAAGTAAGAATCCCTTTACTGGGTTTGCCACAGAAGTACCTAATATCCTCCCCTCTTCCTTAAAGGAAGTGGCAGAAGAGTTGGCTTTGGTGATTTTAAAAAATGGAGAATCAGTATGATGCCCTTTGATGATTATCACGACTAAATTAAGTCACGATGACGAAAACTCACGTGCTGATTTTGAACAAGCTATTGTACAAGTCATGAAGGAAGATAAATATAACGGATAATCCATGGGTTAATCCCTAGATAAAAATGAAATCTAGGGATTAACTATTGATAATTTACATATCTGTGGGATTAAGCAGAAGTCTTATAAAAGGAGTAGCGATGAATAAAACAAAGAGGCTAATTAAACAAGCTCGATTAGAAGCATATCGAAAGAGTAAACGCCATCCTTTTAAATGGTTACCTATTTATGATGAAGATGGTACATTACTAGGTCACATTTTAACGTATAGTGATATGGTAATACGTAAAATGATTAAACAATGGATTAATTCTGATCCAACCACGACAGATACTAAAATAAAATGGCCTTACTCGAACATGTTCCATCCTAGGCGCATTGGTAATGACTTCTTCCGGATTAATCCAAATTTAATCGAAGACGATACCTTAAGGGAGGAATAGTAAATGAGCAAATCGGCTAAAGGAAATAAACGTGGAATCTGGTTAATACGTAAATTAAGGATAGCTCGTACTGAATATCCTAATATGAATATTTACCATGTAAATACACAAATAGTCGAAGGTAAAAAGATAATTTGTAAATATGGTAAATTATAAATTTAAGGTAAAAGATAGGTGAGTAATATGTCTGAAGGCAAAACACAAATGAAAGATGTAATTAAGATTAGTACGGAAGATTTAGTCCGTGCCGGCATTACTTATACTGTAAAAACCAAGGTAATGGGTATTGGGAACAATAGCGATAATAGAGAATCTTCTATTTCATTTACTTTCTTAGCTAGAGGAAAGCCCTATAAAGTACATGGTCTAGAGCTTAAGCCATTTATCGGACATGATTTAGCCGGTATGGTCATTTTGACTAAGGTGAATACTCACTTCAATAACGGTCGTATTATTGAGGAGAGTCATTTAGATGCTTTCTTACAATTAGCGATTCATAAAGGAGTAACATTACACGTGCCATGTGACAGTGTTTTCTTCGACGATACATTTGAAGAATTAAGACCTATTGGGCATTACTTAGAACAACAAAAGGCTTTAGAGGAACAAAAACGTACCTTAGAGGGATGGATAGAAGAAACCAGTGTTAGTTTACCAGAATTTAGTTTATCAGAATTGGTGAAGGAAAATGAAGAAAGCTAAACGTAACCCACGTGGTCGTTGGTTATTGTGGTTTAAAAGGAAATTCGCTAAAGTATACCCCGGGCTACGTGGTGGTCTAATGTGTATCAGTAATCATAAACGTCAATTCCTTATCTATCAAGATACGGAAGAAGGTGAACGATCACTGTACATTAGAGTGAGTAAATATCGTCCGTTTTATAGTCATCGTAATATAAAAGCATTATCTATCCGGGTAGGCTATTCTTGGACGAATTATAACCTCGACTATTTGAAAGAGAAGAATCCTGCTTTGGCAGAGAAAATCTTAAAAAGTGACGGTAGTAAAGTACCTCTTGCGTATTTATATACAGATAAAGGAGTATGAATAATGAGTAAAGCAGCAAAGAGAAATCACATTGGCTTATGGTTAATTCGAGAACTAAAACTATTACGAGAACAACATCCTTATGCTAATATTGAGCATACTGCTAAAGGTAGGACAACCATTAGCTATCGCACGATAGGGGGAGATTTATTGAAGTATGTTAAAGAGTTAGTACGCCGTATTAATGAAAAGGAAATTGTAGGTGAACTTCCTCATTCTGAAAAAGAATTACTTTAGCATAGTTATAACTGATCTGAACAGTACTATTTTCATTTTTTTCAACATAACACCAGAAATAAAAACTGGGTTAAAATAGGATGCCCTTATGGATAAATTAGTTCGTGTTTTACGTGTAATAATAGACCATTCAACTTCAGATGAAGAACAAAGTTTGGTGCGGGGTTATACCGTTTACATACCCGCTTCTGCTAATACAGGTGATGAGAACATTGCTCATTTGAAGCAACGACCCGTCACGGCGGAAGAAATTACCGCTATGGCTGTAAAACAGCTAGATTCTAAACACCGAGAAAATTATGACGAAACTGAGTCTTCCGAGTGGAGCAATGAAACAGTCATCGTACCTTTATCTAGTAAAGGACACGTTATAATTAATTCCTTTACTGGTCGTATCCCTAATGTATCAGAAGACCCTACTACGCCTCATTGGCGACGTTGTTATACAGTAGGTATCTTGCCATTTGAGATTAATGAGGCTACATTGCGGGATACATTACGTCAGTTTAACAAGATGTACCAGCACTTTAATGTGCGCTGGGAGTATACTTGGGTTAAAGCCGAAGATGATAATCCATATTCCCTACTGACGACTGATAAGGATACCATTAGTAATTTGGTCACTATGGTAGATAAGGCTATAGCGAATGCTCGTTCTAATTAGTCTTTAAGAAAGGGTTTGTTATGGATACCGTTGAAGTAAAAGACAGTGGTTTGACCGTTGGTGATATCCGTGGTCGGTTGAAAGTAAAACACATTAAAGCAGTAATAGAAGGCCAAGGTAGTCTGATGGTCACGAGTGTCCATTACGGTAAAATTACTGCTGGCATCGTCTTTGGCTCCAAAACTGATTTAGGTGAAGCCGTTATTAATCACCTTTTAAACAGTGGCGATGTAGAACGCATACGGGCAGGTGAGAGTGCCCGTAGGGCGGACACCATTATCCTGGAGGGGCACCCAGTGGATGAAGATTTGAAGCTCGAAGACATGACCGACGAAGTGGTATTTAAATTTGACCCACGAAACCCTGTCATGGATGCTTTATTGAAAGTACGTCCTGAACTTTATCTCATTGAGACGGAATGAGTTAACCACACTGATTTCCTTAATCCTCGTGATGGCTTTATGTAGGAACGTGGATATGAAGAGTAGAGCTGTTTAATCACTGTTTAGTGGGTACCTCTATGTAGGGGTACCCTTTTATTTATGCCGCATGGAGTAATGGTTATGATTAAAATCAAAGTAGGTAAAAGCTATTTGACGGCTAATGATAATGTAGTCAATATCATTGTTAATGAAAAAGGTAATAAAGATGAATATCCATATATAGGGATTATTTATCCTGTTACTAATGAGGAGGGGATTCAGTACTATAAAGATAACGGACAATGTAGCAATCCTCTTTTTAATATTAGGATATTTTAATATTAGACTGACTTAAAAGGAAATGTATAATGAATGAAATGGACGAACGCCTTATTATTAAGGAAATACCTGATACCTTTTTGGAACTTAAGAATACCATCTTTAGCATGGTACATAACTATGTTAAAGACGTAGTAAAACCTACGGGTCATGATGAGGCCCTAATAGCCGTGCACCGCACATTGTTTTCTATTAGGAAATATAATCATGATAGCCTACCAATAAGTAATATGGTTAAAAGCATACTGAATAGTGTGACTTCATTTAAAGGTAAACACCAATATGAATGGAGACATTTAGTCGATGAAATTTATAATGACCTTAAAGGTGAAGAGGATAAATGAACTCTTTAAATGGAAAAGTACACATTTAACTGTGACCCACGTATTTAGAAATGGAGTATTGGTATGAAAGCTATTGAAACAATTACTTTTGAAGATAATGATATTAAAAACCTTACCGTTATTAACTATTTTTACGGTGACGTAACTGACACGGTTAATGAAGCAGACTTGTTAGATAAATTAGAACAAGACTTAAACGGTAGTATCTTACGTCAATATAAGACCAGTGAAGTATTACCTAGGATAGGGTATATCGGCAGCAAACTCATTTTACAATATGTTACGCATTCTGGTAAACAGTATCTATTGCGCTCGTGGTTTGCCAGGCTCGATGATGAGATAACATGGGTAAAAATGACGGCTTGGCATGAAATAATTAAGCCAATCGAAGTAGATGATTTAGAATCATTCTACCGCATTAAACTAGCAAGATTTATTGCCATCGACAATAAGGATAGAGGCGAGACAATGCTAAATGCAATAGCAGTAAGTATACCTAACAGTACCCGCTATAACATCCCTAACATGTACGGTACTGAAGAGCAATATGATAATGAAAGACTACAATGTTTTCATATTAACCTTAAAGATAGGTTTATAGCAGACTTTAAGGAAACCGTGACTATTTGTAGAGAACGTTTTAAAAAAGGAGTAATGTAACATGATTTTAAAACCAAATTTCGTATTTAATTTATCGAATGAAGTCAATGTGCGTGTTTTGCGCCAGCGACCCATTAATAAAGAGTATCTGAAACCTAATCCATATTGGGTATTTCATATTCAAACAGAATCATTGGAACTGATGACTAATTTACTATCTTTGATTAGTTATAAGTTCATCACCTTAATTAAAGATGGTATGTGTGGTTCGCTCGTTTGCACTATGGTACATGATGATAAAAAAGATAGATATTATTATACCATCAATAACGGTGCTGCTCCTTTTATAGTAATTAAGGTAGGACATGATGGTAAATACTTTACCACCTACTTTGATATCACTACCATGACGATTGAGTATTTAAAAAATGGTGAGAGGGAAATTAAAGTATTAGATAACGGTATTGATATAGGGAAACCCGATGGATATAATATTGTTGGTGACCGGTATAATCAGTTAAATGATTTTATTGAAGTCGTAAATAAAGTAAATGAGGAGTTTCATTTAGAAGCCACTTGTTATATCCCTTTTATTAATACTGGCAATAAAAGAAGGCATCCAGTCATTAGAAACATCCATTTCTTCAGAGATGAACATGGATTAGAAACGTGTGATGACTTTGATTTATCTTATTTACTTAGAGTACATAATTATACTTTCTAGTTAGAAGATGTCAATAAAGAAAAGGAAGACCGTCATGGTCGATATCATAGATGATAATGTTATTTAAAAAGTGGAGACGACTTACTCAAAGCGATTCGTAAATTAATATTTGACATAAATACCCTCCCTCTCTGCCCTATATTACTGGGGCAGAGAGGGAGGAATATGTTTTTTTATTTCTACTGTTTTATTAAGCCGATACTAGACTAGCGGATGTAGAACCTACTCGGTTTCCATTTTTATCCAGTATTTCTACTTTAAAAATGTTCTTATTCCGTTTAAACACATTCAAGAAACGAGAACAAACACCACTAACAAAAGATACTAAACCACGATATGCGCCCATCAAGGAAGTAACTATTTTACTGATAAGCCCACGTTGTTTGGAATCCTCTTCATTGGTCACTGGTGCTGGCAAACCTTTCTCGCTTTCAGCGGCAGGGGTATTTTTCGCTTTATTCATTAGTTTGTTAAAAGCATCTTTGATTTTATCACCAAGTTCTGAAATTTTGGCTCGGATACTCTTGAACTTTAAAAACTCTTTCAGAGCCGCCAGGAGTTTAGACAGACGAGTTTTCTCTTTTACTTCATCTTGAGAACGTTCATAGTTCACTTTACGTTCCCTTACACGCCCACTTATTTCATTCAGCTTTTGTCTTTTCTCTAAAGAAATTTCTTCATTTTCATCAGTAGCCCATTTTAGAAGTTCTAAACTAGCACTTTCAGCGGCTTTCATGTCTTCAGCAATCGTTTCCACTACTTCCTTATCGGCTTTACTCAATTCAACTTCAGCATCACCTTCGGTCTTAATCTTGTTTTCCAAGAGTTTCACCATTTGTTCAGCGGCTTTATCTTGGGATTTAAATAAATTACCAATTTTACTTACTTGCTCACCCAGCCACTTGATGGCTTTTTGAATCATTTCCCATACTTTTTTAGCACCTGCTTTAATAGTATCGCCAATGCCTTCCAAAGCGGCCGTAGTCGATTCTACGCCAGCATCAGTATAGCTTTCAGTAGCCGGGAGCAAATAGGATTTAAAAGTAACGCCCATAGTGGCGGCATGACCTTCAAGTGCATTGGTCAAAATTACACTTGATTCAGGAGAGATGCCACCTTTAGCCAAAGAGGCTTGCAAAGTACCATACAGGGATTCCAAACCTTCTAAGGCCGTTTCTGTACGCTGAATAGATTCCTCATCTAGCGCTTGAGCATGGGCTTCTACTTCCAAGTCATGGGCAATTTCATTGGCTTCGTCCATCTGTTCAGTCAAAGGCTCAATGGAACCTTCAAATTCAGCACCAGGATTTTCTTGAATATCAGTTTGAGTATCATCAAAAGACTCAAGCGCCGTAAATAGAGTAGACATATTTATCGTCCTTTAAAATAAAAAATAAACCCTAGGTCACTCTAATAAGTAACCTAGGGGATAAACTATTTAACTAATGAAATTACGCTTCAGTAGTGGTTTCTTCAGTGTTTTTATCATCCAGTACTTTCTGACCTTTAGATACTTTAATGCAAGTATCACAGTAGTCCAGTAGTACTTTACTGATAAACAGAGACTGTTTATTAGCCTGACGAACAACGTCATCCAGGTGAGTGAAACCTACCATTACTGCGTTAGTGACGGAAGTTACTTTCGGAGTACGAGTGAACTGCATGTCGTTGGTAGCCACCTTGGCACCGCCCGCTACAGCCGCAGCAACAATATTTCTAGAGTTAGTGGCATCATTACCAAACACAATGGCAGCATTTTTGAAACCAGATTTACCGGAAGATACCAGGTTACTGAATCCTTTTTTCAGAGACTCAATTACACTATTGAGCTTTTTACGTTTTTCATACAGCTCTTTAGTAGCATTGCAAGTATCTTCTACCAGTTTACAAATGGTTTTGATGTCACCAGGAGTAGCTACCGGTACTTCTTCTTTACTAACCTCGCCATAACCTTTGGCATTCACCAGTACGACAGTATTGGCATGGCGGTAAGTGCCGTCGGCAGAACGTCCATGGGCGGAACGGTTACCGCCTTCTTTAGCGCCACCAATAGCGACTTCAACGAAGTATTTGGCACCAGGCAACTCTTTAGAACGCAAGAAAGTCACGCCTTCCATACGGTCAATATTTTTAATCGCTTGAGATACTTCTTTAGGATCGATTTTATCTTTGAAAAGAGTCTTACCAGCTTCCAAGAGATGCACGCCTTCGGAAAGCTCTTTAGGTGCCGCAATAGTATTGCCTTCAGCGTCTTGTGCTTCTGACATAGCCACTTTCATACCAGCCAGAGCTTTTTGATAAGCCAAAGTTTTTGGCTGAGGGTCCCAGTTCTTAGCGATTTCACCAATCACTTCTTGGTTACGTTTAGCAGTAGCAATAGCGCTATTCACTTTGCCATCGAACAAGAAAGCACGAGCATATCGACCGCCTTTAATGGTTTGACCTTTTGCTTTATTGGCTTCTTCAGCAGTCATGCTTGCGGCAGCTTCGGAAATAGCTTGGGCACGTTTAATCATGCCATCTTGAGTAGAAAACCAACGACCCAAATGGTCAGTAACAGCGTCAAGCGCACGGAAGCCAGCCTCTTTAATACCGGCACCCACTTTGCGCATAAAGTCACCGATGTCTTCCAGAGCCGCTACGGTGGCGTCGTAACGGGTGTTCACATCACCGAAGGATTCCAGCGAACCCAGCTGGGTAGGATTAAACACCAAACCTACTTGGTCATGGTAGGATTCAAGGGCATGTGCCATGATTTGGCGCTCACCGTCTGTCATACCACCGCGCTCCAGGAAGGACTCCATGGTGGCATAGAGTGCTTCAGCCCGAGCAACCACTTCTTCAGCGGTATCGATTCCTTCAGTCAGGTTTTCTACCTGTTCTTCCGATTCAGCATTATCAATGATGGCCGTTTCTACAGTTTCATCATTGGTAACTGCTTCAGGGGCCACGGGGAGAGATTCAGTCGGAGTTTCAGTAACTACGGTATCCTGTTCTACGATAGTAGCAGGATTAGCTCCTTCGACCTCAGTGGTTTCGGTGGTTTCTTCAGTAACAGTGGTTTCGGTTTCAGACTCCATTGCGGGAGTACCAAATACAGAATTCAATTCAGCAAACAAACTAGACATAATAATCGTCCTTTAAATGTTTCATGTTTATAAAAAAAAATACTCAATCTATTATTGAATCGAAGCGTCTACATGACGCAGCATAATCGGGAAAGCTTGGTCGGCAATACCAAAAGCGAAATGAGAATAACCCATGAAGTAATCTTCAGTAGTTTTAATCAAATTACTTTCTATTTCAGCAATCGCTTTGTTAAATGCTTTTTGTGCCTCTTTATCTTCTACTAATTTTCGAGCAGCATCTACATCAGCCGGATTAGGAAGGTATTTCTTCTCTTCATCAGAGGCTTTGTTAAAAGACATGACGTAGTTGTCATACTCTTCCTGTACTTCTTTAGGTGCATTTTTACTACCACGGGCTAATGTAATCAGCATAGCGATAGGATAAGAGAACCAAAAGGTAGTACCTACGCCAATAAACTGCAAGATAGAGCTTTGTTTTAAACCTACCTTATTACGCAGTTCATTGTCAAAGCCAAACAACCAAGCACCGATATAAAGTATAGCGGGAACCCCACCTACACCTACTGTTAAGCTGCTGATGCCGGCGAGCATCAATAAACGGCGGAATCTTTGGTTACCTTCTTTCCAGGTCTGATAACTATCGCCCCAGAAAGCCTCAATAGCCGGTACATTAACCCCACGTGCTTCCAGCATTTGAGTCGCTTTAGCTAGACGGCCTTCTGCGTCACCAAAGTGAGCAGATGCTTTATGCAGGGCATCGGTAAATGCAATAATAATATCACATACTTCAATCGCTTGTTCACGAGTCAAAGGTTTCACGTGGTCAGGAGCAGAAGCGCCCTTAATGTTTTTGGAAGTAAACTGAGCCGTAGAAGAAATCTGCATGGACAGTTTGTTTTCACCATGCGGTACTGTAATGACACCACCAATGGTATCCGTTACTTTTAATGTTTTTGCATCAGCATCTACCGGTACTTGTTTCAGAAGACCAAATACATCACCATCTTCCAAACCAGAAGGTAATTTCAAACCTTCTTTGTCTACCAGACGCTGGAACTCTCTATAATCTTCTACATCAGAATCCAGCAAAGCAGCAATACGATTCCAATAGTCAGACAAACCTTCTTTATCCAAGAAGTCCTCTTTGAGCTTATCAAAAACCTTAGCTACTTTAACAGTATTAATTTCACCGTCTTTCGCCAAACGAGACATGTCTTTAAAATCGACTACCGCTTCACTATCTACTTCAGCAATCATGACAGTGGATTCTTTTTGCAGCTTCGCTTTACGCTCTTTAGCCATGGTGTTAAATGATTTAAAGAGGTCAGTGAAACGACTAAAGAGATTAGACAAACCTTTCCAAATAGATTTGAGTTTATCACTAATCGTATCCAAAAGACCTTCCATGGCGTAGCCAATTTCTTCAATCGACTCTTGTGTAGCTGCATAACGGCCATGAGCTGTGTCGATAGACTCCAGTGAAGCTTTATTCAACTGCACTTTACCATGTGTAATGGCCTTAACACCAATACGGATAGCTTGATGCGTATAAGCATCTACACCACCGTTTTCCAGTGCGCGGGTTAACAATGAGGAGTAACTCTCAAGTGCATCAATCGCATCGACGGCTTTAGCCACAGCATCATTATCATTTTCAATGCTGTCTTGAGTTTGTTCTACTTCCTGACGGGCACCATCCAAAGTTTCACCTCGTACGTCTTCTTTCGGTTCGACTTCAGTAGAGCCATCAGTGGTAGGAGCAAACTCAGTCGTCGGATACGCATCAATACTTTCAAGCGCTCCAAACAAGGTATTAGACATTCCTGTCCCTCCCTTAATGGTCAATAAGTTAATCAAAAATATATTTAGCTAAATATACCAGACAGTATAGCCCAAACAGCATATCGATAATACTAATATACACGTAAGGATTATACTATCACAGTATTTTGACGTTTACTCCCACGGAGTAATCTCTACGGAGTAAACTCTCTTTTATTACCTTGGTTATTTAACTGTTGTCTGAGTTCAAACCCAAATGTGTTAATAATACGCAATAAGGTAAGGAAGAAATTCATCGATATCTTCTGTAAATCAAAAGCAGGATGTTGAATGCGGCGAATCGTACTTTCAAATATCCGTTTGATACCTATAGCTACGGTGTCTGTAAATATGGTTTTGTCTTCAGTACTAGACTGAATGCGCGTGATGTTATCAGTCGCATTCTCCAAATTAGAAAGAACTTTATTAGAATCCGCAATAATACGTTTAAATCGGGACATGATAATTACAGTTTCTTCTAACTTAGCAACCAGCATCAATAATTGCTGTTTACTAAAGCGCACGGTCACTTTTTCTTGGATTTGCTCCGCTTTAGGATTATCCACTACGCTATATTGATTGCTCTCTAGTTGATTGACTAACTGAGCGCCTTGGCTATTAGCCATAGCGGCTTTGAAATCGTTTTTACGAATGCACTTACCATTCGGTAAAGCGGCTTCTTTATACGAAATGCTCGATACGAGATTACTAATGTTTTTATTACTAGTAATAAAGTCGTTGACTTTTTCAGATAACTCACCCATGTCTTTAGCATTGGTAAAATTCGCTAATGCTTTCGCTAACTTTTCTGCACCATTGTCTTTTAACGCAATCATGACATTATCGCCCATGACTTTAGCTGTACGGTCAACGGCATTAAGGAAGTCCGCTGCTTTCACTAAACCTGAAGATTCTGGCAGAGGTTTTTGACTGGATAGAAAAATATGTCGTAATTGGGCTTGAGGTAAAGTAATCGTGAGATTAGCTTTATTAACAGCATTACGAACGGGTTCACTTTTCACTTCAGGCTTAGTAGATTCTTCTTTCACTTCTTCAGTAGAAACTTCCTCTATTACTTCACCTTCGGATGTTTCAGTAATCTCTACCTTATCCACATTACTTTTAATATACTGTATCATGGCTTTGGCTTTCTTCTCTTCACGATTAAAAAGATTAATAAACCATTCCCATGCTTTCTTGAGCATGTCTTTGACAGACGATAATGTTTTTTTAAACCATTCCCAGATACGTTTGAGGATACCTGGTTTATTTTCGTCATTACTCTCTAATCCAGCTACGCTGCCGATTTGGTCAGAATAGCTCTCTAGAGCATGTACACGTTTATTACGCTGATAATCCGTTAAATTAGGATTAACCATATCGACAGCGATACCATAGGCTTCTAAGCTTGATGTGAGTTGTTGTGTTTGGGTATCTATTAGGCTTTCTAATGCGTTAGCCATTGCTTCTACGGTATCACTGTCTTCACTCTCGGCAATATCATCATCACTTACGATGACTTCTTCTTCACCAACAAAATCAATTTCATCGCCAGTTAAGTCTTCACCATCCAGAAGGCCTACTCTACGACGAGTCTCCTCTGGAGTTTCACCTACTGTATCCTCGTATATCCCTTCCATCGCACTTACGATAATCGCCATAATGCTTAATCTCCTATATTAAATCATGCGGCCAATACGAATGAAATTGGCGTTAGCCGCACTAATACCATCTTCTGCCGTCTCGGTATTACCTACCAGGATATGTAGGAAAGTGAGCAGCTGTATAAAACCACTCGTATGCTTCAGTATGTTAGTGAGTAAAACCGTATCCGTAGTGAGTAAGTTAGTTTCTTGAATATACTCTAGTACGGCTTTGGGGTCACTTCTTTGTTCTAATTTACGAGGGGTGACCTCTCCTTTTAAGAGAGAGCGCCAGGTGTGGTTATTCAAAGCAGTACGACCAGTTTGTGCAAAAGCGATAATATCTTTAATAAAGTCAAAATGCAAAGTCGTAAAAGCCGGAGAGAGTACCTGTAAGGCCACCCAGTTACCTGGATTCTTGGTAAAGATGCCTTTAGCTAAACGGATAATCTTTTCCCGTATATTAAACTCTTTTAAAAGGAGCGGATTATTCAGTACGGCGTAATATAGCTCCTCTACTTCAGGGTGAGGTACCATTTTACCACCAATGACTTCAGTAGAAGTTTGTACTGTCGCTGAAAGCACTTTAACAGAAGAAGACGCTTCAATAGGTGTCGCTTCAGGTTGGGCATTAGAGAGCTTATACGCAATAAAACCACGTGGGTAAATGCGGGAGCCATCAATGAGATTACTAATTTTAAATTGAATCACTTTTTCAGTAGCACTATCGATCATTTCAGGTACTCCTCTTCAAAGTCACGAATCTCAGCTTGAATACGAGAGAGCCTGTCTTCGTTATACTGAATCTCTTTTTCAATATCCGGATTGTTTTGACCTTGTTGCAGATTCTTAATATGCATCAAACGCAATTCCAGCATATTACGTTCTTCTTTGGCTTCATCGTAACGTTTAACTGCACTAATGGCTTTTTTCATACCCCACCAGTAAAAAGGATTCACATTAGCACTAATCAAACCCATACGGAAAGGGTCTACCTTATCTTTTCCTTGAATAGCAGTAATTGCTTCGTCATTCTCGGGGATGATTTCCAATTCAGGAATGTTCTTCAATGCGTCTAATACGGCTTTAGCACCTTGTGTATACGCATTCAAAAGCAAACAGAAAGGAGTGAAGTGTTGGATAATATATTGCTTATGTCCTTCTGTTAAGGAAGAAATGCTATTGCCATTATCGAACTTACCGGTTTCAATAATAATCAGGTAAGAAAGTAAGCGACGAGCGTAGCGCTCGAAGAAAGCAAAAGCGGAAAGTATTTGCAGGGTCTGTGCTTCATTATAGGTCAAACCATCCCGAGAGATATCGTTTTGGAATTTCTTATCGATACTCTTTTGCATATTAGCGCCGACTTCAGAGGCTTCATGTAAGCCATGGGCAATCGTGACGATAATATTACCTTTACGCTGTTTAACGTGAGATTGAAAAGCAGAGATAAGGGATTTGGCTTCTTGCGAAGTAAAGTTAAATGTCTTCATCTCCTGGGCGTATTTATCGTACACAGGGATAGTACATTCATTCAGATTAGAAAGAGTAGTGGCTAAGTCACCTAAAAGGTCTTTCTTTTTGAAAGTCGGTAACATGGTTTTGAGGAAATCGAGAATACGCATAATAAAAGAATCCTTCTAAAGGGTAAAGATTGAAAGGTGTTAAAAATACTACTAAAAATAAAAGCATACATTAACCCCCTCCTACCCTATTACTAGAGTAGGAGGGAGAAATAATGATGCTCTATCTAATACAACGATAATCTACTCGTCTTATAGACGTGGTGCGCTACCCTGCATGAGCATTTGAAGTAAATCAGTCAGATTCGTATTATCCTTCTTAGCATCACGAGTGATTTCATTGAAGGACATATCAGTATGCTCTTCGATGGAGTGGAAATACATACGGACACGATTATTGTCCGTATCCACCACTACGAAAATCATGATACCCGAATCGGCAAAGAGCTTCTCGCGTACAGCAAAGCTGGTCAAACGACCACCAATTTCAGATTCCAAAGCCGACAAAGTCGCTTTATTAATGATAATGATGTTACTGATGTTGGCCATGGTAGGATTACCAGTAGCCGCTCCGGCTAAGCTGTTGTTCAGCTTACGCTCTTGGATTTTCTGATATATTTTATCTTTACTATTGGCATTATGGCGTATCTCCTCTCTAATGCGGTCACGAGCAAAGATGAAATCTTGCCAGAATGAAATACGACCACTGCGGTAAGCGTGCCATCTTTCTTTCAAAGTAACACTCTTACGAGTGCTATAGGAAAGCATTTGAATAAGAGTAGAAGGTACCATAGAGGAAGTCATCAGACGGAAAGCTACAGGCACCTTTACTTTACCTTGACCATTACTCAATTCAATATTGATGATTTTACCAATAGCGAGGTTAGCAAGGTCTTTAAGTGTATTGTCAGAAATGACAGTAACCTCTTTCTGCTCTTGAGATAATTTATCCAAGCCTTTACGTAGCAGGTCTTCCTTACCATCTTTAATAGTGCCAACAGCTTTATCAGCATTTCGACGACCTGCAAGAAGGTTAGGGTCAATTTGAGGACCTACAAAGTCCTCGTTACCTAAAGTCAAAGACTCCAGACCTGCTTTGATGCTTTCTTTTTGAGCATGTGTTTTAGCATGCTTAGGCAGAGCAGGTAAGGTGAAGTCATAATAGCCTTCCATAGCGTCCAATAAAGCGACACTATTATTCAATACAGATTGAGCCACGCTGCGATGAGGGTTGAGTCTATCGAGTCGTCTAAAGACACTGATGTTACCAATCGTATTATCTCGTGCTACGGCTTGCAAATAGTAAGCGACAAAGATATTTAGGAGTACGCTACTGAGTTCAGGTAAAATAGGATTCGCAATGAGTGTATGGTCGATTACCGTGATAGGTTGTACCCGCATCGTTTTAGTGGCTTCTACCAAACTGTTATTCATCGCTTGTTCCGCCATCGATATGGCACCCTTAGCGGTGGCTTTTTGGAAAAAAGACAAGCCTACGTCCGCGATACCTTCCAGAGCAGGAGACGCTCCTTTGATAGCAGAGGAAATATGTAGTTTACTCATGATTGAAAAGATTCCTTAACTTTAAATTTTTGAAAACTAACAGACTAAAAGGATAAACCCCATGGTTCCCAATGATATTAACCAAGAGACACCATATGAAAATCAGACTCCTTACGGTGGTCATAGAGGATATAGCTCTTTTAACATAGATGACATTATCCATGACATTACAGGTGGCACGGTACGTGAGGCCATAGACGATGTATTAAAGGTCTCCTCACTGGGACCTATTAGTAATGCATTGACAAATCACTATTACGGCATCAACCATGAGCAGCTTACCCCGCTGATTCCACAAAATAGCGACAATATAGGATTGACGTTTTTTACTAAACCTAGCTTGAACATGAAGGATTCTGTTATTGCCGGTGTCCGTCAACTGGCTCCTTTACTCACGACCAACCCTCAAAGTACCTTACGCTTTGTACGTTGTACGCTAGACCATAGACTGGCTCGTCAGACGGATAAGTATCCTTGCCCTTTGAATGACCACTTAAACTGTTTCATTCCTATATTGACAAACAGTATCCAAACCATGAGTGGTATGCAGTCTGTCGCTTTGGATAGCTATACGGCACCTAGTGGTAAGTTTAAAGAGCAGTTTAGTATGATAGACGATTTTCCTTTTAACTATAAAGCGTATGATATACAGGCTACTTTCAGAAATACACAAGGTAATGTATTGTTGGCTTTGTTTTGGTACTGGATGTGTTGGGCGGCTTTGAGTTATGTATCCGCTAACTACGTCGTCCGTTATTTAGACGATATACGTAGTAATCGTATTGTCTATACGACTCGTATTTATCGTTTGGTATTAGACCAAACGAGACGATTCGTGACCGGTATCTGGGCACCTGGCTATGCCTATCCTACTACATTAGAGACAGGCAGTCAGTTCCATGTGACTGAAGATAGATTGAATATGAGCAATAAGACCATGGATATTGGTTTTCGATGCGTAGGTAATCTCTTTAATGATGACGTATTGATAGACCAGTTTAATCAAACGGTATACATGGGTAATCCCAATATGAATCCTGATTTAATTAAGACGGAGATGGTGAAAGTACCGATGTATGCTTTACGTGTCTATAACCATAAAGGTTATCCACGTATCAATCCTAAAAACTACGAATTAGAGTGGTACGTGAGTAAAGCGGATTACGCTCGTGATGCCGCATCTACTAAGTTCATGAGACAGACTTCAGTGGCTATGATAGAGCCTCGATAATAGATTACTATATACTTTTCTTTCTAACCTTTACATTAGGAGGTTGTACCGAATCATGAGTACGCTACCTGAATATAAGAAACCTACGGATATTACTACTCTAAGAGAGAATATCCATCGTTTCGCTCAGTACCCGGCTTTATTACAAAGGACTGTATTAGAGCACTTAAGTGAAATAACCGAACATGGTGTACAAATCGTAGACGCCACTAACCCAGTAGCCTTTACGATTGAGGCGGCTGCCGTATTAGCGTCTGAAGCCATCAGTACGGATATGGTATTAAACCGTAAACAATATCCTTTTGCTGCACAGACGGAAGATGACCTATATTTACACATGTGTGACGTAGACTATATTGGACGCTTTGCCCTGCCCTCTAGGGCACGTATAGACTTTCTTCTAGAATTAGACGAAGTCACGGAGCGCATGGTGTGGGATGCTAATCTAGGTGTACGTAAACTCATCATTCCTAGGAATACCCAAGTATCCGTAGGTGGCATTTACTTTACCTTTGAGTACCCTATCATTATCCAGCAGTATACCCATGGTGGTATACAGGTGATGTATGATGGTGAAATATTGTCACCCCTGCAAGATATACGGAGTAACATCATTGACTGGCAGATTATGGATATGCGTGAGATGCAGTGGTTAGCCTTTAGTGTAACATTACTGCAAACACAAGCACAAAGTCATATCGTCAATGTAACCCCTGCCGCTCCGGTAAAAGCCAACTTTGCATATGAGGATTACTTCTACCACTGTCGTGTGTTTTATAAGAACAATAGCGATGCTTGGGTAGAAATGGATACTACCCATACACCTGAGCTTTATGATGTAAGAAAACCTACTGCCGTATTGAAAGTAACGGAAGGAAATCTAAACGTATTCGTGCCGCAGTTCTATACGAATACAGGTATGGTAGATAGAGCGATACGTGTGGATATCTATACCACTCGTGGTGATTTACAGATGAACTTAAACGGTTATGGTCCTGAAGAGTATCAGACTGAGTTTATCGCGTTTGATAAAGCACGGGATGATGGTGAGTTTAGTGCCCCATTAAGAGCGTTTAATAACTTTAAGACATATAGTCAAGATAGAACCACCGGCGGTAGAGCCCCTCTATCGTTTGCTGAATTAAGAGAGCGTGTGATTACCAACAGTACAGGTCCTAAGAACATCCCGATTAGTAATGTACAGATAGCTAAGGTACTAGAGGACGAAGGATTCAGAAACGTACGTAATGTGGACTTGGTTACCAATCGTAGCTATTTGGCGTCTCGCGCCCTACCGGCTCCTTCTAATGCTAAATTGATTACTGCCGCTAGCGCTTCTATCGAGACTTTATTTGCTACGGTGAAGGGTATGATGGTATCAGCCGCAGTCATTGATAATGGTACATCTGTTACATTGACCCCTGATGTCATATACGAATCCCGTAATGGTCAATTACAAATCGTTCCTACGTATCAGATTAATAGTCTAATGGCGATGCCTCCTGAACAACGTGCGGTTGAAATCAATAGACACCATTATCTTTATACACCATTTCACTATGTCATCGATATGGATGATAATGAATTGGATTTAAGAGCGTACTATTTGGATAATCCACAAGTCGCTTCTAAAACGTATATAGAGAGTAATCCGACGACTTTACTAGAAGTCGGTATCGAGACGTATGATATTAAGCGTAGCCCTAGAGGTTATACTTTACAGATTATCACGAAGAGTAGTGATGCCTTTAAAGCATTACGTAATGATGAGATAGCCGTACAAATACTATATCGTCCTACTGGTGAAAGAGATTACGCTTACTTAAATGGTCGATTTATAGGGGTGAGTCCCTCTAATGAGCGGATTTATGAATTCCCTTTAAATACAAATTTTGATTTGAATAATAATCATGATTTGATACTAACGAACTTTAAGATGTATGACGATGAAAATAGAAAGATACCTGTGCGATTATTGCAGGACTTTCAAGTCATCTTCATGACTCGTAGTGATATGCCTAACACCTATGTACGTAACCGTATGGACGATAGATTAGGCCATTGGTTATTGCCGAGTAATGTCAAAGCGATTGTAGCGGAAAACATCCGTATTGAGTTTGGTAAAGTATTAAAGAGTCTTTGGAAGCAGTCTCGGACAGTAGCCAGTACGGAAGACTATGAAAGATATGTAGCGGATATTCCTCGTACTTATACGGAAGATGTGTATGATAATGTACGAGTGGAGAATGATGAAGTCGTATACGATATTATCCATCGTAAAGGTGACTTAGTCAAAGACGCTAAAGGAAATACGGTAATGAAGCATCGTAAAGGTGAATTGGTATTAGGTAATAATGGTAAACCGATTGTGAAGAATAAACGTGAGTTAGTCCGTCAATTAGACTTGATGTTAATTGAAGCACCTTATTACTTTGCTACCGATAGTATTGCGGCTCAATATAGACAAGAGATTGTGGATACTTTCTTAGACTGGATGATAGATGGACTAGATACCATCAATGAGCGCACACTGGAGCAGACAGTAGTATACTTCTATCCGCAAGCGACATTAGGTCAAGTGAACATCATGTACAACAATAGCATCCGTACGAAGATAGATGCCCCTCAATCTTTGGTAGTGGACTTAGTCGTGAATCGTAATACGTATAACAATTTGGATTTACGTAAGAGTATTAGTACGACGACGATTCAGGTGGTGAGTGAATTACTGACTAATGCGACCATTAGTAACAGTATGATATTGAGTAGTCTTGTTGAGATATATGGCAATGACGTATTGGGCGTGAAATTAGTCGGCTTAGGTAGTGATACCGAAATCACTGCGATGACCGTGTTGGATGACACTAAACGCTGCTGCTTGAAAAAGCGTTTGTATGTACAGCCTGATAACAGTATGATTGTAGAAGAAGACATCAGTATTAACTTCGTACTGATGGATAAGCAAGAATTGATTTGGTAACGCTTACAGCGCCAAATGTTCCATTTGGTAAATAGAGATACATGACACCATACCCCTCCCTACTCCCCTTTATTGAGGGAGTAGGGAGTATTGGTATGTTTTGGTGTTTCATTATTGATTAGGGTCATAACCTCTAAAGTAAGTGACGGGGTTGTAACCTTCGACTCTTAAAGGAGTAAATGGTACTTCGCCTACATTAACAGTTTTAACGGTTTTGGTTTTCAATTCACCATTATTATTCTGATACTGAATATAAGATGTTTTAATATGTCCTTCTAATTCAGCACGGTGTAAAGATATTAGTGCTTCATAAGGGCTACTTGGGATAATGGGAGTTTCCACTAACCAGCTATCAGAACCTAAGTAGTATGCGGCATTCTTCAATACGGTACCTGGCACCGTAGTTAGTTTACCTGCGGCCTGTACGGCAACAGAAGCTACATTCGTTACGACCTTACCGAGTAAACCTTTCTTACTAGCGTTAGAGCGCATTCCCTGTGCTAATCCACGAATCTGTACGTAATGCTTTTGTTCTTTCTGTTTCCACTCTTTAGCAAAACGTTTGACGTATTTAGCCAATTCATTATACTCTTGAACGTGTTCCTTATAAAGCTCTATAGACGAATCTAACTCTTCTTGGGACATTCCCATGATGCTCTCTTTGGTGTACACAGGGCACTTCTCTTTAAAAGCAGCACAAACCGCTTTATATTCTTCATAAGTCATTTCAGACATGTTGATCCACTCCTATTAATGTAATCGATTACTTACGGGTAATATATTTAGCAAAGTCTTTCAACGCCCCGCCAAAGAGCATGACCGCTCCACCCATGTTACGCAGGACTTGTTTAGCCGCTTCTGCGTGTTGTTCTTTGTCCATTGCTTCTTTCATCTTAGCATTGGACTCTTCAATTAGCCTTTCGGCTTTCTGTGTTAATTCAGACTTTTTCATGGCTCTATTAACCCTAGTGTATTTTCTTTAGCCTCATATCAGCTGGTAAATGAATAGTAAACATGAGGATGGGGAAAATAACCAATTATATTACTCCCACCATCCTCTTCTATTCAATCCATTTACTTTGAGTATTTTTACCCTATAGTTTGTCCCCTACTGTAGAGACTAAAGTTTCACCATCTTTAATCATGTTACCATTTTCGTCAAAGACAGTGTCTTTTTCAGTAGTATCTTCTTCAGTAGGGGAAGGAGGTAAACCGTTAGGGGCTTCTTGTTCATTATACTTGTCTACACTCATCGCTCCTGTCTCCTCTTTAGGTAATTCATTATTCATAATCGCCTGTACTAAATCATCTTGCTCTGCCTTAGCATAGCTCTCTTTCATACTGTACAATATACGAGCTACCGAGTTGATACGTGCGAGTGAAGCTTGTTCTTTCACTAACAAAGTAGATAAATCAGCAATACGAGTTGTAGACTCATCTCGCAATGATTCAATCTCTTCTATCAAGATAGGAACAATACGAGATTGCACTTTGGCAGAAGCGACAACGTTATCGATGTTATTACTCATGATAAATTTAATCCTTTTCAGTATTGGGTTTATTGGTCGTACCGTCAGCATAAGTAATATAGGTATACTGATTATACGCGTTTAAGGGAAGGATGATATTGCTATCATCTATAACGGTTATATTGATATTTGCCATACTGCCATAAGCATCGGCGTAGTGTGATACCATGAATAGCTGCTGATGCTCTTTGGTGGAGATAAGAGAGTGTATCGCTTTACCAGCATTTAGTCGGTGAGTCGCGTCAAACGTGCGACCAAACTCATCTAAGACTAATGGATAATCACTAATCTTTAAGTACTTCATACTCACGATTTTAAACGCTAGATTGATAATCTCTTTAATCCCTGCACTGCCTGCATTCACATCCGGTATCTCGGTCTCACCTACTCCTGTTAAGACAGGGAAACGATAAGTCAATCCTTTTTCATCCATTTCTTCAGCAATAGAGATAAATAAAGGGTAAGACCATATCTTCGCTATTACAGCATTCATGTCCTTTAGGAAGTACTGGATAAATCCAAATAGTCCTTCAGCGATTAATCCCTTATTAGGGGATAACTCTTCTACTAATATACCATAAGCTCTTTCTTTCAGTTCAGCTTCCTCTATAGACTTACGTATATTTTCAATATTGTCTTGCTTATATTGTATCTTCGTATACTCATTGAGGAGGTTACTCTGTAGAAATCGTAATCGTTCAATCTCCTCTCTTAGTTGATTATCGATATAGCTTTGGGTCAATTCTTGATTTAACTGAGCAGTCGTTTTGATTAATTCATTTAAACGAGTATAGACAGCTTCTCTTGTCTGTAATAAAGATAAAGCATACTGCGCTTGCTTAATCGACTTAGTTAAATCATCTTTCTCTTTTAAGGCTGTTTGTATTTGATTGCCTACTTTCTCTAAGTTATCTTTCAATATAGAGATAGAAACATATTCGGTACTCGTTTGAGCTAATGTCTCTTTTACCTGATTGAGTTTCTTAATCTCATTTTGGTAATGCTCTATATCCATTAATCGATTTAATTCCATCTCATATTGATTCGCTATATCAATCGCCTGTTGCGGCTGAGTTGTTAATATCGATTTACCTAAAAGGTATTGATGAAGATGTCGTAAAGGAGTGTCATTTAAGCGTAATGCGCTATAAGCGCGTATAGCCTCTAAATAAACGACTTGGGACTCGTATTGAGGGGTAAGTATACCTTTACGCTTTAACAGGCCTTCTCGCTCATTCTGGAGGCCTTTTAGACCATGTTTCAGTTCATGCGCTCTATGCTCATCACTACCAGGGATAAATGACGTATGACAGCTAGGACATTCTACCCGTTTTCCATCTAACACTTTCGATAGAGAAATCGATTTCTCTTCTTCTATCTGTAGTCGACGTAATCTTTCGTCTATATTGAAAATCTCTTCTTTCAGTCTTTCGTATTTCGCTTTCGTATAACGACCATCATTATCAGGAATGTGATTCCATATCTCAATCAAGCTAGGTAACATATCCCTTAATAGAACCAAAGCTTCTTTAGGTTGTAAAGTATCAGGATGGTTGAAAACGGAATTAGTGTTCTGTAGGTTATGTATCTTCTCTTCTAACGTTCTATATTGGATATCCATCTCTTTTAAGTTACCGATTTGGGTATCCTCTAATAAACGAATGTCTTTCTCTAATTTTAATACTTGTTGATTATACTGCTGTAAAGATTGTTCGACATTGCCTCTTCTATCGGTCATAGACTGTAGGGTACTCTCTAACTGCCTTGGCTTATAGTCATGATAAGGAGTATACCGACCATTGGTCTCTATAGGGGATAGTTTATCTAACTGACCATTGATTCGCATATACTCTTTGACTTCATGATTGAGTTTATTAGGCAACAATTTATACGTTTCTTCTAAATCATACGGATTAATAATACGATTAGAAAAGAGCATACTCGTCAATGCTTTCATTAACTCTTGTATATTATCAATGTCTTTTAACAAAGAAGTTACATGCTCTTTATCTTCCTTTACCATTTCCAGCTGTAATAGCTTTTGCTTCTCCTCTTTGATATATCCTTGTAAATCACGCTGTTTCTCTTTTAATCGCATATATAAGGAAATAACGTAATCATAACTCACACTGCTCATTAATGTAAACCATTCACGTCTTTTCAATGGTCCCATATCGGTGAAATTGACTTTATTGTTAATTAAACCGTGTATGGTATCGGTATAGCCGAATATCTCTTCGGCCAGTGTCTTCTGTAAGGCTTGGGTGCCACCTGTATTTAACTCAATCTCTTCTGTTTCACTAATGATTTCTTTAAAAGAACATTTGACTCCTTGATTAAAAGTCGTGGTTAAACAGTATCGTTTATTATGATGTTCAATAATGACTTCTTTTAAACCGTCTTTTTCAAAAGCATCTTTACTACCCGGTAGAGGGGATAATTCATTTAACAAACAAGACTTACCGCTACCATTGGTACCTAATATTAAGGTAACCGCAGTAGGCATAGTCATTTTGAATTCACTGATACCTGAAAGGTACATGCGTTTAAAGCCTTTTAGGCGTATGGATTCGTAATACATATACTCAATTCCTGATGTATATTTTCAATTTATAAAAGTCTCTATTGAGGCTATACTCAAAGAGATTCTCGTAGTAAAGGACTATTACCGTATGGCAAATGCAGCTAGTAATCAAAATCTAACCCAGACGAATCAGTCTATATTCCAGCCTTATAGTGTCGGTATCGTCGCGCAGAATAAAGAACTCAATAGCAACTACGTCGAAGTCACCCCTATTGAAGACGCGATGGTACTGGCAGGTGAACTCACTGACCACGTTTACGCATATCAAAGTAGTGGTTTAGATGCGGATAAGAAACCGTATCAGACAAATGTAAAAACGAGTGCGACGATAAAATGTAAATGGTTAGCTTCTAGTCAAGGTAACCGAATGACTGCGCCTGATGTGAGGCGTGGTGAAAAAGTCATGATATATCGAGTAGCGAACAGTACGATGTTCTACTGGGACACGATGGTCAATAATAGCAATACGAGACGATTAGAAACCGTCGTCCATGCTTATAGTGGGACACAGAAGGAAGATGAACAGCTCAATGAGAATAATAGCTACGTAACGGAAGTCAGTACGCATAAAAAACTCGTCCGATTAATCCATACTAGTCAAGCTAATGGTGAGCATTTCGTATACGACATTTATGTTGATACGGCTAATGATTACATTATGCTCAAAGACAATGTAGGTAACTTTATCACGTTAAACAGTGCTAAGCACCAAATCCATTTAAAGAACCAAGACCAGAGTGAGGTGGAGCTGATACAGAGAGTGATTAATATTAGGAGTCCTGATACGATTAATATTAAGACAACCACTTTGAATATAGAGACTACTACCATTAACAGTAAAGGTAAATGGAACCAGGTAGGTGACGTGGATATACAAGGCTACTGTAATCCTAGTGCCGGTGGTAACACGTCTGCTGACTTTGTAGCGGGTGGTATTAGTCTACACAACCATGACCACGTCAAAGGACCAGGTAGACCGACTTAAAGTAGATTCATACATAATACACCATACTCCTCCCTACTCCCTCAATAAAGGGGAGTAGGGAGGGATATAGTATAAATTATGTTCTAAATAAAAATAATGATATATTATTAAGGTGACCACGAGGAAAAGAGATAATTTATTTTACCCCTTTTCCTCGGGTTCGCTAGTTAGCAGCTAGCATATTATACACCTTAATTAAAGGAGCCTATTATGGTCCCTATCCTTGAAGAGTATAGTCCCACGACTAAGTGGGTGTTAAGCTTGCTCAACGATGAGGAATTCAAACCTCATATCGAAGAGTTTGACTTAAGTGTGGAAGAGGATTTCCGTGGCGCAGTAAAACGCGCCTTGGAACTCGAATATCTGCGTAACTCATTACGGGGTAATCCCTTACCTAAGCCTGAACGACAGTACGTTACCGGTGGGTTCGGTAATATGACCGTTCTGATATAACAACTCTACAATTTAAACTAAACTACCCATTCCTATCTGTTTAGGATAAGGAATAAATGACTGTTATCAACAGTCACAAAGTTGTATTTCCCACGAATACCCTCTTCATAATAAAGTACATGTAAGAGGGTATTTACTTTTATCTTTATTAACACTCAATATAAGGAGTATATAACATGGCATTGATTATTTCCATTATCGTATTTGGCCTCTTGGTTCACGTAGGTTGGAGAGAACTTAAACGGAAATTTAGAGCTTTCGCTAAAGATGTGTTAGCGGAAGATGAAGAAGTAGAGCGTCCTGTTAAACCGCAAGCTCCGCGCCGCGCTACCACTTTGGAAGAAGACATTGGTGATAACCATACCATCACGATGTCGAAAGCTGAATTGGAAGAGCTTCTGAAGGAAGCCGTAGAAATGGGCGTAGAAAAAGCTCAGCGTAATCAGTAGAAATAATACTGCGCTATATGGCGCCATAACCCCCTCCTCCCCCTATTGCTAGGTGGGAGGAGGGTTTATTATGGTTTTCTTTTCCAACAACCATTTTCGTTTTCCAACAAGTAAACAGGATACTTGAATCAAAATTAATCCAAGAGCCCCATCATGAACAGTATCCCCATTATCGAGTCTACTATACAATCATCTATTTTACTCAATGGTAATATCCTTATTAAAGTAAAGAAACCCGAATAAAGGTAGGCAGGGTTTGACACTATCCCAGGATACCTGATTCAAAGTCAGGAGAATAGCGAAACGTTGTTCTTTAGTATCACCGAGGCACGCCGAGAGGGAGCAATGCGCCGTTTAAACATTACTCGTCTCTCAATGTGGCGTGTATATGAATACCCTGCGCATAGGGGTAAATATGGATAAAAACGCTATACGCAGTCCGCTTTTGAGTGAGCCTAAGTACTCACCAATGCAACGTCAGGATAGGTAGAGGAAAACTTGTCAAACCCCAATCCTACCTGGACCCCATATGTGATACGCAGTCAACCTTAGGACTTACCTCCACGGTACAGACTACCTCTCTTTAGCCAACCATTTTCCTCCTTTTAGTAAAGGAGTGGCTAAATCGCTGAGAGTATCTATAAGCGCCATGAGCATTATAGATTAAAAGTCATATGGCTGCCTGAACCTACCTCATTCAGATTTACTACACTTGTCTAACTACAAAGGAACATTATCATGAATGAAATATGAGTTGCTATTACAAACAACCCAGATAATAATTTTTAATCCATTTACTTATTAAGGTGCTTTCTTTTTCAGTTTAATTAGAGCCGCCTCTAATGTTTGTATCTTATTTCGAGCGGCTCTTAATTCACTCTCTAGTGCTTTGACCTGAGCAGGAGTCGTATTACTTTCTCTAATATTGAGTTTACGTGAAGCTTTCATAGACTCATGAGAAGCAAAAGACACGATTTCAGGATTAGAAAGGAGTAGTGATACAACGTCGCCTTCCACTCCTACGGTATCTTTGACTAAGTCTTTCACCCTTTGCTTTAATTCAGTCAGATTGGTATCAATAGGCAAAGGTCCTATCGTGACGGCTAAACCTAATACACCATACTCCACACCATTGCCCGATGGGAAAGAGACTAAGTAAGAAGAAGGGAAGCTGTAAAGTTGTCCTGCTTCGTCTCTAACGGTAATGATACAGACTTGGGAAATTAAGTCATTCTGATAGGTATCTTGAGGAATGGACTTAGGTTCGTAATAATCATCATAAGGCTCGTCGCCCATGCTGACGAGCTTCTCTAATTTTGTCACCGAGATACAAGTATATCTCTCTTGTTTTGATAATAATGTATCATACGGAGCTTTTAATACCCAAGTACCTGCGGCATTAATATACGGTAGTATAGGGTTCTGTGACATGTATTGGTATCCTTTATACTACGTTAGTCGTTAGGGACTGGGAAGTTAGACTTAGCAGCCATCAAGAAGTGGATGTTCTGGGTACTCCATACTAAGAATAATTTACCATTACGTTTCACACGAGAGAAACCGACAGGTATATCAGAATACTCATCCATAGATTCAGTTACGATAAACATTTTCATTAACTTCTCACTAAACTCTCTTGTCTCTTTAGACTGACGGTTAAAGTCCTCATGCATACTAGAGACCGCAAGTAAATCAGGGAAGACATCTGTTAAAAGAAACTTATTATCTCTATTCTCATTACCAGAAGTTACATAAGTCGTAATGCTACGGTAAGGGAAAGCTAAAGTACAAGCATATTGGTCTACGTGTGTTTTAGGATAACCCACCGTATAAGGTTTTAAGTAGGTATTGTAAGCAGTAGAAATACGTGCTTGTGGCGTATATAGACCGGCTACAATACGGCGGTTAGGAATCGCGTACTTATCCCACTGTGGCACGAAAATGAATTCCGTCCGTGTAAAGATATCCGGGAAGATTTTCTTCCACTCTGCTTCCGTGTGTTTGGAATGGTCCAAAATCTCTTTCTTAATCGCGTCTTTAATACTGTCGATATTATCCCCCGCAATACCGTAAATAATCACGTCCCACTGCGTTTGCACTTTATCGGTAGGGTCTTTAGGATTAATCCAGTTAAAGAGGTTTGTACGCACACGAGTATTAGGCAATTTATTTTTAGCAGCCTCCACCCTCTCTGTCTGTATAACAGGGTTAATCGCTTTTAACTTTTCTAGGATTTGTTCTTTCGGTAGATAGAAGTCATCTACGTTAGGTAAAGCTGGCACGACAACAATATCAAACTCATCGTACTGTTTCGTAAAGGCCTGGTCTACAAACCAAAACTTAATATAAGATTCATCAGTTTCTCGTTTCCACGATACCCATTCAGGTAACCAGAAATTACCATCCGAAGCAATCTTACCACTACGGAAAGTATTGGCTTTACCTGCGAAGTGAGCCATTAATTCACGTAAGAGCTCGTCAGCATAAATCTCACTATTGGCTCTAATAGAGTAATCGTAAATAAAGTCTACTACACTAAAGACGTGGTCATGCCAATCTTGAGAAAGGATTTGGTATTTACCGTCTTTAGTAGAGTTAAACGTATAGACAGATATATTACCCCTGTCTTCGGTATATAAGCCTTTGTCTTTGGCATATGTTAAAGTATACGTAGAAATCTCACCGATTGGGTGGATTTGGCCATACGTATTGGATACGAACTGATTGTGGGAGGCAAAGCCCTTAATGACGTACATAGCGGTACACCTTTCGTAAAAAGTAAAGGGTCAAAATAAAGAAAAAGAAATGCTATATTACCATTAGGTAAATACCATATAGCATAAATAAAATAATAACTACAAAATTCACACTCGTTATTTAAGAGGATACTAATCTATAATGAATATAAGGAAACCTACGACATGTCAAGTTTACAGTTACTTAGGAGCCTTTGGATGTTCTTCTACGATACGTTTATCGGTAAAGAAGTCACATTCAGAGAGGCTGTACGTAAACACAGGGGTAAACTATTCTTAATACTGCTGCTGTGTTTGTCTTTATTTATTAATGTGCTGACTTTTAAACAGATTGCTGATGTACGCAATATCGCCCGTAGTAACAAGGTCGCGTATAAAGACTTAGAGAAAAAGCATGCGGACATGGAAGAGCAGTTTAAGTCCCAGTATACGAAAATACTCTTTGCCTATTCTTATCTTTATTACGAGCACTACGATAGGCAAGGTAATTTGATCATACACGATGCTCGTACGGGTAAATCATTAGGCGTACTGACGGATAACGAAATGAAAGGTAATGGGGCTACTGATAATCCTTACCATCCTACCCCTCCGTATGAATATACTAAATATATTACCGATGGTAAAACGATGTTACCTGGACGGGATATCATGCCTCCTACAGAAGAGGATGGCCGTTCACCAGAAGCTTATGAAGACAAGGCCAGTGAGCCTATTACGAAGTAATATTTTATCATTCAGTAATATAAATATTCAATATAACCTATGTATGATTGTAATAGATAGATTAAACTAGGAGTGAACAGTATCATGACTGATGCAGTAAAAGACGTATACGGCGCGGCCTTATATACAGATGGCGGCACCTTTAAAAGTAACCCAGGTCCGATTGGTAGTGGGATACATGGTTATCTTTATAACTTAAGCGATAAAAACATCCCTGATAGTAAAAATAGTAAATTTCTTTTTACGGCTAAGGGATACTTAGGGAAAGAGAATAAGGAAGCGGGTAAACTGAAGTCGTATAAAGATGTAGACGACTATAAAACCGTATTAGAAAGTAGTGATGGTAAGGGTAATCTACTTATTGCCCCTACTCACCGTGTGAACTTCATGATTAGTGATAAAGGCTATGGTACGAATAATCAGGCCGAGTTAATCGGTATGAAAAGTGCTATGGATTTTATTAATCATTACAATAGCCAGTATGATAATCGATTGAAATACGCTTACATACACTGTGATAGCCAATATGTCGTACAAGGTTTAAATGACTATTTACCTAAGTGGAAACGACGTGGGTATAAGAAAAGTGATGGTGAGGATATTGGTAATAAGAGCGAATGGATTGCATTGGAGAATGCTTATCAAACCGCTTTAAACCACTGTGACGTGAAAGTGAGCTGGATTAAAGGACATGATGGTAATCTGGGTAACGTACACGCCGATAATCTCGCTAGTCAGGCGGCAGTATTAAACAACAGTAAAATGGGGGAAGCGGTAGATTATAGTAAAGTGATACCGATGGGGGGTAGTGTATTAGAGAGTGAAGGGGATGATGTACCTAAGGGAGCAAAAGGGAATGCGGCTACAGAAGGTAGCGTGAAAGCACCTAAGAAGAAAAGTAATGTGGCGGATAGCCATCCTTTCTTATTTAGTAAACGACTCATCTTCAATCCTTACTTAAGTCAACAGGACAAAGGGACTTATACCCAATACTTCTTATTAGAACCTGGCGATGGAGCAGAAGACAGTTTCATCGGAGCCGAACTAAGTGACGCTTCTTTAGTCTGGGTAAGACTCAAAGAGAAAGACCCTTATATTGATACACTAATCCGTAATCAGTATGATTGGCTACAGCGATATGGTTGTAATACGGATGTAATCGTACAGGGCTTTTTAAATAAGGTGCTCTCTAAAGCGACTAAAGAAGAGCTAGATGAAAAAGGAGATATGTGTATACAAGGGGCTATGGATGCTGTACATAACCTCTTTTTATCAGACGGCACACCCATTAGCATGGTAATGTCGCCTGCCTTTTTAGTCCACCGTAATATTCAAAGACTAGATTCGATGGCTACCTGGGCGAATCAATATTTGGAAGGTCGAGCATTTGGCAATAGTGTCGATATTACTCCTTTGTTCTATACAACAGAGGAAGATAAGAAGGGGAATGTAAAGATGGCTTTACTCCCTACCATCACCAATAACCTAGACAGTATTAAGACATATGCTTTAATCGGTCATGCGTATAATGAGACAGCTTATGATGTATTAAACGAGGAAAATGAAAATACTCGTTTGGTGACTTTGACCTTTGGTATTGATTTACCGCCTAGAAACGTGTTGAAGAAGATTGAGAGGTATGCTCCTGCTATTTACCTGTATACTGTTGCCAAGGATAATAATTTGTTTGAGTATTTCGTGCTGGTACATTTGACTGTGACAGACGAAATATTAATCATGCAAAGTACTTATGCGGCAGACCTAGTTGTTTAAAAATCCATTCATGGTTTGTCTTCTTTCCCACAATGCTGTATTAGAGGATAGACCATGATTTTTTTTTATCCTTTCTTTTTTTTATTTTTATAATAATTAAATATAACGAAAAAGACAGATGAGGTAAATTGTCATGATTACTGAAAATGATCACGATACAACATCTAAAACTGAAACCACTGACGGAACTGTCAGTAAGAGAAATAAACCCGGCATTCTAAAACGTACATTTAACGGCATGATGAGTATGATACTGACTACATATACGAAACGTAAAATCGTATTAAGTAGTTTAGTGGGTTACTTTCTAAAGATAGATGCTTTGGATATGCCGAATATTACTCGTATTAATAAACTTATGCGGATATGTGACTATTCTGCTGAAGCCATGAAACTGCCTATACTGCTCAGTGATAATATTTGGAAAGGAGTAGACGTACCACATGTAAATGCGTTAGATACCGTAGGGGCTTTGACATATTTGAAAGAGAACATACCAGAGTGTTTGTTGTACCCTGAAATAGACGAAGACATTAAGATGTTCTTAGGGAAAATGAGAAACAAGAGTTTTAATTTTATCGCTGCCGCTAAATAGGACTAGTATAGTAGAGTTTATACCATATACCACCATATCACACCTCCCCTACCCTAGTCTATAGGGAGGGGAGGTGTGATATGATGTATTTATTTTCTTTTGACTACTGTTTGATATTATCTTCTACACTACGGATATTGTTATCCATAGCGGTATTGAGTACCCTTAAGTAATAGTGAAGCATGCTAAAAAGTTCTGCTTCTTGAGCGACCATTAAACTTAACTGGCTCACTGTGTGGATAGCTTCTGCCGTTACTGCTAATCCTTCTTCTGTCTTATCTAACCAAGTATTAAACTTAGAGAGATTAACTTGTGCGGTTTGCAGCTCTTTATTTAAAGCTTTGGGTTTGAGTTTATTCATCCGCAAAGTGAGCTGCTGCAATAGTGGCAATACCAAAGTCCAGTCTTTATTACGTTTCAAAGCCTTCTGATAGGGAAGAGAAGAAATAGAGGAATTAGGTTCTACATACTTACCTAGACTCTTCTTAATTGCTTCTAGCTCTTTAGTATTTTGAGTATTAACCGTAGAGATACCTTTGAGTTTATCATTAGGACGATTCACTAATTCACCTGAAAAGCGAGTGAACTGATAAATGTCTTTAGCAGCTTTCTTTTCCAAAAAGTCTACGGCAGGTACCATAAACTCTTTTAAGAAGGTGAGAAAGTCCACTTTCAATCCTACAGGAGTCGTTAGTGTTAAATGTTTAAAATCCATGTAGTCAGCAGCACCTATCTTTTTAGTGAATCGATATTGGTCTAATTTCAACATCGTCACATCTTCCGTAGGTAACTCTTTCATCAAACCAAACCACGTACGTAAAGTGGTGGGTATCAATGCTTTCAAATCATCCACCAGTCCTTCATTAGCTTCCTTTAAGAGGGTATGATAATCATACTTATCCTCAATGAAGGATTGATAGCTTTCTAAAGACATGACAGATGTCTCTACCTTATCTTGAGTAAACAAAGAAGCGTCCATCTTTGCATCCTTTACTGTATAGTGTTGAACAATATAAAAATGAATAATCCTCAAACTGCCTTTTATCTTTATAAGGCAGGAAAATGCTATAAAATCCTAAGCTACAGAGACTTATATAGTAAGTTTAAAGGTTAATCTATACACTATGTGGTTTAAACGTATAGGCCGGATGTGCGAGTGGGATACTTTGTAGTTTATTAAACGTGCTCCACTTGGATTGAGTATAAATGGATAAAAGGATAACAGTAGCAATGAGTGAATTTGCAATACCCCAATTTAACCAAATCCCTCTAGTAAAAATCATGTTAAGTGTAGGGTGTTTGTTTGATATCCCTACGGGTAGTTACTTAGAAGGTGTACATGGTGAAATGATTTTGAATGGTGGTATAGGTGCTTTAAATGGTATTACGGGTATCGGTAATAGCTTTAAATCCACCATTACACACTACATTAGTTTAACGGCGGCTTATCGGGCGCATAGTCAAAGTGCTATTATTACGTATGATACAGAAAGTAACATACATTCATGGCACTTGTCTGAATTAAGTACTAATGCTGTTAAAGAAGACTGGATAGAGAGTGGCAGATGGTCTGTGACGGACCGTAGCCTTTATGAAGGCGATGTGTGGTATGATATCTTCAAAGACTTCATGAAGAATAAGAAAAAAGACAGAGCGATGTATATCGAAAGTAACTTTGCCGATAGAGACGGTAAAGCGATGAAGACTTTGATTCCTACAGTAGGAGAAATCGACTCTTTCAGTAAGTTCAGTACCTCTGATGTCGTTAAGATGCAAGATGATAATAAGCTGGGTGAAAAGGGTGCGAACACCATGCATATGCGCCAAGGCTTACAGAAATCACGTTTCCTAGATGAAGTACCGAGTTATGCCACAGGTAGTGGTACTTACATCATGCTGACAGCTCACTTTGGTGAAAAGATTGAAATGGACCCTTATGCACCACAGTTAAAGAAACTGCAATATGTGAAACAAGGGCAAGCCATTAAAGGAGTACCGAGTAACTTCTCATTCTTCATGAATACTTGTTGGCAAACCACGAGCGCTAAACCACTTTACGATGGTGAGAATACTCCCATGTATCCTAGAAGTAGTGATGATAAAGGTAAACGGGATACTGACTTGAATGAAGTGGATTTGTTACAATTACGCTGTAAGAGTGGTCCGAGTGGCAATCAGATTAAGATTATCGTGAGTCAGTCTGAAGGTGTGTTACCTGCTTTAAGTGAGTTCCATTACTGCAAAACAAATGGTCGCTTTGGTTTACCTGGTAATGATAGGGAATATCATAGTGCATTACTGCCTAATGAGTCGCTTAATCGTAATAATATCCGTACTAAACTCGATGCTAATCCACGTTTGGCTCGTGCTATCAATATTACGTCTGAATTATTACAGATGATTAAAATGTGGCACCCTAAGAAGAAGATTGAGGATAAGTACATTTGTACCCCTGAAGAGCTTTATTCAGGCATTATCAATAAAGGCTATGATTGGGACATGATTTTGAGTATGACTCGTGGGTATACTTCATTTGACCCTAACCATCCTTTATTGGAATTGAGTACGTATGATATCTTGCGTATGCGTATTGGTGAATATCATCCTTACTGGTTAGAGGAGGATAAGAAAACCATTAAGAAAGCTTATCGTAAGAACGTGCAACACTTGATTAGCGAACCTTTATCTTTAGCAGAGATTGCCAGTGGTAAGGGTAAGAAAGGTAAAGAGGGTATTAAAGTTAATAGTGATGCTGACATTGCTGCTAAATTAGAAGCTGATTTGAAAAAAGAAGCAGGTATATAACATTATGTTTTAAACAACAGGGTATAGTAGATTTATTCGTTATACCCTATTTTCTTTTTTAACTATAAATGAGTATGTAAACATGACTGATAATCAAGAAACCGCTGTAGTGAATGCTCCTGTAGAAACTACTCCAGCTACTCCTTCTGAAACCGATAATACCTTCACCAAACCTGAATTCTTTCAGGCCAGTGAGGTTCAAGACGTAGCGGATGATGGGCATCCTGAATCCCCAATGGAGCACATTAACAATGAGTTGCGCAAGTTGAATGTTCCTGAAGATAAACTGCAAGGTTGGAAAAGGGGTTATTTTCAGACTGAAGATGAAATCGCGGCTTACAATAAAGCCACTCGTAGTGAACAGATGTTCTGCGTGAATAGACTCCTGCGCCTATACATGGGTTTAATGGAAGAAAACACTCGTGCCGAGCGCTGCGCCTTGATTGATGGCGTCTCTTACAAAGAGTGGCGCGAATTGATGCACGATTACATTTTGAAAATCATTGCTGAACACTTGACTACCGGTAAGTGGGAACGTATTAACCAGGAGATGACTGTGCCTTTAAAAGACGATGACTCTGTCGAACATATTGAAACCGGTATCGAATCGGTGGATGCGGCTGCACTGCAAGCCGCTAGCGAAAAAGTAACAGAAGAACAAACTCAAGCTGAACAACAGTAGATTATCTATTTATCTACTATACTCTACCGCTTGGGGTTATTCCCTGAGCGGTAGGGTATTATACCCTATATTGAGTATTTATGTATTTTCTACGTATATAGGAGTAATCTATTATGATGTCACGTGAAGCACGTATTAAAGCGACTAAAGAGATAGCTGAGTATTTGTATCAGATTTTACCGTCTAAGGAGTCTGTGACTTTGACGATTAATATGCTCAATAGAAAAACCGATGAAGAGTTTGAAAGCTATTTAAGGGACTTACAGTCTGGTAAAGAGACGTTACCTTTGCTAGCCCCTAACAGCGTAGGTCCTCAGCTAAGTGTAGAACGTAATTTGAGTATTGCAAAAAAGATAGGCCATCGGTTCTTCGAGAGAGTTTGGTTAAATGATAGAGACGGTAATCGTTATCTGTCTACGGATAAATATTTGATTGTTGACTTACCTGTTAAACGCATGGCACAGCTGGTGAGTAAGAAGATTAGCATCCCTGAAGATGATAAGACGATTGATGATTTGACAGGGCAACCTACGGGTAAATCTAAAGGAGCTAAGGTATCCTATCCTGAAGTACAAATTCTGACGGCTTTAGGTTTAACCAATACGCTCACTGAGTTTATGAAGTACCGTGGAGGTGATGAGAAAGGCTATAGAGCCATGACATTATCGATTGAAAATACCGGGGGTGTATCACAAGCAGCTATTGAGCCTTATAGTGGTGGCGTCACCTCGACTAAAATGTTAGGTGTATATTTAACAGGTATGCATTTGAGTAATACACTTTGGTAAAATATTTGAAATAAACATACTGAAGAAGGGAGTATGGATATGACACAAGTAAACAATGCCGTAGATAGTTTAACAGAAGCGCGCCATGTACGTAATCACTTTCAAAGTGATGATTATGTTATCGCGGTTAATACGGAGAATAGTAAGCTTAAAGAGAATGTCGTTATTAAAGCGATTCTGAAAGAGTCCTTACTACAAGTAGGAATGCAAGCTTCATTGACGAGCAAGTCTGAAGTCTATGAATCTTTCTTGATGTATTGGTTATTAAGCTTTAAGCCTTATATGTTTACTAATACGGAAACGATTAATGAGATTAGTGAATACGTATTTGGTCATAAGGAGCATACGGATTATGCTTTGCAGTTAAAAAGTATCTTCTTTGCCCGTACGTGTTTAAATAAAGAGGGTTTGGATGGTTTAATTAACCATATTGTCAATGCGGTTAGTCCGATTACTGGGGTGACGACTATTATACCTGAAAGCATCGACAGTCGGTTAAATAGTGCAGGGGTGGAAGATGATAGTGAATTGGCTACCTTCTTATTGGACAATCTGTGGTTGATTCCATTACTCTTGTGCAGTCTTTGGTTAAATGCTGACTTTATACAGGACTTAAGAAAAGCTCAAAGAGAGTTTGCTTTTGATTTACTCAAAGAGATTAAAGAAGGCTGAATATGACTAAGAAAGCCGCTGCGATATACGTAGAGTTAGATTGCTTACTCGATACACGTTTAGCTGTCTTAGAAGGAATGGATAAAGAGAAAGTAATTGATATCATTGATGGGGGTTACCATACTCGTCGTGAAGACTGGTGGGACGGAATAGACATGGAGGAGTATAGACGGCGGTATAAAGAGCGCACTATATATACGCTTAGTCAGTCTACTGTTACAGGTTGTGTGGCGCTGATACAGAAAGTAGCATTTGAATTAGCCAGCGATTTACCAGAGTCGCCTACTCATAACAAGATAGAAGTACACATCAATACTTATCCTTATCGTTTAAGTGAAGAAGAGTGTTTAGGTATAGAAGCCGCTTTAACGCAATGGGTTAGTGCACCTGTATCATATCAGTTTCTTTATCTCTCCCCTGAACAATTAACAGTAGGATTAGTCAATACGAAATACACGGTATTGATTATGTACGATTACAGTAGTTGGTTAGATATGCATTTGAAGGAATTTCAAAACTGCTTCTTACATGACGTGACTCTATTTGCTCCTAAAATCAATTTGAATCGAACACCAGATGAAGAAATGCTCAAAGCATTACGAGACTTAGGGATGGAAGGAGTAAAAGATGAATTTGACTTATACGAAAAGCTAGCAATGGTCTTTATACAACTGATGTTAATAGAACCTATGTATTTTAGTATATTGAGGCCTGATTTCCCTATGCTCTATGAAAAAGAACCTAATTTTAGTCGTTTTGATAAAGAAAAGAAGTAAAATAGATTTATGGCACCATAAACCCTCCTACTCCCCCTATATAGGAAGGAGTAGGAGAGAATATGGTTTGGAGTATAGTTAAGTACTCTGTGTATTATTGACTTTAGCACGAAAATAATTATAATCGTTACCGAAGTTATCGGTCTCTACCAATGACTGCTCGCCTTCTACGTAGTTTCGGGTACCTAATTGGGATTCAGGTATTCTCCCCGTATTCATATCCGTCTGAAAACTCGTATGATTCACACTACGTAAGGCTTCCACCACGATGGCTTTGACGTCGCTCATCTCTTGGTTCTTCTCTTTATTAATCGCTGCTTTCACACGGTTATTCGTACCGGCATCTATGTCTTTTAATGTTTTTAATACGATATCAATTTCTTCAGTATCGACATTATCTTTCAATCGTAGATTATGAACATTATCCCATACGACAAAGCGAGAAATAATCGCTTGGCGTATACCTTGTGTATACTCGTAAAAATCCTCTTCAGTATTATCCTTCACACTCAAGAATCGTTTAGATGCGGTTAAACAACTCGTATCATCTAACAACTCCTCTAATGTCTTATCGTTAGGTACTTCCATACCTAACACAGTAGTGGTATCTGACATGGTGTTTTCCTTTCGGATATCCGTATGTTAAAATCTTTTTCACAAATATATTACCTACTGGTAATTAGGATTACTTATTAGTAAATTCCTAATCCTTAGCTAATAGGAGCATTAATCATGGGATTATTGAAAAATTGGTGGATAAAATTACTTTCTCTCTTTGAAAACGAAGAGAAAGAAGAGCCTCGTTATTTAACGAGTCCTATGTTCAGTATGTTAGAAGAGGTATCTTTAAAGATTAATGAAGTGGGGTTCAACCCCTATAAGAGTCCAATAGGCAGCCATTATACTGACTTACGTCATGAGGATATTTACACTTTATACAGGGACACCTACTGGGCATTTACTAATCTTAAACAAAGAGGATATCTTCCGAGTAAATATCATTTAACGCTCTCTCCTAGGGAGAGGCAGGTGTTGGATTATCTTACATTGGAACATGAAAAAGATGAATACACGAATCCTAAACCAACGATTAATAGCAGTATCAGTATTTGGAATGATTTTCTTGTTTGGGTAGAACAAGTGAAACATGAAGATAGAGTATTAATCGAAGACAGCATTAAGGCGTATATAGAAGAGTGGTTGTCTGTATATGCAGTTATTTTGTCTGCTTAAAATCAAAGTAGGCAAAATCGTGTTTAATTAGAGTATGAAATTGGGCACGTAAAATACATTCTGTTATTTTAACCTTTTATCAATAGGAGCCTTTATTATGGCTTTAAATGTGCAAAACGTACCAGCGCATATTCGCGTCCTGAGTGCCGATGACAAACAAATCGGCAACGTACAAAAGAACGCTAATGGATTATTAGCCGCTATTTTACGTAAACTCTTTTACGATATGAATCTTTCTCCTATGGCGTATGAGCAGATGATAGAGAACTATCTGGCTACGCAAAACGGAGGAGAGGTGAATCGATTAGAGAAAACCAATACTCGAAGTGCTTTGAATAATGAACTCTTCGCTGATGCCATTACCTTTAAGGTATTAATTAAGGCATTGAAGATTTTGCAGATGGATAAAGTAGAAATTGAAATTCGCGGTATTAAACACAATCGTGAATATAAATCCATGATTTCGGCTATCTTGAGTCCTGATGTATTACAGGAGGTCATGAACGAAGCATTGTTCCGTGAAAATAAGAAAGCTACTGTACGCCAGTTAGAAGATACGCGTGGCTTCAATACTCCGTCTGAAGCGAATACTCAGGTAGAGAAACCCTTGTCTCCTGTGTCGACTAAACGAGATAGGGAGTTAGCGCGTGAGAAAGCCATACAGCAACAGCAAGACCATGCGGTAGTAGAAACCATAGACAGTAATAAAGTGGCCCGTAAGGCACGCACTAGAAAAGTCGTAGGGGAGGAATCTCCTAAGCCTAAATCGAAAGAGACTAGTACGGCGGTCTCTACTGTCGTGCGTAGCCATACTGATAAACCGAATAAGAAGAAAGGTAAATGATTCATGAATGATAAAACATTAACTGCTCCTGGAGCCGATAAAGCTTTTGAAAGTATGGTACGCTTAACAGAGGAGGATGGTGTAAAACACATCCGTATTGATAACAGGGCTAAGTTAGAATTAGGTCGTATGCTCGATAGTCAGTATTTATCTCTCTTTAACTACCCTGGCTTAGGCCCTTTCAATACTACTGAAGGATTGTGGTACTATATCAGTATGCAAAATCCTAAAGAGGAATTACGTATTGTCAGCGGTAATGATTGCCGTCGTATCGTTAAACAGCTGAACAACAAAGGTGAGTTCAAACGGATTAACCGTAAAGGCTTTTATGAGATTATCCAATACGGTACGTGGTTAAAAATTACTCAAAATGAGAACATACTGAAATTGTTCTTAGAAAGTGATTTGCCTTTTATTCGTTATCACCTACGCCCTAAGAATGGGGTAGTAGAGTTCATCGTGGATAATAATACCCCTATGATGGTCTTTCTAAATGAACTCAGAGATAAAATGAAAGAGGCTAGTAGTTATGAACCTCCTTTACCTGATATCTCTGAAATTCAATCAGAGTTACACAGTGACATTAGACGGCTGTACATGATAGGCTGATGTCTATTTAAGTGGAGTAATAGACTAACCTATACCCTTCGCCTCCTCCATCCTTTATGGGTGGGGGAGGGGATATGGTGTCTATTTTTCTTTTTGACTCTATGAATAACGCAATACCTGTTTTATACTAGATTACAGAAAGGAAATGTAATATGGCGAACAAACTCAGTCGCATGAATAAGACGGCCAGACACCAAGGACGTAAGGTACCCGAGACGAATCAAAGTAAAGGATTAAACCCCACGCCTAATGGTAGCATATCCCAAGCGCCACCTACCGTGTGGAGTAGCTTGACGGATAACTCACTAGCTACCCCTGACGCATATGGCGGTGTCGGTAGTGGCACCATGGGTACGATGACCAAACGTCATCAATTACTCAATGGTGGAGGCGCTTTAGCGGGTCTACAAAGTCTTTTAAGTGGCGGTGCATTGAGTGGTCTAAATGGTGCTTTAGGTGGCATTAAAGACATCGGTAATACCATTAACCAAGGTATCAATTTCTACAAGCAGGTAGAGAGAGCAGCTATGGGCGGTGGTAATGCATTAGAGCGTATCAGTAATGTATTAGGCGTCAGTAGTAGTGGCTTGAGTAGTATGTTAGGGACTGGTGGGGCTTTGACCCAATTTATCGGTAGTACGAATCAGTTACAAAGTGTCGTACAAGGTTTATCTAAAGCTTCTCAAATCACCATGAAGATAGGTAGTACGGTATCTGCTATATCGAAAGTAGATTTTAGTGACTTATCCCAAGTCAGTGGGCTGTTAAATAAGATAGCTTCTGATACGTCGGGTACTCCTTTAGCGTTTTTATCGGATGTCAGCACGAAAGCATTATTTGCCGCTGATATCGTCAACAGGATGAGTCAATTAAAGATACCTGGTGTGGTAGGTGAAGTCGCTAAGCTCTTTACAGGTGACAAATTAGGCTTGCATCTCTTTAGTAAAAACGTCATTAAAGAGAGTTTACGTAGTAGTGATATTAAAGGACTATACAGTATCATTAAGTCCATAGGAGCGGGTAAGTTCAAATCGCATACCCCTATGTTTAGTCGTGACTTGAGTATCCAGTTTAGATACAACAGTATACAACAACAGAAAGATAAGAAGAAACTCTTTAATGAAGTCATAGAGCTACTAAAAGCAGGTGAAACGGGTAAAAATAGCTTTATGTATTACGAAAGTAAAGGAGTATATGATTTAAGTGGTACATTACACACGGCTACTCCTACGAAAGATAAACATTTGAATGTCGCTTCTTTCATTAATGCCAGTGATGATTTTCGTGACTTAATGCGCGTAGGTATAAAGACAAACGACAATAAGGAAATGAAAGCCTTATTCGTAGGGATGTTCTTAAAGGGACGTACTTTGAAAGAAGAGATTAAACGTACCGTCCCATTAGCATTGATTACTGAAAATACGATTAATCGAAATAGCATTAAAGCACCTACCCAGATAGGTCGCATTTAAATAGATTACTATATTACATCATACTCCCTCCCTATACCCTACTATTAAGGGTATAGGGAGGAGAGATATGTTTTATTTTTCTCTACTATTTATCGTTAGGTAAATACTTATCAGCTATATGCTTACCTAAAGCTTTAAGTAAGGATGTCGTTGTACCGATTAACATAGGAGACAGTACGATACGAGCGTATATACTCCTTACACCAAAGAGAGCGTCTATTTCTACTCCCGACTCTGTCATAGGGGATTCCTCTAATACGGCGCCGACGGTACTTTTCATCTGGTTACCGAATAAGCATTTATCACCACCACCAAAGTCCTCATGCCCTGTAATATAAAACACGAGTAAAGCGGAGTCTTCTTCTACAGGACGGGCTTCATAGCGAAAGTTGTTACCGACTAGACCAGTATAGCCTTTACGAGTAGCCGTACGTGTTTCTTTAATCAATCGCCTATCAGCAGCATCAGCTATAGCACGCAGTGATTCAGACATATCCTCTTTATCACCATTATAAAAGACTTCTATTCTCTCTACGACGCCGTTTTTCTTCGCTTTAGGAGTCATAGCCCCTAAAGATTGTAGCATCATAATCGATTCTTCATCGAACATGGAGTTAGTCGAAGTAATGGGGTCTTCAATAATACAGAGCAAGTCATCTAAAGTGACTTTCTGTCCTACTTTCACTAATCTGTGTATCTCATTATCGAACTTCACAAAGACAGGGACTTTCTTAGTGACTTCCATTCCCATCTTCTTCGAGAAATTACGGGATACAGCATTAGAGTCCTCTAATGTGAAGTTAGACTCCAATAAAGCGACTTTAGCGATAACTCCATCCTTCATGGAGATGACTTTATTATCGAGGGGGTCAGGGGCAAAGTGACTAGGATTATACGCTAATACATCACCTTCTTCTACAGATTGCCCCACTTTCACATTAGACTGCATATCCAGAGGGACAGTTAAACCGCCACTACTGCCATAACGTCTACCCAAAGTGAATACTTCATTGGTACCATCATCGTAAGTAACCGTAATAGAGGTTTCATCCATAGCGGTGACTTTACCTCCTTTAGCCGCTGTATGGGTGAAGGTCTTACCCACACGTCTAGCAATGATTTGTTCATAACCAGTACGTAAAGGAAGGATACTGTTCCCATAGGTAGGGACAATGTGGTTACGCATGATGCTACCGAAGCCTACTCGTTTAGAGTCATCATTCATACTACCTACGTTCAATAGGGAAGTAGTAGAGAGTAATTGAGTCGGCTTTAAAGCCTCTTTATCATTAGGGTCAATAGGAGACGATAAACCATAGAGGTTAGTGAAGCGAGGATTAGCGGAGGTAAACATATTGATACCCACGTTTGCATTATCCACCCCTGCTTCACTAATGATACCCATGTCTTTCACATGGTACGCCCGAGTACGCCTAACCATGGTATCAGAACTACGTCCACCATTACCAGAGTAAGTAATCGCTTCTCTTTCTTTTAAACGACCGATGGGGTTGAGTTCTTTTACGATTTCCTTAGCCGGGTCGGTCATGATGGTCATGTAGACAGCCTGAGGATTGACGGCTACTCCGTAATTACTACCAAAGCCACGGGCTTTCATTAAACGAATGGCTTTAACTAACTCAATATACACAGAGCCTGCTATACGCTCATATCCACGGATACGCTGCTGCGATGCATCTGTTTCATCAGGATGACTATTACTCAAAAGCATTTCATTGGCTTTAAAGAGTAATCCACGATACGTAGTCGGTAGTGCTAACTGATTCAGTATCTTTAAAGTAATCGGGTCAATAAACAATTCATACTGCAACTGTAATTCCCGTATATGGAGTACGGTTAATTTATTCGCTTCGAGTACATTATAGTACACGTCTTTTCTATCAAAAAGCTCTAATGGATAATCCTTAATGGCTTCTCTGTAAGTATGAAATCCACTTAACAACAAAGTAGCATATCTATCTTTACGGGAGAAGATTAAAGAGTAATCTAAAAAGCGTATGATATACTCATCTTTATTTAAGATATGCTTAGCCCGAGTGCCATCTTCTTTTAGGTTAGAGACTTTACGATAGGAAGTCGCTAATCGATTTAAGAGTTCTGTTAAACCCGTACTATACGAAATTGCGATACCTAATGGCATCTCTTTACCACCTATAAGCAAAGAGGCCGTCTCTAATGGAGCACTATTACTATCAAAACCCAATACTTCAGCTATATGCCCTAAAGACGGCATTGCTGTTTTGATACCATCATTTATGACTTTAATTGCCGGATTGAAACTATAGACAGTGTCATCTTTGTCAATAAAGAGTAAATGGCTGTCTTTGGTTTTACCACAAAGGGTCATCCCTGTAGATTCTTCTACTCTTTGTCCCGCTTCTCCTAACTTAGCGAAACGCTTATGATAATCGAAATAAAAGATATATCCTTTATCATTCGTAATCGTACGGAATTCTTGAGACAAACAAGAGTATAGATAAGGCGTATTGATGTGGTTATCATACACGTTACCTGTACGAGTCTCCTGTATACGGGTATCTTCTTTAGATAAAGAAGCTGCTCTAATTTGGTTAGCCAGCCACTTAGGATAATTAGATACACGTTTTTCACTGCGCCCCACGAATACTTTACCGTAATAGCTCGATAAAGCGACTCGTATAGGGGACACTTTACGAATAGGTATATCAAACTTCTGTTTACGAATAGAGTAAGTCGTACCATTAGAGAGGTAAGTACCTTCAGGTGAAAGTTTAGGTATGGTAAACTTCACCGTAGAAGGAGGCCCTTCTAAAGGAGCGATACGCATCGTATAAGTATATTTCTCACCTTCTACAGAGGCTTCTTCTACTCTATCCATAGACAAGATAGAAATACCGGTATTCTGAATAGCGGTAGCCATGGATACAATATCACGCGGTAGAACTTCTTCAATATACTTTTTATCAAAGGTATTCAAAGTCGAAGCAGCCATATCCTTATCAATTAAGGTATCAGTAGGTGCAATCGGTTTATCTATATCGGCAGTAATATCAGTATCTTTAAGAGAAGTAGAGATGAATTGCTCGATTGTCTCCCCATTACCACCAGGGGCGGGTATATGACGATAACTATTAGCTTGCTCCATGATACGGTGTGCTTGCTTTAAGCCTACTCGTCCATCTGTAATCATTTCATCCAGCATACGAGCGACAGGTATCGTGTAATCTATACTTTCAGGATTAACCGGTTCGTCGTATAGTCGTCTGACTCCATTTGCTTTGACTTCTTGTACTTCTGTCAGTTTCGCGGATTCTTCTAATAGAGCCATTTCTTTTTCGATTGAGTCTGCTAAAGCTTGTTGGGCTTTAGAGTCAATATCGCTATTATCGACTAACTTTTCTAAGTCTTCATCTGACGTAATCCCATCATCGATTTCATCATCTTTAATAGGAACAGAGGTAGTTTGCTGCTGTTTTAATAAATCATCGTTAATGGCTTCTATTTCATCTGTGGCGGCTTTTTTCTCTTTACCCTCGTCTACCCTTTCAGATGGAATAATATCGCCTGTACGAGGCTCCTTGATACCTTCCTGAAGGTCTGTAGAGACAACGGTAGCTTCTTGTTCTACTGTATCCTCTTTTTCATTTAGTTCGTCATCATCAATAGGTGTATCTTTACGAGCTAAAGTCAAATTTAATTTCACCCAAAGTAACTGCATCATCACGGGTTCCATACCACGTGACTCATTAGGCTTTCTACGATAACCATCGAGTTTACCTAAATTAATCAAAGTGGATTTACCTTGATGAGTAAGGAGAATATTTAACTGATTTAAATCCTTCTCGGATAAACGGGAGAGTAAGCTACGCTGACGAGTTTCTGTTTTACCCAGCCAAAGATAAATATCCAAAAAGAGCAAAGCTTCTAAAGAGGAGAATAAAGCTAATTGCTGATTAGTCGGATTAGGGTTATTCTCATACGCCTTTAATACCGAGAGCTTAGGAATAATGGCGGGAATATCCAATACGATAAACTGTTGGTAAGGGTCATTGGCTTCTTGAGATACTTTCTTAACCGCGTCTACTATCGTCGCTAGATAGTCATACCACTGATAGAAACGTCCTTTAGCAGACTCTTGGTATTTATACTTTTCCAGCAGCTTAGGATAGTTAACCACAAATGGCGCCTGTACATCACGCAAGCCTGTTTTGATAATGAGGCTACGCTTAAAGCGTCTATGCTTCATGTGGTAGTCTTGAATGAGTGTATCTAAAGCGATGTTCTTAGGAATAACCGCTCCTGTCTTTTGTACCAAGTCAGTGACGTGGTACATGTAGATAGGGCGAGTGGTTTCGCTTAACAGGGGTTCGTTAAGAGGAGGGCCTACTACAGGAGCGGGATTGATGTAATGGTAAATCGCCGCGCGTGGTAAGTCAAATTTAGAAACATCCGTAATACGAGGATTGACTAATTGACTCGCCTTACGTAAGCCCTGTCTTTGGTAGAGGATAGAGTATACCCCTCTAGCTTCTAGGGCGGGGATTAATGTAGTATTATCGTTTAGCATGGCGCAATCCTTTTGCTAATCGGTTTAAGAAGAAAGATTGACACAGACATATTTAACTGTATCAACATTAGTAGAATGTAAAATACGGCCTGAGGTATCTAAATAGCCTCTGGCTGACTTACGGTAATCTTGTATTTCTTTAATAGATTCGTCACTATAAGAGACTAAGGATGACATGGTATCCCCGTCAAACGTTTGTGTTCAGTATAGGTCGTTAATCTATACCCGCTACTTTACAGTAGCAGCTTTAGCTTTCACTAAAGACCAGACTATATCACCACTTTGGTATATCGCTATACCAAAGCGTCCTGCCATTTCCCGCTCACTTGAGGGTACACCTTGCTAAAGGGTTAGTCGTTGAACGTTCCTCCTCTCTGACGAGTAGGGGCTTCGCTGCGGATTATCCAATCTTTAACCTTTTTACTACGTTTACGTTAATTACTCGTAACCCTATACTGTATTACTACGTATAGTTAGTAGTTAAAGCTCTAAGGACTTTCCCGCAATTAGACAGGTTTCCCCATGCTTCCGCTCCGTAGAGACATGCACAGGGGACTCTATGGTTTACTTTTTATATTTAAAAATGGATTTTTTTTTTACTCGTATCGGTCAAGAAAAGAATGATATTTATAAATCTTCTTAATTGCCCATACGTTTTGAGATGGGTCAGTATACGTCTCATGAGGTTGCCCTCTCATTAAACGTTCATAAGTCCATCTACCGATATTTAATATTTCTCGTACTTCTTCTTTATTAACCGCAACATCGTAAAACTTCCCATTTTTAAATATCATAAATGGACATCTTTCATGTGCGGTTCCACGTTCTTTTAATTTACGGTAAAAAATTATCTCTTCGGGAGAAAGGATAGGGAAAGGAATTTCATCTGCCAGATAACGAAACATATATCCGTTATATGGTCGATTTATTATACCGTCCCTGTTCAAACGTTGTAAAAGAAAACTTAACATAGGTCGATTAATCCCTTTTCCTTCCAATAAAGGAGGAAGGTTATGGGCTCCTAAAACCCTGATTGTTTCCTTAGTAAAAATATTTAAAGCTTCTACGTATTGTTCGGCTTTATTTACGGCCTCCTTGAAAGTTTTGTATTTCCATGGGTTATTTGGTTTATCATCTTTTACGGAATAACGACCTGCTATTGTAGTTTGATCATTCGGTCTTATTTTATTTGACATTGTCGTACTCGTAACACCGATAAATCTAGATGCTTCGGACTTACTGTAGAACTTATATTCTTGATGGGTAAACCAGTCAAAAACTACAACCGGGTCACAATCATCTCGTAAACCTGTTTTTAAAGCATGTATGAAGTTATCCCGTCTAGTTACCCATTCTAAATTAGTTAAATTAAAATTGGATTTAACACCATCAATGTGGTTTACCTCTATTAGACTAGGGTTATCAAAATAAGGTATAAATGCTAAAGCTAATACACGATGTAGAACAGCGCCTTTGCGAAAGTTAAACTTAATATCATTACCATCATTTTTGAACTTAAATTGTCTTACTCTGACATCACAAACTAAATTAGGAGCGCTAACATAAGTTTCAGTATTATACACATGTGGTACCCATGGAGTTGACTGAATTGAATTACTTAAGTGGATAATCTGTCCATCTTTACTTATCACATGTGTTGTATAATAAGGAATGTGATAAAACCCTTGTATATGGGATGATATTGGTTGTTCAAACCGATACCAGTAATCTTTCCAAAAGCAACCGCTAGTATCCTTTCTCTTTTCAATAATGATATACTTATATTTGTCAACAGGTAAACGTATATACATTAAAGTAATTACACGAATAAAATCACTATGCACTTGATGATATTCTTTACCCCAATAACAAGACATGTCTATATGCTCGTTATTTATCTTAGTTTGATTAAAATCATCAATATTGAAAATTTCAAAAGTACTAATACTAACCGCCATTTGACCATTAGTATTAGACACTTCTAAAAGTACTTTTGTATCCATTAAACAACCTCTTTAAGTGAAACCTGTTATAACACTTAATTGGCAACGAGGTCATCTAGAGTAAAAATCTATTCTACTATAGTAAAAAAAATCCATTTAAAATCAAAAAGTTACCGTCGATCAGCTCCCAAAGCCGAGAGCGTAGATACGGCAGGGGACAATGCATTGTGAAACCGTTCTCCTTTAATAGGAAATGAAGGATATCGTTCTACTTCATTTACTGTCCAATTATCATCCAACATGTATCGTACATCACTTCTCATGGTCGTCTGTACTTTTACATCATTGGGAATATTACTACCCGTACCGGCAATCGGGTATCGTACGGTAATCATGGGGAACTTATTTAGTACCTTAGCTAAGGTAATGTAGTATAATTCAGCATAGGTGATAGGTTCCACTAATGCCTTATCCTTATCCATCGGTAATTCATCTATACTACGCAGTAGCTTAAAGACTTTCTTACCTTCTTCCTCTGCTTTATAGATTAAAGCTAAGTAATGTCCTTCTATTAAGATAGGGGTATGCCTGACTTCTTCATCGGCAAAATGATTGATGAGCTTATTAATTCCATCTTTCGTTTGCCATAAGTCAAAATACTTACTATCCAACTGTAGTTCTACTGACTTGAGTGTCTTAGGATGGACTAAAGAGACAGGTAAGTAACTATCTTGGAAAACAGAAGCAATAAAACCCGATTTAAACTCATTAACCACAAAGGGCAGGATATTCTTCATCTGCTGATAAAGACCTATCACAGCAGTCATATAGCCTATGTTATCAGGATGGTGTAAAATAGCCCCACCAGGAGCGGAAGCCGTAATGACGTTACGAGAGGTGTTCTGCACCTTACGGGAAGCCCACTTACCTAAAAATAAACCACGCTTACCGGATACAATCGAATTGATGTATTGGTATAACTCAATAAAGCATAATTGCATCTTCATTCGGATATGGTCGATTAATGATATATCGTGCTGTAATGTCGCTTCATTGATGTTATTGGAGAGCATCATGAGCTGCTTATAATAATCATTGATATCATCTACCGTAGGACGACCATCTTTGATTTCTACGTCTCGTAATCCTGCGGGCAATACGACGACATATTGTGTTGTACATTTATCCCGATACTTCTCTAGTAGGGCTATATTTCTTTTACGTCCCACTGTCCCTGTGTCTTTTAAAGTAATCTCTTTAATGTGCTGTATGAAGTAAGCGAAGCCTGTCTTACCTTGTACATTATCACTACGTTCAAAATCTTTCTCTTTAGAATTCCAGATAGCATATTCGCTACCTTCCATAATCCCTTTATAAAACTTCTTACTATCGACTAAGGCTTTATAGTAAACAGGATGGATTAAATCCACTTTAACATTAATGTACGAGAAACGTAAATTACGCATGGGGTTTCCTGGTGGTCCAAAGATGGTATTGGACCATAGTCCATCAGGATGGAAAGCTTCATGTTTGGAATCGTAAATGTTAAGGGAAGTGACGGGCTTCATGAGAGCTAACTTTTGAGGGGTTAGTTCTAGAAAGCTTAGATTAAAAGGAATTAAACTGTGCCGCATTGCAAAGCCTACCTTTCTATTTCAATATGGTTAACGAGAGAATGATGTATACAGAGGTAAATAAAATACAGGATATTGATTTTGAAATTCCCTGATTATTACCTTCATGCATATTACCTTTATAAGGTAATCATAGGGTTTTTGAATATTTTAATTTAAATAGTATTTATTTTCAAAGATAGGAGTAAATTGTACTATGTTTGGATGGAATAAGAAAGGTAAAGAAGTCAAAAACCAGACAGATGGCCTCGACATCGACTGGGATGACTTGGACATGCCTGATATGAATATGGCTAGTGACTCTTTTGGTAATGAAGATAAACCTAGTCGTGGCCTCATTAAAGACTTTGTCAGTGGCTTTAAAGGTGAACTATTAAAGACAGATGTACAAAAGACTGTACGGGATATTCTACCTAGAGAGTACGGGTCGGTATTTGACTTAAAAGACGAATTAGAGAAGAATGTATCTGAAGTCTTTACGACTGCTTCGCAGGAGTATAAGAAGAATGAACAGAACATTAAACGAACGATTCGTACGGCTTTGGAAAAAGGGGGTGAATATGAATTACCGCCTAAATTACAAGAAGCGTTAAAGAAAGCACAAAAGAGTAAGTGGTTAGAAAAAGAAAATGACTACGGCTTTAAGAGTGGTCAAGAGGAAGACGTCGAAGGTGCGATGATTAATAAAACACTGCATGATGTATTTGGTCAGCAGATGTTACAGACGGATGTATATAGAAAGCGTCAAGAGAAAAGAGAAGATTATAAATCCGTCATCGAACATGGACGGTTTCAAGCGACCCAGGGACAACTTAATGACATTCGGATGTCCGTCGGACGTTTGGTCAACTATCAAGATACGATTAATGTACAGTATCAGAGAAAGTCATTAGAGCTACAGCTGAAATCCCATCAAGTAGGGTTGCTACAATTAGATACCTTAAAAGCTTTGAGTATTAACTTAAAGAACGAATTACAAGGTATCCGTAAGAATACAGGAATGAGTGACTACATGAAAAGTAGTCTCACTGAAGCCTCTCGTCAGATGTGGAGGAACAGATTCCTAGAACACTCTCAAGAAGCCTTATTGAAGGGCAGTGGTATAGACCGTTTGATGACGGGTATGAAAACACAAGCGATAGAGAAGATTAAAGGTCTCTCTGGTGCTTTGGGTATGTCATCTGACAGTATCGAATTACTGCTACAAAGTCTAGATGGCCGTGGTAATAAATACGAGCAGGTAGGTAAATGGGCGGCCGGTAGGGCTCGGGATTATGCTACGGGTAAAATAAGAGACCACATCAATAATAAATATCCTCAAGTAAGAGGGCTGGGTAATCTGGCTGAAATTGAGATTATGAATATCGAGGCGACCATACGGGCCTGGGCTAATCGTAATCAAAATAAGCTAAACCAATTTAAGAGTGAAAAAGGTGATTGGGATTACGATGCCATCGTAGAGGATATGTCTGGCTTATCTAAAAGTGAATTTAAAAATTCAGATACTCGACAAAAGGTAGAGTTACTTAAGAAAGCATTAAAGACCAGTGGTAAAGGAATACTGGATAAGTTAATCAAACCTTTACTAGGTGACATCATTCGTAGTGGTACGAATGTAGACGTAGCCTTACAAGGCTCCCGTATAGACGATATGCGCAAGCCCGGTATGATTACTCAACATTTCACCCGTAGTGTGACCGAGATTATCCCTGGTTACTTAGCGCGTATCTTACGTGAAGTGACCGCTTTACGTACGGGGGATAATAATACAGAACTCTTGATGTATGACTTCAATAAGAGAGGCTTTACTGCTAAAAGTAAGCTCATGGGTAGTATGAAAGAGGAGTTTGTATCCAAAGCTAATCTAGATAACAAGAATAGCCGTATTAAAGAAGTGATGGCTATACTCGATAAAGAAGGTGTCTTGCGAGAGGATGAAAAAGAAACCATTGGTAACATATTCGCTCGAGATGTCTTAAATCGTGATAAACCAATTAATGCCGCTTACTTACAGAACGAAGAGAACTTCAAAGACTTAAGTGCGATGACGCGTCGTAAATATAAGAGAGTGGTAGAAGCTTTCTTAAACAATCCTGATAATGAAGACCATAAAGAGTTGGTGAAACTCGTAAAAGGAATACATGGTTTTAAAGAAGGGGTCATTAATCCTGCTTACTTAGCACAAGAGTACACAGATGTAGGCTATGGTGACTTATTAGAAGGACTAGGTGTTACTAAGCGGGATGATAAAGGTAATCTCTCTACCAATAGTAATACGCTCTTTGATTGGTATGTAGGTAAAGGAAGTGGTATTACTCCTGATACTTACGCCGCTAGTATGAAAAGAGAAAATGATATAACGAATGCTAATGTCGATATTAGTAGTGTCATACCAATAGAGTCGCAACAAAGACAAACTACTCCCTATTACCGCCAGCGTATGGGGTACGATACATATGTCCCTAGCGATGATAATATCAGTGATACTAATACCACTGAAGATAGACTCACTACGCTATTTGGCGATTATTTTAATACAGAGTTTATCAGCCGTATTGGTCTGAGTGATAAGTTAGATAAATTAGCTACTGAAAAAGCAGAAGTCTCCAAGACTTTGGTCGATGATATCAATACTCGATTAATCAGTATAGAAGTTTTGATTAGTAACTTAGGCAGTATGACTGGCGAAAGTATCGACAGTAATACGAATGGAACCTCTACTAAGAAACGTAGTCTATTAAGACGTGGTTTAGGTAAAATTAAAGACGGTAGTCTCTGGTTTACTAACTGGTATCGTGGTTATTTGAAAAATAGCTTCTCTTTAATGGGTAAACCTTTTAGCTTGGCGGGTAGAATGTTCAGTGGCAAAGGGTATAACCAAGGTGAAGATGAGATAGGTGACATTTACTTAAATGGTGATGTCATTATGTCCGAGAAGAAACTACGAGAAGGCCACTATCGTGATTTGAAAACGAATAAAGCGATTTTCAATCTAAACGATATTACGGGTACGGTCGTAGATATTCATGGTGATGTGGTATTAGAAGAAAGTGATATCAGTAAAGCATACGTGCGAAATAAACGGCGTAAGCAAATGTCATTACTATCTAGTCTCGTTAAACTGCCCGTAAAAGCATTTGGTTTAGTACAAGGCGGTATGACGGCTTATTATAGTAATCTTTGGAAGCTGACTAAAAACAGTTTTGGTATCGCTAAGAAAGTATTAAGCGTAGCCGATGCACAAGACGTCTATTTGAAAGGTGAAGATACACCTGTATTGTCAGCCCGCATGATGCGTAAAGGGGCTTACTTTGACAGAAAGACCGGTAAAGCGATTTACTCTCCTAATGATATTGATGGTACAGTAGTCGATAAAGAAGGTAATGTCGTCTTATCAGCAGAGGACTTACACTCTGGCCTGTATAACAAAGAAGGCCAGCCTATAGGTGGCTTAATCAGAAGAATCGCTAATTTTGCTCTACGTACAGGTAGTAAAGCATTTACGGCGTATAAGAACATCACTAAACGTATTGTTAAAACACAACTCAAAGGCCTTCGTAATACGGGTAGTTTCTTAAAAGGATTGATTACGGGTAATGAGTTAAATAGAGACGCTACTTTATACGCATCCGCTCAATTACAAGAAGAGACGAATAATACCTTACTCTCTATCTATCAATTACTAGATGACCGTTTACCAGGGCGTAGAGTCTTTGGTGATACGGATGATGATGGAGATACCGAAGGTAGTGTCAAAGACTTACTGCAAAAACGTCTATTGGCTAAGAAAGCCAAAGATAAAGACGGTAAAGAAGAAAGTACTACTAAAGAGGGTAAAGATAATAAAGAGAAGAAAGGCTGGATAGATAGTGTCTTTGATAGCATCAAAGAGAAGTTAAGTGGTGGTTTGATGGCGGCTTTAGGCGCTATTGCTTCTTCTGTCTTTGGTGGTATTAAGAACTTCGGTAAAAGGGCTTGGGGTAAACTCACTGGTAAGAGTGGCGCTGCTACCGGTGCTAAACTAGCGGATGCTGCAGGTGATGCTTCTAAGGCGGCTAAAGGGGGCTGGTTTGGTAAGATGCTCTCCAAGCTCGGTAAGGGTAAAGGTAAATTAGCAGCATTAGCAGCTGGCTTAAGTGCTTTATATATGTTCTTCGGTGGCAGTGAGAAAGCCGAAGCTGCGGATAACTTAGGTATCCTAAATGGCGCGCCTAATAGTGGCAATGTGATACCCCAACAACAGCAGGCTGTTTTATACGGTATGTCTACTGCTCAAAATCTACCTGGTGCGATTCCTGATGAAAATTGGGTACCACCTAGTACCATGGTAAATGATAAAGCCGATGCTCGTATGAGTGATTATCAAGATAGCTCAATGACTCGTACTATGGATTGGTTTAGTGATAAAGCCATTAGTGCAGGTGGTAGTGCTTTAGGTATGGGTTTAGGAGCAGGGGCTATATTTGGTCCTGGTTTATTGAAAAAAGGTTTCAATAAAGTAACCGGTAGCAATACCTTTAACGTGGAAAGTAAACCTGCCCTAATGGGCCCTCAAGAGCCTCTGCGTAACAAAGTACCTAGATTAGTCAAAGATGGTTTAAGGCAAGGCGCTAGTGATTTAGTTAAGAATCCTTCGGGTGTAGGTAGTAAAGTCACTACGGCTTTGAAAACAGGCGCTAACTGGAAAAGCGGTTGGAACTTAATTGATATTGCACGTGGTGGCGTAATGGCTTATCAAGCCCATGAAGAAGGTGACTATAAAGCCATGAGTGGTGCTGTAGGTAATGCTGCTGGCGGTATCGTAGGAGGTATCGTAGGGCAAGCATTGATTCCTATTCCTGTTGTAGGTGGCTTAATCGGTAGTTTCGTAGGCAGTATGATAGGGGATAAGATAGGGGGAAAGCTATATGAAATAGGTCGGGTATTCACTCGTCGTAATCAAACAGACTTAGATAAGATACGTTTGATGCAATATGGTATTAATCCTGATAATGTCGATATTTGTAAAAAGATATTCGATTTAGAAGAGATGTTGATGAAGTTTGTATCGCTATCTCCTACAGGACCTACTTTGAAACCTGGCTTTAATGAAGATAGATTACTAGAATTAGTAGATGGTGATGTGGACTCTAAAGAGAGCATGTATAAACTGAACCAATGGTTCAATCTGCGCTTTAAACCCTTTTACTTAATGGCTTTGCAAGTACAGCAAGCGATTATGGGTAAAGCAGATATAGAAGCCATGGATAAGATGAATACAGAGCAAGCAATTAAGTTCCTCTCTCAAGTGAAGATGAATGCGAATGCTTATCCTGTTACACCTACGCCTTTTAGTGAACTGGAAATGACGGAAGTCAACCAAAGTCAGGTCGTACAGGCGATTGATAATCAAATCGCCATTTACCGTAAAGACGGTAAGAAGGAAGATACGAGTGAGTCTAAAGGTTTCTTCAGTGAACTCGCGGATAAAGCTAAGGTCCTCAGCCCTGCCTTACGAATAGCTGACTTTGTAATGGATAATGGTAAAAAGCTCTTTGGTAAAGATAGCCCCCTAAAACCTGAAAACATCGCAAAGAGCTTAAAACAGACAACCAATCTAATCGCAGATACCATCGATGGCGATGGGTTAATTAGTAAAGCATTATCATTCACTCCTTTTGGATTAATGCTAAAAGCACAAGTCAAAGTAGGTCGTAAGTTCTTCGGTTTGTTTAAAAACAATACCGCAGATGCTTTAACCGTCATTAGGATGAAAGCTTATGGCTTAAATGAAATGACACAATCCAAAATAGAAAAAATGCTCTCTATTGAGGAGAGAATGATAGATAAGAATATTGTCAATATTACAAATGGTAGTGTCAACACTGATCTACTTAAAGCTAACTTTAAAGATATAGCGGATAGCTTAGATGTAAATGGTCCTGAATACAGTCGACTAGAGGCATGGTTGCAAAATCGCTTCTTACCGGTCTTTATTGCTTTTGCTACCACCGCAAGGGAAGTAACCGGTAGTGCTGACTTTTATACGGTATTGCCTTCCTTAGCGAAAGATAAGAAACTGAAAGTAGCAGACGCTATTCGTAATGCTAAAGGGGTAAATGGTAAAAATATTTGGCAGTTCGTATACTGCCCTCTTGAAGAAGTAGCCAATATAGACAGTAAGTCTACTCATGCTAACTATGAAACTTTAAAAGAAGGTGGTAAGGATAATAACCTTAAAGAAGAAGCTAAAGCAGGTATGAGAAATACGGTATCTGCTCAAGAAGAAGAGTCTAAGAGTATCCTACAGAGGTTCAAAGAAGCCAATGCGAGCATGTGGGATAAGATAAAAGAAATGCACAATAACATAGCCAGTCGGGTACAAGATACGGCAGTGTCCCTTTGGGAAGGTACGAAGAGCAATGCCGCTAGTCTTTGGGATAATACCAAAGCCTTTTTCAGTGGTGAAAAGAGCTTAAGTGAAGCAGCTAGTGACTTTGGTAATACCTACATGGAAAACATGAGAGACGTAGGTCAGGCGATTAAAGGTAAAGATGAAGCAGCCATGATGCTTTATAATGCCTTTAGGAAAGCGGGCTTTAGTCATAATCAAGCTCGTGTATTGGTCGCTGAAGTCGGACGTGAGAATGGATTACGCGATAAATATCTATTTGGTACGCATAAAGACGATGCCAATGGTAAGATTAACATCGGTATGATTAGCTGGCAAGGCAGCCGTGCGATTGCTTTGATGAAATATCTTAGCAGTAAGGGATTGATGCGTAATGGCAATATGGTACGGAATCAAGCCGCACTGGATGCACAAGCTGAATTCTTACGACAAGAGATGATTACTAAGTCTTTCGGGGCCAGTCAGGCTAATAAACAGGCTGTAGATGAGTTCTTGAAAAATCCCAATATTGAGGTCAATAGAGGGATGGACTTGGTAGGACAACATTTCATCAAGTGGGCCATTAATAATCCTAAATACCGAGCCGGTGGTATTAGAAATAGGAATAACTATTTAGCCACTGTCGATAGAGCATTAGCTAATAACGGTATTAAGGGTAATGAAAGTCAAAGTAGCAGCCCTAGTATGGCAGCCACTATGAATGGTAATCCTCTTGATAAATCCAATCAAACCGTATTAGGTCATAATAACGGTAGAGATACAGGTGGTAATACCGGTACTACAAACAACCCCGGTAGTGCACTGGGTAGTATGAGTGGTACGGGTAGTACGGCTTTCGACCGTATCCGTAATAGCGTAAGTGGGGTGAGTTATAACCGTATGGACGGTATGGGTAGCTTAGGTGCTTTACCCAGTGGTAAAATGGCAGGTCCCTTTGCTCCTGGAATTCCACAGGAGATAGCGGCCCGCGCGATTAAGTTACCGAATGGACATAGGCTATTAAAAGCGATTGCGACTTTACGTCGTAATGCTACCCAAAAAAGCCGTGGTAAGTGTGCTTACTTTGTACGTTTGGCTTTAAATGCCGCAGGCATACAAGGCGGCGGGCATGCCCGTGAATATGCGACCAATGGTCGTTTAGAATCGCAAGGTTTCAGACGCATACCCAATAGCGCTCCTAGCATGGCTGGTGACATTAAAGTCTTTACGGCCGTACCTGGCCATCCTTATGGGCATATCTGTATGTACGATGGTACGCAGTGGATTAGTGACTTCGTACAAAGGAGTCCTTATGTTGCGCAAGCTTATCGTAATGGTTATCATGTTACCTTCCGTGATGGTACATTGATGGGTTATAAACCAGTCGGTAAAGAACAAGAAGTAAGCAAAGACAGTGGTAAAGATACTGAAGTAGGTGCTCGCTTAAATAAAGCGGCGGCTCAAGAAAAAGCGAATGCGGCTAACGTGAGAGCGAATATGAAAGCCAATGAAGCGGCTTCTTTATCACAAGGCTCCGTGGCCAATAGTGTTATGGCCGCACAGTCTGGCGCTTTACCCAGTGTGAGACGTGACCACGTACGCAGTAGCATACAAAGTGGCGGTAGCTCCGCTTACGGGGTCACCATGGAGAATAGTCTCACTGGACGGGATAATGGTATTTATAGCAATCTCAATGAGAGAGCACGTAATGCATTAGCCAAACAGGCCAATATGTCCACTGTAATCGCCAAGGAGGCACGTAGCATGGCGGCAGGAGGGGTAGGTACTACCAATAAAGTAAACCCTGCTACCGCGACCGCTATAGAGCTAGCAAATGCACCTCGTGATGGTATAATGGATATCAATGCTAATTTACCAGATATCAGACGGCAAAGTAGTAATGCGCTAATGGGTGCGACTCAAGTCAATAAAGAAGATTTTGCTCGCACTCACGTAGCAGAAGCGCAAAGACAAAGTAAGATAGCCGAATCCACTAATAACATATTGAAAGAATCTTTGAATGTACAAAAAGAGCAGTTAAAAGTACTCAAAGAGATGAAGAGTGCGATTAGTGGCGTAAGCGGCAGTATTGATAAGCAAGCTGATTTACTTAAAGCGACTCAGTCTAATAGCAATACTGAGCCTGCCAGTAAAATACAGTTAAGTGCGAAAGACATACAAGGAGCGAGAAAGGCAAATCATCAAGCACCTTTAGGTATGAAACGTACAAACATAGTCGCACATTGATATGTGAATAGATTAAACCATATACCTTTATCTACTCCCTTACCTGTAATAGGGTAAGGGAGGGTATATGACATCATTTGTCAGTGTGGATTTTGTAGGATTATATATTTAACTAGACTAGGGGTATTTTGTTTATGGCTAAACACGTAGCTAGTGATGGTGAAGACCTGATATTACCTATCACTCGTAAGGGTGCAGGTACGACATCAGGTACTTTACTAGATAAGGATTGGATTAGGCGTAGCTTCTTAGTCAATGCGGATGACTTTGATGCGGCTTTATTAGAAATGAGGACAATGAGTACCGCTAAACTGAAGTACGTTACTTCGGGCTTTGGTGGTAACTTAGTGGTTAATCCTCTACCTCAATCTTCTATCTTTACTGACCCACCACCTATTAAGAACGAATTAAACCAGCAGAGCTTCGGATACGATAGCTTAGGTGTATTCCACAGTGAAGCGTTTGATGATAATATGCATGTGATTCACTTACGTTTTGGTGTACCTGCTTTTAATAGTCTATGGCGTTTTCTAAATGGCATGTATGACTATAATGCTGGTAAGTATGCGCGTACTGGTCGTGGTACAGGTATTGTGTATAACGTAGCACGATTTGGGTTAGGAATAGCGAGTAGTTTGTTACTCTGGCCTATACAAGGATTGGCACTAATAGATAAAGTCGGTCGATTCTTCATGAATAAACCTTCTTCTCGTTTTTACTATTTAAAACCCACTATGCCCATGTACTGGGATGCCGTACAGACGATTGTTAACCACTTAGCGGTTAACCGAGGTATTATCTTCTATAATACTCCCTTTACTAATAGTTCAGTTACGGCTACGGATGATTATCATGTCACGCCCCAAGAGCGAGCCGCTTTACACGCTCAATTTCCGGAAATTATTGATGAAGATGGCAGTATAGACGTATGGGCTCTGATGAATAGAGCGCAGCGTCAATGGAGGAAACATTTAGATATCTTAATAGACGCAGGTAAAAAGAGACCTGATAGTGTAGCGACTTCTTTGAGGATGAAGTATAATGCTTTATTAGGAGGACAAAGCCAACCGAGTAAAGGGGTACGCTTTAAAGATTATTTCCAAAAATGGATGGATAATCCGGCTTCTCAAAATGCCGATACTGACCCCATGAGTGACTTAGATAGAGCAGGTGACCCTAACATGCTCGGGGAGACTGGTTTACCTAGTTTCCTTTGGACGGAAGCTGAAGAAGGCGGTAGCTGGGTATCTTTCCGTGTAAACCATGGGGGTACGGTTTCTGAATCATTCAGTAATGACTTCAAAAATAGTGATTTAGGTGATAAGATTAATAGTACTGGTAGTGCGGCTCGTGATGCACGATTTGACTTGGCCAATGGTAATCTAGGTGATGGTATCGTCGCTGACTCATTAGAAGCGATTGGTAGCGTAGTGAAAGATTTTGCTATGGCGGCTTTGGATACGATTAATCTAAAAGGATTAGCTGTATTGGGCGGTGCAGCTTTTGCTGACTTTCCACAGCACTGGGATAGGAGTACGGCTAATCTACCGAGTATGAGTTATAGTGTAGACTTAATTAGCCCTGCTAATGACCCGATTAGTCAGTTGATGAATATCTATATCCCATTGAGCATGTTATTGGCTGGAGCACTACCACGTAGTGCAGGTAAACAGTCACACGTAGAACCTTTCTTGTGTGAATTGTACGACCAGGGTCGAGCCCAAACACGGTTGGGTATGTTTAAATCATTAAGCATCAGTCGTGGGGAAGGAAACATAGGTTGGGATAATAGAGGTCATTACTTACAAGTAAAAGTAAATTTTGAAATAGCCGATATGGGTAATATTATTACCTTACCTGTGAGTGAAGCAGTTTCTTGGAGTGACACTTTATTGAGTACGACTACTGGGGCTGTAGTCGGTACCGCAGTAGCTGGTCCAGCCGGAGCGGTCGCTGGTGCTGGCATAGGGGCCGCTAGTGAAACCATCGCCAAAGGTTTGTTTGATGATGATAGTTACTTTAATGACTACATGGCTATCTTAAGTGGCTTAGGTTTAGCTTCTCAAATCCACCGTATGGATAAATTGAAACGTCGTATAGCGATTAATGTAGCCAATAGTGAACGTCTCTTTAGTAAAGCAAGATTAGCAAGCTACGTAATGGACCAGACCATGGGTGGGCAATTAGCCCAGATGTTCTTTTATGGTAACGCTAGAATGAATTAATAATAGATTAAAATAGATTAATACTTTACCTTAATATACTCCTCCCTTACCTGTAATAGGGTAAGGGAGGGTGTATGGTGCCGTATATGCTATCGCTCAATTTCATGACCATCCAGTTTAGGCATATATTATTACTTTATTTTTGGCGTTTTATTCTGGATTGTGTTTGGGTTTTCATGGCCATGAAAATTTAAAATAGACTTTTTATTAAACCTAATCGTACAGGAGTTATCCTACTATGAATGAAAACACATTAGCGAGTGCTATCAACTTAACAGTAGCGTCTGAACTCGTCGCGCACGTCGTTATGCAAAGCGGTATTATGGGTGAGCATACGACTAAATCCGTTAAAGGTGAACAGATGAGCATGCAAGCAATTAAAGAAAGTGCCATGGCTCAATTAGTCAATGCATTGCCTAAAGAGATGAAATAAGGGGTAAAGTAAAATGAACGTATTGAACCGTATGAATTTAAACATTGCTAAAGCTGCTTTAGCACCTGCTCACACCATGAATGAGAAAGGTTACTCTTTAGGAGTCAAACCAGGTACAGCTTTAGAAGGATTGCTGTATTATGTTTATCCCCTTGTAGATACTCAAGGGGATTTGAAAAGCAGCATGGAAAGTATAGTAGAAGATATCAATGCTCCTACTATTACTGGTAAGAGCACTTATGAAGAAGGCATCATGGGCATTGTACCTGAAATCGCTGCTAAGCTGAATGAACATTTATCTTTCTGTCGTAATGTGATTATTCCTAAAGTAGAAGACTTGGCTACTCGGGTAGAGAAAGAATTAGCTTCGACTAATACAAGCTCTTTATTACGATTTAAAGTGGTCGCTGAAAAACTGCCTGAAGCCATGCAAGATACGGATGTCGTAGAAGGAGTATCTAGATGGGCAGCTGAATCTTTAGATACGGCTCCTTTGAGCTTGAAAGTACACATGGGCGAGTATACTGAAGATGAACTCTTAGGTTTCATTGCGACTGGTAATACCCGAGTAGACGCTAAGATACGTGGTCTGGTAGAAAGTAATCCTGGTACTTTACAACGTATTTACGATGGTTTGTTCCGTCGTCAAACATTTAACAATGTACAGCAGCTCTTTGGTGGCGTGATTGCTTTTAAAGGACTTTCTCCTGAAGATAGCGATAGCTATGCCGCTTTAATTGCTTACTTGTTGGCCCAGCATTTTGTACATCATACTGATGATAAAGCCAATGCGAACTATACGGAATACTTAGATTACATTACCGGTATTCGTGGCCAAGCGGCTTTAAAGATTAAATCCATTTCCACTCGTTTCAACAGTACTGTCGATAATGGTATTTTGATTACCCGCATTGATGATAAGACTATTTTTGTTAATGGCGATGTCTATAAGACTTACTTGGATGAAGGGGGTGTAGTCGATGCAGTATTGGCTAACGCATTGTTAGATACACCTTATCGACGTAAGAGTGAAATCGTAGAGCACCAGGAAGAACTGGTGAAACGCTGGCAACAACATGCCATGGTCGTCAGTAATACTGATAGCTTAGTAGTCATTAATCATGCTAAGCGCATTTACGTTGAAGAATGGCGTAAAATGATTCAGGAAGAATTGGCCGCTCAAGGTGAAAATGCTAACTTTGATATCAATGGTATTTTGGAAGTGGCGCGTACTGTCGTTAACCAGTTACCTGGTAAAATTTTGACTGATGATATTTACACTGCGGCTTTGTATGTCATTAGTCGTAGTCGTTACTTAGAGACTGATTGCGAGCAGACTATCTCTTCTATTCAAGAAGTCTCTGAAAAGCATCCTGGCATTGAACCTAAAGAGGCCGCTTTGTTAGCAGCCATTTCGTATGTTTGTGACTGGGTAGCTAGTCAGTTCCAAATCATCCGTAACTAATCTCTTTAATCAAAGGACTCGTATATGAAAAGTAGTGATTTCAGAAGAGACGCCACACGAGTCTTAGAGAGTTTAAAAGAGCTAGGTAATACACTCGTCACCTCTAGTGGGTGTCGGGTGTATTTCCCTATGGCGTTTGAAAACTATAAGCTCGCTGAGATTAGTGGTAGTGAAGTAAAGGTATTAGGGCTATTCGCAATTACATTAGAAGACAATACCTACGGAGTGATGAATGTCTGCACGAAAGTCAAGTTGACACCGAGTGAAGTGAACAAGGTCATTATAGACGAAGACATCTATTACGAATTGGTGTTTGATAAAGGCAGTATTGTGTCTGATGACTTAAACTGTCTGAAAGATGACGTATTGACTTACTATATCTATAACGCCATTGTCGGTAAAGGGGTAGTGCCCTGGTATTTGACTTATGATGATTTGTGTCATGTATTTGATACCGCTAAAGAGTATGCTAATGCTAATGTGGGTAATTCACCCGAAATCGTCGCTTTGATGATGAGTATTATCGCGCGTACTGATAAAGACCGTACGGTGTACTATAGACAAGTCGCACAGTCTAAGACGAATCAAAATGAACGTCCTGTCTTTATCCCGATTAATAGTGTAGAATTTGGCGCTACCAATACGCTCAATAAGCTCGGTGGTAACTACTTCGATAAAGGTGTGGCTAGTGCGTTAATTACACCGACTGATAAAGTCGAAACCATCGAGTCGATTCTTCGTCATTAATTTTTTTATCTTCTTTTTATAAAGTATTTTCAACTATGGAACAAATCGTATTCGAATGTACCCGATTGAAGGGTACGGGTAAGGCAGGTAGCCTTACTCCTGATAAAGATGGCTGCTATACACTCATCTTAGGTGGTTTGGATGTGTATAATGCACATGGTGACTTATACGTGTATGATGCAGCCAAGCAGTTTTTTGAAAGCAATCATCCCTTTATGCGTCGTGTTAATCGTGGCGTATTACGCGGTGAGTATGACCACCCTGTTAAACTACCTGGTATGAGCTTTCGTGAATTTGGTCATCGATTGACTCAGATTGACCCTAATCAGGTATGTTGTACACACAGAAAGATTTGGTTAGACTTTAAAAACGTAGTCGATACCAATACTGGTCGCCCTGTCATTACCATCATGGGTAAAGTCTTTCCCATGGGTCCTAAAGGACAGTTTCTGAAAGAGCAGTTGGATGCGGTAGGAGAACAAGTCTGTTTTAGTATCCGCAGTTTTGTAAATGAAACCCCTTTACCTAATGGGCGGGCCATCCGCGCTATTCGTAGCATTACGACTTTTGACTATGTCAATGAGCCTGGTGTTGAGTATGCTGAAAAGCTGCGTTCTCCAGCATTAGAAGCTCATACAGACGTATCGGTTAACCTGACCCGTGCCGACTTGGAAGCGATTGTCGCTGACCAGACTCGTTTGGGCATCAGTAATGAGTCTACTGGTTTGACAAGAGCCACTATTAATGAGATTTTTAGAACAGTAGAAGTCAATCCCAAAGCTTATCTTAACTGGTAATCTCTTTTCACTATTTTCAGTAAGGAAGATTCCATCGTGAAAATCAATATTCAACTATCAGAAATCGCAAACTTAGTTAATCTCATTAACGATGCTGAGCGCCCTTCTGTTCCTTTTACGGAGTTGGATTTCATCTTTGGTACCCCTACACCTATTCCTGGTGTACCGGTTACTAATCCTGATGTCCACAATACTCAAATAGTAGTGAGTGCTGCTCCTCAAAGTAGTAAACGAGGTAGCGTAACCAAAACATACCATCGTGTCAATCTACAAGTACAATGGGAAAAGTATAATCTCCCGGATACCATTAAGTATTTAGGTAACTTAAATGATAAAGAGGCACTGGTACGTAAAATTCAAGAACTGATTCCTTATAGAGCGGCTAGCTTTACTTTAAAGACAGAGGACTTAGGTAATAAATTACACAAGGTCGTTTTAACCCCTATTCAAGATAGTTTGTGTTATAGTGCTGGCTTGGAGTTTAAAATTAATCAAGAAGATACCCAGCAACCACCAGTTCAACCTATCGTATCGGCTAAACCGCCTATCGTCGATAGTAAAATGACAAGTATCGTCGAATTTAGACCCGCCGATAACGTCACTACTAAGATGGTGATTGAGTATTACGATAAAGATACTGGTGAAAAAGTCAGTGCGACTGTCGTAAAAGAAACCAATAACTGGAGAATTAGCAATGGTAGCTTGACGGCTGTAAACGCCGTAACGGGCGTATTTGCTACGCTGGAAGGTAAAGCAAAACCTTTAACCAGTGGTAAAGTGACCGCCACCAGTGCCGATACCAGAGGTACTCCGGGTGTAACGACTTTTGAAGTCAAAGAACAAGCGTATATCCCTAAAGTAGCTGACCCCGTTACGGTATTTAAAGAGGAAGGTAAATTCCCCGTTAAAAATGGTCAGAATAACAAACGTATCGTGCTTTCTTACAAACTGAAAGACTCCATTGAAGGCCGCAGTAGCGCCATTATCGAGAAGAAAGATGATAATAGCTGGGCCATTACTTCTCAAAAAGGTGAAGTCGTTACCATTATTAAAGGTAAAGCCGATCGTATTTTTGAAATCGATTATCGTAAATTAGAGCCAGGTACTGATGTAACCATTACTTCTTACACTGGTGATAACCGAGATAGTGAAACGGAAGTACATTCCCCACAAGTACCGAGGGAAACTGGAGCGATACAACATGCTCCAATTATAGCCTCTGTTTCAGATGGAGGAGCCAATACTACCAATATTCGTATTGAACCACATCCTGAAAATAAACGCATGAATGCGACTTTTCGTTTGAAAGGCGAAAGTCAAAATAACGATATTACAGTATTTGAAAAAGAGCCAGGTGTATGGGGGTATGAAGGTAAACTACCCGACCAGATGTACTTCAATCTCGCTAATGGTGCTTTAGAGATATTCCAACACTTTTTAGAAGGTAATACTAAAGTTGTCGCTACTGGTTATGATACCAAAGATGGTAATAGTGACGCATATGAAAGTACTTTCGATGCCAGTCTCGTGAATCCTCCTACTTTCACGAGTAATACAGACAGTCCTTTGGTAGAAGTCCTTAAGGAAACCGGTACACGTGGTTACCTACGTATGGAAGTAAAAGGCTCCCCTAATAAAGTCGTCATTGGGGTGAAACCTTTAGGTAAAACGACTTATGAGGAATTAATCCTTGCTACTCCGACACCAGGACAAGAGTATAAAGTCATTCACCCTATAAAAGGTGTACGTATTGAGCCAGAACCTAAACAGCCAGGTAAGCCTTGGACATACAAGATGTACTTCAACGATGTCGTTGAAAACAGCTTGATTCACGTACAAGCCTTTACCAATAGTTCTTTGGTACGTCCGTCTGATAAACGCTCTTACCAAGAGCCTAGTGTGGAAGATAATAAACCAGAGATTACTGCTGATGTCGCATCGGCTGTTTGGGATGAAGACGCCCGTACCGTAACAGTGACTCCTGGTGCGAATAATGCCCTTGTTGAAATTAAGCTTCATGGTCAAAAGAGTACCATTACTACCAGTACTTATCAAAACAAGCAAACCCATAGGGGTCCAATGTTTGATGTCGGCGGTAGTGATACCTTGTACTTGAAATATACTAAAGACAATGGTAACTGGGTAGTACCGAATTTGTCGAATGAACAAAGACCTTACATTAATGTAAGAAAAGGTAACGGTAACGATATTGTCATTACCTATAAAGAAACAGCTTTGGGTGAAAGTGACGCGGATACCACTGCTACCATTACTTCGCCCCCTGAAGGTAATAAAGAGACACATAAACTCGTTTCTAAAGAAGTCTCCAGTAGCCATACTTTCCAACGCAAAGGTGTTCAAGTCACCATGAAACAAGTGGACGATACTTTAGGCACTTTACGTATTAATATTGGCACCCTAGAAGAAAACAAACGAATTGGCGAGATTTCGGTTGAAGGTACTAAGGCGAATAATACTCCCTTTAAGTTCACGGTACGTCACAATGAGTCAGGTTCAATATCTTTGGTAGAAAATATTGAAGGTATAGCCGGCGTAACGTATACTGTTAATGAGGCAGGTGATGTATTGACGATTGACAAATCGTTTACTAAACCGAATAGCCAGTATACCGTCAAAGTCAAACCGCTCTTTGACATCGATACTGAAAACGTATTGACAGCTAATTTGAAACACGTTAATGTCACTAGTAAGACAGCCGATAAGGCAACAGTAACGCTGGCTAATGAACACGTAGAGATTACTCCAGGTGCTAATAACGACACTTTGGTTATTGATTATACCAAAGCCAATGGTACCAATGCTAGTGTAACCTTTACTAAAGCCAATAACGTCTGGGACACCGCCGGTAATACCGATTTTGTCGTAGAGGACAATAAGCTGAAAATTGCGGTGAATAAGGTTAAAGATGAGAGTACCATTACTGTAACGGCTAAAGTCGGTACGGGTAATCAAGATAGCGTAACTACATTCGTTATTCCTTATAAAGCGATTACTGCGGATAAACCTACCGTTACTTCTACTGAAGGTAACTTAGTGGTTACTCCTGGTGTGAATAACACTAAAGTAGTCGTAAACTATAAAGGTAACGATGACTCCTCTCAAACAGCTTCCTTTGTGAAGTCGAATGCTGGGGCATGGACTAAAGACAGTGGTGTGAACGATATTGTTGTTGGATTGAATAATGGTAAAGTGGTATTTAACTTCCCTGATACCATCATTAAAGACAACAGTGAGGTGACAGTAATGGGTAGTACAGCGGATGATAGGGATGTCCCTGCTCGTGTAACCATTACCGTAGGCGCACCTATCGTACGGGAACATGCGCATGACTTGAGCTTTAGCGCTATTCATGAGAAGCTTTATATCACCCCTGGTCAAAACAACAGAAAAATCACTTTGACTTTCCGTGAGAAAGAAAAGAGTGAGAATACCGTAGCTGTATTGACTAAAGAAGGTGCTGTTTGGAAAGGTGATGTGGATAAAGGTGTGGTTTGGGATAACACCAAAGCCGCTTTTGCCATTAGCCGCCTTAACTTGAAAGATGATGTAGATTTGACTTATGTTACGTCTACTACTCAGCCGAATGATATTGATACCAATGGTACGTACGATATCCCTGCTTTAACAGTACGTGATGCTTCTGGTATGCAAGTGGTAGCATTGACTAATGATATTGGCTTTAAGATTAAGCCCTATACCGATGCGACTAAATTGACGATGAGTTTGAATGCCGTAGGTAAAGAGCTGAATCTGACTAAAGAGTCTGACTACTTAGAATCTTATACTCAAATATTGGACCTGGTGTTCACGAAGGAAGGTACTGGTTGGCGACTGCCTTCATCAGTCTCTCCTGAATTGTCCATCGATAATGTCGGGGACATCATTGTGAAGCCAAGAAAAGGCGATACAGATGTCTCTGTAAGTGCTACGGTGAAGGTAAATGAAGTTCGCAATTATACCAATGATGAATATTTGACTAACGATACTGTTACTGGTAACTTCTCGTTTGAACAACGTCACACTTTGAACTATGGTACCCATGAGTCTGTGGATGGTAACTTAGTCGTGACTTTGGTAGATGATGCTAAACTGCGCTATGTGAAAAACATGGTGTTTACTGGTAAAACAGATGAAGATGCTGATTTCACCATTACCGTTAAACGCCAAGCAGGTAAAGCGAACGATTGGGAATACACTAGCAATATTAATATTCGCGGTTATGTTACCTTCACTAAGGATGTTAAAGGTAAACGGGTATTAAACTTGACGAGGGATTTTGTTAAAGAAAATAGTACTGTCAATGTAGTTGTGAATCCAACTGTCGATACTGATACTGCCTTTACAGGTACTATTACCATTAGTGCTGACCCAATAGGACCTGAAGCAAATGCTGTACAGTTTGAAGAAGAGACTATTGATAACCATGCTTACGTCACTCTGAAACCAGGTGAAGGTAATACTAAATATACCGCTTCATTTAAAGACCGTACCGGTAAAGACAATAAAGTCATCTGGAGTAAATGGTCTTTGACTGATGAATTAGGTATTGATTTGACCATGGGTTTAGGCACCCTAGATAAGAGAGTCGTCATCGATGAGAAATGGGTCATTATCGATAAAGCTAAAGGTATTGTGAAGCTGCGTAAAGACCGTATGCTCGACGTAGCGAATGTGGAAATAATCACAAACGCACAAGAAGATAGCAAACGAGCTAAAGCGGCCACTTATACCTATACACCGGTTAACAGTACCGAATCTCGTGACATCACTTTTGATTACCGAGATTCTCAAAAACTGACAGTGGGTGAGATTACTGCGCCTATGTTTAAAGTGGACACTGTACTTTACGGTAAACCTTTTACAGCCATCTATAAGCTCAATAAAGCCACTAAGGCCTATGTATTAGAAAGTGGCGAACCCATTATTGAAGGTGAAAACAAAGATACCTTCGTCGATATTGAGAACGGTAATAACCGATTCATCTTCCGTGTATATGGCGCTGCCTTGAAGAAAGACGGTGGTAATGACTTTAACGAAATTAAAGTCACCACTTTGGATGACGGTTACTTGATGGATTTCAATCGTGAAATCTTCTACCGTAAGAAAGAGTCTAAATATACGGTAACGTCTTTTGACCCGTATGCTAGTGAGAGTGTTCAAGTACGTGAAGCTGGTGACAAAGTCTATATTGATAACTTCACCAGCGGTATGAAGCTTTTGGATGTTACTTATACACCTAAAGGTGAAACCAAAACTAAAACCGTAACTTACAAACGTAAAGAAGATGGTTCTTGGGAAAGTAAAGAAGCGACACCACTCTTTAGTGCGAATGGCAACCTTATCGAAGCCGATATTAATAAATTCGCTCGTCCGACTAAAGTCTCTATCTCCGTGTATAATGGTCCTAGAACGATTTACCGACCGGCTATTAATGAAATCACTTTGAGTAAGCCCATCGTGATTAAAGCAGGCGAGGCGGTGATTCGTGAAGCCAATCATCAAGTCTTTATTCAATTAAAAGAGCCCGTACATAAAGCGGTGATTAGCTGGATGGTAAATAATGAGAAGAAAGAAATCACCCTGACTAAGCCATTTAGCATACCAGAAGGTGCTGGTGAGTATTTAGAATCGATTAATGAGAATCTAATTACCTTTAAAACCAATGTAATTGCTGAAGAGACTGACGTCACTGTACGGACGGAGACTGCTAAACCAGCTGAAGATGAAGCATCTGAAGTAACCACTAAACTGCCTTATCATCCTAAACCGATTGGTAAAGCAGTCGTCTCTGACGATGATGGTACGGCCGTGATTACGATAGGTCAAAATACCCATCACTTAAGTATCACTTATACCAGTATGAATAGTGGTTTAAGTACAGTACGTTTAGATAAAGCCGCTAATGGTAATTGGGGTATTGCCTCTTACGAGAGCGCTAAAGGTACTTTCGATACCACTAATGTCTCTATCAATGGTAATGTGATTAAATTGAAAGAAGAAGACGTCATGGATAATACGAAAGTATCCACCGTAGCGACTTCTTTGCGTGTAGAAGACGGCAATGCTGAACATAACTTAATTATTGGCCATAAAGCGGTAACTGCTACCCCTGTGACCTTAAGTCAGAAAGACGGTATCGTAAAGATTACGATTCCTAACTTAGGTAATGCTACGCGCATGACAGTTAACTATTACAAACCGGCAGTGGTGATAGATGGTAATGGAGTAGCGGACCAAGCCGTCTTTACACGACCTGAAAGTGGTGAATGGAGTATTCCCTCTAGCTTGGGAAGTGTCTTTGTGAAATCTAAAGATACTGAAAACGATACGACGGTATTAACCATTCAACCTGAAAGCCTGCATCCGAATAGCGAAATGCAGGTGAAAACAGAAACAGGCCGTACTGGCGATATTTCCAGCACGGTGAAAATCAATGTCGGTGAGAAACCGTATATCCCTAAACCTGTAGTGGCTGCTACTTTACGCAGTACCAATGGTGATATGGGATTAGTATTGAAGAAAAACGAATGGTTTGGTAAAGCAGTTATCACCTACTATCCGACTGGTGAAACCGTGCCTAAATCATTTACTCTGATTAAAGCCAATGATGGTAAATTAATCGTCGATACTGATAGCGCAGCCAATAAACCAAAAGGTTTATACATTGACCAAATGAACAATGTGTATATTCCTTCCTACGGTATCGAAAGTGAGACTAAAGTCACTGTAGTGACGCATAACCTCGATAAACGTGATGGTACGGCTACTGCAGAAAGCAGAGTCACTGCTTATACAGCAAGTACCTTGCCTAAGCCGGAAATTAATGATGCCAAAGGGGTATTCGGTATTCGTGCGCCAGCCAACACTGGTACCATGACCTTAACTACACATGTAGAAGGACCTAGTCCGTTTGAGGATGGTGGTGAGTTGACTATTAAAGCGACTTACAATACTGATACAGCTAGATGGTCATTAGAGACCAATCCTAAGCAGCCTAAAGCTAACGTAGAACTCAATGAAACTACAGGTTTGATTCAAATCAAACAAGCTTTGCTTCAGGATGGTTCTAAGATTGTGATAACAACGACTCCGTTGGAGCCTAGGGATACTGGCGTTACCCATGAGCATACTTTAATCGCTCAAGAGTATCCTAGTGTCTTGCCCGCTAAGGTGACTTGGAATGACGATAAGACTAAACTCTTAATCAACCAAGATACTCCTGAATCGACGTTGTATTTCACTGTGAAGTATATGAGTAATGGGGATAATGCAGAACGCAGTACTCAATTCACTCGCAGTACGTATCGCGGTGACTTACCTTATAAAGCTGTTACTGGTAACTTTGGTAACTTCACGGACATCACTGTACCTAGTGGTATGGAAATCGTGGATAATGAGAAAGGCCAAGCCGGTCGTACCATCAGCATCAATGATACTGATTTGAACATGACCAGCCATGGTAAGAGCGTCATTGTCACCGTAATCAGTCATGGCCCTAATCCAAACAGTGAGCCGACTGAAATTAGTTACAAAGTGAATAAGAAAGCCATCGTTGTCTACAAAGACGGTCAAGAGACTCCTCTAGAACCGACTATTAGCCGAGATGAAAGTAGAAAAGTATTAGTAATTAATTCTGCGGATGACGATGGTGCCACTCGTGTGTTAGACGTCACTTTCGTGAAGAAAGACGGCAGTACAGATAGTATCGGTACTAAATACGATAGCACTACGAAGGAGTGGAAATTCACCAAAGGTGAAAAACATGCTTTCTCGTTGAATAAACAGACAGGTGAAATCATCTTGAAAGAGATTAAACTCTTGGATGAAAGTAAAGTGATTGTGACAGCGACGAATGGTGGTGTAGGTATTACTTTACGTTATGCTACTACTGCTATTGAAGCGGTCAATAAAGAAAATGCTTTGATTGAGAGTAGAAACAGTGAGCCTAAGCCACAGGCCGCCGGTATCAATCTGAATAACGAAGGTTATAGTGTTATTTATCCGATTACTTCCGATGAGAATACTAAACACATGGAGTTGATGTTCTATACCACTAACCCAGTAACCGATGGTGACCCTATTGAACATTACTTTAATGTGAATCGTTTAAGTGAGGCAGACCAAACTGAGACCCGTAAATGGGAATTGGTAGAAGAACCGCCTGCGGGTATGGAATTCAATACTTTACAAGGTAGTATCAAACTGTCTGATAGCATAGTCGACCGTAAAGCCAACATCGTACGTGTCACTACGACGAATGTGAAAGAAGAAACCACTGTAGGCTTTAAACCAGGCCAAGGTAAACCGGTTTTGGCCAGTAAAGATGGTGGAGTAACCATCACCTTACCGGATGATGGCATCAGCACCACCATGACTGTTAGCTTCTTAACCTATGGTGACTTTACGACTGAAGCCATCGCTAGTGCAATCAAAGACAGTGATGGCTGGAGAGTATTAGAAAACGCATACGGTATCACCGGTACGAAAGAAGGCGTGATTACTATACCGCACCATACTGCGAAAGAGCAAAGTAATGTAGCCGTAATGCTCTATAGTGACGCTGGTGGTATTGCACGTGGTCCGTTTAATATCCTCGTATCCAACTGCAAGCCTTTGGCTAAAGCCATGAGCTTGGTGAAAGAAGGTAACGAAGCCGTCGTACGGCCTGATACGAGTGACGCTGAATTGACTGGTTACTCAGTATCGTATATTAATGAGAAAGAGGAAGACCAGACTATTGCGGCTAGCTATAATAGACAGGATAATACCTGGACGATTAATGCGAGCGATAGTAATGTGATTAAAGACGACACTACCGGTATCGTGAAGATTCCTGTGGCTAAAGTCAAAGATGGTAAAGACGCACAAGTCACAGCGTACAATACTCAAAACTGGGGTAATACGACCAGCTGGAGATTTACGTTAACTGATACAGCGAATTCAATTAAAGAAATCGTGACGGTGAAACCAGCACGAATGGATAGCTATCGTGGTAATATTTATGTATCACCACAAAGTGCTAATACAGAGAAGATGAAGATTACGTTAAGCGTACCGTCTGAATTAGTGGTATAGGTAATAGCTAACGGATTCTTATATACGTAAAGTAGATTGTATTCTTGAGCATGACTCAATAGGGGGTGGGGTAGCACCCATCTCCTATTGTTTTATGTCGTTATTTCTTTTTAATATATTATTTTCCTTACGGAGGCCCCATGGCTGAAACCAAAAAGGTCACACTCACCGTCGTACGTGATGATGAAGGTGAATGGAAAGTAGACGGTAAGAGTCCTATTGATGTTAAAGTCGCTAAAGATGGTACCGTCACCATTAATCCGACGTATACTGTCTCGGGCACGATTGCTGTATCCGTAGCCAATAGTGAATCCAAAATCTCGAATGAGGCAGAGTCCTCTGTTACGGTAACGCCAAAGCCTAGAGTCAGCTTAGATAAAAAGACGGCTGAATTAATCGCAGGTACGATTAATGAGCGAGACTGGGTCAGTGAGTTTGGCAATACCCCTCGCCCACCCGTGCCGCCGGGCCCTGCTAGTGATGATGATAAACCTATTGTCATTCAAAAACCAGACGGTAGCACCATTGTTCTTCCTCCTCGTAATCCGAAGATTAAGTCCTTTGTCATCCGTTACATCCACTGGGATGGTACGGCTCGTGAATACGTAGTGAGTAAAACAGATAAAGGTTGGGAAAGTGTTAGCCGCGACGACTGTAAACCAATCACGGATGAAAATGGTACAATCGTGACGATTAACGCGGCGTGTAGTAAAACAAAGCCTAAAGTCAAAGGGCATGACCCTGAGCTAGGAAAACGAAAGCCAGGAGCAGTCGCCTGCTTGCTCAATCCTAAGACGGGTCAATACGAGTATTACGATTCGACGGGTGAGTTCGGTGCTGGCGTATTAAGGGATGGTACCATTGCAGATGGAGAAGACCCTCCTGCTGGCTTGAATAAAGAGCAGTTGAAAAAGTGGTTTGATGATCGTATTGGCTTTACTGGTGTCCCCTGTAAAGTCGAGAGAGAACAAAAATACACCCCACGTGAGGATACTAGAGTCACCGATGGTGATGGGGTAGAGGTCAGAACCAATTACCAGGTACGGGACTATAGTCGTACAGTAGAAGTACGCGAGGATGATAATCTGGTTATCCGTATTCCTAATGACCCCAATCGTCCTGTAATAGATGCTTCATTGGCTTTTGAGGCAATTAATGTCACACGTAGTCAATTAGGAGATAATGGGGAAATTGAAACCGTACCGGATAATGGGCCTAAATTGATTCGGGTACGTAGAGAGAATGACCGGTTTGTCGCCATCGGTGAAAAGCCCGCTTTTGTACAGTTTAACGAAACCAGTGGCGTGTTCACTATTCCCGCCGCATCAATTAGTGAAAATAGTGAAATTCGTTTGACCTATCGTACACTGCAGCGTATTGGTGTAGGTGGCGGGGTAATAGGTGCTTATACGGATGATAAAGGTACTTGGGTGCCGATAGAAGAAACCAGTGTCACCAAGATGGATAAAGAAGCTTTGTCGTTTATTGATGAGCGTTTTAATCTTCTTCCGCCTGATATCGCTGCTTATAAACAACACTTCTTGATTTTGGTGCCTCAAGATACAGGTACCTCCTCTATGGAAGTCTCTTTGTATAATGATAAGGAAGAACTGTTGTTAACAGGTAACAGTGCTTTAGCGCCGAATGGCTTTGGTTGGATTACTTCATCTGACGCACAAGGCTATGTAACCGGTAATACCAATGATGGTAGTATCATTATTCAGCGTACAGTCTTCAATGGTAATAAGGGTAAGATTGTAGCGACTACCTGGGATAAAACCAAGACCATGTCTAAGTCGACTATCTTTGAATTTGATTATACTAATCCTGCTAAAGTACCTGAATTGGATATGCCTATTCGTAGTGAATGGCAGCCTGAACGTCCTTTCGTAGACCAAGACAGCGGTACAGGGTATGTAAAAGTAATGGATAAGAAACGCACCTATAGTGGTGTCATTAGTTTCATGAATCCTACTACTAATAGCTTACTGAACTATCGCTTTACTAAAGTCGGCGAATGGGGGGGTATACGGTTTGAATATGTACCTAATGGTAAGAAGGACATCAATAAAGGGATTGGTGAGAGTATTAAGCAGTTTATTAAGGTGATTCGTACACCTGAACCTACTTTCATTATTCCTCATTGGTGCATCACTGACTATAGTGAATTAAAATGTACTGTAGATGGGGAACCTGGTCATACTGACCAATGGTTAAGTATGGCGTCTACTGTCGTCGTCGCTTCTTATAGTGAAGCAGAAGTATTACCTAAGAAACCTTTGATTAGTTATCTACGTCAAAGTGACACCGTAGTCGTATCACCCGATGGTAAAGAAGCCAACGTGATTCGGGTCGTGAGTAATGAAGGTAAAGAAGGTGCTTTTGAAGTCAAAATCATGGACATGACCTTCGGCATCGAAGGCGCGGGCGAGAGAGATTGGCAGATTGTCAATAGCACTTACGTACCATTAGGGTATAGTATCAATGATGGCAGTATTACTGTCGCTAAAGACAGCGGCACGTTGACGATTCAAAAAGCCAAGAGTGTTATGGATAAATACGCTCCTATTATCGCATATGCTCGAGGTAAAAACCCACAAGGGGATTGGGTTAAAACAGAGTTAGCGATTAGTTTGGTACCTAAACCTATTGATGGCCCCGAAGGATTGGGGGAAATTGTACGGGAAGGTCCTCTTTTGGAGTTTATTCAATTAGGCAACCATGGTATCCATGTAAACGTATTGAAAGAAGGTTATAGTCGTCCTACGGACGAAGACGGCTCTGAATTGAACTTCAATAGTCAGAGGGTACAAGTCATACTGAATAAATCAGAAGCCCGTAATCAAGAAGACAGTTATGAAGATACCGGTGAGAATACTGGCGACACAATGGACGATGGCTCGAAATCCCCTGTACTCATGATGCTGGTGGATGTGGCCATTAAGACCAATGATAAGGGTAAATGGGAAATCGATACAGAAACCTCTTACAGTGATTCTCCTTTCCCTATGCAGGAATTGGTGAAAGTCAATCCTGAAGATGGTACCGCCATTATCTCTCAAGCGGCAATCGAGATTGCTCATTTGCAGTATATCAAAGACAATGAAGAGAAAGTCGCTCCTTTCAAATTAGAAGACTTACCCGTTACCATCATTTATGCTGCGACGACCGGGCAAAAAGGTGTCTTCATGAAAGGGAAGTACGATGCTAAAGAAGGCGGATTAGCGAAAGATTTGTTTGTTAACTTAAATGCTAACGTCTTTACTAAAGGTATGTTTAACAATAACTACTACAAAGAAGAAGTAAGTAAACCCTATCAGCAAGGATACGATTTAGAGAAAAAAGGTGTAGGATATGATACCCTAATGCTTCCTATTACTCGTATTGAAAGGGGGGTAGTAAGTAATAGTAGTTATAACATAGCCCGTTGGATACAACCACACGAGGTTAGTACCGGTTTTATGGTAGAGAACGATGACCATCCTTCTCTACGGGTAGATACAAGTAATGAATATGGACGTTTAGGTGGTACAGTAGCAGGTAACAACAGTTCAGTGTTTAATACCGAAGGTGCTTATGTTAATAAATTACCATCAGTAGGTCGTATTGTACCATTAACAAATATTTGGGTACGAGACACTGACCGATATGGTCCGTATACATTGAGCGTATGGAATGACTTAGTCACTGACCCTCGTGATGAGCGATACAGTTTAGGCTGGACACTTAATAGAGACAGTACGGCCGCACCGTATAATCCATACCCTTCTGATTTTAGATCGGGTAATGCATGGAAGAAGATTCCTAAAGACTTACAAGGTTTAGACCAAATCATCTATGGTGTACATGATACGGAGAAGAAACTGCGACTATTAAGCTTACGTAAAGTCAAAGAGCGGATTAAGCTTAAAGATGCTCCTTTCCTCTTCTACGTATGGACCGATGATGGTAAGATACCTGATGGTTTAGAAAAATGGAACAAAGTCACCTTCCCTGGTGTAATGTTCCCGGTATTAATTAATAAACAGTTGTCTCGTTGGGGCGGTTTAACCGAGTATGAGTATTGGCGGCAGGGCATGGTTCATAATCCCCCGGCTGTCCGTATTGGATTAGCTGCAAAAGTCGATGAAGGTTTGAGGGATGTAAATGGTAGCTGGGAACCTAGGAGACTGATTGCTAAGCTTTTAGAGACCTATGGTGAACGATATGTAGATGAGGTGATTCCTAATCTGACGGATTTACATTATCGTACTAAATGGGCAGTGGACTTAGTCAGTGATGAAAAGATTGACGAGTATATGCGTTATTATAGTATTCGAGGCTTCTCTAGCTTTCGTAGTACTTATTTAAACATGACCAGTCATGACATGATACACCTGGCTTGGTTAGATGAGAATAACCAAAATGTTAACTTACAACGTAGTATACCAAAATGGTTAGAACACACTGTAGACAGTAATGGTAAACCCGTAGAAGTGCAGTTGGGTGAAAATAACATTTATGGAAAACAGTTTATGAAATATTACGGTAACAATGGTACCATCTGGAACTTATTACCCCCTATTAATATAGAGGATATTAAAACCTATCCTAGTATGATGAATATTAATAGTTATGTTTCTAAAAACGGTAATGAGTTTAAGTACAATGAACCAGTCGAATATGTTCCTGGTATGTACAATGGCGCTCCTGCTACAAATGCCCCGTATAACAAAAATGACCGTTTAGTGGATTTAGGTTCTGTCCAAGTAAATGGGCAAACCATTCATGTACGATTAGGTATCTTAGTGGATACTTCTGATGATTTAGCGGTTAAACTGATTAAACACCCTGATGCGGGTAGTAAAGAAGTTTATGTAGCCGATCCTACACAACCTTACTTCATAAGTAGAGTCAACCTCGATTATGCCGTTGGTCAATATCCATGGCATGAGTGGATTACAGAGATTGATTTGAACTTGATGAAGTTGGATGATGTTAAGAAAGAGAATCGTGATATTTCTGTCTTCTGTTGGTATCATTTACATGGCGGCTGGTATCATGGCCGTATCGTGTATAATCCGAATGAGGAAAATGAAGTACAGAGTAATACCGATAAAGAAACGGCTCGTTTGAATCAAAATAGTGCTATTTCTACTTCTTTCCAAGTAAATGAGATTACGAGCTTGTTTTAATCGATTAAATAGTTAATCAATAGCGTATATTAAACCATCATCCCCTCCTACCCCTTTCATTAGGGGTAGGAGGGTTTATGGTGCGATATTGTGAATATGGATAATAAAGGATAATGCATTATGATTTTATTTAAAAAGGACTGGTTAAAGTATCCTACGGCTATTGTAGACTACCAGACACGTAACCAGTCTTTCGTAGAGTTAGCGATGTTGTTGAGGGATATGGGAGTAGAGAATCATTTATTCCCATTGGCATTGATTAACCCTGCTTTACAAGGCGTAGACCCACATAGTGAAAATTTGACAGAAAAGCAAATCGCCATGATTATGGCTGAGTCTAAAATCAACCCTTGGTATTTCCTACGCGAAGTATTAAGAGCCCCTGCTCGCTCGGGTACAGAACCTAATCCAGTTAGAGGTAATAGGAGTAATATTGCTTTATGGTGGTGTTTCTTGAACCACATCATGATTTTCCTGGTACAGCCTCGTCAGACAGGTAAATCGTTTAATACAGACGGTATCATGGTGTGGTTATTGTGTATTACCTGTGTCAATACTGCCATTAACTTGTTGACTAAGGATGATACCCTTAGACGTGAGAATATTGAACGTATTAAAGGTATCATACATGACTTACCTTCTTACATGTCCTTACGAGATAAAGCCGATGCGAATAATGGAGAAGAAATTACGATTAAAGCATTAGGTAATACTTATAAGACACATGTACCGCAAATGTCACCTAAAAGGGCGAATAACCTAGGACGTGGTTTGACGACTGCGGTGATGCATATTGACGAACCGCCTTTCCAACCGAACATCGATATTGCATTACCTGCTGCCTTGGCATCTATGTCAGCTGCTGTGGATGAAGCGAAAAAGAACCATGCTCCGTATGGCATTATTTTTACGACGACAGCAGGTCGTAAAGATGAGAAAGAAGGTTTATATATTTACAATATGGTCATGGGAGCCGCGCCTTGGAATGAGAAACTATTTTTAGATGCTGAAGACCATGAAGATTTACGTCGCCGCGTAAGAGAAGCGTCACCTGATGGCTTAGAGCGAGTCTATGCGGTATTTAGCCATAACCAATTAGGCTTTGATGACGATTGGTTACGTGAGGTATTAGAGACTGTCGTCGGTAATGACGCTAAAGACGTCGTCAAAGCGAATATGGACTACTTTAATATTTGGAGTAGTGGTACGGAGTCCAGCCCTTTTGACCCTGAGATTGCAAGAGCGATATCTTTGAATAAACGTGAAGCTGACGCTAAGAAAATAGAGGATATTGGTAATCTGGTCACTAAGTGGTATATACCTCGTGAGTCTATAGAGAGCTATATGCTCCACAAGAAGACCATCCTGGGTTTGGATACGTCAGATGCGGTAGGTAAGGATGATATTGGTTTTGTATTAACAGACGTAGAGACGCTAAATGTAGTCGCTACGGGTAAATTCAATCACATTAACTTATTCGAGTTCAGTCGTTTCATAGCGAACTGGTTACATAAGTATCAGAATGTAACAGCAGTAATAGAAAGAAGAAGCAGTGGTACGTATATCCTAGATTACTTATTGGTGATACTGCCTGAGTTAGGGGAGAATCCTTTTAAACGCATCTTCAATAGAGTAGTGCAGGAAGCTGCTACATATCCTGACCGCTTCAATGAGATTAGAGGTCGTGGTAGCAATGACCCTAAAGTGATAGAAAGATATAAGCAATTCTTCGGTTATCCTACTAGCGGTAGTGGTAGCTATACCCGTGATATACTGTATGGTAATAACTTCCAAGTCGCTTTGGAAAAGGGACATGATAGATTACACGATATCGACTTATCAGACCAGCTATTAAAACTCACTGTAAAAAATGGCCGTATCGACCACAATACAGGAGAGCATGACGATATGGTCATTGCTTGGCTATTAACAAACTGGTTACTCACTAATGGTAAGGAATTACATTATTACGGTATCGATAGCTCGTCTATTTATCAAGCAGGTCATTTAGCTAAGAAAGAACTGACCTATGAAGAAGTCGTCGAGATGGAAGAGCAAAATAACATACGACAGCGTATGATTAAGCTATATGACGAATTAGAAAATGAAGAAAATGATTATGTCACAATGAAGATAGAGCAGGAATTGAGATTGCTCAATAAGAAGCTTATCTTAAAGGAAAATGAAATCTTCTCTATAGACCAACTCATTAAAGCAGCTTATGAGAAGAAAAAGAGAAAGAGACAAGAGTCTCGTATGATGGGCACGATAGCCGATTATCAGAATCAGTATTATCAGAATAGATATTACCGATATTAGAAGAGTAGTCCTATTTATGGATTATGTTAAAGAAAAAGATAATGAGATATTACATTAATGATGGTGAAATGTTAAAACCCTAAACCATCTATTCATTATACGTAGGACAGAAGGGATATCACTTTTGTAAAATATAATCCTACGTTTTTCATTTATCTTTTTAACCCTGATATTAGGAGTAACAAAACATGACTAAATCCGTAAAAGTAGACTACAGCGAACTGAGCGAAGACCTGACTTCTTTGAAAGACACTATCGTTAAACAGCTCACCATCGATGGAAGTGGTGTCATTGCCCAGGCCGAAGAAACTTTCTTGTCTAACCTGCCTGAAGGCGTAACCAAAGACATGATTAAGAAAGTCGATGCGGCCCGTGAGCGTTTCTATACGGCCTCTGGCGCCGCTGCGGGCGAACTGGCCGTACCGGCATTTAAAGAGCACAAAGACTTGAAACAAGTAACCTTCGTCACCAGTGCCGGTAATGGACACAAAGTAACACACAACATCGCACGTGAAGTCCAAGGTACCAACAGCCTGACTGGTAAAGAGTATCACAACTACGGTGTACTCTCTACTAAAGTAGCCATCAGTGGCGCTAAAGCGACTACTGGTAGCCTGGGTAAAGTACGCGCTGCGATTGGTGCGGCTGCTGCTAGTGCTTTGGGTTAATAGTAGCGAATCAAACCTAATTAGTCGTTTAATATATTAGGTTAGGCTGGTAAAACACAACAGCGAGCATATGGCTGTACTCTATATTTCTATCGATTAGATAGGAAGAGTGAACTATATGCATATACAATACACTCAAAACCATGCATCCTCCTCCCGCTCTGTAATGGAGCGGGAGGAGGAGTATGACGTAATCTTTTTTTTTGTTTTTCTTAATTAGGAGCGCAGTACACTATGTCTAATGCTGGTGTCACTTTTAAACATATTCGTGCGATATTGCCTTATGGCGCAGTGAACAAAACACATGATATCGTCGCTTTGTATAAAGAAAATAAGAATGCGAATGACGTGATTCAAAAAGAAGGTGAGGATTACGACAGCTATAAGGAAAGAAAAGAGGTAGCTAAAGCGGAATTTTTGAAAAAAGAAGACCAAGAATACGAACTTAAAGTACTACCCCTCATTAAAGGCCTTAAAACAGCCTCTAAACGCGATTTAGAGCTACTATCTATGGCTACCTATTATAATTATCGAGACTTCGTTATAGAACAATCTAGGCACCCTTTAACGAAGGCACGAATCCGTAAAAGTGAACCTGCTCAAGTAGACCGTATCTCATTATTGTTTAATTGGAAAGATAAACGGTTTTTATTCTTAAATCAAAATGTAGGATTAGGCCAAATAGCTCATTTGGAAATTTCAATTAGTAGATTTTACTTTTTAAAAGGAATACGTAAAAATCATTACCTTATTGGTATTTATAAAAGAGGGGTTAGGGATAAGAAACTCGAGTATTTTGATTGGTGTACTGATAGGGAAGATGAGGATATACTCTGGTTATTTAAAACCATGAAGAAAATGGCTTTGGAGCATTTGAGCCAAACGGACTAATTTATTAAACGTAATGTAAGAAAGAGGGATGATGATAAATGTAGCATCAGTGAAAACTGTATTCAAGTCGTTTATTAAGAGTCCCTTTACTTTCTTATTGACTTGGATTAGCAGTTATGCTTTAGTGAATTTAAATACATACGTGGAGACGTTTATTGTTTTAATCGCTATCTATATGTTAATTAAACACACTGTATTTTTCACTAAAGAGATGATAGGAATATTGTTAAAGGGAAATGAAGTATCCCGTAAGGAATTAATGAATGACGTAGGGGAATGGTTGAATGCCGCTTTGTTATTTACAGGAGGCATTAATTTGTTTCAAAAGAGAGACGCTTTATTTTGGCACTTTGGTAAAATGTACTTATTCTTGGTATTGTGGACATTTTTATTGGCCAATAGTAAATGGGTCTTAGCAGAATGGACATTACGTTTATATTTACTCAGTAGTGTCATGGCTTTTATTGGATTCTTCTTTAGCTTTATTTCTCCTTTTAGAAGTAAACGGCCTCCTCCTAAGAAGAACCGTAGTAGATGGCAATAATGGCAGTAGAATATTAACGACACACCATACCTCTCCTCCTATTATTGGTAGTAGGAGGAGAGGTATGACGTATATAAAGCTATTAATTACCTTACATGATAAACATCGGTAAAGCAGATACACCAGTATACAAATCAGTATCAGGCATACGTTTAAAGAAGACTACGTACACGTTAGAAGTATTATTGAAAATACCATCTACTTCTAGAGATTCATTCCACTGATTAATATTGAAGGTATACTCTTTATTCTTAGTACGGCCTGGTATGATTAATTTAAACATATCAGGTTCAGGCGCACCGCCTTCGCTAAACTCATCATACATAGGCAATGTACGTTTCCAAATACGGTCTAACCAAGCTTGTTTATTATCGGCATGCAAACCGATATACAAGCGTTTATGGTCAGTTTCATTAATCGTACATTCCGCCCAGTTATCAATACCGAAGTATTCATTCTGACTGATACTGAATCCTACACTCCAAGGATAACCTGTCTTATCGGTAGCAGGTCGTCTTAATTGGATATCTATCACTTGTGTGTGAATATACGATTTATACTGTTTATTCACATCACGTAAATTCAAAGATACACTCAAACGCTGATTCAAACCATAGCTCGTACCATTAAACATGGCTCCTGTACTGTTATAATGAACATAAGGAGTCACATCAGTATAACCACTACGAGTTAAATCCATCATAAACCAACGTAAAGTATACGATTGGTTACGGTCATTCCACTGTGGATAACCGAATAGTTTCACTGTGTACATGTTATCAGGTTTCACTACTCGTCCACTATAATGCCGAGTCATAAACTTACCATTACGGCTACTCATACCACCTAAACCAATACCTGGTTTCAAAGAGATACCTGCTTCATCGGCATCTAAGTTATACTTCAAAGTAAACTCAAATGGGTAAGAGATAATAGAAGCAATATAGTTAGACAAACCCAATACACTAAACTTAGTACCATCTACAGGTAGACGTAAAGTAGAACCATCACTGTAGTGTACGACACCGAAGAGGTTTAAGGAGTTGAGTGTCGTATTAAGAGGATACAAGAGTACATTCGGGTCGGCTTCAGACATGAATGGGGACTCTAGTGTAATATCGACTACGTATTTTTCTGCAATATCCCGCTGACGAATGGTAGCGGTATTCTCAATGACAAACTGACGAATAGAAACCACGCCCCCTAAGTCATCATACACAACACCTGTCACTAATTCTCCGTCTTTCATCTCTACGTTAGTATGGAAAGGTTGGGGTGCCTTAATGGCATGGTTGGTATGGCTAGGCATAGCGACCAATTCCAGAGGGATGTTACGAGTAAGTAACTCACCTCTATTATCGAAAATCATACTGATTTGTTTACCATCACCTGTTAGGTAATTACCGGCAAATAAACAGAAGTGATGATTCCAGCTACCTTTAACGGTATACCGGGAATCAATCGTCAATGTAAAGGGTACAACAGAAGTATCTAGGAAAGCACGGAAGGTTTCGGCTCTCGATACCCTACCTGTAACCAAATATTGGTCATCAGGGTGAAGCATATCTACTTGGGCTTCGTTACGTACTCTACGTAAAGTAGGAACTAAAGTTAATGGATCTACTGCAATAACCTCATATGTAATATTAGTATCGGGCTCTAATACGCGGTCTTTGACTTTAGGTACGTATTTACCTTTACCAGGGGAATTGTTTTTACCGAAGAAGATTTCGCTATAAAGCCATGTCTTCCATAACGCATTCGGCTCATGTACTGGTACGATACCGTCGGTACCGACTACCGTTAAGTGTTGTGTATTATCAGGCATGATAAATAATCCTTTTATTAAAGGGTGAGACATAATAAAATGTGCCTATTTGGCACTCATGGGATTACTTTACAGGAATATAAAAGAGAAGATAAATTTAAAAAAGAAAATGATGATATATAACCTAATTGACAGAGTAATTGAAGTATGTCTGTCATTGGGTCTTTTATCGGTGTTAGTATCGATAAAAGGTATTTGAAATGTATTTACATAAGGAAGAGAATCATGTCTCTGATGAGTGTAAAACGTGAGCCCGAATGGTTACGAGAGTCACGCCTCGAAACCAAACGGGATGATTTTGAAAAGTTAAATGCTGCGTTTAAAGGCGTTGCCGATAACTACAAAGTCATACCTGGGATTAAACAACAATCCCAAGTCACGTTAAACGGTCAAGTATATACCGTTTATCACTAAAAGTGAATTAAATATACATTTGCAAGAAGAGGAGGGAATGTAAGTTTCCTCCTATATAAAAAGAATTACGTTCAGGTAAACTGAACACAATCGATTTAACGGCTATTGGTTAAATCGATTACGTTATAAATATTTTCAAATATATATTATCAATGTGACAATGTAGTATAATGCTATATTCATTTCGTTCATTAACCTGCCCTATTTAGGGCGTTCTTTTATAAAGGAAGAGTATCATGAATAGCAATCAAAACAATCGCGGCAGACTGAATCCCGCTATGGAAGAAGCCATCGCTCGAGCTTTGGGTAAAAACAAACCCAAAGCAGTAGAAACACAAGCCCAACAATCTGAAAACATAAAGGAAACTAAAATGGAAACTAATGTAAATAAAGAAGTAACGCCTGAATCGACTAAAACTAAAGAGGAAATCGCCGCTGAAACGTCCCCGGAAATGAAAGACCATACTAATGCCGTAGATGGTCCTAATTCTGAAACCGGTAAAATGCTATCGGATGGCTTATCCCAAGATACAGAAGCAGGGGCGGATGGAAAACCCCTCTCTGCTAAAGTAGAAGAGCAGCTCGATACCGTATTGGAAAGTTTGGTTACTGAAAAGGTAACCGATACTGAATCTCAATCCCAGCAGGAAACTGCACAACCCCAAACTAAGGAAGACAAAATGAAAGACGAAATCATGAAACAATATCCCGGAATTAGTCTGGATACCGTAGAAGAAATTATTTTTATTCGTGAAAATGTAAAAGCTGGCAAAATCAGCCAAGAGGAAATCGTGGCTGAAATGAAACATCTTGTTACCAAACGTGGCGATTTGAATATCGCCGCTATCTTTGAAGAATACAAATCACACCTCACTGTAGAAGGTTGGTCTATTCTGAAAAATAAATGTGAAGGTATGGCAGATGTTGCCGATGAAGTAAAAGAAGCTATAAAAACCAACTACATCAACAAAGCCAAAGCCATTGCCCCTTGGGTAATTGGTGGTGTGGCAGTAGCTGGTGCAGGTTATCTGGCTTACAAATACTTCAGCAGCCAATCTGAAGCTGAAGGTATCGTTACTGCCGTAATGGGTGAAGGTGCTGGTGAAGTAGCCAGTGGTGTAGCCTCCGCTATTGCAGGGTACTTCGCTTAAATAGGTAACGCCATAAACCCCCCTTCCCTGTTGGCGCAGGGAAGGGGTTAATTATGGTGTTATTTTTCTCAACCCTGTTTTTAAAATAGAAAGGAGGTGAGACGGATGGAACTACTAAAAGCGATTAGTAAGATAGTGCAAACGGCGTATTACTTTGTACTTACATGCAAAGTGGTTTTCGACTGGTTCAAAACTAATGGTCGTTAACTATTAGTAGTTCCTTTCCAATTAATATACCCCCTCTGATATTTTAGGATAAAGAAGATAGCAACCTATGGGTTGTGGCGTCTGGTTACTATTTTCTTTCTTCATTACTTACAAAAGGAAATTGATTATGATACATGGCATTTTCATGGTTATGAGTCTTATGGATTTCACCATTACAATAGCATTGATTATTGCTCTTCTAAAGGCCATTACGGATATATTAGAAATTAGAGCAAAGATTAAATTAAAGAAAGCATGGTATAATACTTTCAATTTACTTTATACTCTAAAACAAGGAAAAGGGAAATGACTATACATCAATTTTGGTGTTATTTAGCTATATTGGTTATCTTATTAAACCTCATACCTCTCATTTTGAGTCTAGTAATGTGTGCACATTTAGATAAAGAAATTGAACGTTTAAACAGTTTAATTAATGATAATGATAATAAATAGTTCAATATGTATATCCATTACGTCATACTTCCTCCTACTACCCGTAATAGGTAGTAGGAGGGTATAGTATGTTTTATTTTTCTCTACTTTCAGCTTTTCGCTGCTTCTAAAGCTTCATCTAGCTTTCTTCTAGCTTCATCTTCTTGTGCTCTCTTACTTTCCTTATGTTTAATAATCGCCTTAATCATCAATTCCTGCATATGACGAGGTAAAGATAAATATTCTATCATATCTATACCAGTATGCTCTTTGATTTCCATATGGATGAATTGATACATTCTCTCAAAATGAGGAGAGCGTTCATCGAAGATGACCTCTTTAGAATGCTGGGCTATTAGCTGTAAACTATAAGGGTCGGTATCGCTCGTATGGTCAAATATCCCAAAGGTAGATTCATATCGACTGATTAGATATTGCTGCGCGTCTGTATGGGTAAAATCACCTTTAGGCGCTCGTAAGAGTGTTTGTGAGAGGATATCGTCTATAGGCACGTCACGCCCAAAGTTAGGAGAAATGACGTGACTATTGGTGTTTACTGAATAATCCGCTCCGCTCTCTGTACGAGCAGGAAGAAAAAAAGCAACATAGCATCCACAGGGATAAGACGAGGGTATGCATCATGTTTCATTTCTTCATCCTCTTTCACGGTAGTCACACCTACAATGGAGACATTAGACGTCGAGATGAAACTAATGACTTCTCGTAGGAAAGTATCCGCCATGTCTTCTTCAGAGGAGAAATGGCGCATAATCGCATAAATAGACTCCTCATCATCATAAGTCTCTTCTTCCCCATCCGGTAAGACTTGATGGATGGCTTTTACCCAGTGTACGTATTGGCACATACGAGTCGCTTGGGAGTATTCTTTCAAAATAGCGGCCCGTTTGACTTCGTCTTCTTCAATAATGGATGCTTGCATCATGGTCTGCAGATTAGTAATCCACATGTTGCCCGCTGCAATCGCTTCCCCTATAGTAGGTACGTGTAAGGTAACGTAAAAGTCAGACGTAGGAGTAGAATGGATTTTCACTCTACGTGTCATCGGACGATTGAACTGACTCAAATATAAATCCACAGATTCCTCAGATAGCTTCTTAGACATACGGGAAGACATATGCCGTCTTTGGTAATCAGAGAGTGAATTCTGGTCTACCCAAAGGAGTTTACCTACGTCTAATAGAGCGACAATATTACGGTCTTTCTCACCTGAAGCATTTTCATCCAAGAGCGAGCGTGAATACATAAAGCCATTAGGCCAAATGACTCGTGCTAAACCCCAGCAGATGGTCTGAAAATCAGGTAGCTTAATCTGATTAATGATTTCACTCGTCGGTTTATCAGACTGCAAGGATACCTTAACTAAACATTTCTCAAAGAGCTCCATAACAGGCTCCATGATGTAAGTCATGTCATTGGAGAAAGGTAAGCCAAATGCATCACGGCCGACTTCTGTTTTACGACGAGCGGTTTGCTCGTATAGGTTTAAGAGGTCGATATCAGTAGGTGTCTTAATGGATACCCAAAAACCGCTATGCCAGAGGGGGAAGGCAAATACACCACCTAAGCCAGATAGTGCCTGCATACGCATAACGGCGGCTTCACCTGTGACTTTACGTTTGAGTTCACTTTGCGCATGTACACGAGGGGAGAAACCTTCTAGCGAAGCACCATCTTCACCCTGTACGGCTTGTGAATAAGTACGGGTATCATCTTCCACGGCATCTTGGTAAACCCCGTAATTAGGAGAAAGGCGGGCACCTGCTTGTATAGTCTCATAAAACGCTTTATCCTCTTCAGTGACTTCATCCGCCTTTAGGAGAGGACGAGTGAGTAACTGCTCGCGTACCTGAGTAGGTGTATCAGCAGGTAAGGCAATAGCGACTTTAGACTGCAAGAATAAATCTTCAGGCTTTTTATTCGGGTCATACTGACCAGTAGGATAAAGTTGATTGACTTTAGCCTGGGTCTTCTCTTTAGGCTCGGGCCTATTAGTCTTATTGATATTATCCTCTTTAGCAATAACAGACTCGACAAAATGAGAATGTTTTTGTTCAGGAGTTTGTTCTACCGGCTCTACTGGTTTATTCCGGAAACCATCAGCTACCGTAGGAATAGACGTATTAGGAGTAACATGCGTTTCTTGTACGGTCTCTTGATGTGTCTCTACGGTAGGTTCTTCTTTTGGTAGAGGTTGTTCGGCATGTACTTCCTCTTGTACCTGTTCTTGGTGTACTTCCTGTTCCTGATGTGTTTCTACAGTAGTTTCTGCTTGAGTCAAAGGGGAGGCATCGGCGCTGCCGAATACAGGAGGAGTATATTCCTCAGTGACATTTTGCATTTCATTCTGTTGATTATCCATTTACCGCTCCTTCAATAACAGTATTAGGTTGTGTATCTTGAGTTTGTAGCATTTCTTCTACTTTTTCACGATTTTGATAAATCGTACGACGCAGTTCTGCTTTACGTACAATATCCCCTACATGCTCAAATAGAGGGACGATGAGTCCTTGGAAGCCACTGCCGTAGTTTTGGTATTTCTCAATAAGGAAAAGCTGCATTTCCAAATCTTCAAACTTAATCGCTTCATTATCAGTATGGTCTTTGTGAAACTCATAAATATGTTCTAGCTCTTGAAGAGAGATAGGGATATCTTTATTGAGAATAGTCAAGTTATCTATCAGGGCACGTGAATCTGCAGGCGCAATAAAAGGAGCGAGTTCAGGGTCACGTACCATACGGATTAGAGCTAAGATAGGAGCGTATGCGGATTTATACTGATGATAGAGTCGATTGACTTCACCCCAGGTGACGGCTTTACCGGGAATCTTACCTGTCGCCTTTTCAAACTCACGCATAGAACGTGCCATTTGGTTTTGTTTGAGTTGCGCATAGTCTTTTACACCCGTACGCGAGCGACGCATCTTACGGTTCATACCCTTATTACGGGTGATGTATCGTTTCTCTCTTTCAGTGAGAAATTCACCTACTTCTTCTTCCTTAGTAACTTCTACTGTTTCTTCTTCCATAGCAGTAGTCTCTGCATCCTCTTCAATAGCCTCTTCTGTAGGTTCAGTATAGGCTACTGCGGCGGCATTAGGCTCATCTTGTTTCACACATTCAGCGTAATGGATAGTGGTTTCTTGAACTGCTATCACCTCTTGATTATCGTTAGGCATAATCGTAACATCCTTTCTTGGTTTAAATGAAAAACAAAGTCAATAATTCAAAGATAATTGTTAAAGATAGATTTATACGCTAATAGCGTAATCAAAGGAATACTTATCAGATAGGAAATATTGGAAGATTCCATGAATTTTTCATTTTGATAGTATAGACATTTATTATGTTTAAGGAGCATGAGTGATATGGATATTGTTTTATTCGATTACTTACAAAGTAAAGTCTCACCTGAGCTATTCGATTTATACAGAAGAGCAGGTGGATTAATAGAAGCTTTTGATTTAGAGGAGAACTACACGCCTCTAATCGATTTGATTAATGTAGAGGAGACAGTAGAAGAGAGTAATTTACTCGATACGATTGATAATACGATTGTAGCCTGTATAGATGGTATACTGAAAGACTTTACTGTTGTCTGCAGCGTAAACGCTACTTTGAAAGAGAAACTAGACGTAGTAGAAGGTTTATTGATGTTGGAAAATACGGAACAGGTAAGGGAAGTATTAGAGATAATCAACAACTTTGCTGAAGAAGATATCCTAGATGGATTGTGTACTTTATTAAGTTTAGTAACAGCTTTTGAAGAAGCTTATTTCCATCCGATTATTGAAGGGGTATCTGAAGCTTTAATATTACGTTTGAAAGAAGTATTAGAAAGCAATACGCCTACTGTAATAGAAGAAGAGGTAGATGACGATAAAGAGAAGGATAATCTAATCGAGAAGATACAAAGTAATCTAGCGAAGCTATTAACGGTATATCCTCCTGTAGGTACACTGCCGTATGGTAACAGTAAAGCCTTGGCGTTTTTAACCCAGGCTGGTAACTATGAATCTACTTTTGATGTTTGGTATCACTTACTGAAAGATGATATCTTAAGTAATGATAGTAAAATGACGGCTTTAAACTTATACATATTAGCGAGTTGTAGTATAGATATGTGCAATCATCCTAGAGACAGTTTAAGTAAAGAGCTAGGCGTATACTTCCCGGATATGGAGGAGTCTCGTGTATTACTAGAGGAAATAAGAGTAATACACAATAGTGTCTCTACCGTACAGGTACAATCATAAGGAAATGAAATATGAAAAAGATGAGTAAACAGGCTTTCTTGTTAGCGGGATTAACAAGGGAAGCAGTCATTAAAGAAGGACAGTTAAGTGCTCCTTGGTTAATCAGTCTGCTCTGTATTACTAAACCTAAGGAGGAGACTATTTATCCATATGGCTTTTGGGTAGAGGAAGGTATCGCTTATGGTTATATTCCTACCGAGACGGATTTAGAAGCCGTAGTGATAGAAGATTATCAAAAAGGACAACCTCTATTTCAATATAACGAAAGTATAACGGTACCACCTGGTGTACTCCCTAATGCTAAAGAGGGAGTAGAGACGACTGTCGGTAGACTGATTATGAATGTCGCCTTATTGGTGTATCCTTTCTGGGATAAGATACCTTATATTAATAAGAAGTTTCATACAGGTGATGTAGAAGACATTATTGCTAAACGTTTAGTAGATGACCCTAAAGAGGGAGAAGAAGGAAGTGGTAATAAAGAGGATATCTATTGCTACGAATTTCTGAAGTTTACAGAAGGTGCTTTATGGTTGACTAACTTCACACAAGTATGTGTGCCTGGGGTGACAGAGAAAGCATTAGTCCCTCCTCCTGAAGCGGCGAATCGATTAAAAGAACTTATCGAGGAACATAAAGATAGCTTACATGACGCTTCCACTATCGTTAAGATACAAGATGAATTAATCGCTATGGATAAAGCTTATCTAGCCGACGATAGGAGTATGGGGTTCTTAATCAATCCGAATAAAGATTTTAACATTGTTAGATTGAGATTGTTTCTGACATTCGGTTTTGGTATGACCTTTAGGGAAGATGGTAAAATAGACTATATTCCACAACCTTTAACAGAAGGTACGGATTTGAGTAAGCTGCCTGAATATACGAATATTAGTAGAGCCGGTACCTTTTCCCGTGCCGCAGAGACCATGTTAGGTGGGGTAGCGGTAAAAGAACTATTGCGGGCTTCTAATAACTTATCTTTGAAAGAAGAAGACTGTGGTAGTGGTTTAGGATTGGATTACTTAATCACTGATAAGAATAAAGACTACTTTATTGGCTATCACGCTATATTGAACGGTAATACGGTATTGCTGACTAAGGAGATATTAGCAAGTAAAGTAGGCAGCATTATTACCGTACGCTCTCCGGCTTACTGTAATACTAAGGATACGGGTTACTGTAGAGTATGCTGCGGTCCTCATTTGAGTCGACACCCTACCGGTTTGAGTAGCGCGATTTCTGCTTTAGGTAGTGCCTTTATGTACCTGATGATGAAAGCGATGCATGGTAAAGTATCGGCTGTTAAAAAGCTAGATTATAAATCCTCAATTAGCTAATGTGAAGAATTTTTTCATTCCATGACTGCTCTTTCTGTATACTATACAGAAAGAGTGGTTACTCTTTATTAGTATACATGCGCATGTAGTACTATTTTTTTTATTAATCTTTTTAAAGAAAAGGATTGTTTATTATGACATCTAACAAACGTCAACAACTGACTCAAGAAGTGACTCAGAAGAACCTGGATACTGAAGCAGCTGAACGTGAAGCTGCTGAAGCGGAACGTATTCTTCAAGAAGAAGCAGAAGCCAAAGCTGCTTATGAGGCTGAAAAACAAGCTGAAGCTGAACAAGCCGAACAAGAGGCCTCTCTTAATCAAAAAGAAAATACGCCTGATACCGTACAGGAAGGTACTCTGGATACTGATGTCATCGCTGAAGGTGAAGTCACCAATGTCAATGATACCGAGACTCCAGTAGGTGAAACTATTGCAGATAGCTTTGTGCCTGCTAAAGAGGTTACTGCTGAAGGTCAAACCGAAGGTCAAGTAAACGTACAGGAGCCTGAAGTCAATGTCACTGAACCGACAGTAGAAACCAATGCACTTGAATTGCAAAATACAGTAGCAGAGAAACCTCTTTCCCAAGCATTTGACGCGAATCAACTCATGGATAGTCTCTCTCCTTTGGGTCAAACTGCTTTTTACCAGATTCAAGAGTACATGGACGCCATGGCTCCTGGTAAACCCATGAATGAAGTAGAAGGCGTGAAACACCAAGTCAAACTCTATCGTGCTTTGGATATCGTATTTAACCGTCTTAGTGATGAGGACTTCCGTAAGTTCTATCCTGCATTGCTGTATCTCTTCCATGAGTATGGTGATGAAGTCAATGGCGTCTTCAGTATGGTACATGTATACCGTTTCCCTGAGTATCTGACTTTGTCTACTGTAGAACAGGATACCTTCCATCGTCTATTGAACATGATGATTGTCACTGCTAATCCGACCACTCGCCCTGATGCCATCCGTAGCCTGAACTGGGCATACACTTTGGGTGTCGGTTTGACCGATGATGCTCGTGCACGAGTACAGTCGTTCTATCAAGTATAATACCGTATCAGTAGTGTAATTGAAATGCTTATGCTCCCTCTACCTGTAATAGGGTAGAGGGAGTCATTTATGCTGTAATGTAATATATAAGGAGTCAGTCATGAGTACTGCACAGTCGGTAAACGACTATATCTACGCTGCTGAAGCAGAATGTGACAAATTAGAAGGCTATCTGAAAGAACATTTAAAAGGTAGTAAAGTATTAGCCGTAGCAGAAGGCTTAAACTGGGATAATCCTAAAGAGCTGATTGCTTTATCGGTGGCCATTGAGTCTATTACTGGAATCGCTCTGGAGAGTGGGGATGATGATTTTACACTGAAGGAAGCGGCTAAAGGAACACTGAAGTTTATCGGTAAAGCATTTTGGATGCTGATTAAAGGGATAGTGACTTTGATTGGTATTATATTAAAAGCTTTAGGCGGGCTACTGATGAAAGTAGGTGAAATCGATAAATGGGTGGCTGCCGCTTCTGTTAAAGTGAAAAAGAAAACAGAAGAAGTCATCGTCGATACCGCTGAAAAGATACAAGAGAGGGAATTGAAAAAAGCCGTACAAGAAAGTATCGACGTAAAAGAAGGACTGATGAGTAAAGTCTTTAATCTCGATAGCCTGAAAATGACTTTGACTGAAGATGACGCTAAGATAGCACATATGCTAGTAGGTATGAATGCTGCTAAACAGCAATGGTCTATTGATACCTTCTTAAATGCCTGTGTAGCTGGCTTACAAGGGGATAGTCCCAGTAAGACATGGGTTAATCATGCTAAAGAACTAGTCTCTAAATACATGAGTGAATTAAGTAAAGCTATTATTGAGACGGGTAAAGCTTTGCAGTCAGATATTAAGTCTAATAGCATTGATACTTTAAGACATGCCGTACCTACTTTAGTACGAGTCATCAATGATGCTACTGAGAAATATTTACATCCTGAAAGTATTGACCAAGATGGTGTGTTAAATAGTAGTTTCAAATTAGGTTTCGTAGTAGAAGGTAAAGCCGATTACCAAAAAGATGACTTAAATATTCCAGGCATATTCCAAGGTGAGTATACGGGTAAGTCAACGGCTAGTTATGAATTAAAAGAAACATTAGACTATTTGCCTAATACTAAAGTGACTATTGGAGGTAGTAAGACTAAGTACAATGCCGATACATATGCCCAATATGGGCGTAGTATGGGTGATTTAATTACTGATCATTTTGAGAAGGCTATAAAAGAGTTTAAGTCATTTAAACCTACAGTAGAGAATGAGCGTAAGCTGGTCGTGCAAACTGAGTCCTTATTGAAGAACTTAGCTAATACATTAAAAGCCAGTGAAGGTCTGTCTAACCAAGAAACTTATAATAAAGTATTACAAGTGTTGAATGATGCTTTACGTATTATGATACAGTTGATGAAAGTTTTAAATATTCAAGTACAGTACTTTACCCAAGCTACGCAAAGAGTATATGGTTATGCTGGTTGGATTATTACCGTATGGAGAGCGGGTAGTGGTGTTACTACTGGACACGCTCAAGGACAAGAATAGTATAATAATAGTAGATAAAAATAAAACATATCTCTCCTCCTACTACCCGTAATAGGTAGTAGGAGGGAGTATGGCGTATCATAGTCTATTTTGTATCAATATCAATTAAAGGCTCGTAGAGCGTGTTATAGGGCTTTTCGTATTAAAGGTATACAAAGGTATACCTAAATGGTATAAAGGCTCTATAATCGTCAAATAAGAGCCTTTATGAAAGGATTAGTAATAAAGTATTGGATTATAATCCTAGTAACTCTTCTAAATCCTTATCGCTCTTTTTACGTAAATGGTAATTACTGTACTCAAACCGGGGTTTCTCTTGAGGAATAATTCCTTCTCTAAAGAAGTCATCCATCTCAAACAAGGTAGGTACTTGGTACATTTGAGTGGCGTAATAGACGGCATTCGTAAAGCCACCTGATAGATTCAATCCTTCCATCTTCCAGACGTGCTCTGGCACGCCTTCTATACCGACTATCTCTTTAGAAGTCGTCTCTCTGGAAGTATTAAACACGCACGTACCATTAGGATAACCAGAGGCGACGTCTAAGTCACCTACTAGGATGTAAATACGGGTACGTAAGTGTATACCGCTATTTAAGTCCGGTAAGGTATGCGGTCTATAAGTAACATTAGTCGTGTTTACTGTTTCAGACATCGTAATCCTTTCTCTTTAATCAAGTGTGCGGGCATCGTACAAATCCAGCCACCTAAACCAATCGTCATGTCATCGTACTCATGCTGTATACCCGCACCATTACCGACGATGTATCCTTTATTTAACAAAAACCAATATACTTGAGTCAATAGACGCTGTGGCTGACTATTGAAGCGTGACATATCAGTACTGCCTGCGGCCATAGGCGTCGTCAAACACAAGTCTAATATTTTCTCATCAAACTCCTCTACCCCTATGCAGTCAAAGATGTTATACACGACATACTCAAGAGGATAATCAGACTGCATGACTTTATGCCAAGTCGGACCCGTATACTGGTCCGTTTCGGTAAAGCGTAATTTACGCACGCCTAAGTGCTTATCTAAGAGGTAGTCTAATTTGTAGCTAGGCTCATTCTGCTCCGCGATACGATTTAAGTAGTAGACGGCCATGTTATCGACCCACTGAAAGCTCGCGGGTGAATCTACCCAGTGCCACTGCTCATACGGAGCGAGGTTTTTCACGACGCCTAAATTAGTGGTACGTATCTTAATGCCTTCTTTATACCAAAAGCGTCTGTATGCTTTAGGGACGAATGGGTCACTGAAGACGTCTTTTGGGTCGATACCGTCTCTCTCTAATGCTCGTATGGCGTGTGGTAAGTCAAAGTTTATATTCCATACCCCTATCCAGTCCGGACGCCATAGGTGGGCTCTTTTCATAATCTCTACGATGATTTCACCTTCCGTATCACAGAGGACGACTTCTAAATCAATATTACGTTTCTCTATATACTCTTTCAGATACGTATTCGCTTTCTCTTTAATCTGATTGATGACGTCACTGAAGCCCTGTACGTAATCTTTACGTACTGCGGTAATGACTTTATCTTTGAATGATAAAGTAGCCATTAGTATACTGCCTAATCCTAAAGACTCTATCATACTCGTCTCTATATCAAATACAGCTAGACTGTAGTAGGTATTGACCTCTTTCCATTTACGTCTATACTGCTCTTTTAAGTAAGCCGTGCTACTCATGTCCGTACCGTATAGGTAGGGACTACTCATGATTTTCTTAGGGTCTCCTTTATAATTTCTCTCTCCTAATGCAGTACAGATATTACTGTAAAGAGTAGACTGTGTACTCTCCCATTTATCTAAATGCTCAATCAGCTCTTTCTCTCTTTTTTGTTTATGGTCTCTATAACGCAATTTAGTCGTATAAAAGGGACGTTTAAAGTCTTTAATTAAACGAATATTCGGTACGATACTACCGTCTTTTAAGTGTACCTGCTCTTTGACTAAGTGGTAATCACTGGGACTGTATTCTCTTTCTCTAATCTCTTTACTAGGCGGTATATAAAAAGCGTGTCTACACTCTATCGCCTGTATGTTTTCTTTCTCGATAGGGGGATACTCTTTCAGTATCTGCTCTCGTAATACTGCACTCTCTAGTGGGTCATTCTTATCTTTAATCATAATTACATTAGCTCCTATTGGTCATTTACCATACTACTCACACTGAAGAGTGTGTATAATAAATCTGTCTCTCTTTTCTGTTCTTTTTAAGATACGTATCTGCTCTTTAGTGACGAGTCGTCTCTGTAATACGACTCCTTCTAATCCATACTCTACACTCAAGTGCTTTATTAAGTCAGAGATAAATACGTCTTTCTTATCAGTCGTGATAGCAAAGTATACAGTCATATGTGGTATTAATACGGTATATTGTTTCTCTTTAGATAACATAGTCTCAGTAGGTAAATCATGACTACGTAGTAAATGAGGTAATACAAATAACCGTATACGGTCTATAGCTGCTTCAAAAGCTCTATTACTCCATAATCCTTGATATAAAGTCAAGTAGTAAATGTAGTAATCCTTCCTTTGTTTAAAGTCATCTACTCTTTCTTTTAAGTAATAGCCTGCTAATTTATCTTTACCTGACTGACTCATGAGTAAATCATTTCTATCGACTTCTCCATAATCAGGATGGTATACCCTATCACTAATACACAATGTCTTATCACTATTATTACTCTTACTGTATATTACAGCATAGTTAGGATTATCAATGATATCTTTAGTAATTTCATCCATACTGCTGATATAAGCACTATCAGGAATAGTAGGGTCTTTAGCATAGACTTTAGTCTCTAGTCTACTAGGACCTTTCTTTACCTTCTCTATTACTTTTTCATATACGATTTCATTACGTTCATTTATGTTATACCTTTGTTCTCTTACTACGTATTTATAATGGTTATTTATTCCTTTTAAATTAAACAATACATATTGACTATCATAAGGGATAAGAAAAGGTATACTGTCTTTTACTTCTACTACTTTCTTATTATCTTCCGTAATCTCTATTACTTTCTCTATTACTTCGTCTATTAATTTCATTTTCATTAATTCACTCTTTTCTATATTCGTATACTAAAGATTTCATTTTACTATAAGGTATCTTTGTATTTATGTTTACTAGTATGTTTACTAAAGACTATTGTTTAAAGATTAGTCTTTATTGATACAAACAGTACTTATCCATTCTAGATTGACTTTAGAGTCAATCTTATTTCTCTTTTACATACCTACGCGAACCTTTGAGGGTTCGCTTTTTCCTTCTCTTCTTCCTTTCTTTCTTTTCTCTTTCTCTAAACTTTTACTTTTCTTCTTTTTACTTTTAACTAAAGTTAATAGATATTTTTAGTTAATAGATATATTATTATAATACTAAAGCTTATTCCCACTTATTAATAGAATCAATTAGTCTTAAGTTTTTTATATTTTAAATAGAAAAGTAAATGAATATACTACTCCCTTCTACCTAGTGTTAACTAAGGTATGGTAGGGAGTAGTATAATAAATGAAAGGAATAAGAAAGAAGAAATGAATGTAAAAGCTAGGTAATATACCTTAACAATATTACCGTAATAATACTCTTTACTATACCTAGCTTTAGATATAACCATCACGATGAATCACTATACGGTACAGTCAGTCTTAATACTGGATTGAATATTTAAAATATATTACCGTACCGTATAGTAGGAAATGATTCAATCTAAGGAGCCTATACGCTTTATGATAATAAAGATACCGTATATACTCATCACTTATCTTTAAAGCGTATATGAAGCTTTTGTATATTACTGTATATTCATTCAAAAATTAAAGATAGAGTAAAGAGAGGTTTTACCACCTTTCATTTAAAGGCTCATAGAGCACGCTACAGGGCCTTTCTACCCATTGCCTATACCTACCCCTTACCCACTCACTAAAAGGCCCTCTGTATCGCATTTAGAGGCCTTTACGGCCATCGCTCTATTACCCTGGATAGTAGAGTATACTAACCAGATATCACTAATCACCATTAGCGCGTATATACTCTATCCTCACTATACTCTAATATTAAAAAAAAACGCGCCGTGTCGATAGCGCAGCTTAATCGCCGCGCGGCTCTAGTCTATTTGACTATAAGGTGCCTCTCTACTACCGTGTAGGTAGTCTACTATACTGATCTATCTTACCCTACTACGGTGAAACCGTAATCCCTCTTTTATCTTACTCTACCTACCTTCGGTAATCCCTCAGGTAAAAACTTCATATCGATTAATTTCCCCTACCACGTGATGTCAAATCACCCTATGGTAGGGGAAAGTAATCGCTTACTAGCAGTTAAAACCAGTTGTGGTCCTCTAAAGGACCCAACCTACGGTTCTGCTTAAGTGAAGGCTGGCTCATACCAGCCGTAACGCGATTAAAACAGATTACCGCTAGGTGATGGTTCGTGGGGTTAGCGTCGAAGACGTGACGAACCAGCTATACAAACCGTAGGTTTGCTACTTTAAGTTTATCATCGAAGATGGTGGTCCGTGTTTAGCGTAGACTTACGCTACGGACCAGCTGTGAAAATCTACGATTTTCACCCTTAATCTCAAAATACACATTTTACCAATTATGTATGTCAATAGTATAAAAAATCAATTTATGAGCTATACATAATTGGTAAATAAAAATCAAATCTTTACAAATCTTTACATTTACTTTATTTACAGTTTTTATAAACTATTGATTTATAGTACTTTTTTCTATAAAAAAACTGTAAAATACTTCGTAGGGTAGTATTTTGTGTTAAAGATGTATATATTTATATTATAAATATTGTAAATCTTTGAATTTAGAATGTATATAAGTATATATCCAAGTAAGTATTTAGTATCTTACTTATATCTTTGATATTAGATATTGTAAAATTATAGTTAATATATATTCTTGTATACTTATAGTTTAGAATATCTTAGTATCTAGTAAAGATATAGTTAATATACTTCTTAAAAGTAAAATGTAAATATAGTAATGTTAAAGATAAGATACTAAAATAAATAAAGATTGAAAGATAAAAAAGTTTTAGTAGTCTAAGGTATATTACTATTTACGCTGACCGAAGGGAAGCATGAATGAAATGAAAATAAAAATCTTAATAATAAGTGATATAGTGAGTAGGTAATTAAAGAAATAAAGAGTAGAGAAAAGAAAATCTTTCAATATTTTCCTGTACACCTGATAAGGGTATACAGTAGCATTTATGACGTCATGTAGGGATATAAGGATACTTCTTGAGAATATATTAAGAGTAAATGTTACTTTATTAGTAGAGTAAAGTAAAGCTTATTAGTAGGGTATCGTTTGATATTAATACACTGACTGAATAAGGAAGTATGATTATGATACATGGTGAAAAAGTGATTGAACAAATAGATGAAAAAGAGGATATTGATGTAGTTATTAGTGACCAAGGTCAACTCAGTATACTTTTTAGTAGAGACCATACTAGACAACTAGATAACAAGAATATGAAATATCCCACTGATAGCTATTACATTTACGATACCTTATACGGCACAATGAGAAAGAGTGATTTAATACACACTTTAAAAGAAAAGCAAAACATAGTCGTCAGACACATAGAGGAAGTGAAAAACAGTATGGATATGAGTGAGCATTACTTTCACATACTGTTAAGTATCTTTCAGTCTAGTAATAGTAAACAGACTCTGAAAGAAGTCGTAGAAGGACTGATATTTGGATTTCAATATGGCATTACTCGATTAGGGATAAAAGAGAGTAATGGAGATAAGATACCGATACATTCGTATAACGGCTATAACCATAGCCCTATGGGTAATAGCACTATCGTAATAGGAATACCGGTAGAAGATGAAAGGGATTTTGGATTTGATTTAAAATCCGTCATGAGTGAGCTATTTGACCACATTAGGAGTTATCCCTCTATTGAAGGAGTATTAATCGAGAGCATTTTCTTACCTAAAACAGTGCTGATGAATCATTTCTCTAAATATTGCTATAGTTTCACCTCTGCTTTTAGAAGACGTGATTTTAACAGGATAAAGGCGGAGAAGAGAAAATACACCATGCAAGATAAAAAGAAGATGAAAGAGGATTTAGGTCTTTTGTTAGAAAAGATGACGGATGATTAAAAAGATTATAACAATATATTACTCTCTTAGTAATCAACAGTGATTACTGGCTCGTAGAGCTAATTAGAGAGGGATAGAGGAGTAGAGTAATACCTAACCTTATCCTTAGTATAAACTGCGTATATACGCAAAATAGACAGGAAAATGAGTATATGAACATCAACTTGCAAAACTGTAATTTAGAAGATGGTTTCTGGAATGTCAATCACCCTTACATGGTTTATCGCTGCCGAGTCACTACCCACGTAAACGTAAATGGAAAAGAGTGTACCCCGGAGGAGCGTAAACGGGCAATACAAAAGCACCTCTATAACGTATACAAATTGTTATTAAGACACGTACGGTTTACTCATGATTACAAATATGAGTATCCTAGTGAAGAACGTATATCTGTACCCTTTGAGGTATACGGTAAGGAATTAGAAGAGGAGACCACATTCACTCACCGTCACCCTCTATTCCGTACGATAACCCACGCTAATGGAGAAGAAGAGGTAGTAGAAGGAGAAGAGATTACATTAGAGGTAGGGGTGTCGGCAGAAGAAACCGCAGAAGCTAATGATACCGTCAATCTTTCTTTATCTACTTTCTTCTATATCCGTGGGTGTGCTTTTACGGCTAGAGACGTCGATGGAGGGTTTATCGTGACGGCTAATGCCTATAGTTTACCTACTTACTGTGTCCATCCTTGGGATGAGATAACCCTGACTCCTGAACAAGAATTGGACATGATGGCCGATGCGTTTGAAGGCCGTAATTGTTTTATCAATATAGAAGCAGGATTGGTACAGAATAAAACCATCACTCCCTTAATGGGCTTTACGATTAACAGTACGAAGTCCCCTATGGAGACAGTAATATACACTACCTACACTCCTGAGTACTTAATTGAGAAAGGATACATCGTAGGTGATGAGGAGGAGTCTTAAATGGGTTATGGTAAATTGATGAATAAGATAGTGAATTTAGTATCTGATAAACTACATCCTGTACCTTCATGTGTCCCACCGGGTAGTTATACCTATTACTTATTCAAAGCACGTTTTCAGTATGACACTCATGCCAATATAAGGGCGCATAGCATGATGCAAGTACATGAGGTCAGTAATGAAGAGCAAGCAAGAGCGAATCAGCTTTTAGATATGTACGAAGCAGGATATAAAGCAGGACAGCGTATTAAGTAATCAGTAGCTACTCTTATACATGACATCATACTCCCTCCTACTACCTATTACGGGTAGTAGGAGGAGAGATATGTTTTATTTTTTTTCATCTACTGTTTATATACGCGCCGCACGCCATATGGTACCTTCATGTTTTATCACCATTTGACGTAGTGTATATAAGTCTTTATTATCACTAAAGCCTTCATATACCAAATGGAATCCACTACCATAGTCCTCGATTACGCCTCTTAGTTTATCTACATTGATACTTTCATTACCATCTGTCACATAGACGTATTGTCTACCCTTACGATTCTTCACGACTTCAGGGATACTCTTAGGTAAGAGACTCTCTAATCCTGTTAAATTACCATCAGCCGTCACGACCATAGGAGAGACTTTATCTCTCTCACTATTAGGCTCTCCTTGTAATTCACCTTCACTTTGCTCTTTATCGGCTAATTGATTATTATCACCATTAGCGTATAGTACACTATTGTCTTTAGCGTATAGCTGGTTTAACGCTTGTGTAAACACTCCTGCTAAAGGGCCACTGACCGTAATCTCTTTATTACCATTGGGATTCATTTCCAGATTACTATAGTCCTTCGCGTGATTGGTGTGTACATCGACATTCCCATTCGGGTGTGTTTTAATCAGACTGTTACTCATTTTAGATTACTCCTGTGTTACGTATATAAGAAATCCTACAAAATCCACGCTAATACACTATTATGATTTAAATATTTTCACTTATATATTATCTTAAGGTCAGAGAGTGTATATTCTCTTTTATTTAATCTAGTCTCTTTATAGAGACCTCTCTTTTGTAAAGGAAATCAATTATGAAAGCAAGAACCATTAAAGAAGCAATCGAAATGGCTGTAAACGAACTCGTGTCTCAATATGAGACTGAATTGAGAGCGTATAAAGCGCTCGTAGACGGGATTACTCCCGAGACTCCTATTTTGAAAGAAGCACTTTACGCATACCGGGATGAACACTTATCTAAATGCTCTAACGTATTCATGTTCAATGGCCCCGCAGGTGACTATGAGGTACCTTTCCGGGTACAAATCCAGGTATACCATCCTTGGAATGAAGAGGTGAAACATGGTGAATACTTCCATGGTCTAGGTGTACTATTGGAGGCAATCGTAGGTATGGATAGAAAATATCTATCACGGCTTCCTGTAAAGGAGGGTACAGAAGAAAATGAATATACCTTTATCCATAATTGCTATACCATGTCTGTCAGTAAAGAAGGTAAACTGGAAGTTAAGGAAGATGCCCCCCAGTATAATAATACATTGGAATCCCCTAAACGCCCTGTTAGTACAGTAACTTTAATAGAGTAGCATAATCATACCACACACTTTTACTATAGGAGATTAAACAATTATGAAAACCTTTATCAATGAAGTCATCCTCCCTGAAAGCACGGGTAGTAAAGTCACTCAGTGGTTCGACCACATTAGCAATAGTTTCTCTAAGTATCAAAATGGAGACAAGACTAAGGATAACCGGTATAAAGTGTTATCCGTAAGAGAAACTTTACAGAAACAATACATGGATACGAAAGACAAAGAGAAACTGGTAAAAGGCATGGTGGAGCAGATATTCATGTCTACCGGTTTTGATAAGGAACAGGATTACATCATGTACTATCATGAGGATAATCTTGTCGTATCCATTACCTCTGTAGATAGAAATGTATCTGGCACGGCTTTCGAGAAAAGGGATAATCAATATGTGTTAACCTACATCTACCAAGGAAATCCACAACGCTTTGTATCCCTGTGGTTTGGTTTCTTAAAGGTAATTGGTTTACCCGATAATCAACAGTGTCTCTCTTTTACGAAGTCTTTAAAGGCCGTAGCGGTTTCCTCTTTGGATAATATTAATGAGACAGACTGGGATAGCCTGTGGGCGAATATCCATCCAGGTATCCATAAGGCCATGCAGACATAACAGAAGGAGTATTTAAAATGAGATTATCATTATTACAGATATTGGGTATCTTTGGATTAGGTACCCTATTTGGTATCTTCTTTTTCATTATCCGTATTATAGCGTGGGATAAGCGTGACAAGTACGGATACCTCTATAAATCCGAAGGAGGTCTTTTGGAAGACCCAAAAGAGACCTCTAACGATAAATAAAAGGAACTGATTATGATTACGTTAACGTATAGTGAAATTGCTATTTTGGTTATCCCTTTCTTAGTCGTCGTATACTACGTCACTAAGTTAGCTAAGCTAAGTGCTAATGAGGAATATCGAAAGCTAAAACTGAAGGAAAAGATAATAGACCAGAAGTCTTACCTAGTAGACCACCGACTAGAAGGCAAGATTAAAGAAGTAGAAGGACTGATGGAAAGAGGTCATAAACTACAGACTACTCTGACTGAAGCCAATAAAGCATTAATTACTTCTATTACTGAAGTCAATGCTTCTTTGTCCGATAGAAAACTGTTACTTTCACACAGCTTGTTAACAGATATAGAAAGACTCATACACCGTTTCTCTTTAATAGAGTTTGCTTCTCGTATATTCATCACGAAGTTACATGGTAAATTACAAGCAGCCGCTGATAAGGAGAATGGTCTATCGCAAGATACTTTAGTTACCATAGTGGAAAAGTTAGATGAGTTTAGAATTCGTGATACGTCCGCTTTAAATGGCATAAATTTAGATGCACAATCTTATTTGATCGTCATACAAGACCAGCTAAAAGAGCTCACTCGGGATAAAGAGATACCTTCTGGCCTAGATGAGTTAACTCAGTGTTTAGACGGTATCGATAAAGAGATTACCAAGTCTATGGTCACTTTAGAGATGGCTTTACTTAGTATTAAAGGTAAGCAAGATAGTGAAGTAACACAATAGCTTCTATTCTCATCATACTCCTCCCTACTCCCTTAACAATAGGGGGAGTAGGGAGGAGAGATATGTTTTATTTTTTTTTCTCTATTTTATCTAGGACCACCTAGCATCAATCGTATATGTCGACTGGTTTGCTCCTCATCGTTTAAGAAGAACAATACACCTATCTTCTCACTTAGCATTTCTTCGTACATTTCATTAGCATCACTATAGCTATCGACGATTTCTTTATATCGACCTAAATCGAAACCTCCACTGAGTCTGGCACTGTCGATTTCCAATACTAATGTATTATAGATATACGCTTTTACTGCCAATAATACTAGCTGTTTAAACACAGGGATACTCTTAGGCTTTAATGTGTTAATGGCTTCATCATTCTCCAGTATTACATATACCCCTAAGTTATCACTCAAAAGTAAATCACCTTTGACTAAGATAGCATTCTCCCCTACTAAAGTCACTCTACTACTCGCGTACAAAGGTAAATTATCATGCGCGTTTAACATCCAGTCTGTCGCTTGCATCACTACCCCACCATCGTAACGATTATTCATGTAGCTATTGACACCCATGCTACCATAGCCACCATTCATGTACGCTACGGATAAAGCACTCATAATCGATAAACCACCAGTCCTCTCTAATGGGATATGGTACACCCTCTCTGTAGGACTAATTACGTCAGGTATCAATCCTGCTAAAGGGATAAAGGTACTAATCCCATACTCTAATTGACAGTCGGGTAGTACACGTGCTAAGACGACCTCTCTACGTATCCTTTCTTCTATACTAATCGGACTACTCCTATAGTCTATGTACCGATTGAAAAATACGTCCTCTAATATCATCTTAGGGATACTGAACTTCACACTCTGTACCGCCATCTGTATTGCATTACTCATACATCACTCCTATACTTTACTATTCATTTACTATTAACACCCTCTATTATACTACGCTAAATAAAATATTCAGTAGAGAGTGGTATTTTCCACCTAATAGACGGCCACTAAGTATCTATTTCGTTTAAACCAAATTGAGTAATATATTACATTCATGATGGTTATGCATCATAACTGTCCTTTTTCTTCACCACCACTTAAGGAGACTAATATGTCTATCTCTTTTGAACACTTCAAAGACCTTACTCAACCTATCTCTTCTACTTTAGCGACGATTCGTAAAGTACCGGAAGAAGACTACTTGAATCATGCTTCACGTAGCGTATACATCAATAAACAAAACCCGATGAACCTGGATGAGTTGATGAAACACGAACATCAGCATCCGAATACCGTGTTTACATTGCTCTCAGTTCCGGCTGAGCAGACCGATAACCTGCAAGGCTATGGTTTTGACGATGATAATATTCCGGAAGGTATGCTCGAAGAGTATCAGGAAGAGCTACAAGAAGTACAAGAAGCTTACTTAGAAGAAGAGAAACCAACTGTAGTATATCATATCGTCCCTGGTATCCAATCGACTTCCCTTACTGTAGGTTATTTAATTACGGCTCTTCCCTTCGATGACGAGGACGACTTAATCACCGTAACGGAAAGTGATGCCGAATATCTGGAGTTTGAATAAATCATGTGCTATCCTCCTATTACTCTTGAATCTTTAAATGACATTCTTCCGATACTCCCGACCGATAAAGTAATAGAAGAACATTTACAGATTCGTAATAATCATGAAGTGTCTTACTATACAGAACAGCCAGTAGAGAATACCCGTCATCAAGCAAGACACTATGTTTTAGCTAAAGAGACGACGCCTATTGATACTCCTCATGTATCAGGAAACGTCGTCTCTACTGACGAAGTCGAGACATTACCCGTTTTTCTACATCCCTTTATTACTCATACCCAGACTCGTTTGAGTGATGAAGAACTGATGATAGATTAACACCCAGTAGTATATACCTTTTTCATCAACAACCTCTTTAATATAAGGAGACTATACATAATGGCCATTAATACTGACCACCCTGCTGGTATGATTGTACGTGAGTTGGATAAGATTGCCAATCCGTCTAAGGAGAGTAACCTCCCTCCTCACGATACGAAAACAGAACCTACTTCTGTTAAAACAGCCAAACCCCACTCTTTAACCTCTTTACTCCAACCCAAGGAAGAAACCAACATGTCTGAAAATACCTCTCCTTCTCGTAAACGTCACACCATCGCGGTATATGCTTGCGGCGGCTTAGCCTCGAACCAAATTCCTAAGTTCCATACGGCTTTTGCCGATTCACCTGAAGGCTTTGCCAATATTGAACTGTATGCAGTAGACACCTCTACTTCTAACTTTGGTGGTTTGTCTGAAGGAGTGAAAACCTACCTCATTCCGAATAAAGATGGTAGTGGCCAAAAGCGTAATTTGAATGCTTCAGCTTCACTGGAGCGTGTAAAAGAAATCGTACGCTCATTCAAGCCTGCTGATTTGAATATCATCATTTCCTCTGCTTCTGGTGGTAAATATTTGCCCGCTTAAGCAGTGATGTTTAAGTGGCACCTCTCCTAATTGACGGGAACCCTTTAGAGCCTTTCACACTAACTATACGTAGTAATACAGTATAGGGTCATGATTAATTACCATGAGTATAGTAAAAGAGGAAAAGGATTAGGGAATCCGCAGCGAAGCCTCCTGTATGTACAGGTAGACCGTTCAACGACTAAGGGATTGACCACCCTGTAGAGCGCAAGTGCGCCCCAAATGGAGAGTTTCTAAGTTAAACAAACCTGTTTAACTTAGAAATTGATATAGTCTGTCCTTGCATGAAAGTGTAAGCTGCGCGTCATGGCGCGGGTATAGATTAACGACCTATACTGAACATAGAGTCCGGCAGTGTACTCTCGCCCCTCATTACACGTGAATTGATTAATTCCAAACTCCCGACTATCGTTATTACCGTAGGTGATTTAACCACTCGTAAATTCGCAGAAAACACCATTGCGACTTTACGTTCGTTTGAAAACTTCACCCGCGCCCCTGACGCCCGTCCGATTGTCATGGCTTATTTTGAAAACAAAGGAGCAGCTTCCCGTAAAGAAGTAGACAATCAAATCCTGCGCCTGGTAGCAGAACTCTCTTGTCTTTTCAGCGGCCAAAACGCCGAACTCGACTCCCAAGACCTGTATCACTGGTTGAACTACCATGACGTCACTGACGCTCGTGTGCAGTTGGCTAACCTGACTGTACTGCATGGTAATGAGACTTTGGATGAATCTGTCTATGGTGGTCCTATTGCGGTAGCGACTATTGCAGAAGACATTGAGAAAACTGATTTTGCTATCCCTGTGGATTATCAGACCATTGGTTTGACTGCCCCTGGTGTGTACGAATCCTCTACCGTGACCCACTTCGTGATTACCGATGGTTATTTCGATAAGGTCATTGCGCGTATGGATGGACAAATTAAAGAGATTGATGAAATCAAAGAAGCGCGTGTACAGCGTGAGAGCTTGATTACTAGTGATAGCAATGTAGATAATGAGACTGGTCTCGTATTCTAATATTGCTTTAACATAGAGAGGGAGAGTATCTTTACTGATTACTGGTAAAGATACTCTCTTTTTAATTAAAAATACATTACCAATTATATTTAGTATTGCTTATATCTATACTATCACATGACTGAGTCTATGCCTATGTTGGTATAGATATACGCATTACTTATTTTCTTTTTACTAGGAGCAGTAAACAAAATGGCTAAGATTAATCGATTACAAGAGAAAATGCTCTCTATTGATTTAACTCCTCACTTAGTCCCTATTAAAGTCATCTTCGGACGATTACTCTCCGAGACTAATCTAGGTCAGTATTTTGATTTTGAATCGATGATGAAGGATGACCACTTCTGGCAAAATCAACTATTAGTAGAAACCCCCGGCTGGGGGATATGGGATAACAATATTAAGAATAATTATAGAAACGGCTGTAAGCCTATTGTAGATATTTCCCAATATGGATATTTATACGTGAAGGTAGAAGACGGAATAGGTCGTGTTTATTTTGAATCGACGATGTCATCATCAAAGATAGCCAATAAAGAAGAGTATGAATCTTGGTTAATACAGGAATTGAAGAATCGTAATCTATACGACAAAAACTTTAACCTAATACGGGCCTCTGATGATGCTTTATTAGAAGTGTCCCCTAAAGCGGAGCATTTCATCTATCACTTCCTAAAAGGTTACTTTTCTATCTTACTATCGGCACACTCGTCTTTTCAAAATAAGTATCCTGTTTCATTTGACTTGACCGAATACATCCTTCTTTATCTTAAAAGAAGTGATATTAAAGTCGATATTGATATAGAAGCGTTAAATAGTGTCAATACCCTACATGAGTTAAACCAAACATTAGAAGAGATTTGGACGAATATCGTAGATACTTTACAGTTACTCTACGGTAGTGACTGGGGATGGCAGTTATACTATTTAGCTGACCATTTAGGCAAAGGAGGAGTGCCTGGTGAATTTAGAATCAACCTCGTTTCTCAAGGAGATTTTCGTATCCTAGACTGGATGGAGAAACATGGTAAAGAATATCGTAAGGATTATTTCCGATGAGTGATTACATTACTTTACCCTACCAACCTGCTACGATAGAGATATTAGGGACGGGGAGGGCTTTATCCATTCATTTAGCTGAATTAGGTAAAATCGTCCGTCAGTATTACGGGAATATCACATATACTCCTGATATAGAAAAAGCGATAGCCTCTCATATTTCGCAAGCTATGGTCTTTTTGATACACGACTGTATACATTTTGACCATCCTTTATACCACTATAAAGAAACCACTCGTTTCCTATTGGAGGATATGAATGAAAAGCGCGGTTTAGTGAATTTACCTGCCTTAGATGATTTGGTAATTGACCATCTACAGTCTTATTTAACAGAAAACATTAGTGTCATTTTACACCCCTATTTTCAAGACCCCCAATTATTGCAGCAGTTACGTAATTCTCGTATTTATGTCGTAGACCGTACACATGCTCCTTACTCGTACCTAATAGAAGAGTATAGAGTAGAGGAAACGAATAGTGTAGTATGAATGCCCATAGGAGCCTTTGAACATGAAAGTCAATCATTACCCCCGCCCTAACGAAGCCCCTTTAGAAATTAATTACCATAATCCTTCTAACAAACCCAAGAAGGTATATCCGTATGAGTTACTACAGTCTCAAAAGCTCGTTAATCGTTTACGTAGCGAATTAGAACATAGCAAAGTGAAGTATACTGGGAAAAATCTGATTCGGATTGAATTACCTGCTGAATTTAAGTATTTAGAGTATATCACGCAGGCTGCATTACAGCAAATGGATTTGCCGTTTGATAAGTATGAGTTTATTGATGGTATCTTAGATGCTCAGTTCAATAATCTGCCTGCCAAGTATACCGTCTATGACCCTTTAAATACGGCTTTAAAAATTACTCGTTTTCTCTGTACTGACCGTGAGGGGTTTAACTTAATGCCTGAAAGTGACTCGAATGGCGACCCTGAGTTTGTGATTAGAGTTAATAGTACGGCATATCGCTTTTGCTGTTATTTAGCCCGTATCATGAATGATGTAGAACCTATTGGTCTTAAGAAAGATTATCTCTGCGTAGGGTATGATGAGTATGCTTTGTATTTCCAGTTACCTGATGACCCACGTCGTTAATCATTAACCTCATTTAGGATGGTTTCATGTTACAACATTATCAAGACCCCAATAGCGCAGGGTATGTGGTAGACCTGCATGAGGTCATCCTACATATCCAAGCTTTCCTTTATGATTTACAGCCCGTCACAGGACGGCAGTATACACATACGGATATCTTGAAGGTATTGCACGAGGTACTTTACATCATAGACCAATACGCCGGTGTTTGTCAGGATGAGGAAGCTTTATATGTTGCTATCTCTGATGCCGGCATTATGCCTGCTTTATCTGTACCTGAAGATTTCTTCCCTCATGAATTTAAAGGAGACAGTGAAATAGATAGCTATTATGATGCGGTTTACTATAAGCAGTATAACCGATTAGCTTCTATCGTGTATATGGTGTACATTCTTTTAAATACTTACGGATTCATTACGAATGATTTTGAAAAATACGAAGGATTCATTCCGTTTACATTCGGTGATTTAATCCAGAATCGGTATTTAGTCTTTATACCGTATAACCGCATTACTCATCCGTATTTTTAATAAAGGAGCCTATTATGGCTGTTGAATTTAAAGTATCCCATTCTTACTCATTTGACGTATACCCCTCTCCTATCTTAGGTACAGGGTTCAGTAACTGCACGGTGCTCTCCATTATGGACCATGACTCTGCTGCATTACAAGTCGATACCATGGCTTTACATGCGCAAGTCTTTCCTTTCCTACCGACCGGTACACCTGACGACCCTACCCTAGCTACCTATATTAAAATACGCCTACCCTCTGGGGATACGACTATTTTAGGTAACACTTGGATTAATACCAGTACGGTAAAAGAGATTAAACGTACGACTATCGTCGCTACAATCAAAGATGTTACGCCAAATGACCTAGACACGATTCGCCGTGTATTGCTCGCTAATGGCTTTGAACATATTGACTTGACGACTAAGTAAGTCGATTAAGCGAATGTGATAGTCGTAATAAAAAGTCCCCAGTATATCAATATACTATAGGAGAGGAGTTTAAGATACACACACCCGCATCTTTCGTAGATAAGCTAATATTTCCAAAATGGCATCGTTCCATCCCCTATGTATAATGGTTCTTTTCACAAGAGACAAAATGGTAACAGATGTATACTTGGTCGTTGCGTACTAATTAGTGCGTTTAGGCGATTAAACAGTGATTATCAGACCTCCTCTTCTTTTCCTTTTTACCGTAACAGGTGAAGGTGAAGGCTCCTTTCCTTTTACCGATGGGTTGGACGTGGATGGGTAAATAGATAAGGTGAATGTTCTGCTTTATGAATCGGGTTTACGGACCGGGTATTTATGAGTAGACAAGAGCATTGGGGGTTCCTTGATTCACTTATCTGTCCGCAGTCAATCTTTTTCCGCTTTGGTTTTCGGCGTATACTGGTGCTGTACTATTATTAGGGTACACGTTTAACCATCGGACTAATAAAAGGTTTAATGTAGTCTAGTACTTGGGTGGTGCTTAGACGAAAACAATCTTCACCTGTTACACCTTCAATGGTGGGGAGTACGACACTCCTTTCTTTCATATTGCAGATGCTGTAATTAGGCTGAGCGTTACCACGATAGCATACGGTTACTCCATGACGTTAGCTGGCGTTGGTGACATTTTTCTCCCGTATAGAGCCTTGCGTAAATCAACGCCAGCGTGTAATATTTGTGTTTCCCCACCACCTTTTTGTTGTGTCTCCTTTTGTTGTTGATGAAGAACCATATCCCCTACCTGTCCTTAATTGGGCGGGTAGGGATTTATGGCGCCATATTTCTTTTATCTTTTTTTTTTACTATTCAAATTGACTATATTAGTCTTCTTCCATTAGCCCCACTTTTATGTATAAAGCAGGAGCTTACTATGTCTTACCAATCCCCCTTTTATCATCCTAAACATGAATATAAACGTAATATTGACCCTATGCGCCATTACGTTAATGATACTTCATTTTTCATACATCGAGTACATGGTCTTCCTTTAGAGGAGGCACGTAAACGTATTAATGATAATCTACGTCGTGAAGGCGCTTTTCCTTTTAAGGACCCCACGGTTTCTTTCTTACAAAGGCAGGCTAACCAAGACCGTGAATTAGTACAAGGCTCTATGTATCAATACGTCATGACATCCGTTAAAGCCAGAGAGCTAATCGCTCCTACGATGACGACGTATTTACATCATGATGTTAAGTTAGCTTATCCAGTAGAGCTGATTGAGGACCGTGTCTCTAACCGTAAAGTCGCTAAAAAGAAACAACAAGCAGCAGAGATGACGGGTGATGATTTTACGGCTATGCTCTTTAATAATGAGCAGAAAAACTCCAAGATTACCTCTAATAGTTACAGTGGGGCTACGTGTATTGCGGGTACGGCGATGTATAATCGTACGACGCATTCTACCTTAACTTCCACTACCCGATCCACATCAGCGTATGCTAATGCTAATAATGAAAAGATGCTAGCTGGTAATAGACATTACTTCAATCCCGAGATTATGCTTAATAATATCGTCTCGATTATCAATAATGTCGATATCCCTAGCTTTACTCAAGTATTACAACAGTACGGTATACACATCCCTACTCGTGATGAAGTATTCCAATACCTCTTACAGAGGAGTCGACAGTATTGGCGCAATAAAGAAGCTGAAAGCCGTATTCGTGGATACATGGATAAGTTTACAGAAGAAGAATTAGTCGCCGTACTATACGTGGGTGACTTATTCGCTTTAAATCAGTTTAATGCGGCTTTTGTAAAAGGTATCTTTGATGCTTTCCTTAACCCTAGTAGTGAAGATATTTCCTATACACAAGAGGAAGCTACCAAGATAGTAGAAACGGCTAATGAGAATATCCTTCTCATGTGTATCGTGTTTAATATGTCACAATTAGAGAACAAATCCTTAAAGGACTGGAAGAATGAACCCATAGCCATCAAAGTCGCTACGGATATTAAAAGAGCAGAACGTACACTAGCTTATTACGGTAATTTATTCTCCGCTCTTTACCGTACAAACTGTGTACCTACCTCTATTGCTTACTTACCTAACTCCATACGTGAAGTAGCCCTAATGTCTGATACAGACTCAACTATCTTTACGGTACAAGACTGGGTATACATGGACCAAGGAGCTTATGTACTCAATGATAGAAGTTACGGTGTATATAGCATACTTTGTTTTATCCTATCAGAGACCACTAAACACATTCTAGCATTGATGTCTGCTAACTTTGGTATTCCTGAAGATAGAATGTACACGATTGAGATGAAAAACGAGTTCCTCTTTGGCGTATTCGTACCGACTAATAATACAAAACACTATTACGCTTACCAGATGGTCAAAGAAGGTAACGTGTATGGTAAACCGAAGATGGAGATTAAAGGTGTACATTTGAAGTCCTCTAATAATCCCCCCGAGATTAATGAAGAGGCTGAAAAGATTATGCGATACGTATGCGAGACCGTACGTAATAATGAGCTTATTTCCATTACGCACGTATTGAAGTGGGTCGCTAATATAGAAAGGAAAGTGTTAAAATCACTAGAGGCTGGTGAGATACGCTACTATAAACGTGGGCAGATTAAGGATAAGGATAGTTATAGAGCCAAGCCAGAGGAATCTCCCTATCGACATTACCTACATTGGGAATCTATTTGGGCTAAGCGGTATGGTCATCCTGATACTCCTCCTTTCTCCTGTGTCGCTGTGAAAACGATACTGAAGAATAAGACCATGACTCAAGAGTGGTTAAACAGTATTGAAGATAAGGAATTGGCTAATAATCTACGTAAGTGGATAGACAATTCCAAATCAGATGTCATAGGTACTTTCCAAATACCGTCGGACCTTTTCTTGAATCAACCTTTACCTAAAGAGATAGTACAGATAGTAGATAAACGCAGTGTCGTTAAGACAGTATGTCATTCCTTGTATTTCATCTTAGAAACATTAGGGATATATATGCTCAATAAGAACATTACTCGTTTAGTGAGTGATGAGTATTAATACCAGTAGCTTAATATTACGCCATACTCCCTCCTACTACCTATTACGGGTAGTAGGAGGAGAGATATGTTTATGTATGTTTTTTTTTAATCTATTCACGTTTGATGATTTCCCGTATATTGCGTATCTCTAATAACATTTCAGTTTCTATACCACGCAATTCACCTTGGTTTAATACATTCTCATAACCCATATTTCTCAAGATTAAGGTTAAGGCTTCTATCTCTCTTGAATTACTATTTAAAGCCTTCTTCCCCCCTAGCGTATAAGCTAATTCCAATACAGGTAAAACAGCAAATAAATAAGCCCATGTGTTTTGTCTATTTAAGAAGATACCTTCTGTTAAATGTAAATTACCCAATAGACTACCGTCACTGACTTCTATGTTCCCTATGACTTCCACTGTACTCAAACCACGATTACGGATGACTTTAGTAATATAAGTAACGACACTACGAATATCATTATCCACATTAAGCACATTAAACGGTAGCCTATAACTACTCTTACTGTTACTTAGTCCTTCAATCTCATTCAGATACATATTGAGTATACTAATGTTTATATTACTCCGTATCATACCCGGTAGTACATAAGCTTGTACAAAGTGATTACAACCTAAAGCGATACCGCCCATTTTTTCTTTACGTCTTTGTTCCTCTAAGAACAATCGATACTGAATAGCCATCAATGCGACATCAACAATCACGACACTGCTGCCTTTAGTCTCACTAATAGGGCTACGGGCCCCTACTTGGTAGAATAAATGACTATAAGGGTGTCTAACGGTTTGTACACAGTTTAATACTTTCCAATCTTTTTTTACTTCATACATGGGGCGGTGTTTGTCAATAGCGATAATCACTTCTTTACTTCCCATTCCGAAGAACACGTTACTATGTACTTTACCTGTACTTAATACACTCGTGAATCCAAAGTTCTTAGTCCTATTAACCCCTAAACTATAAGCCTGATTAATAAAGTCATCTATATCTAAAGAGTAACTGATAGGTAAGGTCTCTAGATAAGTAATTAATGGATGAGCAGTGAGTAGAACTTGATTATTATTACGATAGTAATCCGCACTCTCCTGTATGCCATTGTCTATAATCGTACGTATTCTCCCCCAGTTAGGAGGAGTGAGCTTAGGAACACTACGATTAGGATTGGTTCCTAATAGTTTAAACATACACAACTATCCTTTCTGAGTGAATATATGGTTTCATAAAAACTCTTCACTCTACTATATATCCTATAGGAGGGGCGAAAGTCCCACGGCACTTATGGTGCCACCTAGGAGACACTATATCGTATAACTGTTTTTGACTGTAAATGTGTTACGTTAAAAAAATAATCATCTACATATTACATACAGGACGGAAGGTAAAATACCGACTGTCTTATCAATGATAGTGGATGGTGTAAGAGGTTGTACTTTGGTGTACACAAATGCAATCAAGGTAATACTTATATTGTCTCTATTTTCTTTCTAACTCAAAAGTACTTTTAAAGAAGGAGCCTATTATGGCAATCAATGAAACAAATGACCTGAACAACGCTATGCGTCAAGCTTTGAGCGGTGCTGGTCTGGCACCCAAAGCAAACGAAACTGAAACTGCTACCCAAGCTACTGCTCCTCAGGTCGAGCAGCCTCAAGCAGCACAGCAAACTCAATACGCTGCACAACCGCAAGCTAACCAACAGCAGACTGGCTTCGCCCCGCAAGGCCTGCAGCAAAATATAGACGGCACTTTCTCCTGGATGAACATCGGTGCCCTTTCTAACCGTCCGGTAGCCGTATCACCTCTGGGTGAAGTATTGCGCAACATGCATAAAGCGCTGACCGAATACTGGGAAAAATCACTGGAAGATGACCTCCTCCTTAACATCATCCCAGTAGACCGTCACAACGTACCGAACCTGGCCGTATCGCTTTTGATTGTCACCATGAAGGCCACCAATGACCCGGCTGCCCCGGTAGCACACCACACTCTGCTCTTGGCCGGTTCCGTGGAGGACTTTGAATCGCAGCGTGAAACCATTCAAGGTCACACCATCGACGTAATCACCTTGACTTCTGATGCTTACGACAGCGTAATGCGCGGTATTGTTCAACGTGTCGTTAAACAGGCTAACCCGGACGTACCGGAAGACAAAATCCTCGATGCAGATGCAGAAACCATTGCCCGTAATTTCGATTACACCAGCGATGAGCTTTTGCACAACCTGACTTTGAACTCTGTATTGGCTTGCCGCACTGCGCTGGACACCACCAACCCGAACTTCAAAGACATCAACCTCGTACGCGCGTCCAACGACTCTAATCTGAACCTGTATGTGAAATACCATCAAGGTCATGAGAAAGATGCAACTGGTCTGCCTGTACGTAGTGACGTGACTGTAGATTTGCGGGCCTCTTTGGCTAACCAGCAACAACGTTTTGGCGCAGGTCATCAGACTGTAGCACGCGCTACCGGTTACATTGACTTGCTGTGGCGTCAAAACCCGATTCAAAATAACCCGTACCTGCAAGCACAGCAGATGTTGAACCCGATGGCGGCTCAAATCGGTCAGTCCCTGAACCAGACTTATCAGGCAAACTTCGTGCTGACCTCTTTGTCCCCTGTATCTCTGCAAACCATCCCGGCACTCTTGGTCACACTTTTGAGCGCTTCGTATGTATGTGATAATAACAACTGGATTGGTGCCCTACGCCCCGCTTATGATGGCACTGGCCGTCCTCCGTTGCATGACATCGGTGCGATTGGCTATGACGTACAGCCGACTGGCACACCGGCTCCGATTCAGACCACTCCTGACGTGTTCAACATTTCGTCTTTGGCTTCTTTGGTAGCGGCATACTTCCACCCTGGTGTAGTAATGTCCTTGGACGTACCGGAAGTAGGTAGCCAATCTTGGGAGTTGAGCGTATTTGCGCGTGCTGCTAATGGTAATGCTGTTGCTTTGGGTTACCTGCGCTGGGCTGCTAACCAGCTGACCAACAACCTCTTTGACAAATACTACCAAGAGTTGCAAGGTAGCGGTCAGTATGTATCGACCAACTACAATGTGATTCTGAATGGTTACTATGTCGACGATAAAGGTCAACAGCGCGACATCCGTGACATCGACTACCTCGTCGTAGCTGCCGAACTCGGTAGCAAAGACCCAGCTCTCTTGGCTGACTACACCAATAGCTTCGCCGATAGCCGCTTCGACCCGACACTGCGTATGGATGCCCGTAAACGCTTGATTGAAGGTCTGCGTCCGTCTGTAGTATGGACTGGTAAATCGCTGCGTGTCGACTTTGAGTCTAAATTCATTCAGGCTCTTTCTCGTGCTGCTCAGGAATGTCGTTTCTTCTTGAATGCACAGTTCCCCGACAACAGCGCTGCCATTAGTGAGCGTGCTACTGCTGGTTATGTCAATGGTGCCGTACTCACCAGCTACAACAGCGGCATCTTCCGTAGTGGTTATGCTAATGTGGCTCAACACGGTAATACCCTCTCTGGCTACACTGGCCGCTGGGGTGGTCGCTAATAGCACAAATAGTAGTATTGTAGTAATGTAATAAACCGTATCCCCTCCTCCTGCCTGTAAAAGGGTAGGAGGAGGGCTTATGGCGTATTATCTTTGAATCTATTTGTTTTATATCCTAATTATATATCTCATTTTAAAATAGGTATACTCAAGTGGATTTCATAGTGATACTTCACTCTTCATCAATCAACAGCAGGAAATGTGTAAAATGGCTGAATCTAAACGTAAGAAGAAATCATCTCCTAAAGCACCTACCACTATTCGGGAGTATATGTTAGATTTACTCTCCAGAGCCATCGAGTATAATGTCAAAGACTTTATTGATTGTTATAACTTCGATTTAGAAGGTTGCGTTATACGTTGGTGGTATATATTCCAAGATAAAGAAGTCAACCCTAACGATACACCCTCACACACCTTAGAAGAGTTTTTGAAATCAGGAATTAATCCTGAAGAATTAATCATCCCCGTTATGCATTCGTTATATGCTTATCAGTTTATCGACACCTTAGTCGATGAGCATACGGATATTCCCCCTGAGGATAAACATAATTATTCCATCATGGATATACAAGACCAATTACAATGTTTTATTAAATCGACTTTAGTAGAAGGCGAAACATTAGGTATCAATGTAGGACCTAATGGTAACGCTCGTATACCCATGGATACGCTCTCCATGTTACATGAGTTTATTGGATGCGATATTTGGGATATATTAAAAGAAGAGGAAAAACATTTAGGAAAACTCTACACTGATAAGACGAAAAAGAAAATCGATACCCTACAAGCATTAGGTTATGTCACGAATAAAGATAATCAAATATTCAACGGTATGGCGATTGGGATTGATTACGTCAATTTGTATTTAGAAGAACGCATGAAAGCGATAGGAATGGACCCTAACGCAGACGAATATCCCGTTCCTATGTCAAAAGAAGAGATTAGTTACATGGTGTTGAGTAATTTGGTTGCTTCTCTAAAATGTATCGAACGAAATGTGCCTACTTTGGATATAGAGGTGTCCGCAGGTAACATATACAACACACTCTTTGTCATCACCTATGTAGAGTATAAAGGGAAAAAGTATAATCAGGTATTCTTTATTAAACATCCATCACACATGAAGTATCTGGTATAGTAAATAGTTTTACAAATATATTACCTTAAAGGTAATCAGTTATGCGGTGTATTACCAGCATGCAATATCCCTGGGGATGAGTAGAGACGTCTCTTATCCCTTTTCTTTTAACCCACCCATCTTGCAATAAGGAGCTCACTATGGGTATGTACCCCCAATTACTCGATACTGATAAAGAGTATCGTAATATCACAGGAGAGACAGTCATTATTAATGACCTCTCTAATGAGACAGAAGCCGAAAGGGAAGAAGTCAACTCGCTTCTTTATACGACGAATGGCGACGTCTTTAATAACGTCCCGTCCTGTCGTTGCGGTAATACGACAGGTAAATACAAGATAGGTACGGTTTGTCGTACTTGTCACACGAAAGTAGAAGAAATAACCGCGAAGAATCTACAGTCGTATATTTGGATTCGTGCCCCTAAAGGAGTCAAATCACTTTTTAATGTGACCATCTTCCTAATGCTGCGTAATTACTTCGTCAAAGATGACGGTAAGTTTGATGTGATTCAATACATCACAAATCCCCATTATCGCCCTCAATCCACGTCTAAAGACAGCGAATCCATCCAGGAAAAGATTAAAGCGCACCATACGCTCAATAAGCGTAGCTTTAACTTCTTCTTGGAGCATTTTGACGAATGGATGGTATGGCTCTTTTCACAGCCAGAATACAGAAAGGTAAAAGATAAACATCGTGGTAATGACACACCACCTTTGTTTAAATTGATACAGGATAATAAGGACATTTTATTCCCACAATACATTCCTGTGCCGAACAAAACACTCTTGGTAGTGGAAGATACCGCCGTACTTAAATACATCGACAATAGCTTAGTAGATGCCATCTCTGGTATCCGTATGCTGATTGGTATTGATAATCCGACTACGTCAATCTATGCGATTTCCAATAAGTCTCGTGAATCGCGCGTAGCCCGCTGCTTGGTACACTTGACGGACCACTATCGTACCTTCTACTCGGATACGATTGGTGGTAAATCAGGCATCGCCCGTCGATTGATGTTGGGTACCCGTTGTGACTATTCCTTCCGTACGGTTATTACTTCTATTACAGGTCCCCATCAGTACGATGAAATTCATATCCCCTGGGCAGTAGGTATGGTGGTATTGCGCATGCACATTATCAATAAGCTGCGCGCTAAGTATAAGTGGTCACCTGTTAAGATTACTCAATTCATGGTACGCTATACACGCTCCTACCATCCCATCTTAGATGAAATATTCAAAGAGCTGGTAGCGGAAGCAGGAGGTAAAATCTATGCCCTAATGAACCGTAACCCATCCATGGGTCGAGCCTCCCTTCAACGAGTAGGGATTACGAAGATTAAAACTGATACGACAGATAACACCACTTCTATTAGTATCCTTATCGTACGGGGCTTTAATGCTGACTTTGATGGCGATGCTTTGAATTACGTGTTACTACTGGACGAATGGGCAATTAAAGAAGCAGAACTCATGGCACCTGCTATGAATATCTACGACCTGACTTCCCTTTATAAGCCCTCTAACGTAACCCATCTTCCTAATCCTGTCGCTATGAATATCGCCAACTGGCTGGACGAGCCGCCACTGTCCCCTACTATAGAGCAGTCACAAGCCATGGCCGCTTTAGCCATTTAAGGAGAAGAGTATGCAATTAAACGTAGCATACGTGGACGATAATGCATTTGACACGGTGATGTTTGGTTTACCTCATCCAGGTACGATTCGTTACTTGGAAAACCAGATGATGAATCTACAGCAACAAGCGCAAGCATACGGCTTATCCCAAAGCTTTGTCGACCGAGCTTATGAGTCATTCCAGTCATTTGCCTCCGCTGAAGCATTAGAGAGAGCCAAAGCTATCGTCCATCAGCATACAGGAGATACTTTACACCACGTCTCCTGTTTAACCGCATTAGCGGAATTACAAACAGCACCTATTAATATGCAAAGATGGATTATGGCGAATCCTTATATTCGTGAACAGTATCATGCGAATAGACTGGATGGCTATAGTGATAGCTATGTAGATTTCGCACCAGGTGCCGTAGGCGATATGCACTATGACTATCGCCGTGTGATGGATGGTGTATTTGTCTTTAATGAAGACCCTGAAGACTCTGTAGACTGGACATTCTCTACCTACTATGAGGATTTGGAAAACCCAGATACCGACGAGTTGGATTTAACAGAACAGCTACAGGTGTTGCGTACATGGGAAGCATTAGAGTATTTTGTCCGTCATACAGACGAAGACCCGACTAACCCAACAGGTGGTAGTCGCTAATAGTGTTATAAACGATTCAGTGTAAAGCGAGGGAGAGAGTAAATCCATTACCGATTTACTCCCCCTCTTCTCTATTCCTTTTATTTTCCCCTTCTTTAAAGGAGACACTGATTATGTCCCAGTACAATACCCAATCCCCTACGATACCTACTCCTCCTATTAAACCTTATCTCAACAAGTCCCGTCCTCAAAAAGCATTACCTACAATGTCCGCCTCTGGCTGGGTACAAGAGCCTTATGAAAAACTCGATTACTTAATGTGTCATTTCTTCGAGGCTGATGCGGGGATGTCTTATTTAAATCCTACCCGTACTTACAATCTGCAAGACATCTTTGGTCAAGCCTCTACTGACCCAGCGGCTTTTGTAGCTCGTTTGGAAGAGGCCTTAACAGCCTATTTAAGAGCTTATTATCAAGAAGCAGAAGTCAATGTGGTTGATTCTAGTCAAGAGAAAGGTGAACAATCGATTAATGTCACTGTCGTGGCTCAAATTTACGTGATGGAGGCAGGGCAGACGATTGATTTTGAAAAAGTGATTAATTACCGTAATGGTAAATTTAAAGTCGTACTGAATAAAAATAACTTTGGTTTTATGTAAAAAGACCATATTACTGATTACTTTAAAATAGGAGACTGAATGATGAATGAGCCTTTTATCCCTTCCGCTTTAAGAGAGGATTATACTCAAGATGGTCAAGAGAAAAACGGATATGTGAATATCTTAGAGCGTATTCAGAATAACGAACGTACCCACTGGGATAGTATCTTAAATGAGGTAGAGGAAGATGCACGTGACTTACGTAACTTACCTCATCCTAGCATACCAGAGGAAATGTTCCGTAAGATATACTTACCTATGTTTGCAGGTGTGGAAGAAGAAAAGCGTGTGATTAAAGTAGACTACCATAGCTGGATGGGGGTGTCAGGCGACCATCGTACACCTGTAGACGTCGTTGATACACAAGGTAAGGTACTTTTTACAGTGCCCCCTATTTTCCCTGACACAACGCAGTCTTTGAAAATACAGCCTCCTGCTCGTGATGGTCGCACTTTCCAAATGGTACAACAGTATGCAGGAGAAGTCGCCCGTAACTTCCCACAGCAAGGAGCAGTCGTATTACAGGCAGGGCGGGAAGCCTTAATGCCTAAAACAGAGCTTACCCAAGTAGAAGAGTACATGCTCCTATGGGCGCCTATGTTAGGTTTCTACGGATTCTTAGAGCACGTAGAACCGACTATAGACGTACACTATACTCTATACGGTTATTCCAAATATAAAGGAGCTAAAGGCAAGACTACTCAAACTACTGTTACAGTAGCAGACGTAGATGATATGTTAGATTGGGATTAATCGTTACTAATACGTATCTAGCATAGCTCAACCATAGGCAATGTCATGATTCGTAATGATGATTTAATTGGATTAAACCACATGAAAACCAAACGTGTTAAGGTCATTGACCTATCTGACATACATTTACACCATAGCCGTACGCCTACGGCTAAGATTATAGAAGAATTAGACACTGCGATTGACCGTAGTGTGAAAACGCAAGACATTGATATTATCTTTATTTCAGGTGATATCTTCGATGGATTAGTAACAGCGACTGCCGATAGCTTACATCTCATCTTAGATTGGATATATAGACTATTGCGTCGCTGTAAGGACATGGATATACAGTTACGTATCCTAGAGGGTACCCCTTCCCATGATTGGAAACAATCTCGCTGGTTTGAGACCATCAATGAGAAGTTTAATGTACATGCGGATTTAATTTATTTTCCCGCTTTGGCGATAGAGCATAATACGAAACATAATATCAATATCCTCTATATCCCTGACGAATGGAGAGCGGATACTAAAGAGACTTATCAAGAAGTATTGGCTTTGATGAAAGAGAAGCGCTTAGAGAAAGTGGATATCGCCATCATGCATGGCTCATTTACGTATCAACTACCTGCTATCGCGCAAGGTAAAGTCCCTATGCATAATGAAGAGGATTACTTACGTATAGTGAAATACTTTATTTTCATAGGACATGTGCATAAACATTCTACATACGAGCGTATTATCGCTCCTGGTAGTTTCTCTCGTTTAGCACATGGCGAGGAAGAGCCTAAAGGCTATGTAGAGGCGACTATTTTCGATGATGATACGTTTACCGTATCGTTTATTGAGAATAAAGACGCTACGCTTTATAAGACGATTGAAATCGATGAGTCCATCATGACACAAGAGGAAGCGTTGTCTTTCATTAAAGCATCACTACAGGCTTTACCTAAAGGCAGCCATATCCGAATCAAAGCCAAAGCAGGCCATGTAGCAATAGCGAATAAGGTCGTCTATTTAACACACTTCCCTGACTATATCTTTACCTTAGCATCAGAGCGTATAGAGAAGACTAAAGAAGACGATAAAGAGTATGATGCGGATAATAAAGAGCATGTAGAAATACAGCAGATTACCATAGATAAAGACAATATACTCCCTTTAATGAGTGCTCGCTTAGAAGCGAAGTATACGGATATACCGCTTATAGCTAGAGCCCAATCATTATTGGCCGAATTAGTAGACAGTAGGTGATTACTATGCTTGATACGATTATCAATAGGACGAAGGGTAAATTTCCATTGAGTATACCGACGTCCTTAGCATTTGAATCCTTGATGAACATACACGATGATTTAAAACATCGTACGATACCGATTTTCCAGTATAAAGTACTGTGGGTGAATGTACATACTTTACTGCGTAACATGATTAACGCATGCGGTAAAGACGATAGAGTATTACTTCATGCTAATGACTTATTAGAAGCCTTATTAGAGGAAATGGAGTTTATTGAATCATTCGCTTTGAATGAAGCAAAAGGATTACGGATACGGTTTTATTATTCCCATTATCGTGATTTTGAGCGAGTCTACAAACACGCTCGATTACATTATGCGAAAGAGCGTAATTTAACAGACCATCAGTCTGCTTTACAATCCGTCTATACCAGGGTTTTGGATAATCTGACTAAGAAACTCAATAATCCAGCTTTAAATAAAGAAAATCAGTATGTATATGTCTGTGAGAATAAGATTAAAATACGGGAGTATGATAAAGCGATTATTTTGACTCACTTCGTCTATGACCTATTGAGTTATCATAACTTTCAGTCATTAGACTTAATAGAGTCTCATACAGGCCGTATTAAGAAAAGAGTAGAGTGGTATACTAAGATGCCGCAAGCGAAACAGTATCCTAATATCCCCTTTAGTGAACCGATGATACAAATATTTGGCGATAATGAATTATTCATGGCTCAAAATAAAAACATCAGAGACGAAGTCTTACGCATAGCGAATACTCGACGATGGCATCAGCTTACTTCAGTGGAGAAGATGTATAATGATGTACACCATTATGCGAATAAGGATTTGCCTTCGTTAGATGGTTTCTTTAGGGACAAGATATCTTTATAATGAAAATAGCGTAATATAATTGGTGAATTTAAAATACACCATAGTAGAAGGATATTTTGGTATATAGTAGTACCTTTATATTCTTCATCTAACATTTTTAAACATTTGAAAAAAGGAATAGACATTATGTCTCAACAACAAGGTAACTTTCAATCCCCGTATCGCCCTAACATTTCTGACAGTCGTGATTTATCAGTGTGGGTAAAGAACACTCAAGGTAAATTTGCTGGTTTTAAATTCCGCGTAGCCGGTAACAAAATCCGTATGTCCGTATATCCGAATATTGAAGGGGATAATAAAGCCATCACTGGTATCTTGACACCTATTCGAGCATATGGTTTTCTGGAAATCGTGAAAAAAGCGATTAACACACCTGCTGATGGTAATGACCATACATACAAGATGACGGTCAATCGCCCTGGCTCCGATGGTAACAAAATGGTTACTGATTTTGAACTTTACGCTGGTCGTAATAAAGAAGGACTGGTATGGATTTCTCTGTTCCGGTATGACCGACCAAAAATTGCCTTTACCTTCTCGGATGATAAATGGCACCAATATGTTTTCACCACTGGTGAACAAGCTACTCCTGCTGAAGTATCCTCCTTGATTGCTTCTGCTTGGGTGAACATGATGACGAATTTGGCGGCTACACTTCTGGTAACAGAGTTTGTAGAAGAAGACAATAGTGGCCGAAAAGGGGGCAACCGTAATAACAATGGTTACCGTAATGATAACCGTAATGACCAAGGAAACTACAACAATGATCGTAATGAACCTGCTGGTGGTTCAAGCCATGGCTATGATGCTAATGGCGGTAGTTACGATGACGATGTCCCTTATTGATGACTACCAATGTCAAAAATAATACATTATCATTAATAACTGATTATGAACACAAACCACAAATAAACCAAAACCAAAAGAGTCGCATTAAAGTGTAAATAGTTTTACTGATATATTACCTACTGGTAATTAGGATTATCTATCGGTAATGAGTCTAAAGGCTGTTTATCACGGATAAGACGACTAGACCACACCACCCCCTCTGTATACGAATATATTTGAAATAACTTCTTTATTTCTCTTATTTCTCGTGTATCAGAGGGGATTTCTTTTTAAACCCCGTTGTATCTTGAGCATTACTAAGGAGCCTATAATGCAAATCGAATACATCAGTCAGTCACGCGCGGTGCGCATTACACACAAAGACTTACCCCCTATCGAGATGCCTATGCAGTTTTACCGTGAAGGTAGACGCAATGAAGCATTACTCGAGTCTGTTGACCCTTTTCGTGAGCTAAATGGGTATATCGCTTATAAAGGCGAAGAGTTCCAAGAACACGTATATAACTTTTATAAAAAATGTCAACACATCTTCGACACGGTCTATGACGTCGCTGGTATGAATGACCAACTCTCCAATGCTATTAAAGAGCTTTATGAGCCTTTTGATTTTGCTGATATCAGCCACTACGTCACTTATTACTGCATTGGTAAATCCATCTCCTACCCACCTTCCATTCTCAACGATATTAACCAGTTCACCGACAAATCCCTCATTACGCGTGAGCGTACTTACTTGAAAGAGGATTATCATGAATTGATTTGCTTCATTATTGCATTACGTTTACTCGCTCCCATTTGGAGTGTGTATATCCCTCGTATTGTGAGCACTTATGGTGTACCTTGGAAAGAGTATTATGCGTATATTCTTATTATGCGTTCCCAGTTAGCAGAACACCCTGCTCTGGCTCGTTTACAGAGGTATATCGAGTGCACTATTGAGAAAAGTAATGACCCTAATTCTGCTGTATTAGCAGGCTTATCCATGGAGGAGTATCCCGTATGGCTGATGGCCCAAGCATTAGCCCGTCGTGTGATTATGGGTGATATCACAGGTAACCCTAATTCACCTGCTTCATTGGTCGTAATCGTATACAAATACGTGGAACAAAAAGCCCTCGGTAATGATAAAAGCTTTATTGGCCGCGTGAGCGTGAAACGTCCTCCTAGTGAGCAGAAGAACGATATTGATACCATGTGTGTCTTGGAGACGTATAATACCCGTCAAGACGTAGCAGATGGTTATATTGAGATGTTCAATGTGTTCTTGGAAGACCCGTATGAAATTGCTCACCATTTAGACCCTACTATTCCTCGTGAGTTGGTGATGGAATCTTTATCAATAGGTATACCTGACTTGATGGCAGGCGAGATTAAGAAAGGACAGTTGATTATTAATCAGTGGGTATTGAATAAAGTCGTGCCCGCTCGCGCATTGGAGTATGTGGAAAAAGGCGCCTTAGTTAATGGCATGATGGCTGTACGTGCTTATCTTTGGCATAAAGGACTCTATTCCCTTGCTGCTTTAGGTAGTGCTTTACCAGTAGAGTCAGGATGGGAATTACCCTTATTGGCTTCCGATAGACGCTCTCGTGTGAATAAGGAGCTTTTAGAGGAATTGGCCAAACATTTTCCTTACTATCGACATGTAGCTGGTAAAACGCCTAATCCTGTTTTAAACATCATGAACACCTTAGCATCTGTGACAGAGCATTTGGTAAAAGACCAATGGCAGCTTACCATTCCGAAAGTGTGGCAAGACCAAGGGCACATTCTTAATAATGGACAGTTCTACTCAGCTCAAGAAGATGTGAAACTGGATTTGGCGCAATTAGCCATGTTGGTGTCTCAAGAAGACCCAGGTTATTATCAGCCAGGTGAAGAGTTAGCTACCCAGCAAAGCACCCCTCAGCAAAGCGCCCAAGTACCTACTAACCTGGGTATTTAAGCAAATAAACCCCCGTAACCTATCAATACAGGAGTATTCAAGATGTATGGTTCTAACCCCATGACTGGTGGTATGGATTTATCTTCCCTTTTCGCTACCCCACAGGTACGGATTAAAAGGATGATGATTCGTGATACCGGTTTATACCACCAGCAGTACCTGCGGCCCTTTCAAGCCGAGACCAATAGCACAGTCTTGCAGTTTGTACAAAACCATGACCCCCGTACACCACTTGACGCTAATGGTGTCGCTTCTATTGCCAATCAGTTCATCACCCCGTCTTGGCAAGTAGGTGCACCTGTCGAAATTGAAAATGGCTTTGGTGAAGCACGCTTCCGTTTCATGATGGAAGTAGAAACGACCAATGGTCTTTATACCACGACAGAACTCGTTATGGGTTACACAAACTACAAAGGCTCGTCTAACTTAACCGGCACTCAGCAACACTTTGATCCAAACATGGAGTTCTATATTAACTCCGTAACGAAGATACGGGTACAAAACAACCAGCAGGGTAATCAAACCATGACCATGCTGGCCAATAACCATATCTTAACCGGTAATCAGATTAGCTATTCTGCTGGTGCTTATCAAGACCGTATCCGTAACCTCTTGCCCTCTAAAGTACTGTCTAATATGTCACTTAGACAGTTTGACCACGGTATGGTACTGACAGACACGGGTATTGATGTGAATACCCCGCTATTATCTAACCGTAACAATGGTAGTGCCGCGCAGTATTTGGGTAAAATCGTTAATGGGTATCAACAGTCCTTGACGACACCGGATTATGAAGGAGGAGATGGATATCGTAATCTCTTAAATGGTACGATTAATCGTATTGGTGAGACATCAGTAGCAGAGATGTCATTCATGACTGTATTGAGCGGTATGTATAACTGCATGACTAATACCTTTACCTTACGTGATTTACAGAGTTTGGACCCCAATGTACAAAACGTCATTCAACCTTTACTGTCTGTATCAATGATAGACTATAGAGCGATGAGTGACCAGACGACTGGGGCTGACTTTGGTACACGTATGGCATTGATTCTCAATAGTGCCATTCCGGGTATTATGATGGACTACACTTTAACCAGTTTGGAGATTGTTGCGTCTAACCGTACCATGAATGGACAGACGTTTATCCAGTTGGGTAAACCGCACAGCTTCTGTGGGGTGGATTTGTCCTTCCAGTTAGAGTCCGTGAAAACCCGTATCGTTAAGGAGGTGCTAGATAGTGCGACCTTCAATAATCAAATCGATTATGATTTGAGAATGACTTGTAATCTAACAGGAGATACTGTCATTAATCTAGCGATTAGTGGTAATAACGTACATACACCTTATGTGTTCCCGACCTATTGTGATGCTTTATATTCACCCATGCTGACGCGTAATCTTAATGATGTAAATACCATGGCTGAAAACTTAGGTAACATCTTCGGTGTCATGACTCAGCGGTATGATACACAGCAAGCCATGGGTAATATGGGTATGCAAACAGAAGTATTGTCACAAATGCCCGTAATGGCCCCTACAAGCGTACCACAGGGCTTTGCTCTACCTCAGGGTACCTTTACCCCTAGTATGACAGAAAACCCCGTATACGACCTCTCAGGGCCCTCTATTTAAGAGTACTCCTCTTTCCCTTTTATTAACAGCAATAGGAGCTTCTTCAAAATGAAGACTAACAATACAACACAACCTTTATTGGACTTTTACGAAGCCATCTTGAAATTGGGTGCTTTCACCGTGGGTGATGATGGTTTGGTATCGTCCACTCTTTCTGGTGAGAAAACACCTGCTAACATTAAAGTGGATGGCCATCCTAAACGGCTCTGTCTACCTACCGATGCCATCCTCAAATCCAACCAGTGGGATAACCTGATTGCTTTTCACCCGTTAAATGAAAACCTCTTTCTTGCTCGTGGTGAATCACGAGTCATCGAGTATCTGCGTAAAGCATTTAACTACCGCATGAATGTGGTACTACATCTGCTCTTTAGAGAAGCTTTGGTATTGGCTTCTTCCCCTGCATTGCACAAAAGCGTCAATTCCACTCAAATGGGATTGCTCACCGCCCTGAAAGACGCTGATGAGAAAACCCTCTCAAACTGGGAACGTATCGCCGATACATTATCCGTTACCAATACTCGTGATAACATTGCTTCTCTGTACCTGAAGAAACAAGGTAACGTAGGCGATGTAAAATACGCACGTATTGGCGTATGGTCTTTCCCGCTCTATGAAGCTTTGACAAAATCTCAAGGTGAAGTGCAAGGCGTGAAAGTACGTAAGAAAGACTTGGAGGTATTCAAACGGCTCTATGAATACATCATCCCTTCCTTACATGACCCTCTGTATTATCAGGTAGGTTCTAACAGTACTTCCGCTCCTTACTTGGATGCATTATTGAAAGTGATGTGGAAACTCGCCGAACCTGTTAATGCGTATACAGATACCATGTTTGGTGGTAAAACCTACCTGCCTGAAAAAGATAGAAAGGACATTCATGAATATGCTTATTTCTCGAACGATTGGTTAAGTGCCTCTGGTGATTTGTCGCAGTTTGAAAAATACGTGCGCCTGATTCCGATTCAGGATGGTGTGGAGAAACAGCCTCCTACCGCACCAGTTACACAAGTGGTAAGTACGCCTGCTTCTTCTCCTTTGGCCCGTGCGCAACAACAAGCACAGGCTATTCAAACACAGCCTATTCAGACTAATCCAGTCGCGCAACAACCGGTCAATGTAGCTGCGCAAGCACAACCGGCCCAAACTGCTCCTACTCAAAAACGTAAGGGCGCAGTGACTCTGGATGAAATTGCTGCTTATCAGCGTGAGCAGATTCAAAATCAGGTAGCTCTGGCAGCAGCAGCTAATCCTTTTGCGAATCCTCAAGCGCTCGCACAGCAGCAAATCATGTCCTCACCTTTGGTCAATCCGCTTGCAGCCGCCAATAGCTTGGGTATGCTCCCGCAGGTTATGCAGCAGCAGTACGGTGTACCAATGCAACCCATGATGCAGACTGAAGCCCGTCAAGGTAAATTGCTGAACCAACAAGTCGCACAAGCAGCCGCTATGGGTTACGTAATGCAACCCCAAGTACCGGTAGCACCGCAGCCTGTGATTTGGAATGGTCAAATGCCTATGCAGCCAGTAGGCGCACCAATGATGATGCCTGGTATGCAGCCCATGATGCCCGCTGGGGTATACCCGCAGCAGCCTGTAGGATATATGCCGACCATTAATGTCTAAGTAGCACTTTAAGACGCCATACGCCCTCCCCTCCCTATAGACTAGGGTAGGGGAGGTGTGATATGGTGTTTTTTTTTAAGCGACTTTAGCAATAGCCGTCAAGTGCATGTTCATCAATCTTTCTAGGGTGTCACGGTGAGGTATAACAATCTGTCTAATGCCTGGATGGGCGTCAAAAGGACTCAATAATCCATTTACCCTCATTACCACCCAGTGGTATCGATAAGGTACGCCTTTAAAACGCAGTAGATTATAATAATCATATTCAAATCTATACGCGTCATTGGGCGCTACTTCAATTATACTATTCAAGTCACTCGTCTGTAAGAGTGATAAATGGTCTTCCACGATGGTTTGGAAACCTTCACTGTAATATAAGCTATCCATCATAGCAGCTTCTAAATATTCATCATTCCCTAAGTCATGACGTATATCCACAATACACCTCTTTTCTTTCAAATACGGATTTAATCACGTAATCCTATTTTAATTACTTTCACAAATATATTACCTATCAGTAATTAGGATTACTTACTAGTTATGCAGTTTATAGCTAATATAATCTGTCATTTTAAATACCTGGTCTTAGACCACTATTATAGTGTCTGTAGTATAAGACATATTTTCTTCTTCATCAGTCGACTATTAGGAGTCTTTCATCATGAGTGATAGTTCTAAAATCAATTTGCATAATTACGCGACCGGCGCGGACCAGCCTAATCAGTTAGATTTACGACTATTAGGTACACAGGGCCTGGTACCTTGGGATGGTGTAGACTCAGCTTCCCGTAAACAGATGTTCTCCTCTCACATGGGTCAAGCATTAACCATCAGTATGCCTACTGAGCGCCGTATTCAGACAGGTATGGAGTACGAGTATGGTAAATATACCTTCAATGTCAAAATGCCTGAGAATGGTCGCGTATTGAAAATCATTGACCGTTTTCCACAAGCGATTGGTGCCGAAGATGGCTTTATCATGAACAGTGAGCGAATCATCCTTTTTGAATCCGATAAAGGTGAATTGGGTATGGTATCTTTACCTTATTATGCCTGTAATCATCCTTACTTCGGATTCCAATATAGAGCCCCTCATGACCAAAGGCCGATTCTACCTGGTCAAAACATTGCGAAAGATACTGTTCTCCTGGACTCGCCTAATAAAGGCCCTAATGGGGAGTACATGTACGGTTTGGAATTGAATATCGCCTTCATGACGCATCCTGCGGTAGCGGAGGACGGTATCGTGCTTTCACGCAGTGCTTTGAATAAGCTCAAATATCACACCTACGAGAAACGAGTCATTAACTTTGGCCGTGAGTATTATCCGATTAATCTATACGGAGACCATACTAAGTATAAATCCTTCCCGGATATTGGTGAATTCGTACACCCGCCTCGTAATGAACACCCTGGTATGATTATCGCTTTACGTAAGTTCGATAGCGACTTAATTGCCGTAGACCAATCGGTACATTCATTACAGCGGGTAGAACACATTTTTGATAAATGCTACTATGCGGATGGCGAAGGTGGACGAGTGGTGGATATCAAAATGTACCACCAACATCCTGGCCGCAGTGAAACTAACTGCGATGCGCTTTTAACACAGCCGATGAAGTATGCTCGTGCTACTTTCCGTTTCCATAAGGAGATTGTGGACTTCTATTTCGCAGAGCATAAACGCCGTGGCCATAATCTGCGTTTGTCTCCGGCCCTGCATCGACTGATTGTAGAGTCCTTAGCAGTAACTCGTACTAAAGTCAATGGTCTAACTGAAAACTTACGTTTGGCGTATAAAGCAGCACCGATTGATGAATTCAGAATGGAGGTAGTAGTTGAATATGAGCGCATTCCTTCACTAGGTGGTAAAGCCACTGACACCATGGGTGGTAAAGGGGTATGTTGTTTGATTATGGAAGACGAGGATATGCCTGTTGATATTAACGGCGTAAGAGCGGAAGCCATCTTCGACCCGAATGCGACCAATAACCGAATGAACTATGGTCGTGGTTATGAGCAGTTCTTGTCAGCTGCTTGTGTCAATATGGGTACCATCGTCCGTAATCTTCTCAATGTGAACGTCAATATGGAAAAATATAAAATCCAGAAAGCCGTTAGAGAAGCTACACCTGACGTGAAAGAAGCCTGTTTTACCCATTTGCAGAACTTCTACAACATGACCGTACCGGAACAGCAGGCTAAGTGGTATGCTTCTTTATCTCAAGCGGATAAGGAAGATGATTTGACTTATATTGCCAAAGAGTCTGTATCCCTACACTTCCCACCCTCTAATCCAGTTTACTTACCGCAAATGGTAGAGGATATCCGTAAGCATTATCCAGTTCCTGTAGGCCCTGTGAAATATAGAGGTTTTTCCGGTAACATCGTAGAAACTAAAGTACCTGTAGCGATTGGTAGCGTATACTGTATATTGCTGGAGAAAGTAGGCGATGACTGGTCAGCTGTATCCACCTCTAAAACCCAACATAATGGTGTAATTACCCATATTTCACCGGAGGATAAAAATACAACACCGACTAAAGAGCAAGCGACTCGTGTAATTGGTGAAACAGAATTACGTATGATGCTCTCTTACGTAGGAGGCGAGTTTTCGGCAGAAATGCACGACCGCTCCTCATCACCGACTACACGGCAGCAAGTAGCTCGTACGATATTGAAAGCACCTTATCCGACTCGTATTGCTAAAGTCACGGACCGTAATGTTAATCCGTTAGGTTATTCTAAACCTTTGCAGCTCTTTAGGGAAGTCGCACACTGCGCAGGATGGGAATTTGTTTATCGTCCTTTTGACCCTAATAAGCAGTTGCGTAAAACGGTAGACGATGGTCTAACCATGACGGATGTCGCTAACTTACAGTCGAGTAATAATCGCCCCCACTAATCTTTAATTAAAGGAGCCTCATGATGCCTAAAGATAAACCACAAGAGACATCTAAAGCGTCAGATACGAGTTATCCTCGTATCAGTGCCAATAAACTGCTAGCATTGAGTATAGAGGAAATGGAGAAGGTATTGGCAGGGTATTTCTACCTCGTCTTTGACGACGGTGAAGTACTTACCTCTGCTAGGCCGACTATCTATTCTGCCTATGGCTGGCGCTTGGTTAAGACTTTCCCTAAACTGAAGTTATCGGTACGTCATCATTTGTCGTATTACTATCCAATCGACCCTACTCTCCATAGCCAATCTAAATTGGTTAATGGTGGTGCGCAGACGATGATTTTAGGGGAGATTGTCAATGATTGGTTTGATGCATATCCTGATTATCAGGATGATGAGAAAATTGCATTGATGCATCACTTTTTCGATGCGGTAAATGCTCTTTATAATGAGCTACAGTTAAAAGCAGAAGCATATGTCGGTAGCATCAGTGTGACAGACTTAGTGGATTTGATTAATCATCCTAAACTACGTGCTTGTCGTGATGGTATTAAGATTACCCCACGTAGTGTAGTCGATATCCAAAGGAACATGATTAACATCATGAAGAATGACCCTGAGTTATCTCATAATCAAATCATTCGTTTCTTAAGAGCCGGTTTGACAAAAGAGTCACAGTTAGTGCAGTGTATCGGTCCTTGGGGTTATCCTAGGGATATTGACGAATATGTATTCCCATATGCTATTGAGAGAGGTTATGGTGAAGGTATCCGTAGCTTCAGGGATAGCTTGATGGAATCGCGCACAGCTTCACGGGCATTGCATTTAGCAGGTCCCGCATTGCAAAATACTGAGTACTTCTCTCGGCGTGCGACGATTTCGGGTATGCAGGTAGAGCGATTACATCGTGGGGATTGTGGTAGTCAGATATACCACTATTGGACGGTGGATGGTGAAGCTGATTTAGCTGGTCATGAAGGCGTCTGGTATTTAGACCCTGCTACCAATCAGCTCAAAGATATTAAAAGGAGTGATAAACACTTAATAGGCCGTACATTAAAGATACGTTCTATCGAAGGCTGTATCCATCCTGACCCTAATGGCGTGTGTGAAGTGTGTTATGGTAAGTTATCGCGTAATGTATTTAAACGTACGAATATCGGTAGCCAATCCACCACTACCACCACTTCTAATAATAGCCAGAAGATTCTGTCCAATAAACATGAGGTGAAAACTGCCGTCGTAGATGACATCATCCTCGATGATTTGAAAGCCACTTTCTTTAAAGTGATGGGCGGTAATGGATATGGATTGAAAGATGATAGAAAAGCAGAAGGAGTGATTAATAAACTCTTAATTAAGAAAAGCGTCATGGTCAATATCACCGACGTATTGGACGATGTAGGATTGAAGAATATCTCCCCTTCACGGGTCACGAAGATTAGTGGTATTAAGTTCATCACCAATCGTAAAGACCCTGAAGGTAACATTCTTCCAGAGCAAGAGATTGATATTGCTATGGATATGTCATTCCAGCATCGGTATGCCTATATGACACGGGATTTGTTACAATACATCAAAGAGCATGGTTGGGGATTCAATCGCTCAGGTGATTACATTATTGACCTTAAAGACTGGGATACGGATAAAGTCCTTATGAAAGTACCTGAACAAGTCTTCTCCACGATGGACTTTAGTAAGGATTTGGAGAACATGTTAGAAGGTAGTTCTAAAGCACGTGATGAGCGTAGTGAGTATACCATACCTACGTTTATCGATGGCTTTTATGAGTTGGCGACCAAAAAGCTCGATGTCAACTGGTCAGCATTACAGACCATGGCTTATGCGGCGACCGTAGTTGATAACTTAAAGCAAGATGCTTCTCTACCGAAACCATGGACTAAGGGTTCACCTGGTATTAAGAAGGACACCATGTTCCAAAGGAGCATGTCAGTCTCGATGGCTTTTGAAGGACATAAAGTCTTCTTGACTGACCCGGATAACTTCCTACATACTAATAGACCTGACCATGTCATGGATTGGATGTTCCTCCCACAAGAGGTAAGCAAGTATCCTCGTCAGTATTAAAATACAGTAGAGCAGTATCTAATCTATCTTAAGCGCCTCTAGTATATCTTCTTTGTAGGGTATACTAGAGGCATTTTATTTTCATTCCTTTTACCTTTAGCCACCTATAGGTGCATTAAAGAGGAGTATATTCATGTCTAGTATTAAAGAAGCCACTCCTGTCCGTGGTGGCAAAAAGAAAACCAAAGTAGTCCCACCCACCCCTAAAGAAGACAGTATTAATACTGCCTTAGCGAAACCTTTTGTTTACGAAGTCAATGCAGGAGAACTTCGTCTTTATGTCTATCCCTTATACTTCGTGTGTATCACCACGGACCCTTATATTAAGAGAGTCATAGGTGAGTATACGAAAAAGTGGATACGATATCAAATGTTCAAGAATCCCTATAACGGGAGCATAGAACGAACATACGTAGGTACTTACGCCGCAGCGACTCAATCCAGAGGAGAAGTAAGGTACCACATCAACCAGCTCCCTAGTTTTCTAGAGCATTGCGTATTCATGAACGTACCCACTGCGAATATTAAGCGTAAAGACATCCCTGTACCTTATATTGATTATAAAGTACCTATGGAGTTAAAAGCAGGCTGGGCGCCTCGAGGGGAGCAAGCTGACGTAATCGAATATGCTTTACAAAACGATTACCCTATTAAGACTTTGACCATTCAAACCGGTCAAGGTAAATCCGCTACGTCTTTATTCATCAATCACCATAAGCAAGAGAGATTCTGCTTAATTACTCGCCCTCAGTATTTAGAGAAGTGGGTAATCGATTTGAAGAAGATGTATGAAATCAAAGATGATGAAATACTCATTGTGCAAGGTAGGAAAGTATTAACCGCTTTAATACAAGCGATGAAGGAAGATAGGATAGGTCATTTAAAAGCCATCTTGATTTCTAATCGTACTTACTTATCGTTTATTAAAGAGTACGAAGCACTAGAGCAAGGTATTTATGATACCTTCGGTTGTACACCAGAAGAGTTCTTACCTTTATTAAAAGTCAATACGTTATACGTGGATGAAGGGCACCAAGACTCTCGTATCATGTTCAAGACTTATCTTTATTCACGAGTGAATAAGATAATCGTCATGTCCGCTACATTTGACCCTGACGACCCCTTCTTAAAGAAGGTGACAGAAGTCATGTATCCCAAAGCGTCTCGTTATCAGCCTAAGTTATCTAATCAACATACAGACGCTTATCGTATTTCATATCGTTTTGATAATCCCCGTGCTATACGCTGTGAAGCTCGTGGTAATTATAGCCATATGGCTTTTGAGAAGAGTATCATGCGTAATAAGGCTGTAGAGCGTAATTACTACGCGATGATTGCTTTTTATTTACGACATCAGTATCTAAATACCCGTAAGCCCGGGTTTAAAGCAATAGTATTCTGCTTTACAGTAGCCATGTGTACTGCTTTACGTGATTACTTACGCGAAGTCTTTCAAGAAGAAGGATTGAAAGTAGGACGATATACTCAAGAAGATACGTACGAAACGTTATTAGAAAGTGATATCGTGATTACGACTTTAATGTCAGCCGGTACAGGCGTAGACATACCTGGACTTTATGTAGGGATTATGACGGTAGCTTTAAAATCCACTCAAGCTAATATACAAACCTTAGGCCGCCTACGTAAGATGTCAGATGGTACGACACCTAAGTTCTTCTGGATGAGTAATCAGGATAATCCGAAACACCGCCTTTACGATAAGGAGAAGTTTGTCATTTTCAAACCGATTACGAAGTCTTTAGGTAACTTTGATTACCCCGAACCCATTTAACACAGTGAGGTCATTATGAATCATCATGAAGAATTAGACAAAATTATTGTACCTTATAGAGAGATTAACCATGAGCCTTCTAATCAAGTCACCATGATTATCCTAAAAGCGACTAATCAAGCTATACAGGCTTTTCTGGAAGAACATGACTTACTCACTAGGGGAATGTGGTATGTATCGTCTATTTTTGAGCCTAAGTATTATCAATTAGACTTAATTGCCGACGGTCCTACTAATAGTAAACAATGGTTTGACAGTAGTGAAGGATTACGGGTTTGTACTTTGTATATACCAGGTCCTTATTATAGCAATGATAATGCTTCGGGTTCAGTGGCTCAAATCGAGATACAGAAAGGGTATTTATCGAATGCCGTCAAGTCGGTTACCAAGCGTATCTTTGATGCTTTAGAGAGAACAGAAGCCCAAAGGACAGGCAACTATAATGTATCGGTAGAAACGATTACCCTTCCTTTCAATAATGAGAAAGCCCCCATTTATCATTATAAGAAAGTGAAGAACGAAACACAACCTATGTCTAAATTGGAAATCATTAAAGAAAGTGATATAGAGAAACACCTAAAAGAGAGTTATGATATTCCTTTCCTGGTGTATGCCTATATTGAAGAATTGAGAAAAGGATAACATAAATGAGCGATATGGAAAAAGCCGCCATTAAGAAACGGTCGATTAAAGTAGCCGTAAGTAACGATAGACAGCAGAATGTCAGATCAAATATTTCACATCCGGTACATATCTTACTTACTTATAGTGCATCCCCACGTATACTGATGTATATTAAAGAAGCACTAGATGACTATCTGAAGGAAGGGTCTAATAAACCCTTCCTTGTAGAGAAAGAAAGTAAGAATGATAAAAGGGCCTTCGTAGAGTACCCGCTTACTTTGAAGCAGGCTTCTATTGAGAAGGAGAGTAATGGTCTCAAACGAGGATGCTTTCTAATTACGTCTAAAGAGTATTTTGGTGAAAGAGTCAATATCGTAGCTAAGCTACAGGACTTAGTGTATCAGTTGACTTCTTTCATTACAGATACGATTGATATAAAGTGCGCTGGTGAATGGACTGATTTGGATTTGAAATATGAGGTGCATTTACAAGCTCGTGCTATGTCGAATATGGCACATGCTTGTATGCGGGATAAGATAGTACACATGTACGCTAGTGAACTATTGGAAACCTGGCCTACGAATTCTACCGTGACTAAAGGGCACGAACACATGGCGACTATTTCTGTCCCTTGTATAGATGACGTAGATTCATTCATGAAGTACCAGCAGCTTAAAAACTAAGTAGTGTATCTTGTATTACATCATACTCCCTCCTACTACCTATTACAGGTAGTAGGAGGAGAGATATGTTTTATTTTTTTTATCTATTGTTCTTTAAGGTCCATGCTGCACTGGTATGCTGCGTAAGTAATGACTTAAGCTGACTTTACCAGGAGCAATCAAATCGACTATGCGAGAAATTAATCGATATTCATATATCGTCAATGCAATATTGTTATTAAGAATATGAGGGTGAATAATCACATATTCCAAATCAATACTCTCACCATTAAACAAAGGGTCTAATTTCATTAATGGTTCATACTGCTTTAACCACTCTCTAATGTCATTCGTAGTGTATCGACCGTAGAACTTATCTTCATCAAAGACATGACTCTTTAACTTAATGTCAAAGATAATACGGCTTAATAATGGAGAGTATAAAGGATACAGCTCTTTAATAGCAGGGTGTCTGGGTAAGACTTTCTTCTCTTGAAATTGAGTCATGTAGTTCGATATGCTATCATCTACTACTTCACTTACTTCTCTTAGCTTCTGTGTATCACTAGGGACTTGTTGTCTCAATGGTACAATGATGTCTCTAATCTGGTATGGATAACCTTCTTTCGTAAGTAAATAAGGTTTAGTGACTTTACTCTTCTTCTCAAATAAGCCTACTTCACTACGGTGGAATACGCCACCTGCGGCTACAATCCGCAGTACTTTATCATCGAAGATATTGTATACCTTATTGTTACTTAGCTGGCCATCGTAGATGTAGCCTGTTTCTTTTACCTTTAAACGACTCATATCAGGGTTACAGAAGTTAGACATACGGATAATGACTTTTTGTGCATCTCGCTCCACGTCACCTTGTATATATTTCTTACTCGTAATTACAACAGTAGGAAAGTCTACCAGGTAGTCAATTCCTTCTACTAGACTATAACCATTCATGAAGACGTCTAATTGTCCCATAGGTACCATAGGTTTCAAATCGACAATACGTCCATTGACCTCAGCTTTTTGCACTAATGGGAAGGTGAGTATACCTTGGTGTATTTTTACATTTAACTCTCTTACCAATACCTTATTATTGATACGCAGTAAGGTAGAGTGAGTATCTTTCATATCCTGTACCCACTGAAGTTTACCATCGACTACTCGATGATAAGCTAAGTCAGTGATATCTTCCCAGTTACTGGGTGTATTTTGGTACTCTTTTCCCTTTTCACATCGATATAAACGATAATCATAAGGAGTACCTACACTAGTACCATTAGTAGGATTGAATACATCACCAAAGTAATCACTAGCAAACCCCGCCATACTCTCGACTAAATGGCAGTTCTGATTACGGATAGGATAAGCGCAGTTATTCTGGCTATTATAGTAACCAATTAACTTACCTTCTTCATCATACTCAAAGTGGCAGCTCTCATACTGCAAATGTACAGGTAGCTCTACCCTTACGATACCGCCATCCGTTCTAAAGTCACTCTTTTTAACGGGTGTATTGCCCAGCACCACACTTAAAGCATTATACCCATAAGCATCCATGATTTGCTTTTTATCACGCGGTTGTTCATCATGGCTCATAATGCCTGTATAAGCACTTTGCTCTAATTCATCCGCTCGCCAGACTCTCACATTACTACGTACCCCTAGCATAGCCGCGACTTTATTGGCATAACTTAACTTATATAACTCATGGATACGGTTATGGACAAAAGGAATACCTCGCATGAAACCACTGCGCCTGACGAATAACTCTACGAACTGATTACCTATATCCTGTTTTTTCATAAATGCATGAGCATTAATTAATCCTGCTACATAAGTCACAGTGATACTATAATCACGATGTGTTAATTGACGCACGCTATCGGCCATGTTCTTGTGATAATATACTCCTCGTACATGTACAGGGTCTTTATCATTAGTCGCTGTAATATAGTAATCAATATCATCGTGATAATCAATCGTCGGATTATCCATCATACCGGCATAGGTAATCAGATATTTCCTCTTCTTATCCCGTATACTGTCAAAACTATTTAAGTCTTTAATACGTACCTTAATCTTCTTATACACTGTGCTGTCGTATAAGTATTCTACTAAGTCACCCATCTTTAATTTATTCAAAGCTACAGGTGAAGTATAGACACCATTAATCCAGGTAAAGACATGACCAGGGGACTTTGCATACTGCATAGCGAAATTATAGATATCTTGCCTATCTTTCTCACTATTAATGGTCAAACCTTTAATCTTAATCATGTCCTTAGGTCTGTCTTTTCTTAAGATATGGAACCAACTACCTGTATAGACACGTACATATGGCTCCATTTCTTCTAAGGAGTATTTCAATTCAGGTACGTCAGCAAAGGCAAATAGTAAATTCTTGTCTTCTGTCCATTGATACCAAATACGGTGTCTAGGGTACATGATGCCATTAACGAGATATGGAGTGATAAGCATATTGAGCATTTCACAACCTATATCCACCCTTACCCAGCGTCCTTGATATTGACTCATCAATCCTAATAATTCAGGTTGCAGCTGCCCTATTTGAAAGACATGAAACTTAGTTTTCTTTTCAGGCAGCGGTAATACTTGAAACATGTATCTTACTTTATTCCATACCCCTACTACGGGGGTAATACGCGCCATGTCTAAGATGTACTGTGTATCCGCTCGAGGAGCACTCCACAATGTACTTTGCGCGTAATAACTCAAGAAGTCTATCATAATCGATAATCCTCCTCTCTAATATCCGACACTATCACTATTTAAATCCATCAGTGTTTTAATACCTTGCTGGGTGTTGAGTTTATCTTTCTTCATCACGACTTCTACGGCTTGTGCAAAACCCGTCTTACGATAGAGATTCTCACTAATGGCACTATAGACCAAAGCGTAGAAGGTAGGAATATGTTCTAGCGCGCAAGCCAATATTTCACTTGCATTATGACCAAACCAGCTACGACTAATAATCGTGTATAACACACCACTATTCATATCCTTCAGTCGTACACTATCGGTCTTGAAACGGATAAAGATAGTCAAAGCTTCTACCGAGTCGATAGGTGTATCCACATTCTCCAATAAACCCGTTACAAAAGGTACAGGAAAGCTTAATGCTTTACTGATACGATTAATCAGATTCAACTTACCCAATTCATCAATAGTAGTATCTTCATTGAACAAATAAAGGTAATACGTAGCAAGACATACTTCCATAATCATGATGTCTTGCATATTCAAATTGAATCGACGGGCTACAGAAGTACTAATCCATTTTACAAATAAGCGTAAAGTCGTATCTTGTACGCTAGCAAAATACTTTCTAGGATAGTTTATCCAGACGTGAGTCAAAATAGCACGATTAATCTGTAGATTATACTCGGCTTTATTAACGACACTGACTTCTCCTTGGCTGTTAATGTAACTACGTAAGTCAACAGCTACCCGTTTCTGACCATCACGAACAGCAAACTGGATAGGATGAATAAACGGAGGTACTTCTATCCCCTTTTCTACAGTAAAGACCCCTTGCGAATCAGGTAAGGTATCTAATTCATCCATGATAAATGCTTGAGCTACAGCTTTACGGATACTATCCGGTTTATATGCTCTTGCAATGGAAGTCTCATAAGCGTCTAAATATACAGGCATCATTCGCCCCTTTCTTTTAGTTTCATCAGGTTAAAAATATCAATAATAAAGACTCTAAATACCCCTGATTTACAGAGGTTTCCAAAAATAAAATTCCTAATTCCTATGAGTAAATAGCTACTGTTTACAGTAGTATCCAAAAGCAGTATGCCGTGTACTCCAAAGCTTTGGGGTAAGACCCTTTTAATCTATCTAGTTAGGTAAGTGTAAAATAGAAAGAATAAAAAGTAGAGGTAAGATGGACGGGTATAGGAAAAGTGTCTACTACGGTGAAAACATAGTCTTTATTATTAATATCTATTATGTCTCTAGCCGATGGCTATAAAATCCAAACGTAGCATATTGTAAAGATTTTATATTTCTTCTTCTCTTCTTCCCCTTTATTTCTCTCTCTTTCTCTTTTATCTTATTTTCATTTTTCTCTTTATTAACCCTCTGGAGTTTGAAACATGTCAAATTATGTTCCAGTGAACGCCGCACCGATGACTTATGCCTACGGTGTGAACGACCGTTCGATTAAACCCGAGGTCTATGAGCTGCCCGCTCGCCCTATCCACCTGCCCTTATGTTTCTTGTGGGCCGAAGACGGACCGACTCAGCAGATGCTGGTCAGTGGCGCAGCAGCCAATATGACTTACGGTACCAAAACGTTTGACTTACGCAGCGAGTATGCTAACCATGCTACTGTGTTTGCTAAGATGTTCTTGGGTAACGCCAATACCATCATGGTAAAACGTATCCGTCCTAAAGACGCCCCTCCTCCTGCTAACGTACGTCTATATGCCGATGTACTGACATCAGAGCAAGACGAATACGAACGCGATGCTTCTACTGGCGCTTTGGTCTTGGATAACTTGGGAGCCCCCAAAACAACGGGTAATAAAATCCAAGTCACCCAGGTGAAATACATCGCTGAACACATTCAGCCTGATGCTGGTGATACTGAAGTCAATACCAAATTCGGTACGGGTGCTAAACAGCCTGGTACTTATGATGATGGTAATGGTAACACATCTGAGAAGATTCCGCTCTTTGACTTTGAAGTGCCTCATTTCGGTAAGAAAGGTAACCTCAATGGTATTCGCTTGTGGGCACCGACTCGTGTATCGGCATTGCCTGTGAATGATAACCTCATTAGCCAGCGTGTATACCCGACTTATATTTCGTTTATGCGTAAAGTCAACGAGGATGCGACTGCTCGTATCGTCGAGACTAATTATGCTGAACTACAAACTGAAGTCGTACTGAAACCTGGTTTCGTAGATGAGTCTACTGACTCTGCTAAATACATCGGCGATATCCTGCTGGATAACTACCGTGATTTGAATGGTGTCTCTTCTGTAGTACGCTACGGACCTTTTAACCGTATGCATGTATACCAAGAGAACATTGATAAACTCTTGAAAGATATCTTCACTGCTGAAAAAGCAGCTGCTTATGAAGGTAATGATTTGCGTGTACCGACTGTCAAAGATACCGACTACTACCTCGTCAACCTCTTTGGGGTATGTAACTCCAATGGTCAGCCATATCAGACTTTCCGTATGTCCACTTCTACTACTGGTGGCGTACGCCTGACTGAAAATGCGGTTATTATGGCTACTGGCGGTGGTGATGGTACAATGACAGAAGAAGAGTTTGGCGATGCGGTTATTGCTGAAATCAGCGGCTTCTCTGACCCCAACTCTCCATGGCAAGATTTCATTGACAATCCGTGTTCCTTCTTCTGGGATTCTGGTTTCTCTTTGAAAGTGAAAAAAGAGCTTGGTAAGTTCATTGGTTTGCGTAAAAACACCATGGTGGTACTTTCCACTCACCAGGCAGGTAAGAAACAGTTGACGGCAGCAGAAGAGTCCTCTATGGGTATTGCTCTGCTCTCGCATGTTAAAGCTTATCCTGAATCCGATTACTTCGGTACTCCTGCTTTCCGTGCTGCTATTGTATCTCGTAGTGGTAAAATCCAAAATAGCCAATGGCAGGATTACACTCCGTGTACGTACTCTTTGGCCAATAAAGTTAGCCGATTTGCAGGTGGTGGTAATGGCAAGTTCAAACCTGAGCTTCTCTTTGACCGTGTACCACGTAACCTAGTAGACGACATGACTGACATTAACGTACCGTGGGTACCTGCTGCCGTACGTAACAAGGACTGGGCTGCTGGTCTCTTGTGGGTAGAGAAAATCTCTTCTCGTCAGTTCTACTTCCCGGCCACTCGTACTATCTACGATAATGATACTTCGGTATTGACCTCCATTCTGACTGCTCTTTGCTGTATCGAATGTGAGACTATTGGTTTGATGGCACAAAAATACTTCTCCGGTAATAACCGTACTAAAGGGGAATTGAAACGTGCCGTAGAAGATTGGGTAAAAGAACAGATTAACGGTAAATTCGGCGAAATATTCATCATTGCTCCCGAAGTCACCTTTACTGCTGCTGATGATAGACGTGGCTACTCTTGGACTCTGACCATCCGTATTGGCGCTGGTAACATGCGCACTGTACAGACTTTGGTACTAGAGAGCTACCGTAAAGAAGATTTCCCGCAAAGCGATAACAGCATTGTAGCGTAGGCGAAGATGCTGGCGACATAGTCGATAATAGTATCGTGGCTTAATAGGTTAATCTTTTAAGTTTAAAGCAGGGAATCTTGCTCCTAGGGTGACCTGCTTCTTTTTATTCATTCTTTCATTAATAATTAATGATTTTATCAAAAGGACAATACACATGGCCCGTATTGATAAAGTGTTTGATGAAGGTACCATCAGTAAAGGCGTACAAGCCCCTATCGCTGACTTGCGATATGGTGCCCAAATGGGTTATTCGCCTGACCTGACTACCTGGGTATCAAACCACCCTTATGTATCCCGCAATGTCATCTGTATCTTGATGGAGGTACCTCGTATCTTCACTAAAATGCCGAATGCGGAACGCTGGATTGCGACTTTCCGTGAGTTCTTTGAGCGCATGCCTCAAGCTATTACCGGTTTGCAGCAAACCATGCAAATTGATACCGACTCTGTTAAAGTCGGTAAAGGTGGTCAAGAACATGAGTTCTTTACCAATGTGCAATATAGCAAACCAAATCTCCAGTTCCAGATGCACGAACGGTATAATCTTGGTATTTTCCGTTTTATCAATAACTGGATTCGTTTAGGTATGATGGACCCTGACACTGGTTATGCTTCCATTAATACCATCAATGGTTTGGAAATTACAGACCTTTTGCCGGACCAATACTCCTGTACGGCTCTGTTCATTGAACCTGACCCCGTGCACAAGTACGTCGTGCAGTCTTGGCTCGTGACCAATATTTTCCCGAAAGACTCTATTGAAAATACGTCACAGCGTAGTATGACTGATGGTTACTCCAAACGTGATTTGACCATTAGTTTGACTGGTTTGGCCCAGTGGGGGGCTGGCGTAGACGCTATGGCGCAGATGATTATGGACCGCATGAGCTTGAAAGGTGCGGACCCGCATCATCGTCAAGCATTTGTTAAAGATATTGACGCTCTGGTAGCGGACCGTCCGTTCGGTTACCATCATGGCATCGATACTCTGGCCCAGCAGCAGATTGCTGTATAAGCAATAGAGATATTAAACATCATATCCCTACCCTTACCCTAGTCTATAGGGAGGGGAGGGGATATGATGTAATTTAGTAATCTACTTTAACCTTATTCTCTCTTGTCTCTTTCTCTTTAATGATTTCTAACGTCTTATCGATATTCAAATCCAAAAAGAAACTAATGACAGCATTTAACTGCTCTGTATCGGTAAATACCCAAGCCAACAATCTAGGCACCATGATACTTTGTACGTATATTTCACGTATCTCTTTATCTATACCTACTGGCATTTCACCGTAGATTTCGTACAATATGTAATACGTGTCCATAAAGCGATAGCGGTAACGTGCTACGTATAAGTGCTTACGAATATGAAAGCACATTAATTCCTGCTCTGTTTGGTCACAGTCATTACAGACTTTCTTCACGATATTAATCGGTAAGCTCTCTATTTCCTCAGCCCCTAAATTCGCTTTCTCATACGTAGGGTCTCCTCTTAATATATTGTAACCTTTAAATAAAGGCCGTAATGTGCGAGCGAGTAAATGTTTAAACATGGTCTTTGATTCCTAATATCGGTATTATTGATTTAAGTAGTAAGACATCGTAAATACACGCAGTATAATGTATAGCCAAATACCTGTACGCGCAGCCGTCACTACGTTAGGTGTTTTGACTCTTGTAGCCTGATAAACAATGTTTTCTAACTTATCCCTGATTTCTAGAATCGCTGGCTCTTTCGTACGAGAAGACGTATAAATACCTTTCATGTGTGTGAGAAAAGTAGGTAAGTCACTACTTTGTTTAAATAGCTGTTTATTGACACCTAGATAACTTAATACATGAGTCATAATCAATTCACATACACTATCTATCTCTATCTTCACGTCTCTTTGGTTATATTGGGTACTCATCCACTCCAATGTACTTTCAAATACACGAGGAGAGAGGTTATTCACACTTCTCTCAATAATGGTTACTAATTGCTCTTTAATAAAAGCATTCCTCTCAGGGATGATGTCAAACAAATATCTTCTATACTTCTCATTGGCTTTACTGATATCCCGTAAATGCTCTTCCCCTTCTAAAGTCACGTGACTATCTTGACCGATTATCTTATTACCTTTAGCTAATTGCTGTAAATAAAGGTCATAAATGTTCTTAATCATACTACGCAGTCTATTACGCGTATCATTGATTAAGTAAGCTGTCGTCTGTCCCGTTTCTGCCAGGTCCACTTCCATATTCATAATTGTACGTCTATGGATGCTGGTTTTCATATTCGCTATCTCTTGTGCTCTTTCTAGTAGGACCGCATTCCAGCTACCTTTACGCTTAATCGCATATTTATTACTCATCGCTGCTAAAGTCGCCTCAGCAATACCTTTATCAGCAGGATACTTCCAGTGACGCATAATACGAGAAGTCATCACAGGGTATTGTAATATCTGAAATAAAGAGACCATCGTGTCTTGCTTTACTTTCTCGGATAGATTTTTCTCATTATAGAAGCGATGCGCTAACCAGACTATCGATAGATTCATGACGTTAGAGGCGGTCTTATAAAAGTCAGGGTCAATGATAGCCTGACATCTATCGGTCAATAAACTTTCATCTACTTTCAATATCTCTTCAAACCACCTATCATTATCTCTATCTTGAAAACGAATAGGATACACCCCAGTTAAGTTACCACCAAAGAACGCGCTATGGTCTATGTTCTTAGTGATAAACTGTATACGATAATGTTCTATTCGTTTAGATAAAGCGATGTCTATCTTTAAATCCTTACAGACATCATTAAAGACAGCTTTAATATTTTTATCAGCCATAAAGTCACCTATACCTATTACTAAAGAGTAACGCCTAAATAAAATCAGATAATCCGCAGCTAAATAGGCATGGCAGCATAAATAAACCCTCCCTACCACCCATGAAGGATGGCAGGGAGGGGTATGTAAATGAGTTATATTCAAAATAAAAATGATGATACATCACCACCTAGAGAGCAGGATTCGGACTTCCTACTCTTACGGGTCTAGGTGGTGATTCTACTATTTAGACATATTTTCCACTCTAACATAGGAGTAGTGATATGTCAAGCTATGCTAAAATGACATTAAACGAACTTCACAATGAGTTAAATAGGCTGAAGAACATTACGATTTGTTTAGTTTATCCTCATCATAGACCAGAGTATCGTGCCTGCATGAAACGGTATAATGATCTTCGTGAGTTCATAAATGCTAAAGCTATTGCGTAATGCATCTTAGCATTAAATAAATAGTAAGAGAGGGATTTTGATTTACTTTCATTATCCCTCTATAAAAAAAGAATTATGTTATAAAAATTTTCAGTTATATATTGCTAATGTGTAGATAAAGTAATCTACTTTAAACCTTTCTGTTAACTCTGGCTTTATTAAGAGCCTACCTTTTTAAAAGGACATGTATTATGAAAATCAAATTCAACGCCACTTTCTCCGCTCCCTTGAACCTTGCTGTTTCTACTGGTTATTTGGATTCCGACAGTGAAGCATTTAAAGAAGTCAAAGCCATTTACATCGATTCCGGTATCTATTTCCAACGCCATGAAGCAAATGAAATCCCTGGTAATACTGAAGAAGAAGTGCGTATCAGTGTAAACAAACTCTTGGATACCATGGCGCAAGATATAGAAGAAGGTAAGGTAGCAGTCCTGGAAGTAACCGGTACCTATAATGGTAAAGTGGTATTTGGTTCTTGTTTGGTAGATACTAATAGTAACCTTGTCCCCACTAACGCTGTTACCATTTGGTCACAGGACTTTCGTTACATCGACGTAGAATGCGAGAGTAATGCATTTAACATGATAACTTACTGGGAGAAATTTCTCAAAGACATTGAGGCTGATAAAGAAGAGCTACGTGAAGCACTCAAAACCGGCCTCATTGTAGAGGCTACGGAGGAAGAGCAAAAAGAATACTCCTTCATTAGCAAGATGTACGACATTGACGCTTACCCTGCCTTCCAGTAATCACTAAGGAAGATACCGTTATCTAGTAGTAGGTAGCGGTATCTTTACTTTATCTTTTCTTTTCTCTATCTTCCCTATCCTTAAAAGAGGAGTATTTAATATGTTTGGTTTTCTAGACGCATTAGGTATACTAGCATTAATCATAGGTGTTGCTATTGGTTTTCTGGGTACCTTAACGACTTTAATCATTTTCTTAATAGAGACTTTCTGGTATAGAACCAAGTTAAGAAAGAACATCGGTTTTAAACTCTTTAAAGTGGTTATGTTGGTATCTATCGTCTTTATCGCCTTCACCGTCATCATCAATATCATCCTCTTTTACATCAAGTGGGTAGGTGATTATTTTGGCATGGGTGCTTGGTGGTATTGGTGATGTCTATCAGTAACATAATTGGTCAATCCAATGATTCCCCTGTATACCTTATTTAGTTAAGGTATACAGGCTTCACTCTCTTTATTTTTTTTTTATTTCATTTTCATATCTATTAAACAGAAAGGACGATATATGTCACTGTTTGAAATTCCTGGTAACGTACCGGCTAATGAGGTATTAGACTTTCAGCGGCCGAATTGCCATAAAGAGCTGACGGCTTTAATTAATGAATATCAAAGACAGACACGTGAGGATTTAATTAAACTCCCTGATATGGAGTCTTGGTTACCTTTAGAGATTAATTCTCGTACGAATCTACCCATGAAAGTAGATTTAGCCTCCGACCAGTGCCAGCGTTTTTTACAAGTAGTAGAAAGACCAGACGTAAAAGAAGTCGTGACTAAGCACTTTAACGAGTTTCGTACTAAAGCGTCGTCTATTATTAAGAAGTATACCAATATCACGGTGTTCTTTATGTTGGAATACACAGGTGGTATAAACAACATCTTTGGTTTGGATTGTACTTTAAATGCACAGTCTACTGCACGATTACTTTCTTATCACATTAAAGCACAAGAAGCTGTCTTATCTAAACACATCAATGTGGAAACACACACTATTGAAGACCCTATTGCTTTCATGAAGGATTTGAAAAAAGATGAAAACTTCACAGGTGGAGTAGATTTGAAAACTGGTAAAGTATCGGGTATCTTCGCTAAGAATGAAAACTTGATTCGTATTGGTATTGGTAGTTGGTTAGACGATAAATATCTTTATCCTGAACACTTATCGGCATCTATCTTACATGAAGTAGGACATATCTTTACGGGTTATGAATATGTAGCAGAGTCTCGTACCTTTAATCATGTCCTACGTGGTATTGTGGACACGACTATTTCCGATATGGCGTTTAAAGATAAAGTTACCGTTATTCGTGAATTCTCTTCTTTGTGTCAGTGGAATCGCCCTATCGATGCGGTTAAGGTAGCGTGTATGCAGTCTCCTAATGCAGTCGGTATGTTTTTGACGACTGAAAGATTAATCACTCATGATAGTGAAACCGATACTCGTGAGTATGATGTTAACACGATTGAAGCCGCTGCTGACCAATACGTCGTGCGTATGGGTGCGGGTAAGGACTTAATGAATGGTTTAATGCGCTCTTATGCTCTTTTAGGTATGGACATTGTTAAACAGGGACGTAATCAAAATAAAGTCACTATAGCCGCCGATGTGATTCAAGTGCTTTCTATTATTGGCATGGCCGGTAGTATAGCAGGAATCGTTTTAACAGGAAGTTTACTGAATATCTTTGGTGGAGTAGCAGGCTACACCGGTTTGATGGTCGGCTCCTCTCTGACCCGTAATGATTCCTCTAATGGCCAACTCTCTGTATACGACCAGCCATTGACTCGTTTAGAGCGCATGCGTAATGATTTGGTTACTCTTTTGAAAGACCCCAATCAAAATACACAAGTCGTTCAAGAGACCATTGACACCATCAATAGCTTTGAACACCTATTTAAAGACAGAGTCTTACGCGATGGCGTGGTTAACCATTATCTCTCTCTAGTAGGTAAGAGATTTAACACGGCCATCCTTCGACGCGATAAACAAGAAAACATCATTCGTGATTTAGAGCAATTAGCGTCTAATGACTTGTTTATTCGCAGTGCTGAATTGCGTTTGAAAGCTCAGGCTCGTGGTTTAGAATTGCCAACTGAAATCGAATAACTTCATTTACCTTTTATAAGGACTATTTATTATGTTAAACACTATTTCCTCCATTACCCGCCTCTTTGCCGATGAAGCACAAGGCGACCTTTATCGTGAAGCCTTCTGTTACGCTCTGGCGATTCAACTCGCAGGGCGTACCCCGCTCTTAGAGCAAACTACAGAAGGGATTACACTGACTCTCTTGGATAAGGAAATTCTTCCTTTGGTAAAAGAAACCATCTCTGATATCAATGAGAATATCGTCTTTGATACTTCTTGTACTTTAGATAGTATTCGGGCGATTTGCACTTATCGCTACTATACGGCTTATCCTAAAGTACAGCCTGTAGTAGAGAATGTACCCTGCTTGACTGCTGCGGTATACGCGCCTACCGCTGGTTTGGATTATGCCAACCAAGCATTCGCTAAAATGGGAGAAATCACTACTTTCCTTCAAACTCACCCATCTGAAATCAATGAAGTTTACCTATTGGTGACTCGTCTTTTACAGAAAGTCAATGGCTAATATTTAGTCATAGTGCGAAAGGATAATACGATCATGTCCTGGACAGATGAATTAATGAAAGATTTGCTTCCTAAAGAAGCACAAGAAGCAACTATTGCTTTAGAGAGTTACGATAACACCACCACAGGTAATGACTCGAATGATGGTGAGATACAAGGCACTGGCTCTAATGATATTACGACAGCCGTATCTAACTTTAGCCAGTCTCCTCTTTTAGAAGAATCCTCTCCTATTTTAACAGGTAAATTTGAAGACAGTGTTAATGAAACTGAAGCGAACTATAAAGCTTTAGGGGAAATGAAAGAAGGTTTGATTAGCACAGAGTCCATTGACAGACGAGCGGCTAAAATCATTTATGATAGATTAAAAGAGATGGGTATTACAGGCAGTGCATTAGAGTCGATGAACCCTTTAGGGGTGATGTCACCTGAGACTCAATATCCCCCGCAGCCCAGCACAGTAATGTATCCTGAGACTTTACAAGCCGTCTCTACTGCCCAAACTCAAGTATTGGATACGTTGATTAATAAAGCGTATATCAACAGACAGGAACTACTCGCTAAATTAGCGAATATTCAAATTGAAGGCACTTTGGATAATATTGAAAAGAATATCTTACCTGTACTGCGTATACTGAAAGAGATCATTCTCAATCAAATGCAAAAAGACGCGACGAATAAAGCCGCTAAGCTCTTGACGACTGAGTCCTCTGATTTTGCACAGTACTACAGTGATATTATCGAACAGAAAAAAGCAGGAGTCTATTTGATTACGGCTTTAGTCGATACGAATGAAGGGGTAGTAGATAACAAGCTAGAAGCATATAGCCAATTCTGGCAAACTACTCCTAATGATTTTCAAGCGACTAAGGAAGCGCATCCAGTCGAAAATATTGACTATGTACAATACTGGTCATTATTGCGTATAGATGAAGCTGATGGTTTACTATCCATCATTTCCCGTATCCGTAATGAGATGGGTAGCATGAGAGCTTATAAGGAAGAAACATTAGAAGAGTTTACTGCTTCTTTAGCTCATGTAGACAGTCAAACTCCTGATGTAGAAGACGTTTCCCGTATCGCTAAAGCAAACGCGCATGCTCATTTGACATTAGCCACTATAGTAGAAGTGACTAGTACTCTTGAATACGTCGTAAAAGGACTGCTCTATATGCAGCGCATTATGACCGAAGGGATTGAGCAAGCTTATAGAGCTCAAGAGAAACTACCGCTACCATGGGTAACGAATACGTTACGCTCTATTAAAGAAGCATAGTAGATTAAATTAATATCATTACTTTCCTCCTCCTACTCTCTATTAGCAGGGAGTAGGAGGAATGAGTATATTGCTATGTTTTAAATATACTCGATGATATATTACTTACTGGTAATTGGAATTACAGTGGTGTAAATCCATGCCCTATTATTTCTTTCTATTTAACTATATTTAACTAAGAAGTTAAAACATATCTCTCATTATGAAAACGCTTATTTTAAAATACCCTTCTCCTGGTAACTATCTCCAGAATGCTACTAAGGAAATAATTGATAAACCCCAAGAGAAACGAATATCTGTTTCTGAATTGTTCACTATCTTACAGGAAATATTTCCGGCACATCGCCCTTTTCATTCATTTACTCGTGATACCGATATGATATATACCAATGGGCAAGGCTTACAAAAACGAGTCGTGACTTTATACATGCACTACTTACATTCCTTCTTCATCGGCAGTATGGAATCTGCGAGTTACGCTTCCTGTAAAGCAGAATTGGTGGCCATTAGACATCCTAATGATGCACCAAACACTTTAAGGGATATTGAAATCAAATTACACTTCAGTTTCCCTGATAACCGTATCACCACTCACCATGGTGAACAAGAAGTCACTTTCGTCTATAAGCGTGAAGGTAACATAGAAGCGCACGTTGAAGCCTATCCTACTTGGACCGATACGCGTATCTTTCATACTCTTATGCACAATAGCAAAAAGTACGAAGACTCCTACCCCATGGGTTATAAACCCCTTTCTTTTCACGTCCAATAAGTGACGTTTCTCGTTCTTTAATATTGTTCTTTATCACTCATTCTTATCATTAATCTTTTATTAAAAAGGAAATCCAATTATGGCTACACTTGAAATTCGTAATGTAGATACTGCTGAAATGGGTACTATTTTAAAAGTATTGTTCCAACAGACAGGTATTGTGCCACAAACTTATAGATTAGACGGGCGTGATATATTCAGCGACCATGGGGTAAAACTAAGGACAGAAACGATATACCTTTCCTTAGAAGTACATGTACCCAAAACCAAATCAATCGAGGTTACACCTGATACCGTATTAGACCTTATCAAGAACAAAGTACTATCAGCATTGGGTAATAAACAAACTCGTGAGGTAGAATATACGGAAAGGTCCATGTACCGCATTTCTGGTACCTTTATGTATCCCGTAAAAGAAGAAGATAAAGATAACTATTCAACTTTGGATATTGAGTACTATGATATCATTAATAACCAGAAGTATGTTTTAAAGCGCGTAGGAAGCGCGGTATACGCTTCTGAAACGCCCGAAGCCCCTACCCCTTTATCCGTCTTTAGAATGGCTACTAAACACGCTTCAGAGGCCTTTAATAAAGGATAAACTAAAGAGTGAATTATGGCAGAACTTAAAACAACCATATCTGTCGACTTTAAAGACCCGGTGTCCATACTGCAACAGGCGTATTATAAAGACTTGGTGCCTTGGGATATGGTAATCGAGTTATGCTTATTTATAGATAACCTGGTTTTCCATATCCCTTACATATTGCAGTTGGAAGTAAACCGTCTAGGTAAGGAACCTACAGACAAACTCATAGAGGAGCACTTTCGTGCTATGGTAATGGACTTATTCCATTATCATTGCGACAGTATCCTACATGAATTGGACATGACAGATTCAGAAGACCTGTATGTCGATAGGACTTTGGTCTATAGTGTGCAGTTATTAGGCGGTTGGTTAATACAGTATATCCTACCTGTAATCTTTCAAAAGTTCTATCTAGACAACATGAAGCATACAGGAGAAGGTAGTTACCGGATTAACCTTGTCCCTGTTAATAAGGGGTTAATGCACGCTAATATGTATACCTATCTTTTTGAATTGGAGTTAAAAGATGTTGCTATCTAAACACAGTAAGAGAAATCCCCGTGGTATTTGGTTAATCTCGGCTTTGCGTGCAGCTCGTAAGCATTTTCCAAAATGCGATCCTTATGTGAAAAATGGAGAAATCTATTTGAAACCTAAAGAGGGTTTACCCATGCTACAGGTATTGGGTTTACCTGATGCTTTAATGAAAGCTCTTCAAGATAGCCAGTAGTAGTCACTATGGCTATTTGTTTGTTTAATTTTTTTATTAACAAGGAAATTTAAATCATGGGTATATTTGGCCGTATTCTTTCAGGTACTTCTGAAATCAATGTAAAAGACGTATTTCGCTATGAATACGCCTTAAATTATTACGAAGGTAATCTGTCCTCTTTATATAAAACCCTAATTGGTAAAGGGGTAGAGGACATAAACAATACCGACTATACTGAAGACGATTACAAACGGGATATTTTCCATATCGCATCGACGGCTAAAGTAGAAGGACACGATGGACCCACTTTCTTGTTTGATTCTTTACAAGACTTGGTCTCCACTTACAATTATTACTTTCGTCATGGTAAAGTCTCTTTGGAATTAGGCATGATGGCTTTGCTCATTAATCGTCTATCTAAACTACCTATGAGGCAATATGAAGCCTCTATAGCTTTTCACCATCTACGGGTACACGGTAATGAGATTACGGTAATATATGGTAAACTCGATATTGATATGTCGGATTTTAATAAACCGGTCAGTATGGCGAAAAATACCTCTATCCACCAACACGAAAAAGCGACACAAGACTCACAAATCAGTCATCGTAGTGGCAGAGCCTCGCCAGCGGTTTTAGCCACGACTGGTACCGAAACCCTTTAATCAATCTCTCTAATATAGGAGTAATGTAAAATGAAATTCATTAATCATCTCATCATCGGTATCTTAGGCAGTATGCTTGTGTCGTCTCTGTACGACATGGTCTTTCCCGAAGAAGACAAGAAAGAATCGTAAATAGATAAATTATTAAACATTCACTTTTACCGCCCTTCTCTAGTTATAGAGAAGGGTATTATTTATGACCTCTAATATAAAGGAAATCAATCATGAACGAGCAACAAGAAAATCAAGTACAAAGCAATCAACCAGAACAACAGGAAGAAGGCAACATGTTACTTTCCGCTATTCAAGTGGCGGTGGGTATCGGGGCCATTATTTATATCATTAGTGAGCTCGGTGGCTGGTCATTCTGGCATAAATACAGCGATTACTTCTGGTATGGCCTAATTGGTATGGGTATTTATAAGTTTGTCACCTGGAATGGTAAATAGAAATATTTGGCATCATACTCCCTCCTACTACCTATTACGGGTAGTAGGAGGGGTTAGTATGTTTTATTTTTTATTTTCTATATATTTTACACTCTCTTTACCTATTTCTAATAGGTAAGCTAGGCTATGCTCAGTTCTTTGCCAAGTCAATCGATTACTCGTTACGGCATACTCCTCTTCGTACTTATGTGTATGGAATGTACGATTGTGCTTATAGTTCTCAAAAGCATTCACTTCCCATAATCCTTCATCATAAATACTCCAGTATTCACTCACTTTACCATGTCCGTTAAATAAAGGATAATTAGGGAACTCATGATAGATGTACTGATAAGGTAACTTGGTACTTCTGACATGGTGCCTTTGAATATATAAATCAGGGGTATCGACTAATACGATAAAAGACTGGCTCATGGTCAAATAGCGTTTCAAGAATACATCACTCATAATCTCTTCAGGGTCTAGGTGCTGTTTATCCGAACCATGAGTAGGCTGCAAGTGTCTATCGAAATCCAAATACTGCATGCTCTCATATATGCGGTCAAACAAAGGCATGTTCTTAAAGTCGATACTAATGACATTAATACCATTAGCTCTAACGGTCATCCAGTCTAGGATATGTAAGTAACCCCCTATACTCACCATCAGGCTCTTACCTTCTATACTCTCGGGTAGTTTAATGAAGGCTCTTTCATATAGCCTACTCTCTTTACCGGCGTATATCATCTTTTCAGTAATTTGAATGTACTTTAATTTACCGACTTTATCAAAAGACGTAATCCCTATCATGGGAGTATAAGCTCTATGTGCTAATACTGTCTTCATTCCGTCTACGATGTATAACCCTTTATCATCATAGTCAGTCATGTGGAAAAACCCGCCTACGGATATTAAGCATTTATCTCCCATGCCTTTATAAAAGGCCAACCTTTTATTTGTATTCGTTTCTTCTAGTAGTTCTCTTTTCTTTAAGAGTATGTTACTACGGCTTCGTAAAGGGATATCCGCATCAATAGACGCCGTGTCACCAATGGGATACATTTTAAATCCCGCCCTTACGGCGTCTTCCCATTGCACTTTCCCTTTTTGGATAATATATTTTCCATCTTGTAAAGGCAAGCTTTTATTACCTAAGCTATCTAACCATTCCCTAAAAGTACCTTTAAACCCACTAAAAAGCCTAAAGTGGTCATTCAGATTCAAACTGAATAATCTATCTTTTCTAAAGCTGTCTTTGAAATTAACGACGATGTGTGTATAGGTATTGAACAAACTACCGCATTGCACGTTATCTAAGTCTAATTTCTCCCACGTACCATTACCATTAATGGCTTTACCAAATGCTTCATGTACTGTATACATATTACTGCTACCTTTACTTTCATTTACCTTGAATTTTTAATAAAAAGCCATTACTCTCTTTTATTCTGTTTGCCTGCTTATGATTAGGAAAAATCGTATGGTTTACCGAGTCTTTCTATTTATCCTATTATGACTTAAAAAGGAGGTAAGAAAGACTTTATGTATTTACGATTTCCATTCACCCTACTGATAGGAGTGCTTTTATGCCTACCACGATTAAACGCTATGCGTTTGACGTCACTGGAGAGCTGGCAGCGAATAAAATCACCGGGGAGGAACACGTCCTCACTGGTCGTAATAGCCAGGATTTTCAGATAATCGTCCCCCGCTTAGCTCCGTATTTCATCGACTCATTGGTATTGAGTTTCCGTAATCCCGATGGTTCTTTACGCGTATTGCAAAGGGGTAAAGACTGGGTATACAGCCATTACTTTTGGGAAGCCTCCCATAGCCTGGCTAAACCTGTATACGGCAGCATTACTTTCACCAATCGTAATTTAACCGGTATAGTCGTAATAGACTACCAAACCCTCGGTGGCGATTGGACGATTGATATGAATAAAATCACCGAGCTTTTAGGTGACCGTATTCATAATCCTCCTGTGACTACTTGGGAACAAGTGGTACAGTATCCTATTAAGTTCCCGGTCATCGTCCATGACTTTAATGTCGTAGACATACATGGTCCAGGACATGTTATTGACGCTTTAAAAGCATTAGAAGAAACCATCCGTAAGTTACCAGAAAGAAGTGGTGGTGGCAATGGTGGTGGTAATACACCTCCTTCTATTAATGCAACCAAAAAGCAGTTGGGTTTGGATAAGGTACGAAACTTAATTACTCTACCTTTGAATGTCAATAATAGTGAGTCTGATGAATACTACTTGACTCCCGCGTCTTTAAATAACCTACTCACTTATCAACATTTCAAAAATCTAGCGGCTAATCGTGACTTTTTAGACCCGTTGATTCAGTCCTTATCCTTTTATACCAAACAACAGATGGACCTGAAGCTTGCTGGTAAATTAGGGGTTAATGACAAAGCAGCTGATTCAGATAAGCTAGGCGGGCGTACGACTCAACAATTAGCAGCTCTCATACTGCAAGGTAAAGCGGCCGATACAGCTAAAATAAATGGTAAAACACCTGAACAGTTTATTGTAGACGTAGTGAAAAGTGTGAATACTGGCATTGATGAGAAAATTAATAACGCTCTATCAGGCATCAGTGGAGGTAGCGCGGCGCAGACTATTCAAAATCTACCCGCCAATCAAAATAGCTACACTTTAGATTTGGCACGATATACTTACTTTAAAGTGAGTATCGATAAAGTACCACAACTCACTTTCATCAATGCCCCTGCTGGTAGAGCGATTGAAGTTACTATTGATGTCACCACCAGCATGCCTGCTAAATCGAGTTTGATTGGATATGAAACCCATATCTTCAACTTTACACAAGCATTCCATTACTTAGCTGACCTATCAGCCTCTAAACCAGGTCGTAAATTAGTGAAAGTAACCACCAGTGATGGTGGTAGCACTTACTTTATCCAAGTACTCGCTACGACAGCTAAGTTTAACGGTGCTTAAATAGATTACCCTCTTTTTTTTATTTCAATTACATTTAAGAAAGTGATATACCCATGCCTGTAACACAAGTGATACGGTATGAGTTTGATGCGACTGGTGCTTCTCCTGATAACTATATCGCTAAAGAAGACCGCATCTTACTATTGAACCGTAAGCGTAGGGTCATTGCTCCTTACTGCTCCCCTTACTACGTAGAGTCTATGCAGATTAAAGACCCTACGACAAATACTTATCTTACCCGTGGTGTAGATTGGTACCCTGCTGACTTTCATGAGTTTGCATCCACCTACACCGGTAAAGAGATTGCGTCTATCATTGTTATTACTAATGAAAAGATAGGGAAGAACGTCTCCCTTTCCTATCAGACAGTAGGCGGTCCATTTGCTAATAATGCCGATGTCGTAGCCAAACAGATTGAAGCTTTGGATTTGGACAATAGACCTATTCACTTTGATAAGATTCTGAATAAGCCACATGCTTATCCACCCGCGCCTCATTTACACTCTATCGGTGATATTTATGGCTTTGAATACATTACGACTGCACTAGAGCGTATTCGTCAAGCCATCATTAGTGGGGATTGGCAGAATTGGGCGAATATCTATAAATATATCGATGATGAAATCGCTAAGATTAAATTGACCGGTGGCGATAATGGAGCTTTAGACGAGTTACGTAAACACTTACGTGACTATGATAATCCCCATCGCACGACAGCAGAACAAGTAGGCGCTTATGATAAAACGACTACAGATACTAAGATTGACAAAGTCAAGTCTGATTTAGAGAAATTACTGAATCAAGCGATACAGAAGGTACAAGCAGTAGAAGATGGTTTAAGTCGACATATCAAAGATACGAATAATCCGCATAAGACGACGATTAAACAGTTAGGTGGTTTAACAGAAGAAGAAATTCGTAATCTTTTAAAGAACCATTACACGAAAAAAGAAGTAGATGATTTACTCAAAGCCTTTACTCCTAGTGCTCCTGACCTATCGGCTTTAACAAATCACTTAAAAGACTTCAATAACCCGCATAGAGTCACCGCTGTACAGGTAGGTACTTACCCTAAGACTGATCTCTATAATAAAGTCGAAGTCGACGCTAAGTTTGGTAAAATCGTGGATTTACGTGATCCGAAAACCAATAAGATTCGGAATATGTATATTCCTATCTCTAAGGTAAAGGACAACACCGTACAGCTTCTAGATGATGGCCTGTATGTAGGTGACCAGTCTGATAAGAAATACGCCGTCGTACACGTTGATGCTATAAATGGCAATGACAATGACGATGACCCTGAAGCCGGCACAGAAGCTAAACCGTATAAATCATTAGGTTATGCTTTAAGCTTAGGAATGCCGAATACTAAACGTGAAATACGATTAAAAGAAGGCCAGACACATTACATTTCCTTACCGCACGGAGGCAGTTTCGGAGATAAGACAATGGTAGAACTACGTGGTGGCATTGTGGATATCCTTCCCTATGGCCCACAGAGTGCGGCCATTACTGACCCGCCTATGCAGTCTAAGTTCAAACGCATAGCCATGCGCCAGCTCAATACGAAGTTGGTATTCAGAGGAGTAGAGATTTGGGGCAGCAGTAATAACCTCTTACGCATGAATGCTCTTTCTATTACTCGTAAAGGCACCATGCGTTTCTGGGGACTTACCATTATGAATCAAATCCCTGAAATGTGTTATACTTTCAATACTACACAGTACAGCATGACACCATACTTGGGTCGATTAGACTATAATAGTGATGGTTTTATTGAGCTACATAACTGTGCTTTAGATACAGGTGGTAAGAATATAGACCAAGCGATTCCGGGTATTTCCTCTCGTAAGACGAAAGATTATACCTTGTTCTTATCTACTCGAGATACGCCTTCTATTTCCATCTTCTTTGAAGGCAGTATCGCCGATGATGGACGTACTTGGGATAGGGAATTGAAGATAGTCGGTAATAATAAGTGTTTTGACTTCTATAGCAAACATACTGCTAAAGTCATCATTGACAATCCGACGTCTCAAAATACAGATATCTTTGTGAAGTACTTTAGACTATCAGGTAACGCTACGTATCCTTCTGTATGGCTAGGTAGCTTCTATAACGTAGAGACGAATATTCTTCCTTCTACTGAGAAGATTAAAGAAAGTTTAGCTCCTTATGTTAGCTAAATATTAATGGATTACATTTTACCATATTACCCCTCTACTCCTTTCATTAGGAGTAGAGGGATTTATGGCGCATAGTAGCATTAGGTGATTTATATTTCAACTTAATACGCAGAAGGGATATTTATGTCTAATTATGCTTTACCGCCAGTATTACAAGCACTAAGAGAGAAAGAAGAACAACTATCACCTCTTTTCTTTACTCGTATAGAGGAAACACCTGGATATCAATTATTCCACACCCTGTTTCTCTGCCGCACTAACTATATCCAATCCTTACCTGATTATGAAGTACGCTATATAGGTGTACCTTGTACGTATGACGATGATTTAAATAAGCAGCTATTAAACGAAATGGTGACTCGTTATTTACCGATTTCTAAAATGCTTGAGCTATTTGCTAAAGGGGTTAATATCGCTATTGTGAATACGAAAGACACGAAACATATATACGATATCATCGTCGCTCATTTAGAAGCCTGGAAAGTATTTGCTTCACGCTCTTTGAATATTACAGATATCCCTATAGATGATTTCAAAGTCATGGCTGAGTTTGCGGGTAAAGTCTATAAATATGCCCAACGGCATTACTTAACCGAACTCTCTACTTCCGCTTTACAAAGAACCATGGATGAATCTGGTACGGTACGCGATATTAACTCTATCTTTAAAAAGGACGTAGGCTTATATCCTGATTTTAATAAGAGTAAATATGCTAAGGATATCGATTACTCTAAACTCAATCAAGACATGGGTAATGTACAAGAAGATGAGCCAGAACCAGATTCAGTTGATGGACCACATTCTAATATCATTACTCAATTCCAAAATAATAAACGCTTTAAATGGAGATAAGCAATCATGACAATAGAACTCTCTCCTTTGCATAACGAAATCGTACAAGTTCTAAATGGGCCTTATACGTACAATCGTAGACGATGGGAAGCTTATATACACCTCATGGATGCTAATATGACCATCTTACCCGTACGTGTGCTTTCTGTTAATACCAATAGAGACTATACGAATAACTATACGGACGAAATCAATTTAGAAGTAGCGATTCCGATAGGTACTTACGCAGATATATTCTACCCGAATAAGCTCAATTTAGAGGTCACTTTAAACAGTATTCCTTTAAATATGATTAAAGGAGGTCCGCCTAAGTCATTCCGTTATAAAGCAGTGGTGGTAGATGCCGGGCAGCCACGTGTTTCCTCTCCTGATATGAACGGCACAGGTACGGCTACGTTAGATTTAACAGAAGTCGTGACGATTAATCTACAACTCATCCCAATGTCCATCTATACATTACGTACTGCTTCCGCAGGGGTGATATTTAGACAGGAGAAACCAGAAGACTGCTTAAAGACATTATTAACATCAGAGATAGCTAAAATCAAGTCCGATGAATCACAGCGTATCTTAGGTGTGGATATGGCTAAAGCAGATAACCAAGAGACATTAGAACAAATGGTCGTCCCTCATGGTACGATGCTGTATGATATACCGGATACTTTTCAGAAACTCATCTGTGGTATTTACAATAATGGATTATCCCAATACATCCAAGATAACCATTGGTTTATTTATCCTACGTTTGATATTGACAGGATGTCACAGTCAGACAGAGTGATTACATTAATTTCTATTCCAGAGAAGAAATATCCGGGTATAGAGAAGACCTATAGACAAACAGGGAAGAATCAGTATACTATCTTAGCCACCGCTAAAGGAAATTACGCTAACCCTGTTAAAGAGAAAACAATGAACGAAGGTACAGGGTTACGTTTCATGAATGCCGAGACCGTCATGTCTTGGGATGAGACTAAACCACAGCAAAATAAAGTCAAATACCAAAAAGACAAAATCATGAATGAGATTACCCAAATCACCTCTACAGATGGCGTGACCTTCTCACCTATGTCTGATAACCGTATTACGGCTAATAACTTTGCTGAACGTAGTAAGATAGCCGGACGGACAGGCGCTTATTTATCTTGGTTATGGGAGAATAGTTATCCTGATGCTATTTTACCAGGTATGTTTATACGAGTACTTTATTTAACCGTAGACAATCAAGTCAATGAAATGCGAGGCATCGTATTGAAGGTAGAGCACTATGAGCAATTACGTTATCAGTCTATGGTCGAGGATAACTATTTAACAACAACAGCTATCTTTGGTTATTTTGAAAATGATTTGCTCAATGGTACCCAGAAAGGTCCTTTATATACCTCTAAATTAATAGTGCAAGGTATAGAGTTACCTTTCTCTCGTAAAAGTTAATATAACTCACTTCATCCCTATTGAGTAGGTGGGTATATGGATGATATACTCATTTCTTCTTTCTTTTATTTTTGACTCTTTTATAGAAGGACTTTAATCATGATTCGTCAATCTATCGATGTACCCTTTAATCCTGACCTCGTGGCTCGTATCGTTAAAGTAGCGGATAATGCCGTCAAACACGTCAGTGACACCCAGGTCGTACTGCAATCAGCTTTGGGTATTAATGTGCTCTCTAAAGTGTACCACGAGCAGCCTGCTGAAACAGTACAAGAAGGGCAAGAACCTCAATTTGCCGCACACATCATCTGGCAACATGATGATGCTATGGCTTTTTTCTCTTACACTATTCAGGTACTTTGCCAGTCTAAGGAGGAGCTAGAACAAGCTTGGAAAGCTATTCTTGATAAACTCACTACTGGTGCCTGCGAGTTTGATGGTGAAACTCCTGTATACCAAGAAGGCCCTGGTATGACTGTAGAAGAATTCACCAATCAAGTCAAAGCCATTCGTGAGAATGCCCCTGTACCTTTTACTGAAGTGAAAGAGACTGAGGTGAAAGCAGTAGAAGTAGCGGCTAATGAGGGGGCTACTCATGACTAAATTGCTTTCTAAAGACCAATCCAGTATTATTGCTTTACTGGAAGGCCTGGCCGAGTCATCTACTGATGTGAAGATTGATGTGCAAGCTAATCATGATACAGATAGCATTAAAGCACACTTCTTCTTTTCATTCGCCAATAAAGAGTTGCCTGCTGAACAACCTGCTGGTACATTGACTGTCAATGGTCACCAATACGGTAATGTGCAACGCGCAGGTGTCCATATGGAAACCCAGCCTGGCTTGGATAAAGACCGTAATCCTGTAAATCAACTCTTGGTTCATTTGCAATTCGAGCTCTTAGGGGGTCGTTATACTGAAACCATTACTTTGTCTGATTTTGAAGACGTTCAAAACTACGTGGAATCCACCACTGCGGTACTCTTTAATGTCTAAATAGCTTATACTCATTTTACCATATCGTTAGAGTCTAAAGAAACGAAATGGATAATCTCTAAATCTTATCCCCTACCCTGTCCCTCTGTAATAGGAGCGGATGGGGTAGGGGTATTTTTAGCCGTCTCAAATCTCTATGTTTGGATTTTTTGGACTATCTGACTTATTTTTCTATTATTCTTTTACTATAGGAGTTAAATAAATGGCCCTTACTTTACAAGATTTACTTGAGTCGTTAAAACGACATGAAAAGACAGAACAAGGTGATGATTTATATTTGGTTAATGCCCCTATTATTCCGATTTGGACAAACTCACTAATGGTGTTAGATGAATCCGACTGGAAACGATCTACCTCTATCATTCGTTTCACCCTTCTTCCCCATACCTGTGTAAAGGTATCTACTTTGATTCGTTTCTACGAGAAACTACTCACCCCTAAAGGCTTTTACTATTTACATACTTTACAGCCTAAACGTCGTACATTGACAGAGATGACAAGAGTATACCAAACCAATGTTATTGAGGATAGACGTAAAGGTGAGTTTGTCAATATTTATACTTCTGTTACTCACTTGACTTTGCCTTATTTACTCTCTTGTTTGAAAACAGAAGCAGAAGTATTAGACTTAGTCGATAAACATGATAACGGTAAAGATTCGATTTGGCTGGATATCGTTAATCATTGGTCGGAAGACGATGACTTAGTACAACCTAATCTTAGTGAAATATTCACTTATCCCAAACACTTTTATTCGGCACTATCACAAGAGAGCCAATATACTTATCAGCAAGAGGTGACTAAGTTCATGTTGGCTCTAAATAGCTTGTAATATACGGTAATCCTAAGCGGGGGATTATCTGATTTTAGAGTATATTGTATTTAGGACTATATGCGTTTATATTGTTTATATTACTTTAATACTGCCGGCTATACTCTTTTAATCGATTCTCTTTTTTATTCATGAATAAAACACAAACATAGGAGTACAGTCATGTCTGTTACTTATTGGACATTGGGTACCGAGTCAAGAGACATTCCTAATTATCTTTACGCAGATGCTAAGACATTGCGGCAAAGAGTTATGGTGCCTTATCGGTTTAGCCATCTGAAGTATTACCGGCCGTCTTATGCAAATACGGAACAAAATACTCGTTTTAGTAATCGGTTTAATTTAGCTTTTGATGATAATGCAAATGGTCGTCATATAGCAGAGGGTCTCGTTACGGGTTTAATGACACAGAACCTCTTGGATACTAGTTACCATACGGATTCAAACGGTATTAGTTATTACAATATTCATCCAGCTATGTCCTCTCCTAGTCAAGGCTTACCGATTTTCTTACCTTTAGGTGGTTGGCGCACGGGGTATGTAATCACCCCTGGTACAGGTGCTAATATTTATACTTCGTCTATTTATGCTAATGGTGATTCTCAATTTGGTAAGAATGGCGTACTGAAAGCCCGTGTATTTGGCGGGGCTAATGTTGTCGGATTAGTGACCACTCTACCTTGGCTCACTATAGGTGAATTTAGTACTCAGTTAGGTGAATTAAGTTTAAATGTGGGTATTAATAAAGATACCTATACAGGTACCGAGGATGATGCATTTAACACCGACTACTTGAAAGAGAAATTCAATCCATTATTAGATTACTTCGGCGTGAATGCGTGGAATCCCTTACAGGACTATGATAAGTTTAAAACGTATTTTAGATTTAATCCGAGTAATGTATCGCTTTACATCCACTGGAGTAAAGTCAATATAGCGGATATGTTCTTATCAACCGCTACAGATACAGAAAGAGCATTAAGTTCATCTTTAAAGAACAATAGTGATTATGTACGGATGAAATTGGAAAATGAAATAGTACCATACTCCGTACCTTCCATATCAAATAGTTCTTCTTACGACATTGGTTTAGTGGTACCCGGACCAGTCACAGGTGATATAGAGTTAGCATTAATACCGAATTTAAAAGGCACCTTTGCTAACGTGCCCTCGGCCATCGTATATAAAGCGACGGCTAATGCCGTGATGTCTCCCATGAACAATTTGATTTTGGAGACTTATACTCATAGATACAGTAGTATAGCTGATAATTATCCTTTATACTCCCATGGTCGTTTACACATACTGGCTCGCTCTATTTATACAGATGTCTCTGGTAAGGCACTGACTGAACCCTTTAGTGATAAAGCCGATTTCAAGTTAAAAGATATGACTTGGGATAAACCATATTGGGGTATTCAATTAGGGAGAAGTTCCCAGGATGAAGCGATAGAAACCCTCACGAATTACGCTCGCCCTCATTTGAACTTCTATTTAGAGCCGAATACTCAAAACGATGGTTTGATGACTTGGGAAGTACCTGAGAATAATCAATTCGTAGAAGGTAAAATCTCTCTTCCTTATAAACTGATTAATGGTATCGATGCCAAGGAACTTTATCACGATGATAAGTTCATTGCTTTCTTACCCGCTAAGTTTGGTACGGGTTTACAATTATCCCGTATCTTACCCGTCAATGATAAAGAGAAAGCCTCTTTAGATACTTTACTTTCCACTCGTAATACTGATACCGTACGGCAAGACTTATTGGCTAAATTAGCGGATAAATCAGGCTTTCATGAAGGGGAAACCATTACGGAAGAAGGAGGTAAAGAGAAGCGTGAGTATAAAGCGCTGTCCATGGAGAACTTTGACAAGTATATCGACGCTCCTAAAACTGCCCTACCCTATGTATATAGAGGTAGTGATTTGGAACTAGGTGGCAAATATCATCCTACTTATACCCCCACAGTAGACGTACCCTTATTGGATAACCAAGTATTGGATAAAGACGTACCGAGCTATCGTGAACAGTTTAACTTCACAGGTCGTTATGGGCATACTGGACGTACAATTGAGTTGGCATTGCCGTATGAAGAATCTGAATTACCTGCTGACTTCCCTCTAGAAGACGGAGAATGGGTGGGTAAAGGACATGTATTGCCATTTGAATTGGTTTACTTCTCTACTAATGTAGTCAATCGCAATGCGACCATGTATAGTACAGTGGAGTCAGGTAGCCAATCTATATTGACTCGTGCGGACGCAGGTAGTGGCTGGTATTTTGCTAAACCAAAGAGCGGCGTAAGTAACGTAGTCGATACTGAAGGTATGAAAGAGGTCTATACCCGAAATGCCTTTATAGGTGGTAGCGATTATAATGTACGCAATCCCGAGACCACTTTTATTCAAGGTCGTGTCTCTGTCGAATATCAACCGAATACCTTTGACATTACTGCGATTGCGAAAACTAAAGAAGATGCAGAAAAAGCATTTAAGAGAATGTATACTCGTCAGTTTGTACCATTTTACATGACTGAACGATTTGACTTAGACCACATTTATACCCCTCCCTCTAACAGCCATCATTATACGTTTAATATACGTGTTTTAACGGATGGTGATGTCGGTAATATAGAAGGATTGTTGGAAAGATATCCAGGCAGTAAATATATTTATCGCTGGACGACCAATAATGGTTTTAATGCGTATAATAAGCCTTCACACCTTTTGATGCAAAGACATAATAAGGAATTGGCCCAAGGCCATTTGCCAGTACCCACTCGCATGATAGCCGATGATGGGATGGATACGATTAATGACTATGTCACTAACTATGCTTACTTAGAAAAGGCTGCTAGATATTTGACTGAAGTCTGGTCAGGCAAACGACAAGACGGTAACAACTGGACTTATTATTCTGATAATAATAGTAACGGATATATAGGTCCTCGTCTTCCTTATACACCTGTAGACGCTGAAGATACGAAACATCCTTTCTATAAAGGCCAGGCTTACTTTAGGGATGAATCGATTTATGGTCTAATGGATACTGATGGTAAATATTACATCAGTAATCCTAATATAACGACTAAAGATAAAGTCGATTACTTCTTTAATAATCGATTGGTTTCGAGTGATACCTTAGACAAAATTCGTGGCGGGCGTCACTTTGAAAATTATCTCTGGCAGCATGATGGTAGTGAAGCTTTACCGGCTCTTTCCATACTGGTACAGGGTAAACAGCTAAATAGTGAAAAACATTATCGTATTAAAAACTGGATAGGCTATGACTTCCGTTTCCACATGAAAGAAAAAGATTTAACCAAAGCTTTGCCTTTCATTCGTGATAATGCCCCTTTGAAATTGAAAACAGGACATAAGCCTTATGTGGACAGTACGGGTTTCTCAATGATTATAAAACCTGCGGATACAGTGAAAGCCTCTATTTCACGTGAAGGACAGCTCATCCCCCATGTGAATCAAAAACAGCACTTCATTGACCATAAGTACTACCATGTTCGCTCTACGGTAAATTTGCAGTCACATACTCTTTCCAATAGCTATTTAGAGGCGGATATCGTGTCGGATTCTTATCCCTCTCCGAATTCAGGTCGTCATGCTCTCACTACGGCTAGTTGGTTACCGAGTGGGGATAATGCGCAGCCTCGTTATTGGGGCATCGCTACCGATATCCTTAATAATAGTATCGCCGATGGTTTGCAAGATACTTATATCGTTAATTATCCGGCTAAACATAACTTTGTTAGCAACGCTTACATGAGTAATTATTACCGACACATGAAAGCGGGGCAGTCTTTGATGCAAGTGAAACCCAATAGAGAAGCCCTCACGACTACAGCTTCTTACTTCTTAAGTTTCATTTTCATGCAAAGTAAATGGAATCAATCTAAAGCGCAAATTGAGAAAGCTTTAGGAGTATCTGATTTGAATAAAGTGTTCTTATCCTCTTTCTCATGGTACGATGAAGGTAAAGTGCACGAGTCTGTAAAAGCGCAGACCCGTCAATACCTGGATGGTTATTCTTATATGGTTTCCTCGACTTATGGCGGTATGTCTTATTATGACTATCCCAATTACACTACTAGTAACGCGAGTCTATCTGGGCATCCTTCTTGGACTAGGTATGCCCGTAGCCCAATCTCAGAAGGCGGACTTGTCGATAAGAACTTGACTCCTGATATGAACCAGTTCCCTGCGGCTATTATAGCAGGTCAAACATCGGGATTAAATATTAATGTAGGGCATGTATCGGTAGCATTACCTGCTTATTATGAGCAAGAAGATATGCATGCCTATGATGTATTCGCGTCTCGCCATACTGTTATGTTTGGCAATATAGCAGCAAAAACGGATGATGTGGATATTCGTAATCAAAACATCATTGGTGAGTATACCGTAGCTAAAGAAGGTAAACCCGCTATTCGTTTTGACTATTTAGAAAAACACAATAGAGCATTAAACGGCTATGCTGATGCAGGCACCTATGATACAGATTTAACGACCGCTATTGAGTTGAAAAACCCAGTTGTTACCTCTACAGCGTTTATCGCTCGTCGCATTTGGGAGCCTTTTGAGTTAATCATTCCGACTAAGCTGAAAACTGGTTCTCATGATTGGAAAGATGCGAAACAGTGGGAAATGGTAGAAGGTTATGAAGACAGTAATACTTATGCTTTAATGGACAAAATGGAAGTGGGTAACACACCTGTTGATGTCAATGGTGTTATGTGTTATCCAGTAGACGTTCCTTTGATGTATAGGCCGCCTAAAAACGCATTTGATATTGCGTGTCGTATGATGAACAATACCTTCTCTACTCGTATTGTTTCTCCTGTAGGTTGGTTTGATTTCCTTTGTAATGATAAACCATTTATGTATACGTTCCATGTAGCCGATATCGCTTACTTGCTTAATGTATATAAGAAACGCAAAGACATCAATAGTAGAAATTATACTGCTGCGGCTAATTATCAAGACAGTGTTTATATCTATAATCCTGCTCAGGCATTGGTAGAAAATGGCACTAAGCGTACTCTCTCTAAAGAAGACGAGAAACAGCTCTTAAAAGAGATAGGAGGAGCGATTGGTATTTCACCTCTCTTGCTAAAAGTCGTTTATACTCAATTACAAGGTACAGCAGAAGCAAAAGTCATTTATAGTGATGAGAAAATGGGCATTGGTATTCCGATGTTCGCAGGCAGCATTAATGTATCGATTAATGGTAGCGTTAATGTACCTCCGATTAATGTCGGAGTAACTGCGCCTAAAGGTAATCCTAATCCAAGTGAAATGACCGAAGAGGAATTGAAAGCTTGGTTAAAAGCCAATCATCCTTAACGATATGTCAGTAGTATAGTTATACCCAGTAGTATATGGTACCCTTACACTCCTGTCTATTAGGAGTGTAAGGTGTACTTTTATTTCTTTTTTCCACATTACTTTTACTTAAAGGTGTGATATGAGTGATGTTTTAAATGGTATTTTGAGTATTGACCCTCTACAGACAGGTGAGGTCAATATCAAAGATGGTATTTTAGACACGACGAGTCTAAAGCATCTCACCCAGGATAAAGTGACTTTAGGGACATTAAGTGTCCTTGTACAACCTGAAGAGGATGCGGATGACTCCGTTCCTAATACCAATCTCAAAATCAGAATCAATGACGATACGGTTACCGACGAAGGACAGGCGATACCTGGTGTCTATAAAGCCAAAGGTGAAATGGACTTTCAATATCGTCGTCTATTGGCTACCCGATTCTCTTCCTTACTTGGCCCTTATGAAGCTACGATTGCCGTAAATGAATTAACTCAAGAAGTACAAGAGACAAAAATCGATGTCATTAAAGCGACGCTTTATCTCTCTGGTGTGCGTGTAGAGGATTTGGATATTTCCGTCGTACAAGAGACTGTTCATTATAGATTACCGAGCGCTCTTTTCTCTAATATCGATAAAGGTGTATTGATTAAAGCAAAAGAGGATAGTTACCTCTATGTAGGTGAACTTTATATCCCTTTTATTCAGAATTTTGACTCGGAAAATGCAGAGTCTTTAGCAGACTTACTGAAAAAAGCAGAAGCGCAGAAGAAAAAAGAAGAAGAAGCTCGTAAAAATCGTGAGAAAGTAGAAGCTGATAAAAGAGCGAAAGAGCTAGAAGCTTTGAAAAAAGCAGACGCTAGGAGAACAGAGGAGGCCAATAAGCCCGCTCCGCCTACTGTAGGAGGTACTCCTTCTCTGAATCCATCTGACTGGACAGGCGGCTTTGAAGAACCTGATTTACCTCCTGCCCCAGAGCCTAAGCCTAACGTACCGCCTCCAGTCGTACCTGATATAGATGAACCACCTACTCCTCCTGCCCCACCTCCTATTGAGGCACCTCCTCCTAAACAGGAACCCGTCATCAGAGTAGGTGGATTTGAAAACTACAATGAAGTCGCTAAGTCCCACTTAGTGTATAATGTCCCCGTGGATGAGCCTAAGACAATAGACTACGTCCGTAAGATGGATATTCATTTGGATAAAGACAAACGTAATCCGGATAATCCTTATCTGTATACAGGCGTTTCTAAAACAGTACAAGGTGCCTCATTGTCCTCTATTGTAGACAATAACGAAATCACACGTGATTAATCATACCGACTAAGTATGTATTAATCACACTCTATTTTTAACTAACCCTTTTATAAGGACGAAATGACCATGAGTTACTTCGACGATGATGAAGGTTTCTTACCCCCCACTGGAGGTGGTACCGCGCCTAAAGATAAACCGGTAGCGCCTAATAAGCCTACGGATGAGTCTGACCTCTTTAGTGACGGTAGTGCTTTTATTGATGGTAAAGGTAATGAGACTGCCCCACCCGCTCCTAAGCCAGGTGATACGAAAGGTAATATTGACCCTAGCGAATGGACAGGAGATTTTGAAGAACCTCCTACTGTACCAGAAGCACCTAAACCCAAAGACGATACGCCTCCTCAAGACGCGCTATCGTCATCACTGACGCCAGTTACTGGTTTTAACCAGCAGCATATTCGTTTAGGTCGGGCGATTGACGAATTAGTAGGGGAAAAAGCCCGTAAACAGGATACTACTCCTTTAACTTTAGGAGATATTGTTTCCCACACTGATAAGAAATTGACCTATCGCTCTTTGACCAACTTGTTCACTCAAGGTCAAGCCGATAACGCCAATACCTTCCGTAGCTTCTTTTTCGATAGCTACTTACTGAAACTCAATCCGGCATTTAAACGCTTTGAAAAAGAAAATGGTCATACACCCCATTTACAGTTAAAAGTGACTTTGCGCCATCGTATGTATGGTGAATTGGATAAGCTTCTGAAAGATGAAGTCGTCAATAGCTTTACCGCTCATCAGGAAGGGTTCCAATACTTCTACCCCTCTCTTCATACCTGGGCTCTTTCTCGTAAACGCATTATTGAGAACATGGAGTTTGACACTGCTAAAGGTAAACAAACGGTTACGGTGTTTGACCGTTTAGGTGGAGCGGAAAAGTATATTGATGCTAAGGGTAATGAATTATCGATTACTTCGTATAAAGAGATTGCCCATAAGCAGGATGAAGGTATTGCTAATAAACGTAGCTTTAAGATGGATGTGGATGCTTATGTACAAGCATCTATCTTACAGCGTAAGCACGTGACTAAAGTCATCGCGGTCGACTCCCCTGATGAATCAGCTTATTTAAAAGCTGACCCACGAGTACCCGTTTCGTCATTAGAAGCTTTTTTACGTCAAAAACAGAAAGAGGAAGCCTCTTCTATCGTACAGTATGATAATCCTAGCCATGAAGAAATTTACCAAGAATATCGTCCTACCCCTTGGATGCCGACGATTTCGGAATGTGCTACATTGTACGGTTATGGTGATGAGAAAAACAGACATGAGATTGTTATCGAGTATGAGCCGCTTTACGCCGATGAGGTTTCTCGTTTTGAACATTTGACTCGTGCTCTGTCTACAGATAAGATTACACAGTTTAGTAAAGTAGAAGTCTCTTCTTTAAAAGCATTACCTACTCCTGATAAAGACGATGGTACTAATACCCAAGCTAAAGTGAAAGTTTGGTTAAAAGGAAAAGATGAGGCTTTGGAAGACGAAGTCGGTATCCAATATAAGCGCGCTTTGCCTATTACTGGCCCCTACTTGGATATCATTCAAAATAGCCTTTTACGTAGTGATTTGACTGCTGATAACTTACAGAGACCTTCTGTTCACTATGGTGACCCTCGTTATCAACAGTTAAAAGAAACCGATACAGAAGCATTGGTATTGAAAGAGAAGTATCAGGATAATCCGCAGTATAGCCACCAAGTGAAGAATATGCATTCTTATCAAGGTATCCCTGCGTATCCTGAAATCATGAAAGACATGAAACCGGAAATCTTACCTTTCGTGTTTAAAGACTTAATCCCAGGGCACTACACTGTTGTATCCACTATGGATGAAATTAAACAGACCAAGAGTGTTAAACTTAGAGCCAAACCAGGTAGCCCTATTTATCAAGGTGAAGCAGTCTCTAAAGTAAAAGTATTCAGTACACCTGAGCACATGTTAAATAGTATTCTGACGGGCTTTGCGAATACAGATGCTATCTTTAAAGACGGTATTGCCACTACGGCTAGTGCATGGGAGACTAGATTTGATTTGGATAAAGTCGGTCTCTTTGGTTATCGTTTCTCCCCGTACGAATATACCGATAAAGACCAGACGGGCTGGTACGCCAATGGTCAGTTTATGCCTGCTGATGACCTGCCTTTGAACTATCACTATCTGCGCCGCTTACCGACCTTCTTTAACCATCCTGATGTACAGGCCACTTTCGGTGATAAACATGATAATGGTGAAGCTACTCGTCATATCGGCACGACTCTGAATGCGAAAATCATACGTGGTACTTGGGGTATTCAACATACTCGTTTGTTGAACTACACGCCCTATTACTATCGTAAACCTGCTAATAAGTCTTTTAAAGAGTCCCTCTTTAATAACTTAAAAGAAGAAAAACGCTTGACCGCTGATTATCCATTACAAGTAAACGAGGATAATACTGGCTTCACTGGTCATTTGGACGTTAATCACCCAGGTGTGAAGTATAAAGGTGACGTGGTAGCGGATGCTTTCCATCTGTCTACTTTAGTGGATAATAACTCCCCTATGGGTAAAGTACCTTTGACCCGTGTAGAAGCGCCAAATGGTAAAGTATATTACTACCCTAATGTCGATGCTAAGTATGGTCAAAAAGACTTGCGTTTCAGTGCGTTTGCCGCATATGCACATACCTTAAATGGTGAGCAGCTGATTGACGAACATACCCGCATGGGTCAATACACACATCCCTTTGATATCAATGAAACCAATAGTACGACGAATCGCTATGATTGGTTGTTTTCAGGTGTGTATTTGAAAGACTATAGCTTAAAAGCCATTAGTGACTATATTAATGCGCCTAGCATATACCATAATCGCCACCGTACGCTCTTTGATGCTCGTGTAAAAGAAGAATCCAATTACACAGGTAAAGACGGATTTATGGCGAATATGATTAGCCGCTTTACTGAAATCATTGATTTGGGTTATCGTGACACTTTAGTGGAAAAAGTATTAGATTTGTCTTCTACGAACTACGTGGGACATCCTTACTTTGACCAATCTATCTTAGTAAATGACCCTAAAGAGACGGGTAAAGCCCGATTCGTGGATACGCGGATTCTGTTGAATAAGATTGACCAGTATTTAGGTTACGGTATTCGAGGTTATGCTTGGGCGAGTGCGAACAACGCCGATAAAGACAGCGAGTATATTCGATACATGCTCGACCGCTCTTTAGCTTATCGTTTCGTCAAAGACCACACTTACCTCTCTGACTGGTTGAATCAATCCGCCTATCAGCGCTTACCGCAATATGTCCATATCCATGATACCCCTGAAAGTCGTAATTTGGATATTAGCGCTTTGCCAAATATGGCGTTCTATCAGTCGAAGATTAACTATAGCGCAGGCAACACCATTCATCAGCTGCGCTGGCGCAACTTTGAGAAAGACAATAATACGGGACACCGTATTACACCGGTACAGATTGGTGCAGTGAAGGTTATTACGAAAGACGATGACGCTAAACTCTCCGATAAGTTCACCATGGGTTATGTGAAGCCACACTTACTGGAAAGCTTAGTATTGAGTGTGAAAGAGAAGAAAGACTACCGTATCCACGGTGTTCACCGTAGTGCAAGTGGTATCTATAAAGAGGATAATTATTGGTTTACCTCTTCCCTCTTAGAAGACAGTTATCAGATTGAATCACCTACTAAAGGTAATAAAGGTTATGCTCGTTTGAGCATCACCATGCCAGAAGTAGAGTTTTTGAATTTGATTACTCAGTTGACTGAAAATAAAGTCACCTATACGGTCAACCGTAATAATGCGAAATTGGTGACTTTCAATAATGTATCCGATTACTTTGCGACTAAAGCCATTATTCGTGATGTCGTCGCTAAATTCGTGAAAGATTACTTCTATAAGCAAACTGGCTGGAATGAAACAGACGTTCCCCTAGAGGTAGAAGTATTGGGTCAAAGTGCCGCCGAAAGTATTAGTGCGGTTTATCCTAAAGTCGGCCGTTTTACTACGATTGATGATGTCTATGATGAACGAGTAAGGCCTTCTGATCCACTGAGTAGTCCTACCGTGTGGGGTGTGCTTTTTGGCTTAGGTCAATCGATTACGAATATGGGCTTTTATAGTAATCATAATCAGGTAACTGGTATTGAGGTAGAAAAAGGTCACTATCGCTTAAATAACCTTTTGGTAAAAGTGAAGGTACCACAATCTCATTACCTTTACGGTGAAGCATACCTGGTATTAAATATGGGTGTAGCGGGTTCTGATTTGAACTTAGCGCGTATGGTACGCAATTTACCTCAACTGACACTGGGTAGCTTCTTACGTTATAATGGAAATACTGGTGATAGTGGTTACGATTCTCGTTCTATGACTGTGAGCGTAGGTAATAATGAACTCAGTAACTTGAATAACATTAATGGTAAATATGGCCATAGCCCGCAAGCGCAAGTATTGGCTAATCATATTACTCGTCAATTTAACCCACACAGTGATATATTGCACGATTATGACTTAGCGGACAAATGTCCTATCTATGCCGATTTGACAGATTTGAACTATACGTTTAACTACAGTGATTATGTCATGGATGATAGTCTCTCTGACCCGCTTGTACCCGCTATTTTACACCGCTATGTTTCACCTGAAGTCAGAAACTATTTACGTGTACGCGGTTATGAATTTGCGAATAAAGAGTGGAAGCAATCTACGTATCAGTTAGTGACTCGTCCTAATCCTGATTTTTATTATGGATTGAGAAGAGACGATAAATATATCCCAACTGAAGGTTGGTCTCCTATCTACTATCTTGATCGCATCAATCTTGGGTTCATGTTCATTGATAAATGGGGCGCGCTCTATAATGAGAAAACCAAACAGCTGCGTAAAGACGGTACAGAACCTAATCAAACTGCTACTGGCTTTACCACAGCGGCAGGTGGCTGGACACCTTATGCGCAGTATGGTGCTGCGAATGACTTGAATTATTACGGTTACCTTTCTGACTGGCGTTTTGCTACCATAGTGTTTAACCGTATGATGTTGAATAATGATAAGCGCAGCGAGATTGTTGAGTTATCTAGTCGGCTTGGATTTGGTAACCCGATTGAGTATTTGAATAATCCTAAACGTCAGAAAGTGCTTTTACCAGATGGTTACACCCCATCTGTATACTTAGCAGAACGTTATGGATATATTGTTGAGTACAGTGAGAATATCAAAGTCGCTGTATATTTAGATGCGGCTAAAGTAGATGCGAAACTGAATGAAGCACTAGAAGCCAATAAAGAGGAAGATAGTACTCCTAAGATGGTAGTCGCTCCTAAACAGGAGAAAGAAGAAGTCGTAGACAACAAAGTAACCCGTAAGTTCTTTAATGACCGTTACTATTACGACTTGAAATCCCTGTCTATCCCTGACTATATTGACTTATTAAGATATGGTCATACGAAAGACTTAGTGATTTATACACAGCGCCAGAACAATCAAAACTACTTGACTGAAGCGACGACGTATGCTTATCAACAAACACTGATTAATCGTAAGCTCAATCATTACAGTAAGCAAGCGATTTGGCAGAACATTGGTCGATACATCATGCGTCTGAAACGCTACGACGCCTCTGTAACTCAGTCTGATAAAACCATCGTCTTCTTCGAGAATAAATTTAGAGCATTCCTCTTAGAGATTGGTTACTTCTATATTAGTCGCTTAGTAGATACCCGGCATCTGTGGTCTGGTGTAGAAACCTATACTACTCCTGAGACGACTTTCCAACAGGTAAACTTTAAATCAAACGCTTTGGTATGGTTTGATTTACCTGCTTATGTCGATATTCTTACTACGGTATTCCCAGGTATTGTAGATGAAAATGATACAAATGTCTTTAATGCATTTGTATCAGTATTGAAAGAGCGTTATAATTTTGCTGACGAATCCTTCTTAAAAGACTTGCTCGTTAGCCGTAAAGAAGATATTTTACCATATGCATTGATGTATACTCGTCGTGATATTCCTAACTTTGACTACTATGTCACTTTAGGCATGACGAAGAATCAGCGTGAGCGTCTCTTTAAAGACCCGACTGATTTTGAGAAACATCCTGAAAACTATACCGATATGTGGACGTATAAAGAAGACTTAGCCTTTGGCGACTTCTGGACTGAGCCACGTATAGGCGGGGACTTCCGTGGTATGGTTACCCCTGTGGTCAATAAAGTATGGAAAAAACGTGTAGATAATAAAGGTAATCCTTTACAGACTTACCGTTTGGTGGATAACCTCAATAGCAAAGGGCAGTTGCCTAACTTAGATAACTGGCCGAATATTGATGATAACTACGAGTTCAATAAGTTCAGGACTTCGTTAGATATGTTCGGCCTGGACCGTGTCGTCGGTATAGCCCAAGAAAGAGGCCCGAAAGGACGCAACTATCAACAATTAGTCGTCGATGAAGACATGCTGCTTATTACGAATCGTGATGACATGAAACACATCGTTACTGTAGGTAGCAATAGTCGTAGAGCCATGCTTAATCGAATCGTACCGAATAACCGCATCACCGATGTCGGTAGCGATGGTTTGAATGAAGTCCATTTGGCTAAAGTACTGCAAGCAGGCAATGGTAACTTTACCTCTAGCTTCCGATTAGTCCCTGCGGCTAACCATCCTCTTTATTACGGAGAAGGTACGGTTACGTACAATGTGAAAGAGTCTCCTTCCCCTAGTATTAATACGAAGCGCTATTATGATAAAGTATGGTTAAATACCACTATGCCTGATTATCGTACGCTCTTGGGGCAAGGTTTATTGGAATTGGAAAGAAAATATGCACGAGAAATTTGGCAAACTACAAATGATGCCCAGGAAAACCCGAACCTAGTGACTCCAAGGGAAGAGGAGTTTAATGCATCAGGTCCTATGCGCCAAAACTTAGCCGGTATCCGACATCGGTATCGCCATGCATCAGACCATATGCTCCCTTGGGCTGCTCCTGGTTTGTTCATCGCTGAAGATGTGAACTATATTACTGCTATTCACTTACTCAATAAGCTGAATCGGGATTTCAACGATTCTCAATTTAGAGAAATTTGGACATATGACTTCCTGCGATTCATGAACCCTGGATATCAAACTGGTTCCATCCCCTTTATCACTCTGGGTTATAACCAGTTAAGAAGAATGATTGGTTTCACGATTCTTGACCATAAGAACATTCGCTTTGTGAGTGATGGTGTTCGGCGTGGTGAATTAGCTCGTTGGCACTTAAATGACCTCGTAGGCAAATGGAGTGGTCATGAGCTTTATAATACGATTTATAACCGCTCTAAAGGTAATCCCGTTGGTAAACTCACCCCTGTTCAAATAGGTGCGAATATCAATGTCAATGCGAAAGAGCGTTTTGTGGAAGACGAAGTCGGACAAGTATTCCGTCGCTATGATGACGGTAGCTTGCGCCTCGTAAGTGATGCCGTTGGTGATATGTTGGATATTAGGCGCAAAGCCCGTAATCCAGACCGTATTCCGTTTACGGCGAATATTGGTACTTATACAGATTACGCCAACCCGACAGACATAGGTAATAATAGGAACGCTATCATGGGACAAGGATGGGAATCTAACTATGATGCTCCTCGACTGATGTCTTTAACGCCTCAAGAGAAAGCTGCTTATTACGAAGAGCTTAATAAAGCTATTGAAGCTAAAGATGTGTCTAAAGCACGTCAGTTGGTCGATAACTTTAGTCCCCTTGTTGAAGAAGTGGGTTACTTGGAAGGTACTCGATGGAGAGCCTCTATTGCCCCTCCTGCGGCTAATGATGGATTCTTAACCAGTATCCGTTACACTCCGCACGAAGAAAATGCTTTTGAGCAAGGTGGTGTGACTAACTATGCGGTAGATTTACCAGCAGGTCAAATTGACTATGAGCGCATTACGTCCAATATTAAAGACCTACGTGGTTTAGGAGGCATTAATATTACTCCTGCCCTCTTAGGTTTACATACCATAGAGACACTGCGTGATTATCGATTCACTCGTCGTATCCCTACTACCTTCTCTCGTCAAGGTAGTAATGATCAACAGTACGAGATTCGTAGTTATAAACTATCCGATAAGACGATTAATTTAATTCTCTCGGGTAAATTGATTAACCCTGCTTACTTCCAAGTCATGGAAGTCAAAGATGAGCGTTACCTTGAAGAGTTTACACCTAAAGCAGGGATAGAAATAAGTGAAGCCAATCGACTCCTTCCGTTTGCACGTAAAGCCAATAAACCATTATTGACCCTTTACAGTGATACTATCTACACCTCCATGTATACCAGTAAGCAAAGGGAGGAGGAGTTGAAAGACTCCTTTGGTGAAGGTGATAAACTCACCGTGTCTCGCAAAGTAGAACAGTTAGTACCGTTCTATAAGACACTCCATGCGCCTACTACTGATAAGCCTTTACTGGACACGCTTTCTCGTGAAAATAACATTAGTGGTGGGTTACCATTCATTCCGTCTAGTCTGTCTACTGACGTGATGAAAGACGAACACATCAGGGACCTACCTGGAAGATGGGGCCAAGGGAATCAGTATAACCACTATAAGAACACAGCTGGTACTGATGCTGAAGGTAACCGTAGCTTTGGTTTCCCCATAGCGATTCGTGGTTTCTATAGTGAGCTGACGTATAACCATCCAACCATGGTTTTGAATGAGAATAGTCATTTGGGTGAATACATCAAAGATGATGTTTTGAAGAAAACGATTAAAGATGTACACAAGCACGCCGCTAACCATTTGAGTTATCCGCTGCACGGTATGTTGCCTAAATTCTTAGGTATCATTACCGCTACGGATAAAGTCCCTGCTTGGGGCAGTGGTAATAAGACCAAAGCCGAAGAAGAGCTTGAAAAAGCTAAAGAGGCAAAAGAAGGTGAATAAATACCTAGTAGAGTAAAGTAATACTACTTTATATTCCCCTCCTACCTGAAATCGGGTAGGAGGGGTTTATTTATGTCGCTATTATTATAATCATTCAAATACATTCAAAACATGCTCTATTTTACTCTTATAGCGCATTTCACCCTTTAGGTATATCTCACTATACCTTTATCCTCCTATCCCTTTCTAATCGGCTCTACGAGCCAGTAATCACTATTCACACATCAATACTCTTTACGATGAAAATAATTTTAGATATATATCACTAACGTGAATCAGACTTATAGTCTGTATATCACTAAAGTGAATCCGCTTTGCTAGATATCATTAAAGTGCATTCAGACGACAGTTAGTTTATTTTCATTCTCCCTATTTAGGGATTTCTTTTATTTAAAGGAGTATTAATCATGCAACAACAAAACAAACATCGTACTATCGGCTTTCTGACTGTGTTATTCATTATCGGGTTTATTGGTGGATTAACCAACCCTATTAAACACATCAGTGACCATTTTAAACGTAACCAAGTCGCTATTACAGAAAGTACCAAAGAAGCTGATGAAAATTACGCCATGTTGGAAGACAATACGGTATATTGGGAAGACGATGAACAGTATATTGAAGACGGTCAACCCAAACCTGTTATTTTTGAAGGTAACCAAGCGTATACCATTGAGAAAGTTGCTTCTAAAGACACTAATGGGAAAAAGATTATTAAGAAGGTTAAACGTAATATCAATAAACCTAAAGGCCGCTATAAACGTAAAGGTGACCCTGACTTTGATAAATATGCTTACGGTATGGATAGTGAAGTCTATTGCTTAGCTCGTGCAATGTACTACGAGGCACGTGGTGAAGGCCCTATTGGTCAAAGAGCCGTCGGTAATGTAATCTTGAACCGTGTTGCTTACAAGCATTACTTCCCTAATACTGTTTGTGGGGTCATCGCTGAAAAAGGTCAATTCCAGTGGTACCATAACGCCTCTTTACGTGGTAAAGTTCCTTTTAAAGTAAACGTACACACCGACATTGTCGACAATGCCCGTCAGCTTATGACGGAACACCGTCGTGGCACTCGTGTGGATACTACTCAGTCTTCTTTCTTCTTCTCTGCTAATGGGGTACGTCCTGCTCCTTCTGCGGTGTATTATAAACACGTAGGCAAGCATGCCTTTTATAAACTGTCTCTCAAATGGCACAAGCAACAAGTCGCCATGAAAGGATAAATGATGCATATCATGTTTCAACACCGTTTTCTCAAACCGCTCAGTGCGGATGCTTTCATGTCTTTCTTCAATATAGGAGGGAATGACATGAGGATGAAGACTTTTCATTCTCCCCATTGCCGTAATGAGAGAGAAGTCAAAATCACTTTACTATCGACTCTGTTGGATAATGTCGGTAGTATCGTGACTACGACGTTTGATAAGCGTCTGCAATGCTTTGCTTTAGCCCATCCCGATTATGAGGGTGTAAAATCCTATTTTAGTCTGGATATGGACGCGAGAACCATTTGCATTGATATGCGTGGCGACGAGGAAGAGGTTCGTGAGTTATGGTTTGACTTTTGGGAACGCATGGGTCTTTCTAAAGTCACCTTAGAAAAAGTAATGGAAGTGAGGTTTGAAGTTCACAATGGTGAACGTAATAGCTTTACAGTAGGTAATCCTTGGAGAGATTACTCTAGGGATGAATAAAGGATAGAGAGTATGTTGTTAAATAGACATACTCTCTATTTTTATATTTTCTTTTTTCTTTAAACTGTATAAAAGGAAACCGTAATGAATAATGAAGATTTGAAACAGCAACAAGAAAACGCTTTGGTTAAGGCGTATGAGGAAGCCGTACAGGAAGGTAAATTGAAAAACGTCCCTCATCTTTACAGCGAAAAAGAAATGGATTTGTTAAAGCAACACGCTTTGCTCTTGCTTTATCGGGATGGGCGTTGCCATCCTACACATGAGTTTACTGTACCGATGGAAGCATTTGAAAATATCGCCGACCAAATAGAGAAGTCTGTTGAGAATACCAATGGTGGCGGTAAAGTAGAGTTGTTAACGAATAAAGAAACCTTTGCCGAGTACAACAGGGATTTCATTTTGAAGAATATGAAAAGTGTATGTTCATATTTTAAAGATGATTTGGTTTTGAATGACTATGATGGGGAGGTCATTTACATTACGACGAACCGTCCTGTTACCTTTCCTGTTTTCATTGATGTCCCTCCCATAGCGGTGCAAAACATCATCACGTTTATTATCCGTGAATTACATCAAACGAAGATAGTAGACGGTAAACTCGTAGAAACGTCTGAAGCATATATTAGTTTCATTGCCTTAAAACCACATTTAACCGGATTAGAAGTAAGGGAATTGCTCGATCCGGCTATTTGCCAACCTACCAATCTGTTTGATATTGTTAAAATTACTTTCTCTAAAGTAAAGAAGGATGCCCCTATTGACTAGTTGGAAAAGAAGATTCATTATACATCATCCATTTAAGGTAATACTTTATTAGTTTTGAGTAAACAGATGAAGTATTACCTTATTTATAAGGAGGTAAAGGTTCATGTTAAGTGACAAAGAGTATATTACTAAACTATCACGTACTATAGAAGAAGCGAATGCCGCTTACTATAATAGTGATAGTCCTCTAATGACGGATAGTGAATATGATACGCAAAAGTCAGTATTAGAGAGGTTGGTAACAGAGCATCCTGAGTATAAAGATATTGCTAAAGTCGCTTTAGCCGTAGGTGCTCCTGTTTCTGAAAGTACCCCTAAGTTTAAGCATCCATTCCCAATGCTATCATTAGCTAAGATATTGAGCGAACCTATTCAAGCTAGTAGAGAGTCACCTTTGACCTATACCCATGAGGCTTTGACTAAATGGGTAGCTAAGATGAAAGAAACGTTCAAAGACGAATCTAATCTTAGCTTTGTAATAGAACCTAAGTTTGACGGTATTAGTTTATCATTACACTATGTAAATGGTGTATTGGATAACGCTTTACTACGTGGTGATGGATATGAAGGGGAATCTATTTTTAAGATTATTCGTTTTATTAAGAATATCCCTTTAGAGGTAAAAGAATGGCAAGATAAAGCGTTAGTGGTAATAAGAGGTGAGGTAGTAATGCATAGGGATGATTTAGATAAACTAAATCAATACCAAAAAGAGCATAATGATGTTACCTTTGCTAATCCTCGTAATGCCACAGCGGGTACATTACGTATTAAGGATATTACACCTTTAGCTAAAGGTATACGCGTATTACATTTTTATCCTTATTTTGCCTCTTATGCTAAATATGAGTCTACTGATTTACTAAGTCTTCATCAATATGGCTTTGATACATATTACCAGATACGCGGTGTGTGTAAAGCACTAGACCCTATTATTGAGTTGTATATGGGCATGATGGAAAATAGGTTTAGTTTTCCATTTGACATAGATGGCATGGTAATTAAGTTAGATAAGGTAAGTTTAAGAGAGCAATGTGAAGGCAGTAGTACGGATATGAAAGGAGCTATTGCTTATAAGTTCCCACCACAAGAAGTCGTTACGACACTAATAGGTGTTGAACTCCAAGTAGGTAAACATGGTACTATTACTCCATTAGCTATATTCACGCCTACATTAGTGGGGGGAGTGGTAGTAAGCAGGGCTACTTTGCATAACATAGCTTTCATGAACTCTTTAAATAAGGCTATAGGGGATAATATCACTATACGTAGAGCGGGGGACGTAATCCCACAAGTAGTCCCTGATGGTAAACCTAGTACAGGGCAATATAAAGTACAGTTCACACATTGCCCTTATTGCAATAGCGAGCTCGATATCAATACAGAGGAAGGTAATAAGATTAGTTATTGCCCTAATCAGTATTGTAAGGCTAGGCTGAATGCTTTGCTAACATTCCAAGTCTCTAGAGATGCTTTTGATATTAAAGGTATTTCAGATAAGATTATAGCTCGTTTAGTGGAAAAAGAAATGGTAAAATCAATAGCTGATATTTATCGTTTAACTGCTGATGGTTGGATTAGGGCATTGAAGGATAGTAAAAATACATCTGTAAGAACTACTAAAGAAGACACCATTGACGGAATAGATGCGGGTAAATATGTTAATAACATCATGAAAACTGTCAATCAATCTAAAACAGTACCATTACATAAATTCGTTTATGGGCTAGCTCTTCGATATGTAGGAAAGACTACGGCTAAGGTATTGGCTAATGGCTTTGGTAGCATTGATGGTCTATTAACTGCTAAAAAGAATGATCTTTTAGACATTGATGGTTTAGGTATTAATACCGCGAATGCTGTTTATAGTTACTTCACTAATCCACTTAAGATAGCTCATCTTAATGACTTGATTAATGTAGGAATTAAAATAGTGAATCCTGTTAAACAAACAGGTGTCTTAGAGGGCATGAGTATCTGTATTACAGGTAGCTTCAATATACCTAGGGAGGAGATTATTAATAGGATAGAAAGAAATGGAGGTAAAGTCGTCAGTAGTGTAAGTAAAGGAACGGATTATCTATTAGCAGGTGAGAATGCTGGTAGTAAACTGGAGAAAGCCAAAGCTTTAAATATTTCGATTATTCACTTTTTAGAAGATATTTTAAGGTGATAAAACGAGGAAACCCTCATACCAGGTACTAGATATACCAACTGGTCCATACGCTTAATCAAACTTTACTAATAGTAAAAAGTCATCCCTATTAACTAACCATAAAGGAAAATGCATTATGACATACCGTACTATTATCGGAAACATCATCAATTCCCTCAGTAATCCCATATACTCTATCAATGAAGAACAGGTATCCGCCCGTAATCTCATTTCATTCAAGGATGCCTTAACAGATGCTCTTCGTGGAATAGAGGATAAATCACACCGTCTTATTGATAATCAGTCTAAAAATATCGTAAACTGTGAATTAGACGGTTATGATAATGAAACGGGACTGCTTTATCGTGAGGAAAGTATAGATGAAAGTATCGTTTTCTTCCCAGAGGCTCCTGTAGAGTTTGATATCGACTATGTAGGAGATAATGGCAATGACTCCCTCTCCTTTACTCAGCTAGCGGCGGTACACATATATATTAAATCAGTATACACCCGCTCCACTAAAGGGACTTTGCCGTTTAATGCAAAACGTACAGGTGATAGCACCATACGGTTCTTCTATTTAGATAACCGCAACTTACTTTGCCAACACGTTTTATACTTTGTAAATTAATCCGTTTATAAGGAAACACATTATCATGTCATCCAAATTAGAACAAGCTATTTGCGTACATTATACCAACCCTATTTTTGAGGACATTCTGGTACAAGACCAAGATGCCATTTTTGAGGAATCACATACAGGGATGATTATTAAACCTTGGTCTAAAGTCATTCCTCAAACGGATGGGTCTAGTGGTTTAGCCTATCCTCTACGGTATAATGGCTATTTAGCAGCTATTCCCCGGCAGTATGTGGAAGACAATCCTGACTTCAAACAACTCATTCCTTACACTTTAGTAGGGGTAATCCACCCTCAAAAGGGATTGATGCTTTATCCCTATAGACGAGTAGATGCTTCCTCGGTAGGTGAAAGACGTCTGTTGGGTAAAACCTCTTTTGGTTTTGGCGGTCATATGTCATTAGAAGATGCATTTATGCATTGGTATGATGAAGAAGGGATTCTGACCCATACAGAAGAAGGCTATGCCGCCAACATGTTGGTTGAGAGTATCCGACGTGAATTATCAGAAGAACTCCAACTTAAATGGGGTGATTTGACCCACTATGAACGATTGGGCGGCTACCGCCCCACTGGGCTAGGGTATACCGATATCGATAATATACTTGGTCAAATGACATACGAGGAGATTACTCCTAATGTCATTAGAGAAGCGTATTACACGTTGGACGACGATTTTACTTCTGATTATGACAACCTGCACACCCCTAAACTCATGGTAAGCCTTGGTGCGTTAGACTTAATTGGTAAACACGGTTTCTTTAATCCGTCGAATCTACCGATGTGGGGACTGTTTAATATGCAAGGGTACATCCAGCAAAGTGGGTTCATTTATGATAACAGTAACGCAGTTGGTAGAGTGCATTTGGGTGTTTTGAACCTATGTATCGTTAGCCCCTATAAGGAAGAAAGCATCGTAGCCGGTGAAGACGGTATTGAAGTATTAGAACCGGTTACCTTAAATAAAATTAGGAAGATGTTAAAAGATGAAAGTATCTTGGATACAGTAGAGAACTGGAGTATCGTGGCCTTACGATATTTAGTCGATAACTGGTATGACAATATCGATGAGCTGATTGATAGTAAGAAAAGCGATATTGCTACAGTGTAGAATAAGATTAACATCATAACATCATATCGACTACGTCGTGGTGCAAAGCACCATAACCCTCCCCTACCCTAGTATTAAGGGTAGGGGAGGGGTATATGATTTAATCTTTAAATATTTTCAGATATATATATATATATATATTATCAAGGTGCGCACAGAGTAAAGGAATGCCAACAACATCCCTCTACCCTGGCTACTAGGTTCGTCCTAGTCCGATTAACCTTGATGATAGGAGGATGGTTATTATGCTGAAACATAACGAACCACCACCATTTTTGTCAAACCCTTATTACCCAATAGGTCAATCAAGTAGCAGCTTATCTGACGAAGAATATAAGCTCGCTGTTGAGTTCGAGCGCAAACAACTCGATCGCTTATGGGCCTGGATTCGTGAGAATAACATCATGACTCCAGATAAGTGGATTGACTTACAGTACGGTCATCTTTTACAATAACTGTTTGTAAGGGACTGACAAATACATAATAAAAAGAGGTAGCTGATACAACACACAAAAGAGGAAATAGCTACCTCTCTTTTACTCCTATCAACTAATACATTACTAACTTCAACTTTTTAACTTTTTAATCCCCGTAGGAAGTATTCTACATTGTTATTTAACATAAAGGAAATCATCATGTCCAAAAACGTATCTTTCAAATTTAACTTTACCCTCTCTGCTACTAAAGAAGTACATCGCAATATTGCCTTTATTCATGAAACCATTCGTCGCTTGTCTACTGGTAAAATGGTAGGCGGTCCGGCAACGTGGGTAGGTGTTTCCCACAAACCCATGTCAGAAGAATGCCAGGCAGACCTTTGGTACAAGTTACTCAGTACTGAAACGCCTGCTATGATAGCAGCTTGCTCTATCGATACCACAGGCGAAGTGCTCAAGCCTGATGTGGTTTTTGAAGCTAAGGGTTTAGTGGATGAACGTTTCACGGTTAAAGGTATCGTCGGTAAAGATTACCGAATCCTTCTCTCTGTATATGAGGAAGATGTTCCATATGACAACTGTTCTACAGAGTACAAATGTGAACTCCACTACGAGGGCAGTGAGAAATCTTTTCCTGAGGCATCGGCACATGCTTTAACTTTCTTCACTAAAGATGAGGATGAGTTAGAGAAAATCGCTATTATCGTAAGAGATTCATATCAACAGAAAGAAACCGCTTAATCTCTAATATACCCTAGGTATCATTACTTTAACAGGTAGTGGTATCTAGGGTGTAAACTCTTCTTTTATTTTTACTTTTATTTAGGGATATATTACTTACGTATAGAGGCGTAAATTGAACTTTCATTTCTTTTTTTTAATCTAGGAGGATAAACATGGAGGATAAAGTAAAGAAGAAAAGAAAATATAAATACCAGTATAAACCAAATGCACGTATACAGGCTTATTTGGATAAAGAAATAGTCATGGATGAAACAACCGCTTATATTGGTAAAATGTGGCACCATTCACCCAAACTACGTGCATTGGCCAAGCAGTATGATAGACAAACTTATTTGAAGGAATTAACCCGAGATATTAAACCACAGGAGTAAATCAAATGCAAAATGTAAAACAACTCATAAACGACGTACTGACCAAAGGTAAACTCAAAGAAGACCGTACTGGTGTCGGTCGTATTTCCCTATTTGGTCCGCAACTCTCTTTTGATTTAACACAAGGCTTTCCTGCTTTGACATTAAAGAGATTACCTTTTAAGACTATGGTCGTAGAGACACTATGGTTTTTACGAGGGGAAGAAACTTGTGACTACCTAGATGAACATAACTGTAAAATCTGGAAGGAATGGACTCATCCTACTTTGAATAGTGTAGGCCCTATGTATGGCAAACAACTGCGCCATTACCCTTCTATTCGAGGGGAGATTGACCAGTTTAAACTCGCTGTTGAGAAATTCAAGCAAAGACCTTTTGCTTCTGATAACGTTATTACGTTGTGGAATCCCGCCACTGTACCTGATTATTACGATAAGAAAGGTAATAAACGTACTGCTGAACTTAATGTAGCCGAAGGGATGCAAGCCCTCGCTAACTGCCATGGTACGGTATTTCAGCTCTTTGGTGAACCTTTGACATTAGAAGAAGCCATACGCTCTTTAAGCCTACCTGACTTATTGGAAGTTTACTGTCGTATGTTAAGTGAAATGGAAGACTACTTGGAGCTGATGAATGGGCGTTCTTCTATTAAAGCTCATGCCGACATGGTAGAAATCATCTTTAATGTAGATATGCATTTGGATATCTATTCAGATGAAATGGCTATCGCTCGTATGAGAAACGGATTAACAGTGGAAGAAGAAGCTCGTGAACAGATGGTTAATGACATCTTAAAATACTTACCCGCTAATCCGACTACTGGTAGAGAAGCAGGTATGTGGTCTGATATATTTGGTACGCATATACACAACCGTTCTGATGAGGAATTAGCACAAAAGCTACAGATTCCACTTATTGGCTTACGTACTAAAATGTATCAGCGTAGTCAAGACTTAATTACCGCTATTGGCTTTAATGTGTCTCAGTATGCTTTATTGACACACATCATCGCCAAACTCACTAACAGTATTCCACTGGAGTATATCCAAACCTGGGGGGATGTACATATCTACTCGAATCACGTAGAAGCCGCTAAAGAGATGCTCACTAGAGAACCTTTCCCTGCGCCTACTTTGAGTATCGATAAATCCTTGGAGTTATCTGACTTTGATACTGATGCCTTCCAAGTAGAACCCAATGTCTTCAGTCTTATTGGGTATCAGTCCCATCCAGCTATTAAAACCGATATAGCGGTATAGCTATTTCAAATAGAGTATAAAAGGAGCTTATTATGCGTAGTGTATTGAACAATCGTGACGATTTCATATTAGGAGGCCGTAATGTCCATGTACGACCTATCTATTACCAATCGGTCATTATGGAGCAGTCTTCTCACGATAAGCTCCTCTCTCATTTACAGTCAAACGGGTGCTTGTACCATGATTATCCTGGTCAAGTCACGGTGATGTACTCCGCGTCTATCCCTTTACCTGATTTAGCTCGTCAACATTTTGAGGATTTCCATATCTTCCAAGACTTAGAGTGTCATCAGGTAAAACTTTTACCATATGCTATCACCTTTCAACCTGATACATATCGCTATAAGCGATTCATAGACCCTTTTAATCGACATTTTCTCGTATTAGAATTTACAGGAGACAAAGATACCAATCCCCTTATTCAGGAGAATGGGTATTTACAAAGCATCGGTTTAGCCTGGGAGTATGGAGAGTACACCCCATTCTTGAAAATACAGGAGTTAGAGATTAATGACCCTACCCCTAATTATCCCTTACCGACTTTCCCATTGTCCTTTGATAAGGTTAATTATCAGGTATTAGGAGAGGTGATTAATACTCCTCTTTAATATATGTAATCACTCTTTAAAGGACTCCCCAAACCATCAATATTACATGCCTAAAGAAGTGGGAAAAGAGCTGATATAAAGCACCTTTCTTTTCTTCTTTAGGCTGTTTCTTTTTTTGCTTCTTATACACTAGGAGTATGAATCTATCATGAGTAGAGATACAAATCAACCTATTAATTTTTTTCGAGATGATTATTATTTCCTTTCTAATTTCTACAGATGTCCTATTCATTACGAAGGATTAGAGTACCCTACTGTGGAGCATGCTTTTCAGGCAGCTAAAACCACAGAAGCTTCTATCCGTAAACACTTCACGAATAAGCAGCTACCCCCTTCACAAGCGAAACGACTAGGACGTGACGTCCCTTTACGTCCTGACTGGGATGATGTAAAACTCAAAGTGATGGAAGATTTAATCTATTTGAAGTTTACTCGCCCTTACATGGCACGTAGATTATTAGACACCGGCAATATAGAGTTAATCGAAGGAAACTACTGGGGCGATACTTATTGGGGTATTGATTTACAATCCATGAGTGGTGAAAACCATTTAGGTAAAATCTTAATGAAAACACGTGACCGTATTAAAGAAGAAAGTAAACGACATGACTGAAAATACATTACTCGTCACTAAACGTGATGGACATACCGAGGCACTGGATATTAATAAAATCCATCGTGTATTAGAGTGGGCCGCAGAGGACTTAGACGTCTCTGTCTCTGAAGTAGAATTAAAAGCAAAGATACAGTTTTACGATGGCGTGAAAACAGAGGATATTCATGCCATGTTGATTAAAAGCGCAGCTGACTTGATTGAAAAATACAATCCTGATTATCAATACATGGCCGCTCGTTTACTGGCATTCCATCTACGTAAAAAAGCGTATGGTGGTTTTACCCCTCCTACTCTTTTAGAACACGTCAAACGTAAAGTAGAAGAAGGTATTTACGACCCTTATATTTTCGAGCACTATACAGATGAAGAGATTAATGAATTAGGAAACTATATTGACCATAATCGTGACTTCTATTTTACCAATGAAGAGGGTAAAAGACGCAATTCATTTGCTTATGCAGGAATGAAACAGCTAGAAGGTAAATACCTCATCCAAAACCGTGTGTCTGGTCAGTTACATGAAACCCCCCAGTTTCTCTATATGCTCGTAGGGGCCTATATCTTTGCTAAGGAGTATACGGGTGAAAAACGTATGCAATTAGTCAAACAGTTCTACGACATGGCGTCTACTTTCAAGATTAGCCTACCTACTCCTATCATGGGTGGTGTACGCACAAGAACTCGTCAGTTTGCCTCATGTTTCCTAGTAGAAACAGATGACTCCTTAGACTCTATTAATGCCACTACTTCAGCTATTGTAAAATACGTATCCCAAAGAGCCGGGGTAGGCATTAATGCTGGCCGCATTCGTGCGTTAGGTAGCCCCATTCGAGGTGGTGAAGCCGAGCATACTGGCGTTATTCCTTTTTTCAAGTTGTTTGAAGCCGCTGTAAAAAGCTGCTCCCAGGGTGAACTATATTGCCCCCTCTAGTAGTAATATTAGAGTAATACAGTCCTCTAATTCGGTTAACCTGTATAGGGAATCCCGAGCTAAATCTATTTATCTTGTATAAATAGTAAATGTGTAACGACTAGCCGAAAGGCGTAGAGCGCAAGTGCGCCCCAAATGAGGACCTAGTGTCATGGCCTATGGACCTAAAACACTCGCTTATGACTTCCTCTTTAACAAGAGAAAGCCATGGGTAGACCTAGCAGGTAACGCTGAGGTAGAAGATATAGTCTGGTCTTACAGGAAACTGTAAGCTGCTACTGTAAAGTAGCGGGTAGGTATTAACGACACCTACTGAACAATACGGGTATCCGTGGGGGAGCCGCCACACTCTATTACCCCATGTGGCATCTAGAAGTAGAATCATTATTGGTATTGAAAAACAACCGAGGGGTAGAAGACAATCGTGTACGTAAGTTAGACTATGCCGTACAGATTAATAAAACACTTTTAACTCGATTAATTAAAAGTCAACATATCACTCTTTTCTCCCCCAATGAAGTACCTGGTCTTTATGAAGCTTTCTTCAATGACCAAGAAGAGTTTGAACGACTTTATACACAATACGAGCAAGACGAGTCTATTCGTAAGAAACAAATACCAGCAATAGAACTTTTCTCATCCATGATGCAAGAGAGGGCTTCTACTGGCCGCATCTATATCCACTTCGTAGACCACTCTAATACGCACAGCCCTTTCAATCCTAAAAAGGCGCCTGTACATATGTCCAACCTGTGTGTAACAGGGGATACTCTAATTACGATTAAAGATACCAGTAATGGTGAGCCGGTTCATACCCAGATCGCCAATAAAGTAAATGAATGGGTGAAAGTTTGGAATGGGGTAGAATGGACGGATGCATATGTTGTATGTACTTCGATAGAACCTAAAAAGCTTTACCCTGTAAAACTTCGCATATATCGTAAAGATAGCGCTTATAGTAAAGATGTAATAATATATGCCACAGAAGAACATCGTTGGTTTGTTAAAGGTAAAATGAGTCAGGCCGATGAATTGGCGTCCATCGAAAAACGGACATTTGAATTAGAAGCCGGTGACTTAATGACTGCCATTTTTAGATTTCAAAATGGATTAGGTGTTAATGATGAAGCTATTGTTTTAGAAATAGATAAAGAAGGGTTTAAAGAAGAACCCACATATTGCTACAAAGAGCCTAAAACTGGAAAAGCTATCTTCAATGGTTTACTGACCGGGCAGTGCCTTGAAGTCGCACTTCCTACAGTACCTTTAAATGACGTAAAAGACCCTGATGGTGAGCTGGCTTTGTGTGTTCTGGCCGCAGTAAATGTAGGTGAAACGTCTATTGAGGAAATGCCGGCGGTTACTGATATCTTAGTACGGTTCTTAGATGCTTTATTAGACTATCAGGATTATGCGGTACCTGCGGCGGCGCATTCTACTTTAACTCGCCGTCCTTTAGGTATTGGCATCATCAACTATGCGTATTGGCTTACCAAGCAAGGTATCCGTATGTCGGATGATGAGGCTGCACCTGTTACGCATACTCTCATGGAGCACCTGCAATACTCGGCTATGAAAGCTTCGGTAGAGCTGGCTAAAGAGAAAGGCCGTTGTCCTGGTTTTGATGACTTGGTATTGAAAGACGGTATTTTACCGATTGATACGTATAAGAGAGATATCGATAAGTTTGCTCCTCCTGTATATGAATGTGATTGGGAGAGTTTACGTGAAGAGATTAAAGAGTACGGTATCCGTAACTCTACTTTAACGGCGATGATGCCTAGTGAGTCTTCGTCTCAAGTCTCTAATGCGACTAATGGTATTGAACCTCCTCGTAGCTTAGTAACTGTGAAGGCCTCTAAAGATGGTATCTTGAAACAAGTCGTACCGGAAATTCTACGTTTAGGCTTGGAGTATGAGACATTGTGGGAATTGAAAGACATGGAACACTATTTCCGTTTGATGGCGGTCATCCAGAAGTTCACTTGTCAGTCTATTTCTACTAACACATCTTACGACCCTAAACGTTATCCTGGTGAGAAAGTACCGATGACTGTGTTACTGAAGGACTTAACCACCGCTTATAAATACGGTCTGAAAACACTTTACTATCATCATACTCGAGACGGGGCTGATGATAGACAAGGTGATATTGAAGATGATGGTTGTGCCGGTGGCGCTTGTAAAATTTAGTATAGCTAAATGAGGTAGGATATAGTAGGAAGGACAGAGGTGACAGGTACCTGTCTTGTATTCCTGCTATATCCTTCAAATCTTTTTATTAATAGGAACCATGACTCATGAGTAACGAAGTAGAAATGAATACAGCACATACTGTTAGTACTATTGGTGAAGTAGTAGAGAAAAGTAAAGTCGATATGCAAAGGTATCGTACCTTTGACACCAATAAGAATGACCAATTACAAGAACCTATGTTCTTTGGCCAACCTGTGAATGTGGCACGTTATGACCAGCAAAAGTATCCTGTCTTTGATAAACTGACGGAAAAACAATTAAGTTTCTTCTGGCGGCCAGAGGAAATTGATATTAGTAAGGATAGGATAGACTTTAAAGGAATGCCTGCTCACGAGCAGCATATCTTTACCAGTAATCTGCGCTACCAGACTTTGATGGACTCTATAAATGGTCGCGCGCCTGTTCAAGCATTCTTGAATCTAGTATCTATTCCTGAGTTGGAGAACTGGATAATCGAATGGAGTCAGTCTGAAACTATTCATTCTCGTAGTTATACACACATCATTCGTGGTATTTATGATGATCCTTCTCCTGTTTTTGAAGACATTGTAGAAAATGAGGAAATTCGTAAACGCGCTATTGATATTGGTAATTACTACGATGCCCTAATTGAAATGGGTATGTGGTATAACCTATTGGGCGTAGGAGAGTGGGAGGTCAAAGATAAGCATACTGGCGAAATGAAAATCATCTCTGTTAGCATGCGAGAATTGAAGAAACGATTATATCTCTGTATGCTCTGTGTGAACATACTAGAAGCGATTCGTTTCTATGTTAGTTTTGCGTGCAGTTTCGCTTTTGCAGAGCGTGAGCTCATGGAAGGTAATGCAAAAATAATTAAACTCATAGCCCGTGACGAATCTTTGCACCTTGTAGGTACGCAGCATATTCTTAACATGATGCGTGAAGGTACAGACGACTCCGAGTTTATTGATATTGTTAAAGAGTGTGAGCCTGAAGCACGTGAGATGTTTATACGTGCGATTAATCAGGAGAAAGACTGGGCGGCTTATCTATTTAAAGATGGTAGTATGATTGGGCTGAATAGAGAGATACTCTGTAAATATGTGGAGTTTATTGCCAACCAGCGTATGAGTGCCATTGGCATGCCTTTACCTTTCCCTGAAACAAAGAGTAACCCTATCCCTTGGATTAATGCTTGGTTAACGAGTGATGACGTACAAGTCGCTCCACAAGAAGTAGAAATCATGTCCTACCAGGTAGGCCAAATCGATTCCACTGTTACCTCTGATGACTTAGGTGAAATGGAACTGTAAAAATAGTTTCAGTTGTATATTACTTTACTGTAACTTAACTTCCCCCCCCTACTCCTCTTTTTAATAGGGGAGTAGGGGAGGATTATTTATGCCGCATTATGCATGTTATAACGTAGACAATGTGTCGTGTATATGAAACCACTAGGAGATAAGACAAAAATGCAATATCGAAATATGAACATCGCAATGATAGTAGCAACGGATAAGTATGGCTGTATTGGTAAGAAGGGAGGCATACCTTGGTATATCAAAAGTGAATTAGACTACTTTAAAGTAGTCACCACTGACCATATTGTCATCATGGGTAAGAATACCGCATTGTCTTTACCTAAGTATCCTTTACCCAATAGACGCAATATCATTATCTCCACGACGATGAAAGATAGTGATAAAGAGATTTACTCTACTTTAGAAGACGCTTTAAATCAATTACAAACTGAAGGGATTACGACTCCTATTTTCATTATAGGTGGTAATAGCCTATATACAGCAGCTTTGAAGTATACAAAGACCCTTTACCTTTCTCGTATCGACACGGTTGTCAATGAAGGGGACACTTACTTTCCTAGGTACTCTTTTGATTTAGACCATCGCTTTATTTATTTTAGAGACTATCCTTTACTAAAAGGTAAAGTAATGGATGCTACGACAGTCGTAGATAAGGAATCGGGATTAAGTTACACGAAGTACATTATTAACATAACGAGAAGAGAAGGAATAGAGTTATGGTGATGAATAAACTTAAGCCCATTTTGACTAAAGAGATTACTTTTGATAGTAAGAGTAAGAAAGAGGACTTGAATAATACTTCAGACGAAATGGAAAGAATTAAAATGAGACGACGGATTCTCATGGCTAATGTGCGAGCCAGGCAAGCCTTAGAGAGAAATAACCGTTATAAGCAAGAGCGGTTAGAACGCTATCTAGGGAAGTTAGAGCACCACACAGGGAAAAGAAAGGATGAGTAGATGGATGCTATTTACATCCCTGCCACTGAGAGTATCGATAGGTTAGAGCCATGGATGATTGAAATATCCAGTATGCTTCATGTAGCGGATGCGAATACACAGATGCGTTATCCTGCCTTTAGTTGGACGAAGCTAGCTTTGGAGAGGGATACTATCCAATCCTTTCTAGAAGGCCTCTTATTGAACATAGAAGCCCATGTAAGAGTCGACCCTAGCCCTACCCCTTACCAAAGGCTACAACAGGGCTACAGTAGCTTCCTAGAGCCTCTAATGAACCAACAGGGAACAATGAACGCAGAAGTGTATCAGCAATTAGAATCGGGCATCTATGAGTGCTTACATGACCAAGCGACTATTTATACGTGTGATGCGGCGATTATTGATAAATGCCTACATGAAGGAGGCCATTATCCTGATGTGGTGATGACTCCTCAGTTAAAAGAGGAGTTGTATTACGCTCCGTTTAAACAGGAGTGGATTATGTCCTTGGCTTATCAATTAAGTTTAGGCTTAACACAGTTAATCGGTCAAGTCATACTCCCTATTTATTTTCATCACTCGACCCCTTTAGATAGGCAAAGAGGGATATATATCTCTCTTTATACGGGTAATGTGAAGATATTAGGGAATCAGGTATACCTAATACTGCTCCCTCGTATACACCTCTCCGAATAGTAGTAATACCCCATATGGCACCATAACTCCCTCCTCCCCCTATTGCTAGGTGGGAGGAGGGGTATGGGTCATTTTCTTTCTAACTCTTTTGAGAATCCTAGGGAACACATGAAAAAGTAAACTACCGCATAAACCTTTTTGATGTACCTATAGGTAGGAGCGATTACTAGAGACGACAGAAGGGTATTTATCACCAGTAATGCTCCTAAATAATGGATAATTAAAAATCCATTACCAACCCAAATAGCTTTTATTTTTCTTCTGTACGTCTACGGTGGTACTTTCGGCAGTAGTCGTAATATCGCATTCTAATCCTTCTATTGCGATAACGTCTAATACATTATCCATGTCTACATATGCGATTATTTCTTCTTTACCGTCTATACTTTCCGTTACCGTTTTCTCTATATCCACTTTTACCCCTAACATAGCGGCTACATTTTCAGCAGCCCAGTCTAGAATATCCTTACTACGAGTACTGATATTTGGTACGCCTTTCGTATCTAAGAATACATCAGTCACGTCTACTACACTATCCTGACCAATACGAGCGGCCCGAGCTTCCGCTTGCTGATACTCATGCGGTCTAAAGGGGTTATTCAACATGATGACGTTATTCGCCATAACAAGAGGTACGGCTGTACTCAAAGACTGGAAAGTCGCTATTAATGGATTCGCATCTTTATTTTGGTCAAACTCTTTAACAATATTGACCAAGTCTTTATTCGTATCGCCATAGACGACTAATGGCTTAAAGCCTAGAGCAATACATTTCTCTTGTAAAGCTTTCACGACTTCTACATAGCTCGTAAAGAAGATAGTCTTTTTAGAGGCATTGTTGATTAAGTCAGTAGTAGAGACAATAACCTTCTCTTTAGTCGTATTCTTCTCCCTTACGACATTTTCAATAGCTAAAGCCACGTCTACATTACACTGTACACGTATCTTACCCAATACCGACCCTAAAGCTTCGCCTAGGATAGTCAAATTAACGTACTTATATACACTCTTAGCTTTACGGAAAGCTTGTCTATGATGACCTTGTGGTATACGAGGAGCAATATTATCATTTTCAAACTTATTACAGAAGAGAGATTCTGTCTTCATGAGTTTAGCATCATAACCACTACGTATCGTCTGTATATATTTCTTATAAGTAACAAAATCACTTTTTTCTACCGGCGTACCATGTACATTTAACCAGTCTTCGTAATAGGCTAATCCTAATTGATAATCGTCTATGTACTTTCTCTCATTGTCTTTGTAATACTTAATACGCTCTTCTACGAATTTACGCATTTTACTACGTATCGTATCAAGCGTGTAATCCCCACCATTTTTCAAAGGTACCTGTATCGTATATCTATCTATTTCTACAGACATTACTTCTTTTTTCTCTACCCTAAAGGACATATAGCCTAAACGATGGGAGAGAATGTCTAAAGCGCGTATAGTGGATTTACCGAATATCTTAAGATAAATATCCTCTGCTTTAAGTGTAAAGAGGGGGTCTAACATTTTCATCATCGGTACCGTTTCTAAAGCCATGGCTTTAATAGGTGTACCTGACATTAGCACAGTGTGCTCTGCATTTAACACATCTCTTACTAAATGAATTAGGTTTTGAGTGCGTTTAGATTTAATATCATTGAACGCATGCACTTCATCAACGATTACCCCGACTCGCCCTAAGTGTTTTCCTTTGTCTTTAAAGAACTCCACAAATCGGTCAATCTGTTCAAAATGAGCAACATAATAACGATAGCCTAATTCCAAAGGCTTCATTCGGCTACTTACCCAAAAGTTAGGCGTGACTTTAAATTCATTATGTAAAGTCTTCGCCCAGACATCTTCTAATGCATTTTTAGGACTAATGATAATAATCGTATCCATTCCTAAACATTCCATTAGGTAGAGGCTATTCATCGTCTTACCTGCCCCTGGTACAGCGCTCAATAAGTGACCGCGTAATCCATAGCGAGGTACTTTATCATTATACACTTCTAAGTAAGCGGCTTGATGAGCTAAAGGCTTCTTATGGAACTTACTCAACTGACTCAAATCTACTATCCTATCATAATCCTTATTTAAACGACTCAACCAAGTCTCCGTTTTTAATTTATCAATCAACTCTTGTATCGTACGTCTACTTATCTTTAAGTATTTCTGTTTCAGCAATTCCTGTAATACATACAGAAAGTCAGGTAAAAGGAACTTATGTACAGCAAACTCATTACGAGAGAGTTTAACCAGATTCTCGGATACTCTACTGCTATTCCAGATGGAGTGTATCGCTGACTCAATTTGCCAAGGTGGGATACCTGAAATACGGACAAATTCAGGGGTCTCCTGTATACTCAGTCTGCCAATCAAAGTGTTAAAGAAACTCGAAACCATTTTCTTTTCTTTCTATTATCAAAGTTAAAGTAGGTATATTACGCCATAAACGTAATAAGATTGGGTTATTCAAAATCATCGAATACTCACGTACTCTATAGATAACTTTAATTTATATTTTAAATTTTTACATCTATTTATTACTTACAGGTGTAAGTAATAATACATGATTTCGTAAATAGTGCTATGGCCAGCAATATAACTCATTGTAATATCGGGGAGTACTCACCGATACGACCATAAGCAAACGCCCTTTTCTTTTCTTTAACTCATTCCTATAAAGGATAAATGAATCATGATTAAACCCAAAATAAAAGAATGTAGCTTTATGGATGTGGATTTATCCGTAATATCACGATTAATCGCTGTCGAAGGACTGGATAATGTCGGTAAAGGGGCGATTATCGACCAGACTTTATCTCGATTAAAAGAACGCTATCCCGAAAAGGTTTTCCACGTTATCCCTTTTCCCAATAAGGAAAATGAATTGACGAAATTGGCATTTTCTCGTGATAATGATAACATGGCATATTTCGCTATGCTCTCGTCTAACTTAATGACCTTTAAAGAACAGGTATTGCCTTTATTGAAAAAAGGAGAGTGGGTGATTGTCGACCGTTATCTGTGGTCTAATATCGTTTATCAAGCCATGGGGCTATTAAACCGCATTGGAATATTGGAAAAATCAATAGAAGTTGAAGATGAGGTTTTCTTACCAGATAGCCTGTCCAGTACGGTATCGTACTATATTCAAGTATTGGTTCAGTTATCAAACATGAATGATGTATTAATGGGCAATAGGACAATGTTGTCATTTGAAGACCATCGACAAAATAAAGAGGAGCCTGTGTCGCCCTTACCTTTTTTAGGTCTTGATAAATGGGATATCGGTATGGTATATTTGCCTTGGTTATGCTTTCATATTACAGCGCCTTTTGATAGGCGTGAAGAATGGATGCAAAAAGAAATGGAATTGACAAATAAACCTTTAATTAAAGAAGACCACCTTTCTTTAAAGTACCATGCCGAGTATGAAGCGGCTTTTGATACAGCTTTCGACTATTTGCCTACAGTAAAACTGATTGAACTGGAAAATACAGGAACGGTAGAGGATATTTCTCTTACTATGTTCAACCTGATTAAACAACACATTCGTACTGTAAACGAATAATTCTCTTTTTAGAAAAAGGATACTAAAATGTATACGATTATCGATAGTACTATTTTCAATATTGTTTTGTTTGCCGCTGGATTGGCTTCTTTCCTTTATATTACGTATTGGTTAGCGCAATATCTAGTACACCGACCACATATTGAAATCAAAATCACGCCTAAAGGAGATAGGTATTTCACGATTGAGCCTCCATTAATCTTGGTCGTGATTGCCCTGTTTGGTTTGTCTTTCTATTTTTGCTCTATTTTCGTTAGCGCCTTTTTGAAAATAACGGCTTAAGTAAAGGGGTATATGGATAATATTACACTTCTGGTATACCCTCGTGCATCGTGAGTATAATAGAAGTATTCTTATTACTGTATGTGTTTAATTGCTCATGGTAAATATGAAAATGGAATAAAAGGATTTCGTGAATGCAACGAGTAGATTTACTATTGGAAATCAGTATGGTGTTTATCTTATTCTTGGTAGCCGTATATAACTATTATACGTTTAGTAAGAGAGTATACCATAATGAAACCGGAAAGGAGTTCGATAAAGCGACAATTATCTCCTTTTTATTCTTCCACGTCGCTATATTGGTCAGCTTTAGTGCTTTAGTGGTCTATATACTATCGTATATAAAAGCCGCCCATTAACCCGTATAGAGAGTCGGATAACGTACCTGACTCTCTTTTCTCCTTTATGAATAATGATAATAAGAGGAATCAACAAGAGAGGTGCGTAATATGTTTGAAACTAATGACTCATGTGCCTGGTACATCCTACAGGTCGCGGTAAATTTACATACCATAGCAAAGTACATCTTCTTTGCGACCATCTTTTTTATTCTAATACAGCCACGGTTTCCAATTAAGTTCAGAAGCACACGTAAGCGAACGGCTTATTCGATTTTCTTAGTCGCTTTGTGTTTTGGCAGTATATTTGTATACCTGATTATGCCTTCTGAAAAAGAGTCTCTTGAGAAATTTAAACAGTTTCAGAACACGAAAGTGCTCGTTAACGATAAAGACGATATGGATGATATATTAATACCATCCGATAAAAAAGAGAAAGAAGAAATAGAGAAAAAAGAATTTGAGAATGTGATTAAAGACGCCCAAGCGCTGGTAGATAAAACAGCAGTAGATATATCTGGTAAACCGCCTGCGCCTCAAGAAGGGTTAAAGCCAATCACTCTTCCTTCCGAAAGAAGTGCGGATGATCGTTTACCACAAGGTATATATCCAGATAAAACAGAAAACATTGCCTACGCCACTGCTTCCGGAGTAGTAATCGAAGTTACTCGTAATGGTAATTGTCCTTGCTATCCTGAAGATGGACCGCGATTACAGCAGGACCCCTTATTTGGTAAAACCAATGAGGATAAATACAAAGAACCTATTGAAGAAGAAGCTAGCGCTCCTTTAATAGAAACAGACCCTATGTTTGGTAAAGACAATTCAGATTCTCCTTTATTAAAAGAGAATCAACAAGAGAATCAACGTAAAGTGAAGAAAAGATGATTCTTTTCTATATTTCCCCTTTTCCCAACCTTTAACCCTTGTACAACAGGAGTATACCATCATGTCAAATGACAACCCCCAAATCAATCAAATCAATCTTACTGAAACCAATGAGTTTCTCTCCTTTCCTCCTCCTAATGGTTTAAAGAAATTCATCGTGACGTATACCGCTTCCGATGAAACCAGTCATAGCGTATTGGTTTCTTATAACGAAGAGACCGGCGCCTATGAAACCAAGGGTACCGATGCCGCAGTAATGGTGATTTCAGATGAAGTACAGATTGATAAATCCTTCATCAAAGCCGGTAGCAGTATCACGGTTTCTACGGTACCTGAAAAGGAAACCGTAGTAGAAGACACACCTACTCCTACTGGCCCTACCGGCCCAGCGGATGCCGTCACTGTTAAGCCCCCTCAGCAAGGGGAACCTCCTTTCCTTTCTATCGCTCCTGGTGCGAATAATCAACTCATCAAGGTTACCTACACCAGTAAAGAGGGTGATACCCTACATATGGATACGTATGAAAAGAGTGATACGGGTAGTGAATTATGGAAGTTACATGTAAAAGGAGAAGGAGGAGAAGTTACTGATAAAACTTCTACCTCTATTCCTTTACAGGTCGATATCACTAAGGCCAAACCAGGTACTCGTATCTATATCGTAGCAAGTACCGGTACCTATGGTGATTTAGAGTATACGGCTACGTATGACGTACCGGCTAAAGAAGAAGTAGTCACTGTAAGTGAAGAATCCCCAGTAGATAACAAGGAGCTTGAAATGAATCCCCATGAAGACAATATTACCCCTAAAGAACCTAAAGAAGTGCAACCGGCCCCTATTGAAGGGCCTGATAAGGAGAATAAAAATGGCCACCAACAGGACCTTAAAGAGAGCAATGCAGGCAGCCCGGCAGCGCCATCTGTGGAGAATGACCCGAAGAAGGAAACTGATCCAAGCACAGGAAGTCATCCTAAAGGCGAAGGCGAGGAAACAGCAGACACCACAGGAAACAGTGGTAATGGAGAATCCGGAAAATCCGTAACCCCTATCCCAGAGGAATCTAAGCAAGAGGAGAGGCCGTCTAAAGACCCTTCTGTAACCATCGAACCTAAAGAAGCCGATTTGCCATTACTGGAAGAGGTAGAGAATACACGTATCCTGGTGGTTACTCCTGGTAACGATAATACCTCTATGGTCATTACCTTATCCTCTTTGGATAAGGATGAGGAAGTCCTTATTACAGCTAAGAAACAAAATGATACTTGGGTGCTGGATAACCAGGATGCTTACCTGAAACACATTATTGATGTAAAAGGTAATGACCAAGGTTTCCTGATTAATCTGAGCTATGTGGTAAATGGTAGCCTAATTAAAATCATGGCTTCCAACAGTCACGGTGGCGCTTATGTGAATGGTATTACCTATACTAATCACTTCAAAAAGCCCCGTACTCTGGAAGAAGAACTGGTGCCTGAAGGCAGCGCATTACCTTTAGGTTATGTAACCAATATGACAGAGCTGTATGAAACATCACATCTGGTTACGGATGTGATTAAAGACCTTCTGGAAAAACCGGCCAATACCCTTAAAGAAAAGTGGGGTGTGAATAAATTACAACCCATCCTCTTTTTGGACTTGGAAACCACAGGCTTAAATCCTGCTAAAGACCGCTTATTGGAGTTTCACGCTATCTTTACCTATTTTGATAAGGAAAGCGGTAAATTCATTAAGCTACTGGAAGTAGGCAATACCTTCTTCAGTAATGTGCCGGCTATTTCTGATGGTGTGGCGCAGGTAGTTATTGATATGCATTTTGATAATGGTTTATGGAAGGATTGTTATTACTCTAATATTTCAGGTAAATATGACGAGGATAAAGCACGTTATCATACATTCTCTCGTTTGGTAAAAGCCTTTGGTAAATACTCAGGCGAGTACGATGCAGAAGAAGATAGGTATAAGCCGGTATTGGTGTCCTTAGCTGGTAGCAGTGTTCATTTTGATAAAGCATGGATAGACCATGGTCATTTTGGATACGACATGCAAAATCGCGTGATTAGCCATCGTACATTGGACGCTACGACTTTTGTATTGGCGGATAGCTTGCATGGCCTCCCTCGTAGTACAGAGGAAGAAGATATCCCTCTGTTACCTGAAAGGGTACGTAATGGTAAAAAGCATCGTGCTTGCTTTGATATCCACCTCTCTTTGGTACGTTTGGAACGCTTTCTCTCTCGTTTAAAAGCACCTAGACAGGACGATTAAAAAGTAATATAGGGAAAGACCTTATGGTGCAGTGTAAAAGCTGTATCGTAAGGTCTTTTATTTTTTTTTTCTTTTAATTAGGAACTTATTAATTATGTTTATATTTGATACAAAACGCCCATTAAGAATGGGTGATAAAAGTGAAGCTACTTATCAGTTACAGTTATTATTATTGAAACACGGCTTTACCAGTGCGTCTTCTACTGAAGAGTCATTTGCCGATGGTGATTTTGGTACTAAGACTGAAAATGCAGTAAAACGCTTACAGACTAAATCAGGTTTAAATCCTGATGGAGTAGTAGGTCCTAAGACTTTTGATGCTTTACTGAAATTAGAAGGTGGTGATAAACTACAAGTAGAAGAAGTAGAGATTAAGAAAGTAGCAATTAAAGACATGGCGACAGGTGAAACGGTAGATTTAAAACAAAATGTCGTTAACAAGATTGGTTTGTCTCTAAGTGCCATTAAAGAAGCGGCCAAACTCTTGGATGTAGACGTAGCGTCTATCCAGGCAGTAGCGGAAGTAGAGAGTCGTGGTAACGGTTTTACCGATACTGGTTTTGTGAAGATTCTTTTTGAAAGACATAAGTTTTATAAGTTCTATAAAGAAAAATACGGTAAAACCGCAGCTGATTCACTTAGTGCGAAATATCCCGATATTTGTAATACCAAAAAAGGTGGTTATCTAGGCGGACGTAAAGAACATTATCGCTTAGACGCTGCTATTAAAATCGACCGTACGATTGCTATGCTATCGGCTTCATGGGGGCGTTTTCAAATCATGGGCTTTAATTATAAAGCCTGTGGATTTACCGATGTAGAGTCTTTTGTTAAAGCCATGTGGGTGAATGAAGATGAGCATTTGAAAGCATTTGTTAACTTTGTCAATAGTGACGCTAATCTACGTCGTACTCTGAAAGCTAAACAGTGGAGTCAGTTTGCCGCCCTCTATAATGGCACTGAGTTTAAAATGAACCAGTACGATACCAGACTCATTCAAGCATATACTAAATATGCCAAATTAGTAAAGTAGTATAAAGATTAATTTATAAAAATTTTTATACGCTTATTACTAAGGAGTAATCGAGTGTATGCTCTGTTTTATTTTTGTTACGTTTCTCACAATTTACACGTCACTTAAGTAATCATTCTGTCATTTGAGTATTACGCTCGATTACTCTATCCCCTCTCTCTCTTTTTACCCCTATTTATTCTCAGGAGCTTTCAAAATGAAACAATACCAAAATTACAATATCATCTTTTCTCAAAGCGAATTGATTAAACACGACTTATTAGTACGTGTGAAACGTGACCATACTTGGGATAAAGATAAACAAGAAACCAAAGTAAAAGAATCGGTAGAAATCCACTTACAGTCGCCTACTATTACTGCTTTGGCGGAGCATTTGGTAAAACAAGGCTTTTGTGCTAATGCGGCTTATAGGGATGAAATCGATGATGTTGAGGTATATTACACTCTGGATTACAACGATGGCCCTGTGGATAGGGAAGATGTTGATAATCCTGATGCGTTGTCTAACATGGCTGAATATCTGGGACAGGAGTTTGGTACTATATTAAAAAATGGTATCATTGATGATAAAGTAGAAAATGATGAGGAAACCTATATCGTATTCCCTATTATGCACTATGAAGGCAGTGACGGTCGTGTAAGTCACTATACGGGTGAGTGGTGGTTAAAACAATTACTGGAAACCAAGCCTTCCCTTACTTATGTGTTGGAAGTAGAAGAAGGTACTGATATTACCACTTGCCCTCTTTATCAGTTAAGTGATGAAAGAAGTGCTAAATCTTAAATAGGGAAATGAGGTAAAATATGTCTCACTCCATCATGGGGTACTCCCCATCGATGACCTTAGCGAAGACAGTTTATACAGAGAAAAGGCCTTTTATTATTACGGTGTCATTCGCACCTAACGAGGTCCTTTCTGATAGTGACAGACAAATCGCTAAATACGTCATCGAAGATACTCTAAATAACGTACGTGGTTTTATAGCTACCGCATTATCCAATCCACAAGGCACCGCCGGTACCATCGTTCAAAAACCTACTAAGGTAGAATCTACAAAAGTAGAAACTACTGCTACAACACATCAAGAAGACGTGTCTGCAAAGGATGATTCTACTAAGGCATCAGAGAGTTCCGACGTACCTGCTCCTTCTTTACCGAATGATTTAGCTATCGGTATGGGTTCCTTTTCTGATTTAGATGCGGCTTTAGGTGCTGTAATTGAAGGACATAGTCAAATGGTGCTACCTGATGATGGATGGTCTGTCAAAGAGACAGTAACCGACGCACAGGCATTAGAGAAAGGATTAATAGACATTTTAGAGGCTGTAAAAAAGAATTTGACAAAAAGAGTCCATCCAAATAAGATTTTGACTGACTTAGTAGGGGGAGCTAAATTGAAGTTCCAGTCTTCTCTTGGGGGTCAGATTGCGTATAAGCTCTTTAACTCTCATCAGGACTACCATAACACCATGATGAAGGAAGGCGCAGGCGATGTAGATGTAACACCTGCATTTTACGCACGAGTCGTGTTAGCAGGGATACTCAATGTCGTTAAACAACGTCCTTATCAAGGTGAGGCAACACTGGTATTTGTATATCAGGACGTTTCTGAAATCGGTGCTTATCAACATAAGCATACTTTACCAATTATGATAGGAGGGTAGTAATGGAAGATTTCAGTAGGCAAACGGCAGTAAAGAATGCCGTCTATCATACTGACCAAGGAGTGATTACAGCATCATACGTATTCGCCCCTACGGAAGCGATAGACGAAATCACATTAAAGAAGATGAATCGTGCGTTTGAGCGCGCGATTCGTATGGGTTTTGAATTAGTGAAAGATGAGTTTAGCTCTGACGAGTAGATTCATTAACTTTAACATGGAGACAAAGTTATGCGTTTTTGTATCAAACACGATGACGTATGGGAATTAGTGAACGAGTATATTGATGGCGTCAATAAAGATAAAGAACATGGTAAGATATCGGAAATCCCTTTTGACATTCTGAAAACCGGTCATCTTACATGGATAAGCCGCCATGGTGATGACCAAATACTTATTCGTAAACCAATTATTCACCCTGATTGGAACGTGACTAATCAGAGTGAATTAGCCTGCGTAACCGACGCTCGTTTCTTCGAGAGAGAAGATGCAAAGCATGAATCTGCTTATTTGGCGGTAGCCGCTATTATTGCGTCTATTGTTAAATATTATCAATCTGGATTGTTGGTGATTGGGTATGATGACAATGTTGATGTACATCTTGGTAAAATTGTCAATAATGGGGAAGAGACCTATGAAGAGGGTTTCGATTGGAATTTAAATATTACTCATGAAGATGAGCATTAATAGGAGATAGTAAAATGGGCACGGCACGAGGCACCGCACGTAAAGTAGTTAAACTCACCGATACTCGTTCGATTGAAATTGATATCGAGTATAGGTTCATGGATGGTGAAGAATGTTTCATTCCGGCCACCGATGAAATGATTATTGTTGAGGATATGAATGAATCACTTAACCATACCATTCGCAGTATACAAGACCATATTAACAATATGCATAAATCTCCTCCATTGTTGTTTAATCGGGGAGGCTTAACCGCTTCTTTGAACTACCTTGTTGATGATGTGATGGCCGGCGGTCATGAGGGTATTTCCCACTTGAAACGAGGGGACATCATTCGTATGGTAGCAAGTGAGTTGACTTTCCCTTTTATTGATGACTTGGGTAATCCACAGGAGCAATATTTGTTCAATAATAAGGATGACTTCAATACCTATATGGATAAGGCATCTTGTAGCTTTGTTGGTACGATAGCGGAGCACGGTGCTCAGGCGATTATCGATAAGGTTAATGATATCTATTTTGTTACTCCTTACTTGAATAAAGTGTTACATAGTGATACCCCCATCATTACCTTTCAGTTCTATTATACTTGTTTTATCGCTGTTGGGCACGCTATCAGAAAAGCCGGTAATGTCTTATTGAGTCGAATTAAAGAGTAGCTTTCATTGCGCCATACACCCTCCTCCTACCCTAGTCACGGGGTAGGAGGAGGGTTATAGTGTATATTTTTTTTAGTCAAAAGTCTAGTCAGTATTTCAATCTCTATTTAGTCATTAGGGTAGGTTAGTCCCAGAAGGGCATGATTTCTTCTCCAGATTCATTTCTTACCGCCCCTATCTTAGTTAAGCTCGTATCAAATTCAGTATTCACATCGTACCTCAATCCTCCTATTTCCTTAAATGGCAATATCGTATATAAATACTTTTCAGGTGTCTGCGCTACCACACGGTGTTTACCACGCCGTATGGTTAAATAACTTTGCCCACTGTCTTTAACGATATGACAATAGACTTCTAAATCTACCTCTCGTCCAATACCACGTGCCCCTGCGTAATAGCTACCATTACTCACGATGTTCACTAGGTCAGCAGCGCGGCCATTCCTGTTTTCATTCTCCGCATCACTACTTAGCTGATGGGGAGTGATAAAAGCAATATTTTTATTACTGAAGAAGTTTCTCATCTTGTTAAATAAATCTTGAATATCCTCACCTACGACACCATTACGGCATCCTTTCTTACTAAGCATATTCAGATAGTCAATCACACAGACATGGATTTCATATCCCTGTAATTCTAAGTCTTGCACGATATCGATAATATCTCTATAAGTACATTCACCTGGATTGACTTTCAATAATTCAAAATAGTAGCCATTAGCCGTCATTTTCTCATGTATGTATTGAGCCGCCTCTACGGCATTGATTTTACCTAAAGCCGCAGAGTCCATTTCTTTATTTTCAAAGTTTTCATAGAGCCGTTGAAAAATCGTACCAATGATTTTGTACTCTTCATCTTCAGCGGTAATATACAGTACCAATGGTTTCTTTTCAGGGTCATCCATTAAAGGCTTAGGGTCATTAAAAACACAAGCTCCTATTGCTAAATCTACAGCCATGCCGGTCTTATAGTTATGGCGCAACGCACCTGTGACCATGGTTTGTCTACGGCGTAAACCACCCGCTAACATGCGATTAATCGCCTTCCAAGGGGTTTTAATGGTTAAACTACCATCAGCTTCACCACTGACACGGTCTAAGGATTTTGCCATACCTTCTAGGTTATTGAAATTAACACGTGCTACGACATGACGATTCTCCTCTACTGTTAAATCCGTTTGGAAAGGAGAGATTTGGTCTACCAGGTCAGTGACAAAATCACGATAGCTGCTAATCGTATCGCCTTTATAGAGTAAAGTCGCAGAAGCAGTCTTTAATATGTTTCTTAATTTTTCATTATTGACTTCGGATTCGATACTGGCACGGGCTTGACGGATGTACATTAAAAGTTTATCTCTATCTAAATCATCTACCAAAGCACCCATGATGCTGCCGTATAAATCATGGTCATTCTCACAGGCTATTTTCAAGTCCTGATTTAACGCATCAATGCTATACTCGGTGTCTTTATTATCCCGAGTCATTTTAATTGCAATCTCTTTCACATTAAACAGAATACGGTTACTGTGGTCTAAAGTGAGATTGCTATCGGAGATTTGTATGTAAGTGTTAATAATCTCTCGTATCCAATCACGAGAGTCTATGGTAGGGTCTTTGAGTTGGCTTTCACGAAACATTAAAGTAATGGCTTTAATGAGTACGGCTTTAATACTAAACATGATAAATACTGACCTTCTAAATAGAGTTATTATTCAGGAAAGATTATTGACTTTTGACTAAATGATTTTCTCTATTTGACCTAATCTATTTCTCTATCGGTGGATAAAATTGGTACCCCATTCCAATATATTATTACGATATTAGATGATAACTTTTTACCCTACTCTAATATAGAGGAATATTTCATTATGTCTACTCCTTTGAAACCTTGGCCTTATATCCTACTGGCTCCTGAGCCTATGGTAAGGATTGTCAAAAGCCAAAAGACTGATATTGACAGTACGGAAAATCCCTTATCGGCTTTCGTACAACCTAAGGCATTGAAGAGTCTCTTTAACCAACAGGACTTAGCTCGTCTGTATTGGTTAAATACTTCTGATGATATTAGCATTAATGCTTCTTCTACGACTCGCCCTGAGTTCTTCACCACCTTCTGGGGTGAAGAGATGCGCGAGGAGTGTAAAACACTCAGTGCTGCTTTAAATAGCAGTATTGATAAATCTGCCGTAAACCAACCTTTACCTTACGTAAATAAGACTTTGTCTTTAGAGACATTAGTCTGTCAAATACCGACTAACCTAAAGCCGACACAGGAAAAAGACGCTTTAGTCTTACCTGAGTCTATTATCATCATCCCTTTGAAAGAAGAGATGTTTCAATCTTTAGGTGTCGGTAGCACTAACCTTTCTCAAAAGCTAAATGACAATGCTGTGTCCTTAGCCATCGTCACTGCTGTATTACAGGCACTCTATAAACTATATTCAGTAGAGCAAGTATCCAATCATCCGTGGTTTGGACACTATGTTCGTATGGTATAGTAAGAGTGCGTCTATTTCTAGAGTGACTACTTTTACGGTTGTTTAACCATTTTTTTTTGACTTTTTCTTACGTAAGAAGGAACTTAATATGTCCAAACTGAAACTGTTCGGTCAGAAACAAAGCCACCTGACTCCGACACAACGTATGCTTAGCGCCGTATCGGCCCGTTTTGCCCAACAAGGTACTCCATTCGCTAACAGCCAACGTGCTCTGCGTAACTATTACGCTGGTATGGAATCTCTGGATGATGGTGATGCTGCTGCCATTCAGTCTGAAGCCGATGAACTCGAAACCACTCTGACCGAAGTCATTACTCAGGAAGAAGCTGATAGCCAGACTACCTTTACTCCAGCTCAAAAAGAAGCCGCCCTGCAAGGTGCTGTCGCTGCCGCTTCTGGCCCTGCTCACTTTCAGTCCACTGGTACTGAGCCTGTCGTAGGTTCTGGTGTAGTACAGGCTTCTGGTGATGGTGCTGAAGGTGACCTGGGTCGTCTGAAATCCGCTGTAGAGGCATACGACGAAACTGAAAACCGCAATACCATTCAGCTCTCTTTCCTCTATAACCTGCGTGCTGCCCGTCAAGATGACTTCGGTGAAGCGTTCTTCCCGACCGTGACTGCTGCTTCTAACGAAAATGCTGTTTCTGTCACTATGGACCTCTTCTCCGTACTGAACGACATCAAACGTAATACCAGTGGTGACGCCAGCTATGAGTGGGACCGTCACAATGTCGTAATGGCACTGCGTAACCCGAAAATCCTGCACAACGACACTACTCGTTGCTACCCCATCGTCCGCAGTGGTATCAATGAGAAATATTTCGTAGACGCCGCTAAAGTCGCTCCTGCTGCTATTTTGCTGGAAGATAGTACTTCTGTCACCACTGCTCCTTTGAAATTTGGCGCTACCATTGGTGACTATATCGGTCTGACTGCTACTGACGAGCTCATTGCCGCCGGTGTATTCAACCGTACTGATGCACTTGACCCTCACGTACAGCTGTCTGACATCTACGTCGAAATCAAAGGTGAAGTATTCCGCTTCTCCAATCTCGACATGATTGCCGGTGCTGACTTTAACTACGTGGTACAAGGCAAAAACCGTCAACTGCAACTGAACCTGACTCTGCGTGGTTTGAACATCGACAAAAACATCAAACAAGCCAATGGTTCCGCTACCACTGCTCTTCAGTCTATCGTGACTGCTGAACAGCAAGCCCGTCTGACTGTGGACGTAGCAGGTACCATCGATTTGGAAACTGGTCGTCTGCAAATGACCGTGACTGATGTTACTGTGACTGATATCCATGACAAAGATGGTAACAAACTGGATGTGACTAAAGGTGTGGGTAAAACTGCGCATGACCTCTTTGATGATGCTAAAGCCATTGGTTACTCCATCATCACTCGCCGTATCAACAGCAACCGTCGTGAACGTGGTCAAATGGTTGAGTTGCATCAAGAGACTCGCCGTTACACCATCCCGACTCTGGCACCTATCACTGTGATTCGTCCTACTGGTGAATCTGAGAACCAAGACAGTGCTCGTTTGGACCGTCTGGTGACCTTGACCTACATCCGTTGTACTAACGCTGCTGTAGACGCTCTGTTGCGTAGCGAACAGCTGATTCGCTCTGCTGGTCCTGTACACAGCTATGAAGAACTGTATGCTCAAGATACCCTTGGCTTGGCCCGCTACTTGGTGACTCCTTGGTATCAACACCGTGAACTGGATGTTAACAAAGAGATTCAAACTCTGAAATCTCACGAGCGTCTGACTGACCTGACTGCCGTGCTGGTAAACGCTATTCGCCATCAGGTATATACTGCTTACTGGGAGTCCGGTTATAAAGCGGCTTGTGATGTTATCTACGGCCCGGGTAGCAAAAAACCGGTGGTGGTTATCGGTACTGATGCCAACATCATCAACTACCTGATGGTTACTGGTGACTTCCGCACCTTGGGTAATGAGTTTGACATCAAACTGGTATCGACTAATAACGAGTTGATGAAAGGTAAAATCCGCTGGTCCTTCGGTCGTCAAGAAGGCACCGCCAATGACTTGTCCAACCCGCTGCACTTTGGTAACATGATTTGGCGTCCTGAAGTGACTGCTGTATTGCCTGTAGCTGGCCGTGACAACACCTTCAGCCGTGAGCTGACTGTACAGCCGTCCTTCCGTCACGTTACTCACTTGCCGATTATGGGTGCGATTGATGTCATCAATCTGCCTCAAGCTGTGGTTGACTACAACATCAACACTGTTAAAACTGTATAATTAGTCATTAGACTAACAGTAGGGATTCGTAAGCGTCCCTAAAAGCATAGCCCAGATTGAATAGCTTAACACTATACACTCCACACCACTCCCTCTACCTGTAATAGGGTAGGGGGAGGGGCTATGGCGCCATGTATCTAAAATAGACATTTTACCTATTACACTTTACTTATTTTTACTGATATATTACAGACAGGATATTGATATACTAGCCAATGGTATATCTCTATCTTGTCATCTTAACCTTTTTATAAGCAAATAGGAGACTACTGGCGCTAAAGCACCGGTGTGTCTTTAGTGTCAGTAAAGAGTATTTGTGTAATGTATACACGCTCTGTTATACTGATGTGTGATTAATTTTGAGTATCTATTAAGACGGAGTGTGTATCATGTTTAACGCTGATAGCATTAGACACTTACCGCGTGAGAATATCTTTACGGATATCCGTGCCGAGCGCATCAATATAGATGCCACACCTGTATTGGAAGACATCCAGTACAGTGTCGGAATGAGTTATAGTTTCTTCAATACGACATACGTACCGGTTACAGCCGTGTTTAACGACAGTATGCGCATGCGTATTAAACCTTGTCACCCTGTTTCACTAGCGGCTTTGGATGAGAGGATACGACTAATTAAAGAGTCGCCTTTATATACGAAGCAAAAACAAAAAGAAATGATAGAGAAAGTCCCCCGTCCTGAAAAAGAGCCCGATAGTGGTGCAGTATACATTATTAAGCAGTATAATCCAGGAGAAGAAGGTATTGCGCATATTGGATTATTTTTGGAAATGTTAGAATCTAATCCGGATATCGTCTCTTTTGAAAAGAATGATGAAGGTAAATATGAGAGTCTCGTGAATACGGATGAGGTGAAGTTTTATTATGATTACGTATTGAGCTATTTAAAGGACCAAAAAGACCCTGACCCAAAAAGTTTAGCTGCTCGTTTTCGTGATGATGTCGATTATAATCTCGCTAACTATTTAACCGTAGCAGAGCGAGAAAGACAGATGAGTAGAGCGCGTAGCTTGGATAACCTTTTTCAAGTACCGCCCCCTCCTCCTAGTGTGCGTTTACAGTATGTAAAGATACCGGTCATTTACCGTATTCCTTTTAGAGAGATTTTCGACGGTACCGTCAATGGGATTAATCAATCTATATACGAAGAGAAAACCAATATTGTCTTTTCATTACATCCGACTACGTCAGCGCCTTTTCACCCTTTTGATTTTCACTTAAATCCTAAGCGTAATAATGAGTCTTTTACACCAGGGACGCGTAGTGGAAATAAATTGTCCGTGGAGATTAGCCGATTGATGCAAGAGGAAGGCAGTAGTGTAAAATATCGATACGTGGTCTCTAAAGAGCGCATGAAAAGGAGCATCGATACCGGTATGGGGTTAACCGCCTTATACTATCCGTTATTGACTCGAAAAGATGCAGTAGGTCGTTTACGTCCATACGAGTGTGATTCTACGTATCCTGATGAAGGGGTATATATCTACACGAGTGAATGGGATGATAATCTAAACGAGTTTGTCGAACATCAGGAATATATTCCTTTACACGACATTAAAGCGTTAAACAGTGTCGGTTTATGGGAGTCGAGAGCGGCTGCTTTATCGCATAATACTTATCAGTCTCAAGCCGAGCATGAGAAAGCATTGAGCGATAGGAAGAAAAATGATGCGACGATTGCGTCTTTGGACATCAAAAATGAAAAAGAGCAATATGAGTTGAAAAGCAAGAAAGAAGACCGACAAGAAGCAATAGAGGAGAAACACTCCCTATTCGGTAAACTCAAGAAGTGGAGTAGCGGATTAACCGATGCTCATAAAGCGATATTGGCCATTTCAGGTATCATTACCGTAGGGTTAGGTATCTGGAAAGTCGCTTTACCACTTTGGGGGTTCTTGAAAGCTTTTGGTACGCATATGGCTACATTTAAAGTCAATGCGGCTGCTACTGTAACGGCTATTTAAAGGAAGCTAATTATATCTACTCTTAATACTCTTGTTAAGGGGAGTATCTAATGTACGATTATTTTGTCGTATATTCTATTTACTCTCCCTATTCTCTCTTTTTCAACACTCTTCAACAAGGAGTACGTATTCATGAACCCTAAACTGATTGAGTACATCAAGACCCAAACCCCTCAATTAAACCCCATCACCGCTAATGGTATTGTAGTAGAGCACATGAAAGAAGCCGTCAATTATGTCAACAGTGTAATTGAAGCGATTGCTGTCGCTTTTCCTGCTGGCTTTACGTATGATGGTTGCAGTTTTGCCACGCCTATGGAGGAATACGGCGAAATTACCCGTCCTCGTGATAGTAAACGCATGTATGACTTAGCGCGCAATGACCGTTACATGATGCGCTTTAACTTCTCTTACGCCGGTAAAACGTATAGCAAACTGATTTCACTCCCTTTCGTAGGGGAAGCAGGGATTATGACCGTACGTGGTACACGCTATGTGGTCTCTCCTGTATTATCCGATAAGATTATCTCTGTCGACCAAAACGGTAAAATCTTTTTACGGTTACTACGTAGTAAACTGAACTTCGACCGCATGCCGCGCTACTATTTAGCCAATGAGTTACGTGAAACGATTCAGGTGGTGAAAAGTAATATTTACAATCACTCCATCACGGGTAAAACCTCTAAACCGACCATCAAAGCCGAAACCATCTTGGTGTTCTATCTCCTGTGTAAGTATGGTTTTACGGACATGTTCAAAACCTATACTGGCGTTACTCCTACTATCATTGATGAAAGTCAATATCAAACGAAGGAGGATATCTATAAGGACTATCCTAAGAACAAATGGATAGTCTGTCGTAGTATGGGTACTAAACCTGAAACCTTTAAAGCGAGGATGATTTACCAGCCTACTAGTATTGCTCTGGCGGTACCGATTGAACAGTATAAGAATACGGCGGTTAAATCATTAATAGCCGGTTTCTTCTACGTAGCTGACCATTTCCCGCATTACATCAATCCGTCGAATGTCAATGATGTAAATGTGTGGCGTGTCGCTTTAGGACAGGTATTGTGGAGTAGTGAAATTAGCCATGGCCGTCTTTTACATGACATTAACGAGCACATCAATGGGCTAGACCAGTACATTGATAACGTGATGGCTTTGAAATTCGCCGGCATTGGTATGCCTGTGAAGGATATTTGGGAGTTATTCTACATTATCATTGAACGCTATAACGATTGGCTCTTTGATAATATCAATAATGTATCGTCTCTTTATAACAAAGAGATTACGATACTGAATTTCTTCTTCTTCGATATCACCACGATGTTTGTGAAGTTCTTCTTCAAAATCATCAAAGCGTCTACGAGTGCGGATGGTTTGACAGACAGTAAGATACGTAACGCTATGAATAGTACTTTATTCACGGACAATGTGATTACGAAGCTCGTGAGTAAGCATGGTGAGTTATCTGTAGTGGATTCTGCTTCGGATAATCGTATTTTCAAAGTCACCCAAGTCATCGTACCGCAGGATAAAACAAATAAAGGAATGAAAACGAATGATAAGCCAAGCTTAGATGATAGACGCCGGTTCTTGGATGTATCGACAGCTGAAGTGTGTACACATACATCCATGACCAAAGCAGAGCCTACCGGCTGGACACGCTTGAACATGCATTTGAAAATCGCTAATGACGGCAGTATTATTCGCCATGAAGATTTGAAACCCATGCTCGATATGATTCAAGCGGAATTAAGACGCCGTTAGTTTAGTATATAGATAGAGGGAGACTGGACTTGCGCAAACGGCTTCCCTCTATTAACGTATAAAGAAAGCTAATCACTTATTACCATATTGAATATGGCTTATTAGGTTATTGGCTTTCTAAATACTATTTTGATAATAGGAGCTTTAAAATGTATTACCAACCCCAATTACAACAACCGCAGTTTGTACCACAGATGCAACCGGCAGTCGTGCCGTGGGTACCTAATGTACCGCCTCCTGTACAGATGGCACCGGCACAACCTTTAAATGCACAGCCGCAGCAGCAATTCTCACAACTGCGTATGCTCAATCAACCCCTCCCTAATTCACCAGGTAATCCTCCTGTCATGCCGTACAATCTTACTTACCTCACCCAGGTAGGTCAACAGACTGCCAACATGGTGGTATCGGATATTGTAACGGAAATTCAAAAGTACGCACAATTCTCCACTCCTCGTACCTTCGCCTTTAACGTACTATCGGCCAATGGGTACAATAACGATGATTTTCGTAATCTCTGCCAGCAGGTAATCACTCTAGCGGAATTACGTTATTTGCAAAATGGCGGTAATTACGAACAGGTAGCGGTTAATGCATGTACTGAATTCGTACGTGCCTTTATGGGGTATTTGTGGTCGACTCGTGCGACAAATATCGGCGTAGTATTGAGCGCACAAGACCAGCAAAACGTAATGGAGCAGACTCGTGCTTATAATCTGCTCTGTCAAACGCTGACGCAGATGATTAACAATTATCGTAATCAGCAACAGCAACCGCAGGTACAGCAACAACTGCAAAACATGGTGACCCCTATGACTCTACAACAGATGGCTTTTCAGCAGAACGCACAGCAATCTCCATCTGTCCTAGGTGGTAGCTATGCAAATGCCGTATTGACTCCGCCGAATAATCCGTTCCACCATATGGCCGCTCAACAGGCTCAGCAGCAGGGCGCTCCGTTTTTGAATATGTCAAATCCGGCGCAGCCGCAGAATGTGTATAATGGTTATCCACAGGCACAAAGTCCATATCAACCCCCTATTCAAGAACCCATCCCTGCATGGCAGCAAGCCGCTATGGTACAGATGAATCAGCAGCAAGGTATTACGAATCTGAATAGTGCGCCGGCCATTTCACCGGCTGCTAATCACGCGATTACTCAACAAGCTCCTGCCATCCGTCCAGGTAGTAAACCCAGCGCCAGTCAGTATGCTTTAACCCGCTACGCTAATGAGGAGGAAGCAGTAGCACCTAGTAATCTGCAAATGCCGGTAGCCCAACAATCCGGTCTTACCAGTCGTTTTGAACCGATGACGTATGAGCGTGTGGTAACAAAAGCGGACTTGATGGACTATGAGGCAGAGCAGCGTGATAAACTGCGCTTGGCTCAGTTGGTAGCCCGTACACAAGGAGCGGAAGCCGTAACAGACTATGTACCTGATGTTAAGGTACAGAATGTTCCTGTACAGCCGGCCGGGCAACCTACTGTGCAACCTGTGCAACAAGTTCCTATTCAACAACCAGAGCCGCCAAAAATCTCATCCCTGACTGGTTTGCCTTTGAATAGTCAACACCAACCTTTACCTGAAGTAGAATCTTTACCGTATGTATCTACAGCGACAGTAGGGCAGAAAGATGAGAATGGTAAATTCAAATCTATCTTGTCCTGGCATCAAGACCGTTTGAAGCTAGCCGCTGAAGCGCAAGGTAAGACTTTAGGTGAATTGGCTCCTCGTTTCATTGAGGCAGAGAAGGCTCATGAGGAAATGATTCGACAGCAACAAGCGATGATACAAGACGTCAGTGGCCAAGGCTACTATGAGGCTTGCAATAACACTGCGAGTCCTGTTGCACAAGAAGGCGCTACTGATGATTGGATGCCTGATGATGAAAACCCTGTACAGGAATCACCTGTACCTAAATATAACGATTGGAGTAATTGGTATCCGGATTCCCGTCTGCCTGAATTTGCCAAAGCTCGTTTACTGCGTTTGAAAGACGAGCAACCCGAGATTGATTACAGTAATATGTATATCCATAAGGACGTAGGTAATGTAAGGCCGAAATGGTGGGATGACCGTGTCAATGGCATTTGGACAAATGTACCTTACTGCCGCATGAACTGCGATTTGGTACCTGATGAAAATGACATTTATCGTCAGGTGTTGTCGTATAACTTAGACTATATTCAGAAGGAGTATTTTGACGCTATGGAAAATGGTAAAATGATTGAAGCGCAGCACATGCAGCCATGGACCATTGGCCGTCCTGTGCGTAGCGAGAAAGAGCAAAAAGCTCAAGACGCACTGACTAATGTCATCATGGTCCTCTCTGATGAGGAAAATACAGCTGCTTCTATTCGTGAGATGAATAAAGAGGTGAAAGACACCTTTGGTAATCCTGAATATCATCAAGCGACTCTGTTGGATGATGACATGGCATCCGTTATGGAGACGGTAGAGCATTATGATAATACGGCAGAGAAAAAGAAAGTGGTGAATGTCCATCCGTTTGTACGTTGGAGAAGTTTCGCTACGGATGAGGATATGTCTTCTTACATGCGTGCTCTTTATGATTGTGAAACCTTTGATGATGTGGTACAGTGGTTTACCGAGCATGAAGGGGTATTGCCTAGCCGATTAAGACATCACTTCTTGGTGTCTTTGACTGACATGGCCAACACTGTACTGACTGACGTATTGGATATGAATGTCACGATTGATAGTGTCATTGAGGATTGGTTTGATTTGATTGACCACCTCTATGGCCGTAAAGGCAGCAAATGGACTGATGATGTATTCATCACGACCATGAATGAGAGACTGAAAGGTTTCTTGCATGTACCGAACCGTACTGTCGTGAGTGCTTGGTTTGAGGATGACTCTTTTGAAGACGAAACCGATAAAGAGTACTTCATGAACTTGGCATTTACCGAAAGCCGTATTTGCTTGCCTGATTATGGCTATGTTATCCGCATGAGTGTAGACAGTAGTTTGTTTGATTTTGAGGAAAGTACTGATAAGTACATCCGTATACAGCGGGGCGTCACAGGCGCTGACCCGATTAGCCGCGTCTTGTATGAAGTATATAAACACATGGATTACACCAATGTCAATGGTGTCGTGGTCGGCTTTAAGGATGGCCGTGCCTTCCAATGCTATCGCAACAAGTACAACCCTCAAAACTTTAAATTGAAGGAAATCGAGTTATAAAGACGTAGCTTGACTAGCTACATTAGTATCGTTTAAACCAATAGAAAGGACTATACATCATACTCCCTCCTACTACCTATTACGGGTAGTAGGAGGAGAGATATGTTTT